TCTTATTTAGTTGTTAGTTTATCTTATTTAGTTGTTAGTTTATCTTATTTAGTTGTTAGTTTATCTTATTTAGTTGTTAGTTTATCTTATTTAGTTGTTAGTTTATCTTATTTAGTTGTTAGTTTATTTTATTTTTTTATTATTTCATTTTATATGTTTTATTTGAACCAGTTCTTCTAAATTTAACTGTTTGCTTTTTTCTACAACTAAAACTACCACGACTATATCCACGATTATTAAATAATGTCTTAGTACATATTCCTATAGATTTAGGCTCGTTTTTAATTTGAACATCTACTTTCTTAATACATCTACAAAGTTTTTCAGCCAGAACAGTTTCTGCTTGTTTTTTCAAAAGCTTTCTAGATTTAGGTATAGACATTTTGTAATATTTTAAAATATTTATATAGTCTTTATTTGTTAGTTCAGTAGACATTATTGTCTCTATAAATAAGCGCAATATTTTATTTTTGAATTTATAATATCATATTATAATGTATGAATTGCAATTCTAAAATAGTAGTATTTGATTTAGATGAAACATTAGGATATTTTGTAGAATTTGGCATGTTTTATGACTCATTAAAATATTATTATAAAAATATAACTTCTAAAACAGCATATATTCCAGTTTTCAATCAGGTTCTATTTAATAAATTATTAGACTTGTATCCAGAATTTATAAGACCTAATATTGTAAATATATTGAATTATTTAAAAAAGAAAAAAAATGATAAACACTGTCATAAATTAATGATTTATACTAACAATCAAGGTCCACCTGAATGGGCACAACAAATAAAAGAATATTTTGAAGATAAGATTAATTTTAAATTATTTGACCAAATTATTGGTGCATTTAAAGTAAATGGACAGCATTATGAATTACTAAGAACATCACATATGAAAAAACATGAAGACCTAATTAGCTGTACTAAAATTCCTGAAACAACTCAAATTTGTTTTATAGATGATGTATTTCATCAGGGAATGAATAATGACAATGTTTACTATATTCATATTAAACCTTACACATATGATCTACCATTTGAGACAATTGTGAACCGATTTTTGGCCAGTAATATTGTCGAAATTTTGGACCCTACATCAATGAAGGATGTGATTTTAAAACGAATGAATAAGTATGCCTACATATATGTAGAGAAACATAGTGTAGAGCATGATATAGACATAATGTTATCTAAAAAGATACTACAGCATTTACACACATTTTTTGATCAGAAGCCAAATAATCGCACAGCTAAAAATAGAGGAAATAGACAAAATGAAAATAAAAAATTTAAGAATAAAACTGTTCGCAACCGTATTTAGAATTTTAAAAAATCTAAATAACCTCTTAAATCTTCAAAGTATTCTATCAAAATCTGGTCAATTGCTGTAGTTGTTAGTAAAAATAGTCCAGCACTAAAGGCAATCCGTGCATCTAATTCGGTAAAACGAGTATATGTAAAAGGATTAAAACGCAATATTAAGAATAAACTAATATATATTTTAATATAATATTGAAGATTATCTAAATATTGTGGAGCATTTGCTGATAATCCTAACAAAATTACAAAATATAAGAACCATGTTAAATAAGTAATAACTGTAAATGCATGAGATTGAAATTTATGTAGCTCTATTTGGTTCATTGTATTATATATAAAATATATAATAGAATTAATTATTTTTTTTATTTATTTACTAATATCAATAGTTATATTTTCAGTATCAGTTTCGCCATCACTTTTTTTATTATTATATAATGGCAATGTTCGCGCACTAGGATCCTCAGCAGATATATATTTTGGCATCCAATAATAAGGCACTAAATGTGACTGTTCAGGAAACTCCTTATCAAAAATATGCTTATAATACATCTTCTCCTTTTCTCTTGGACACAAATCACTATCCGTCATAAAATTTTTCACAATAAAATCCTGAAGAATAGTAAATAGTGACTTACCCTTATTACTAACTCCATCACTAAATGCCTCCTTCTTTCTCCAAAGGATCTCATCTGGTAACAATTTATCCTTCTGAAAAGCACTTCTTAATAAGAATTTCTCCATAGTTCCAGTAATATTATGATTACGAAATTCCATAGGAATAGATAAATAGAAATTAACAAACTCCTTATCCAAAAATGGAGTTCTAGGTTCTAGACCATTTGATGAAATACTCTTATCTGAACGCAATACGTCAAACATATGAATATCTTTTAATAGACGATGTGTCTCTCTATCATATTCAATTGAATCAGGACATTTATTCATATATAAGTATCCACCACACAACTCATCAGAACCATCACCATTAAAAATTACTTTAGCATTACTATTTCTAGAAATAAATTTACCTAATAAATAATTACCTAGACTTGCCCTAACAGTAGTTACATCATAGCTCTCAATTGCCTTAATAACTTCAGGTATAACATCAGTCATAACATCTTCACTTACTGTAATCTCAGTATGATTTGATTTAATATAATTGGCAACCATTCGTGCATAAGCCAAATCTTCTGAATCAGGCAATCCAATACTATAAGTCTCTAAATTTATCTTAGGTCTCGTATAACCCTTAGGAATATTCTTACTGTGTATCTTTTGAACAAGAGCAGTAATTAGACTGCTATCTAGTCCACCAGACAATAAACACGCAATTGGTCGTTCTGTATTTAAATATCGCTTCTTAACTGCCGACTCAAGCTTATCATGAATAGCTGTAATATAGTAATTTAATAGTTCTTCTTTGCTCTTTTTCTGACTTTCAATTAAAGCCAATGGATATGAATAAGAAAACGATGGTATATGATATTTAATAACAGGTCCCATTAACCAAGTGTTTTCAACACGAATATGCTGAACATATGATCCAGGTGGAAAATATGTAACAGGTTGTTTCTCAACATTGGCCATTTCACAAAGCATTTTTAACTCAGAACCATAACCAATTATACCATTATCATCTTTAGAAGTAAAATAATATAATGGTCTTACACCATATGGATCTCGCGCAGCATAAATCATATTATATTGATAATCATAAAGAATAAACGCAAATACACCATCTAACATTTTTATCGCATGCTCAATACCATACTTTCTATATAAATAAATAATAACTTCACAGTCAGATTGTGTAGCAGGTTCAATATTCATAATTTCATATAATTTTTTATAATTATAGATTTCACCATTACATATTAAACTGCAATTCCACATATTTAGAGGCTGATTAGATAAACTTGTAAGACCATTAATTGCGAGACGGTGAAATCCTTGAATAAATTGTTCTTCCTCATGTAGCAATATTTCAGAAAATTCAGGACCACGATTTTGTCCCTTTTCAAATTGCTCTTTAATAAATCCCTGGTCACTATTCTTATTAATTGGTGGTTTGTCTGTATTTATTTCTGATTTAGAATTAGAAACATCGCTTTCTCCTTCTTCATTAGGAACAGGCTCCTCTTCATTTCTATAATTTAATAAAGCAAAAATTCCGCACATTATTAATAGAATTAAGCCAGATATATCTAATACATTTTAATAAATTAATATATTTTGTAAATAGTTACAGATAGTATTAATATAAATTTTATTTTATTATGCTAATATAATAATGAACGCATTTGAATATAATGACCAAACTGCTTCCCAAAAGGCAAATACAATGAATATTCGCGCATATAGTCGCAATATTCCTAGCAGTGAATTACAGCCTTATTTAGACACTAGATCAACTTCAACAAAATATGCGTTGTTGCCTATTGTTGACTTAAGAAGTCCTATTACTACAGTATTAAAACAACAAGCAACATTTAATCCTAGCAATACTTTTAATCCTGGTAATGATTTTGGTCCTTGGTCAGGATTTGCTACAAATGTAAACAAGGAATCCGATTTAAGAGGCCAAACAAATGCTATTCAAGAATGCAGTCAGGCATTTTATGTACCAAGTAGTAATAGTGATTTATACAAATATGGATGGAAGCAAAACAATTCAATTGTACAACCGTTTCCTGATTTATTCAAGAATGAACATTTTTCACCATTTAATCCTAATCCACATTCAAATACTATTGGCTTTGGTCTATTTAACAATGCGACCCGTCAACAAACTAAGGATCTAACGAAACCTACTAATGTATAAACTATGAATTACAAAATATAAATTACAAAATAATTACAAATAAACTAATATTTTTAATTATTATATTTTATTATAAATGTCAGACGATTTAGTTAATCAAATAACATTGAATTTTTTAATAAGTAAACAACAATTGCACAAATTAAATAAAAAGATTAAGCAAAAAGAAGAAGACCGAATGAAGACTGATATGGAAATATATAAGGATCAAATTATTGAGTTATTTAATAAGTTAGTAAATGATGATTTACCATCAGATTTGTTAGAAGATGTAAAAAATAGTTACTCATATTTTATTGATAAAAGTATATATTATTTAAAAATGAAAACAGAGACTGAAACTAACAATCCAGTTGATAATAATAATGATGAAGATGAAGATGATAATAATAATGAAGATGATAATGAAGATAAAGATGAAGATGAAGATGAAGATGATGAAGATGATAAAGATAATGAAGAAAATGAAGATGATAATGATGAAAATGAATATGATAATGATGAAAATGAAGATACACAAATTATTAGTTCACGTGTAACAGAAAAACCTCAATTAAAAAATACAAATAATATCAAGCATTTACCAATTGACTGGTTTACTAGAGTAAGTCAATCACAAAGACAAAAAAAACCTTTACCTAAATCAAAATAAAACTTACATTAATACAAATTATAAATAAAGAAAAAAGAAAAATATAAACATTTTATATGAAGACATATACAAAAACAAATACAAAACTAAATAGAAGAAAAAGTAAAAAGACAAGAAAGATACAAAAACTGCGACAAAAAATTAAACCAACTAACAAATTAGAACATTTAGAAACCAAACCAAAGCCATTTCAGAAACTAAATTGTAGTCCAAAAGACAAAAATGAAGTCAAAGAATATACTTGTTATACTGATGCCAATCTCCAAAAAATGCGTAATATGTGGAATGCAAGACATCCAGATAAAAAAATAACAACCAATGACTCAAAAGAAATATGGCAACTCTTGAAAAATTACTATTCCAAGGTATGTAATAAGGAATCATGTTGGGTAAGACAAATGGCAAAAGGTACCAAAATGGAAAAAGAATTATTAGAATCATTTTCACCTGCGTCACCTGTTGAGTGGAAGAAAAATCCAAATGAATGGTTATCTAGTATTGATATTATCGAAGTAATGAACCAATATGAAAAAAGTTATAAATGTTTTGACTTTCTAGGACCATCTCCAATTGATTATGATACACATAAATTATATGGCGAATGTGTTTGGGAAGAATTATGCCACTTTAGTTTAGCAGACCAAATCAAAAAAGGTAAGAACAAAATTGGCATTATTTTTAATACTGATCCACATGATAAAGATGGAGAACATTGGATATCTTTATTTATTAATGTTAAAAAGGCAAATATATTTTTCTTTGATAGTGCTGGAGATAAAGCACCCAAACAAGTAATGAAATTTGTTAAAATGGTAACAGAACAAGGTAAAAAACTATCTAATCCAATTAATTTTAAATTTGACCAAAATTATCCAGTTGAGCATCAATATCAAAATACTGAGTGTGGTGTATATTCACTATATTTTATAGTACATATGTTAGAAGATAAGATAACTGGTCACTATTTGAAGACACATGTATTAAAAGATGAATATATGCAACAATTCAGAAAAATTTATTATAATGAAGAGCTATAAACGGTTATATAAAAGATTATAAAAAAATTATAAAATTAATATTCATTTCAAATAACAACATAAAAAATACTTATTATTTTATTTATAAAACAAAATAATGAATAAATCACTAGGAACAATACAACATTTTATTAATAATAAAAATCTTTCAATGTTATGGGAAGTTTTGTTAGATGAACTTCAAATAAATAGCTCAAATTCAGGTCATATAATACAAAATATAAAAACAGTCTTTGATGGTAATATAAATCTATTTAAAACTAGAGCTAATCCAAATATGGGATTAATGGGTTTAAATAAACAGTTTCTAAATCAGGTTCTTATTGCTGTTAACCAATTATTTCCAAATCTAAAAAAAGAACAAATTTTAAAACGTATAAATATTGGAGATGAAGTAATTGATGAACCATATAGAGTAGAAGATATTCATAATGCTCGTCAAAATGATTTTGAGAAACAAGTATTAAATAAGCGTAATGAATTTGATAATATGATTAATCAAAAGAAACCAAACCCAATAGACTTTGCGGATAAAGTTGAACCTGAATTAAAAATAACAGAAATGGAGGCGCTTATTGCGGAGACAATGGCAAAACGTAAATTTGATATTGATCAACTACAAGGCCAACAAATAAATACAAATAATATAAAATCTATATCAAAATCTGAAAAATCGGTTTCATTTGATGATAATGTAACACATATTGAAAGTTATCAAGATAATAACAATAATAATAGAAACAATAATGATAACAATATAACTATTGTAGTAGAAGAAAATGAAGAAAATATTATGAGTTCTAACAATATTTTCAGGAAATTAAAAAAAAATAAGCCTGAACCAGATGAAAAAAAAATATTAGAAGAAAAAATAGATAATCTTTCTATAAAATTAGATAAACTTATTACAATAGTAGAAAACATAAATAGTAGATTAACTAATTAATAACTCATAGCTAATAACTAATAAATAATAATTATAAAAATTAATAATTAATAGTCCATAAATTACTTACTTGAGATTTAAATCCAAAACGGAAACCTTGATCTCTTAATTTTATATTTTGTTGATTATAAACATTATTTGGTGTAGTTATACTTGGAGGAAGTTGACCAACTGGTAATTCATTTGTATCTCTAATAAGAATATTATAAGTTACACCTCTTGTAAGTCCATATGGTCCACCATTCCAACTGGACGGAACAGTTATATTATAATAGCCAGCATTTGGAGCTACTCCTATATCAACCCATGTAGTACCATTATCTGTACTATATTCACGCTTAGTTATATTTTTTGGAACATTAATTCTAATATATATAAGGTAACGATTATTTAGCATTGCCCTAGGCGTTACTTTTGTAATAACAGGAGCTACTGGAGCACCATATACAGTTACTTTACTAGTTGTATAAGAAATATCTTTACTTAGTGTACCATTCCATGATTTAAATCGTGCATCCATATTTATTCCAGCAGGAAGTCCTCTAAACATGATAGGGCTCTGTAAATTATATGGAACATTTTGTGGTGATTGTAATGTATCACTATATAAATATGTTTTTCCACCATCAACACTACATGCATATTTAGTTATAACTCCACCACAATTATAATCTTTTTGTTCAAATGATACATAAAGTACATTTGGTTCTGTAAGTGATGGATAAATTTCGGGTAAGGTTGGAGTTATTGAATTCATTTTGATTTGAGGAGACATATTAGGTAGAGGTATTTGTAATTGATATGATGAAGATGCATTACTCAATGTTATTTGTTCAATTGGATAATTATATTCACTATAATTATTTGGTTTATTTACCAATTTACTATAAATACCATTATATAAAGTTGATTGTGTATTATATGCTCTTATCTGAATATTATTTATAATAGATGTATTTATTAATAAATTATTAACAATTAGAGGAGATGTACTACCTTGTATATTTTTCCATTCACTGCTATAATTATTATTAGTTATACGATATTGATAACCATTTACAACTCCTGTACCAGTTATTGTAAAATAAATTTTAAGTTGATATCCAATACTTCCAAGTGTAGAATAAGTATATGTAATATTTGTAATATTTACATTTCTATTTAATACATCTATAGTAAACTGTGTTGAAACCAATTTCTTATGATTTTCATTTAACCATATTTGTTGATCCTGATAATTCTGCCACTGAGTAATTTTATTACTAAGAGATGTTGTTGTATCAATAAGTGGAGCAGAATTTATAGCTAATGATACAAGTTGAGTAGCAATATTTCTAAAAATATGTAAATCTGACCCTTGAAATGTTGGAGTAGTACCAATATTTGGGTCTGAACCAGGAAGAACACTCATACCATAACCAAATCCTGTTCCTAAAACAGTATTAACACCTGTTCCTAAATAATATGGTCCAGGTAAGGGAATAGTAGTAACACCAGCATTAGGAAGTATATCTGAATTTAAATTAAGACCAGCTATATTTAAACCTTCAATTACTGATTGAGTTAAAGATGATATACTATTAAATGATATACTTTCTAAGTTTACTAATTTATTAGGAATAGAAGATGGTAAACCATTAAAAGACCCAATGTGTAAATTAGAAATTGTAACAGTTCCTGAAGGAATATCTATAGTTAAAGGACTTGTAGTTTGAAATGGTTCTCTCAATAGTTTAAAAGTTGTACCATCTAAACTGTAGTAATAACTTATAATTGGAGCAGAACAATTTGTTTCAATTTGTCTAAAGAAAACTTTAATACTTCCGGAATATTTTTCAATTCGTGTTATAACAGGAGATGGTTGTCTAGATTGTATTTGTGATGCATTTACTTGTTCAGTTGTAAATCCTCCTGATATCATTTGAGCATTTGTATATCCTGCTGTTTTTAAATCAGAAGCAGTAAATCCACCTGCTCTTAACTGTGCTACAGAATAGTAATTTACACTAACAATCTTATTTTTTGAAAAATCTCGAAATCTTATTAATTCATCAACTTGAATATTACTACCAACTAAATCTGAATAAGTAAAATTACTAGGTAGTTGATAAACAAGAGAAGATATTTTCTCATTATCAGAAGACTGACTTAATATTATACCCATATTCTTAAATATATTTTTATAAAAGTTTATTAAATTAGTTTCAGATTGAGATGAACCAAGCCATGTACCATCTTGTTTTTTTAACCAAGCATTAGATAAAGAAACACTATCATAGAGACTGCCTTCAAAATGATAAGGAGTTATACCATTAATCCATCGTACATCAAATGCACTTATATTATTATTATAAAACAGATTTATAGAGTGTCCCTGATTGAAAAAATCATAAATTGTATATGTTGGAAATAAACTTAATAAGTTAAACCCACCATTTATAAAATCTGTAATTTTGTATTCCAATGTATTTCTAAACCAAGAAATAGAATAAATACCTGCTGTATAAAATTCATATGGCAAAATTCCTTGTGATACTAAATCACTATATGTCATATTAAATTTTGTCAAAAGCAATGGTAAAATAGTAATACTATTATTTACTATAGTGCGAATTGTATATCCTCCATATGATGAAGTAAGAACACTTGGAGTTACATTTGTATTATTTAGTATATTGTAAAGTGTAGTTTTATTAGATGAAACTAATTGATTAATTGGATAAGCTAACAATAATAATGTACTTAATGATATACTACTAGGCAAATAATTTAATCCTATATAAAGTCCTGTATTTATTCTAGGTTTAATATCAGAGTTATTTAATGTGCTAGTTAATGGATCTAAAATTATATTAGATATATCAGTTAATAAATCACCATCATATTCAGTAATAGTTTTATTAAAAATACCTTGAACAGGAGGTAATGTTGAGTCACCACCAATTATTCTATTGTTATTGTATATATTTTCATAATCAAGAGTGACAAAATTTTGATATGAGTTTTGTATTACATTTGTAGTAATTGGTATTCCATAGCTTGCACAACCATATATAGTTAACATTCTTAAAAAGAATTTATTATCAGTTAAGAAAGCTGGATATGTTTGAGTTGTTCTAGCTATAATTCCACCGCTATAAGTATTTGATAATGAACCATAAGAAAAACAACCTAATATATTTATAAAAGCATTTCTATTTGATGATCCAGTTGATGATCCATAACCATATCCTAATCCATTAAATACTGGATTACTAGGACTAGTTATAAAATTATAATTTAAATAATTTGGATAATTTGGTGCTATATTTGGACCAACAATACCTCCAGCATTATTTCCAATAGATCCAACACTATAAGATAATTTTATAATATGTATTTTACCTGAATATACTCCAAAATTATCGCCAGCTATACCACCACAATTATCACTTATATTACCTAAACTTGAACATCTATCTATTAATACACTTCCATTATTACTTCCAGCAAAACTGCCAATAATACCTCCACTACTATTTTTACCAATATTACCAATCTGACCTGTGCTACAACATCTAGTTATTTTTACATTACATGCATAATCAGATACAATTCCTCCAGGATAATTATTGTTGTCTACACTAATTATATCACCGCTTGTAATACAATCAGTAATTTCAACTAACCCATCATTTAATATAGTAAAAACACCAGTTAATGTTCCAGTAATTCCACCACTATAAATTTCTCCACTAGTTGAACAATTTGTTATCTTTATATTACTTGACATTGCTCCAATAATTCCGCCACTACCTTTTCCTAGAATAGATCCAGTATATACACAATTTGTTATTAGTAAATTTGATAAAGAACCACTATTTGCACCAATTATTCCACCGGCATTTTCACCATTTAATCCAGTATCTATATCATTTTCAATAGTACAATTACTAATAATAAAATTAGTTGAATTTATTCCAGTATATTGTCCTGAAATACCACCAGAGTTTTTACTAATTTTTCCTCTCCAATTTGTGTTACTATGTTTATAAATATCACAGTTAGTTATTAAATTATTTAAACTAGCTTTTCCAAAATATGATTTACAAATTAAACCTTCTCCTTCTTTCAATCTGCTATTAGACGAAAAATTTTTTATATTTATATTTTTAATAGTAATATTATCATATCCATTAGAATATTCTGATCCATTTTGTATCAATCCATTAAATAAACTAAAACTAGTTTGAGGTAAAAAATCTGGCGGACTATCAATAAGAACATCATTATTATCTCCATCAATAGTAATATTATTTCCATTTATAATAAAAAAGTTACTAGTTGTATTTGTATTTATAGGTAATATATTTAAATTTTGTTTATCTGATGTGTTATAATTTTTTAAATTACTATAATACAATAATATGTTAGTAGAAAATTTTACTGTTAATGTAGTAGAAGATGGATTACCTATAACAAAAGGCCATCTTTGAATAGGTGTCCAAGTTAATTGATTATCTAATGAATAGCATATATGTTGTCTATTTTTACCTAAGTCTACTGCTGTTAGTCCTTGAGCAGTTCTAGTTGATATAAATATAGTATTATTTGTTCCACTACTAACAGTATTTAATAAAATTTTATACTCATTTGTTTTAGATGGAAGACTAAATGCTCCATTAAAAGCTTTTACTGTAACATAAATTATATCATTACCTGAATCTAAATATGTAAATTCATTTACACCTGGTGTATTATCAAAATCAGAAAAAACAGTACGACCATTAATAAATTGACTTGTACTATAAACATATTTAATTATTGATGGTGAAATTGTTTGGGGGCTAACAGATACTCGAATTTTATTATTAACAAATAGAATAGATGTAATAACTGGTACTGGAGGGGCATCAAAAATAATTGGAACATTACTAATAGTATTTGAATTTTTACTATTATATCCATTAAATGACCTTAATGTAAAATTAAGATTAGGCAATGAAGTTGATGTATCGATAATTAATGGACTTGATGTTTGAGGAGGATCAAATAATACCCATCCACTATTATATGAACCATAACTATAATTATAATAATAATTTTGTATAGAATTATTTTGTTTTAATAATTGTGTAAATGTAACTGTTGCTATACCACTTCCATTACCTAGTATACTTGTAATAACTGGAGGATCTTGTGATTTAGTTATTTCAATATTTGATATTGTATTAGATTCAGAACTATATAATCCATTAAATGCTTTTAATGTAATTGAATATGTTTGATTATTTATAAGACCAGATATAGTTAAAGGACTAGTATTTGAACTAATAGGTAACAAAGTAAATACACTATTTTGTGTTATTACAGAATCTGTGCTATAAGCATAATTTGTTATAGCAGCAGATCCATTATTTGTTCCTGGTGTAAAATTAATTATTGCTGTAGAATCTATACCATAACCGCTTAAAATAATAGGAGCACTAGGAGGAAAATTGGGTATAGTTATAGAACTTGATGCACTTGAAGGATTACTATCAAGTCCGTTATACGCAATAATTTTAAAATAATATGTAGCACCAACAGTTAAATTAGGAATAGTAAAACTTGTTCCAGTTGTCCAATTACTTGTAAAATATGAACTATAGTTTGTTCCATTTTGGCTTAACGCATATTTGTAATTTGATACAGCATTTGAACCATTAGAAGATCCAGCAATAAAATTAATTGTAGCAGTTCCTTGTAATACAGTAATACTTGATATTGTAGGAGCATTTGGAGGATAATTTGGTACAGTTGTTTGAAAAACATTGCTATCATCAGAATAGTAATAATTATTATAAGCAGAAATTTTAAAATAATATGTAGTACCAACATTTAAATCTGAAACAGTAAAACTAGTACCAGTTGTCCAATTACTTGTAATATATGAAATATAATTTGTTCCATCTGTACTATAAGTATATCTATAACTAGTTATAGGTGTATTGGTTGTATCAGTTGGTTGTGTAAAATTAATCGTAGCAGTTGTTTGTGAAAATGTAATACTTGAAACTGATGGAATAGGGGGATTAGGTCTATATCTAAAGATACTTACAGAACCTGAGTCAGTTCCATTGGGATCATCATTATGAGAACCAACTGCTAATACTGTACCATCACTACTTAATGATACAGACCATCCAAATTCATCTCCAGCTGAATTACCATAAATATCTCCATTAGTTGGTATTTTTGTCCAAACATTATTAATATTTTTATAAATAGATACCTTGCCAGCATCTGTTCCATTATAATTATTATATGGTGCTCCAACTGCTAATATATTACCATCACTACTTAAGGATACTGACCATCCAAATTTATCTCCATCATTTTCACCATTAATATCACCACCTATTTGAGTATTTTGTCCTAATGAATATACTTTTACTTTTCCCGAATTAGTTATACCATTTGAATTAGCATAGGGTATACCAAATGCTACTATATTACCAGCACTATTTAACGATACTGACCATCCAGTATATTCATCTGAATTATTACCAGTAAAGCCAAAAATAGTATTCCAATCAGTAACTGTTCCATACATAGTATTGTGGGTTTCATACTTATATACCTGAACATATCCTACATTATATTTTGTCCCATCACCAGTATATTTATTATTTTTGGGAGCACCAACAGCAACAACTGTTCCGTTATTATTTACTGCTAGTGACCATCCTGAACGAGAATCTTCTCTCTCGCCATAAATAACAGAACCTTTTTGTGTCCATGTAGTCCCACTACTATAACTACTTATTTTTACAGAACCAGCATTAGTTCCGTCAGCAGTAGAATTATCATCAGCATATGGTCCACCTCTTGCTATAACTAGTCCATTTCCACTTATTGCTACTGCTGTTCCCTGATTTCCACCAGCTTGACCTCCATCAAAATAACTATCAGTGCTTATTTTATTCCAAGTACCATTAATATTTTTATAAACTCTTGTACTACCAGCATCATTACCATATGAATTATTATTCTTAGGTGCTCCAATTACTACAATTGTTCCATCATCACTTAGTGATACTGAATATCCAGATAAATCACCGCTACCCTCACCAATAATATTACCAATTTGAGACCAATTATTATTTATATTTTGGTATATATTCACACTACCATAATTTGAGCCATAATTATAAGGTGCTCCTATTGCAATAATATCTCCATTACTACTTAATGATAATGAATATCCAAATTCATCTTCAGTAGCTTCACCATTAATATTAGATCCAATTTGTATCCAAGACATTAATATATATTTAACTATATATTAATAATATTTCAAAATATTTATATTTTATATTATATCATAAATTATATTATAAAAAATTAAAAAAAATAATAATTAATAACTCATAACTAGAATTACAACGTAATAGTCCATAAATTACTTGCTTGAGATTTAAATCCAAAACGGAAACCTTGATCTCTTAATTTTATGTTTTGTTGATTATATATATTATTTGGTGTACTTATACTTGGAGGAAGTTGACCAACTGGTAATTCATTTGACGCTCTAATACGTAGATTTACAGTCGTACCTCTTTGAAGTGCGCTAGCACCAGATGCCATTGAAGGAAATATAATAGTTCCTGTTCTACCTTTACTAGTATTAATATTACTCCATGATATACCATTATCTGTACTATATTCATATATAGTTATTGGATCTCCAGTATATTTTGGTTGTGTAAAACTTATTCTCGGCCGTGCAAATGAGCTATTTGCAGGATAATCAACAGTTACTCTTGTAATAACAGGAGCTGATGGAGCAGCATATACCGTTACTTTACTAGTTGTATAAGAACCATCTTTACTTAGTTTACCATTCCATGATTTAAATCGTGCGTCCATATTTTTTCCAGCAGGAAGTCCTCTAAATACAATAGGATTCTGTAAATTATATGGAACAATTTGTGGAGATTGTAATGTATCACTATATAAATATGTTTTTCCTTTATTAACACTACATGCATATTTAGTTATAACTCCACCAGCATTATAATCTTTCTGTTCAAATGATACATACAGTACATTTGGTTCTGTAAGTGATGGATAAATTTCTGGTAAAGTTGGAGTTATTAAATTCATTTTAATATGAGGAGGTATGTTAGGTATACTTACTTGAAATTGATAAGGAGCAGATGAATTACTAAATGCTATTCTTTCAACTGGATAACCAAATTCATCATAATTATTTGGTCTATTTGCTAATTTACTATAAATACCATTATATAAAGTTGGTTGTGTATTATATGCCTTTATCTCAATAATATTTATATCAGAAGTATCTAATAGTAATTTTTCAACAATTAGAGGAGAAGTTACTCTACCTGTAGAGTAATTACCTGGTAAATCTAGACCAGTTACATATGTCCATTCACCACTATAGTTACTATTAGTTATACGATATTGATAACCATTTATATCACCCGAACCAGTTACTGTAAAATATATTTTAAGTTGATAACCAACACTTCCAACTCCAGGATCAGTATAAGTAACATTTGTAATAGTTATATTTCTATCTAATGGATCTATAGTTAAAGATGTTGGAACTAGTCGTTTACGACCCTCTCTTTCCCATTTTTGCTGATCTTCATAATTTTGCCACTGCATAATTCTATTAGCAATAGTTAAACCTGCGCCAACAAATGGAATTGAAGTTATAGCTATTGCTACAAGTTGGGTAGCAATGTTTCGAGCAATGTGTTCATCTGAACCTTGAAATGTTGATTCAGCACCAAAATTGCTATCTGACCCAGGAAGAACATTCATACCATAACCAAATCCTGAACCTAAAATTAGACTAGCGCCTGTAGCGCCCAATCCTAGATATAATGGCATTCCAGGAAGAGCAAGACTAGTAACACCAGCATTAGGAAGCACATTTGGATTTAAATTTGCCCCGGTTATATTTATACCTTCAATAACTGATTGAATTATAGTGTTTCTAGAATTAAATGGTATTAGTTCTGCTCTTACTAATTGATTAGGAACAGCAGATGGTAAGCCATTAAAAGCTCCAATATATAAATTATTAACTACAATACTTCCACTTGTAATAGGAATTGGTATAGTTAAAGGACTTGTAGTTTGAAATGGTTGTTTTAATAATGTATAATTTGTACCATCTAAACTGTAGTAATAACTTATAATTGAAGGAGAACAATTTGTTTCCCTTTGTCTAAAGAAAACTTTAATATATCCAGGATATGTTTCAATTCTTGTTATATGAGGAGCAGGTTGTCTAGTTAGTATTTCTGCCGCATTTACTTGTTCAGTTGTAAACCCTCCTGATATCATTTGAGCATTTGTATATCCAGCTGTTTTTAAATCAGAAGCAGTAAATCCACCTTCTCTTAACTGTGCTACAGAATAATAATTTACACTAAGAATCTTATTTTTTGAAAAATCTCGAAATCCTATTAAATGATTAGGTAGAAAATCAGTACCAACTAAATCGGAATAAGTAAAATTACTAGGTAGTTGAAAAATAGGAAAAGCATTTCCATGAAAAGGAAAATCATTTAGTCTTATATTTATTTCTCTCCAAAAAAGATTTCTATAATAAGATCTTAAATCAGCTTCGGGTCCAAAAAGCGCAAGCGGTGTGCCATCTTGTTTTCTATTGTAAGCATCAGCTAAAGCAGCTCCATTATATAATGATCCTTGAAAATGATAAGGAGTTATACCATTAATCCATCTTACATCAAACGCACTTATATTATTACTGTGAAACAAGTTTACAGAATGACCCTGATTAAAGAAATCATAAATTGTATATGTTGGAAATAAACTTAATAAATTAAATCCACCACTTACATAATCTGTAATCTTATATCCCAATGTATCTCTAAACCAAGAAATAGAATATATACCTGCTGTGTAAAATTCAGCTGGTAAAATGCCTTGTGATATTAAATCATTATATGTCATATTAAACTTTGTAAATAGTAATGGTAAATTAGTAATGCTATTATCTACTATAGTACGAATTGTATATCCTCCATACGATGAAGTAAGAACACTTGGAGTTATATTTGTATTATTTAGTATATTATAAAGTGTTGTTTTATTAGATGAAACTAATTGATTAATTGGATAAGCTAATAATAATAATGTACTTAATGGTAAACTACTAGGTAAATCATTTAATCCAATATAATACCCTGTATTAATTCTTGGTTTAATATCAGAGTTATTTAATGAGCTAGTTAATGGATCTAAAATTAGATTAGAAGCATCTGTTAATAAATCACCATCATATTCAGTAATAGTTTTATTAAAAATACCTTGAACAGGAGGTAATGTTGAATCACCACCAATTATTCTATTATTATTGTATATATTTTCATAATCAAGAGTAACAAAATTTTGATATGAATTTTGTATCACATTTGTAGTAATTGGTGTTCCGTAGCTTGCACAACCATGTATAGTTAACATTCTTAAAAAGAATTTATTATCAGTTAAGAAAGCTGGATATATTTGAGTTGTTCTAGCTATAATTCCACCACTATAAGCATTTGCTAATGAGCCATAAGAAAAACAACCTAATATATTTATAAAAGCATTTCTATTTGATGACCCAGTCGATGATCCATAACCATATCCTAATCCATTAAATACTGGATTACTAGAACTAGTTATAAAGTTATAATTCAAATAATTTGGATAATTTGGCGCTATATTTGGACCAATAATACCTCCAGCATTATTTCCAATAGAACCAATACTATAAGATAATCTTATAGCATGTATTTTACCTGAATATACACCAAAATTATCAGCAGCTATACCACCACAATTATCACTTATAATACCTAAACTAAAGCATCGATCTATTAATACACTTCCATTATTACTTCCAGCAAAACTACCAATAATACCTCCACTACTATTTTTACTAGTGTCACCAATTTGCCCTTTACTATAACATCTAGTTATTTTAATAACACCAGCATAATCAGATACAATTCCTCCAGGATAGTTATTACCATCTATGCTAATTATATTACCACTTGTATTACAATCAGTAATTTCAACCAATCCATCATTTAAACTAGTAACTACACCAGTTAATGTTCCGGCAATACCTCCACTATAAATTTCTCCACTAGTCGAGCAATTTGTTATTTTTACATTACTTGACATTGCTCCAATAATTCCACCACTACCTTTTCCTAGAATAGATCCGGTATAAATACAATTTGTAATTAGTAAATCTGATAATGTACCACTATTTGCGCCAACTATTCCACCAGCATTTTCACCATTTAATCCAGTATCTATATCATTTTCAATGCCACAATTACTAATAATAAAATTAGTTGAGTTTATTCCAGTATATTGTCCTGAAATACCACCAGAGTTTTTACTAATTTTTCCTCGCCAATTTAAATTACTATGTTTATAAATATCACAGTTAGTTATTAAATTATTTGTAGTTGCTTTTCCAAAATATGATTTACAAAGTAAACCATCTCCTTCTTTCAATCTACTATTGGATGAATAGTTTCTAATATTTATATTTTTTATAGTAACATTATCATACCCATTAGAAAATTCTGTTCCATTTTGTATTAATCCATTAAATAAAGTAAAATTAGTTTGAGATGAAACATCTGGTGGACTATCAATAAGAACATTATTATTATCTCCATCAATAGTAATATTATTTCCATTTATTACAAAAAAAGTTGAGGTTGAGTCTGTATTTATAGGTAATATATTAAAAAAAATTTTATCTGTCTGATTTATATTTTTAAAATTACTAGCATACAATAATATTTCAGATGAAAATTTTACTGTTAATGTATCATTAGATAAATTACCTATAACAAAAGGCCATCTTTGAATAGGTGTCCAAGTTGATTGATTATTTGTTGAATATGATATATGATATCTTTTAAATCTAATATTTCCTCTTAAATTACCATTTTCAGCGAAAGTTTCTCTAGTTGATATAAATATAGTATTATTTGTTCCACTACTAACAGTATTTGATAAAATTTTATACTCATTTGTTTTAGATGGAAGACTAAATGCTCCATTAAAAGCTTTTACAGTAATATAAATTACATCATTTGTTGAACCTGTAAATGTAAATTCATTTACACCTGGTGTATTATCAAAATCAGAAAAAATAGTACTACCATTAATAAATTGACTTGTACTATAAACATATTTAATTATTGCTGGGGAAATTGTTTGAGGATTAATAGATATACGAATTTTATTATTAATAAACATAATAGATGTAATAACTGGTACTGGAGGGGCATCAAAATTAATTGGAACATTACTAATAGTATTTGAATTTTTACTATTATATCCATTAAATGACCTTAATGTAAAATTAAGATTAGGCAATGAAGTTGATGTATCGATAATTAATGGACTTGATGTTTGAGGAGGATCAAATAATACCCATCCACTATTATATGAACCATAACTATAATTATAATAATAATTTTGTATAGAATTATTTTGTTTTAATAATTGTGTAAATGTAACTGTTGCTATACCACTTCCATTACCTAGTATACTTGTAATAACTGGAGGATCTTGTGATTTAGTTATTTCAATATTTGATATTGTATTAGATTCAGAACTATATAATCCATTAAATGCTTTTAATGTAATTGAATATGTTTGATTATTTATAAGACCAGATATAGTTAAAGGACTAGTATTTGAACTAATAGGTAATAAAGTAAATACACTATTTTGTGTTATTACAGAATCTGTGCTATAAGCATAATTTGTTATAGGAGCAGATCCATTATTTGTTCCTGGTGTAAAATTAATTACTGCGGCAGAATCTATACCATATGCACTTAAAATAGTAGGAGTACTTGGAGCAAAATTTAATACAGTTATTCCACTTGAAGCACTTGAAGCAGCACTATCATTTCCATTATTAGCAATAATTTTAAAATAATATGTACTACCAAGAGTTAAATTAGGAATAGTAAAACTAGTTCCAATTATCCAATTACTTGTAATATAATCAGAATATGTTATTCCATCTGTACTAGAAGCATATTTATAACTAGTTACAGGATATGAACCATTAGAAGAACCAGCTATAAAATTAATTGTAGCAGTTGTTTGAAATACTGTAACGCTTGAAATTGTAGGAGTATTAGGTTGAGAAGGTGGATAATAATATACTCTTACGTTTCCTGCATTTACACCACTATTATCATTATTAACAGCGCCTATAGCTAAAATAGTGCCATCACTATTTAATGAAACCCATGATCCAGAATTATCTCCAGCTGCTTGTCCATCAATATCTTGACCTATTTTTGTCCAAGTACTATTTGTATATTGATATACTCTTACACTACCGGAATCAGTACCATTTCCATCATTAAAAAAAGCACCAATAGCTAATATTGTTCCAGTACTGTCTAATGATACTGAATAACCAGAATTGTCACCACCAGCTTCACCATCAATATCTTGTCCTATTTTTGTCCAAGTATTGCTAGTATATTGATATACTCTTACACTACCAGCATTTGAGCCTGAAGCATCATTATTAGTAGAACCAATAGCACATATAGTTCCAGTGCTATTTAATGAAAGTGACCAACCTGATAAATCCCCAGCAGTTTCACCATCAATATCTTGTCCTATTTTTGTCCAAGTATTATTAGCATATTCATATACTCTTACACTACCAGCATTTGAACCTGAACCATCATTTAAGCGCGAACCAACTGCACATATATTTCCGGCATCATTTAATGATATTGAATATCCTATTTGATCGCCTGAATTTTCACCTCCAATTGTAGTACCAAGTTGTGACCAACTAGTCCCATTATACTTATATGCTCGCCAACATCCACCATCAGATTTTCCACCATTATCACTAAATCTTGAACCAAATGCAACAATTGTTCCATCACTATTTAAAGATATAGACCATCCTCCTAGTTCACCTGTTGCACCAGCAATAGCAGATCCTAAAAGTGTCCAAACATTATTTATATTTTTAAAAACTCTAATACTTCCTGAATCAACTCCATTTGTATCCGCTCCTGGAGCTCCAACTGCCAAAATTGTACCATCATCACTTAATGCAACACAATGGCCAAAATTATCACCAGCTGCTAAGCCATTTATATCAGAACCAATTTGTGACCAAACATTATTTGTATTTTTATAAACTCTTACACTGCCTGAATCAGTACCACCTCCATCATTTAATTGAGCACCTACAGCCAAAATTGTACCATCACTACTTAATGCGACAGATTGACCAAAATTATCACCAGTTGCTTCACCATTAATGTCAGAACCTATTTGCGACCACAACATTTTATATTATATTAAAATATAATATAAAGTTCTAAATAAGTATCTATTAATATTATATCTCATAAAGAAAAAATATTGCTGTCTTAAAATTTATCTTATATTTTATCTCTAATAATCTCATAATTTCCATCACGTGTCTTAACTAGTTTACCTAATAATATTGGTAATACACCAGGGGTCTTTAAAGCTTGAATTACACTATCATAATCATAAACCTGATTAGTATCTGTACGCAACATATATTGTTTTCCAGAAACAGTAAATGGTCGTGCTTCCCAGTTAATTGTTACTCGATTGATTGCCGCAACAGTATCATTCTCATCTTGAGCATAATTAGGATTATACGCAAAATCTGAAGCATTTGGTTTTCCAAAAGATAAACATACTAAACCTTCTTTATTATTTGATTTTGTATATGTTGCACAATCAATTGATGCTTCCTTAATTCCAGTAAGAAGCTGTGCCGACAATTGTTCTTTAATTGTAGAAATTTCATATAATTTTTCATCCGATGTTTGAACTGGGTATGGTACTAATTTACTTCTGTCCTGTGGCTTATTTCGTAATTCAATTGCTAATTCGCTATCCAATTGTGCTTTTGTAAATTGCATAATATAAATAAATACTTCAACTGTTTGGAGTTCTTGTGGCAAATCTTTGTGACTGCAAATACGTCGTGCGCGTCCAATAACTTGTTCAACACGAACAGGATGCCAATAAGGTTCCATAATATGGACATATCGGGTATTTCGTAAATTTATACCTTCAGAACCAGCAGATGTAATCATAAGAACTTTAATAATTTCACCTAAATTATTGTTAGAACTTTTTCGACGTAATTGGGAAGCAATATTATTAGGAATATTATCCCACATTCCATTATAAATATTACGAATAATTTCTCTTTCTTCGGCATCTTCTGTTCCTGTATAAAGAGCATAAGTTGGTTTACCCATTTCTTCTTCACTCATATTTAGTTCCCAACTATCTACACCTGTTTTTTTTATTTTAAACTGAGCATATCCATTTGCCTCAAGAGCTAATGAAAAAATGCCAATACCTTCCATTGATCTAAATTGACTATATACAAGATGAAGACCTCTATAATCAGGACTATCAATATTATTAATCATTGCTAAATATTTAGGACTATATATTTCTAATTTATCAAGAGTTAAATACTGTGATTTGTATTTTCTTAGATACTCATATGCTGATATAATTGCTTCTTTATAAGTTTCATCACCAACTGCTTCTAACATTTCATCACCTTCAATCTCATCGGCTTCTCTTAAATTAGCATCAATATCCTTATATCCTTTTAATGCTACAGGTTCATCATTATTTTCAAGTAGTTCTAGCTCTTCTGGACCACCTTTTGCTTCTCCATCTTCTAAATCTAAGTCACTATCTTCACTATCAGTTTCTAAATCACTATCTTCACTATCACTGTCACTATCTGTATCTGTATCTGTATCTGTATCTATATCATCTAAAGCTCCACCTTTTTTCTTTTTCAAAGCCTTTTCCTCTGCCTTTCTTAGCTTTTCAGCTTCCTTTTCCTCAGCCTTTCTTAGCTTCTCAGCTTCTTTTTCTGCTGCCTTTCTTAGCTTCTCAGCTTCTTTTGCCTCCTCCTTCTTTCTCTTCTCAGCTTCTTTTGCCTCCTCTTTCTTTCTCTTTTCTTCTTCCTTTTGTTTTTCTTTTAATGCTCGTACTGCGTCTTTTTCTAATAATTTTTGTTCCTTTTCTAACATCTTTTGTGCAATTGCTCTTTCTTTCAAAAACTTAGCATCTTCTTTAGGTTTAATAGGTATAACTTCTTCTTCTAAAACTTCTGCTTCTGTTTTAGCTACATTTTTTACTTCTTGAAGTCCCATCTTCATTCTAAATACTTTAGGTATTGGGCGTCCAGGAGGTGTAGGCATTACAAAATCACAAGCCATACGCGAAAAAATGCGATAAGTTGACGTCTTATCAGCAAAAGTATCATCTTTATTAACCACCTCTTTTTTAGTCTTAGATGACTTTTCTGTTTTTCTTTCTTCAATACGATATTCTTCATATTTTTTAAATTGATAATCACTCATTGGTATTTTAACAACATGTTTATCAAAATTCTTATCATATTTTGGTAATAATTCTTCTTGAGCACTTCTAAAATAAGATGTTAGTCCAATAATTCGTTTTTTGAATTTCTCAATATTATTAATTTTTCCCGTATTTTTATCAACAAAAATAGTTGTAAATTCATCAAATGTATCAGGTAATGCTGTATTTACCTGAAATGATACTCCTGTTTTATTAATAGTAATATTATTATCATTTAATTGTTTCTCAATATCTTGTAAAAATACGCTATCACTAATAATTGCTCGTTTATCAACAACACTTGTTACTCCTTGGTATCCATCTTTTGCATAATTTGTTTTTGCATTTTTAAAACCTAATGGATTACGCGTAATTACTAATATTTTAGAGCTAGGTGAATAATCAATATAATCCATATTTCTATCTTTTGAAAGCATACTTTGTAATGTTTCTTTTGAAACTTTTGCACCACTCTGAATATTTAATGGCAAGTTCCAGGTCTTGATATAACCTCTTAAAATATTAAATAATACGGCTATTTCATTTGGATAGTTAATAATTGGTGTTCCAGTTAGTAATACAATGCGACAATTATCAGCTCTCATTAAATAATCATACATCTGAATAGCTAATGGTTCCGCTGCTAATGTGTTTGTATCACGTCTATCTTTTTTACCAAATTTAGTATTTTTATTAATTTTATTAACAATTCTACTAATTAAATTGTGAGCTTCATCAATTACAACAACTGAATTATCAAATATATTATTTTCAAAATTATTTGTTAGTTCTTTAAAACTATTTCGGCGTAATCCATTATAATTTATAAAACGATACTTCTGTCTAATCATTTCATCTAATTGATCATTCAAACTCTTTTTATCAGTTGTTGATAATTCACTATAATTATTTGGCTTTGTTACATTTGTAAGCCATGCGCCTTTTTTTCGCATAATATAATCAGTTGTCTTAAATCCTAAAACAGATGCTAACGCATTTGTATATTCAGGATTTTCTACAACAGATATCCATTCCCAATACTGGTTCTTACGATAAATTAAATCACCGCATTTTTTAATTTCCTCAATATAGTTACGTTGTAATGATGCGGGGGTCATTACAATTACTTGTTTACCGCCACTTTTTATTCCCTCGGCAATCGCAATAGAACTACAAGTTTTACCTGATCCTAAACCATGATATAATAATAGCCCTCTATAAGGAGTATTTAAATTAATATAATCTCTTACAATTTTCTGATGAGTTAACAAGCCAATTTCACCATTATCTTTGCCAATATCTTCACATGATATATTTTTGCTTTCATCTAACATATCTTCTCGGTAACCATCAAAGACACCATTAATAAAATTAATGAATGTTTCACGATTATTCATATAGTACTGAGGTTCTACTAAATTATATTCAGGTGGTGGTGGTAAACGTTTTGGCATTGCGGTGTCACCAATTACTATCATCGCTTCAGGTCCCAATGGTATAACATTATTATCTACTCGTTTTACAGGTGCTCGTCTTTTCTTAGGTTCTATTACCATTTCTAAACCCTTATCACCTACAACTGGCTCCATTTCTAAACCTTTGTTTCCTATAATTGGCATCATTTCACCTTCCTTCTCTTCTTCCTCTGCCAATGCAACTGTCTTACCAGTAAGTTTTCGAATAATTGGCTTCTTAGTTTCAATAATAGGTGCTTTAGGCTCCATAATTTCGATCTTTTGTTTAGGAAATTTTTCAGAGACACCCAATATTTTTCTTTGTCTAAGCAACTCTAAAGCATCCTTAGCCTTTTGACCATTATCCATATCACTTGACAATTTAGTCTTCTGTGCTATACTAATAGCAGATGCTTTAGGTTGAGCAGCAATAACAATCTTAACATCCTCCTTTGGTTTTACTATTGGTTTTTGTTTAAGTGCGTCTTGTATTTTAAATGTATTTTTAGATATTGCTAAATTTTCCATTACTTGCTACTTATATAAATTCAATATATAAATTTTTCGATTTTTACATTTACTTGTTGACTTTAGTTATCACTATCAGAAGAAGTATCTTGACCAGCATCATTAGAACTATTTGCATTTATACTAATATCATTATTTAGTTTAATAAATTCAATAGCCGACATACATGCGGATTGTTCTGCCTTTCTTTTAATTTTATGTTGTCCCTCACCCATAAAAACAAATATCTTTCCATGTTTAGCATAATGTTCTTGAATTGCCTTGAATGTTTTGATTTCTGTAATATTGATAGCATCACTATGTTTAACACTATGGATTTGCTGTCCCAAGCATAAATAGACACCCATTTTGAACCCTTCGTCAACATCGTGTTCAATTTCTACATAATGGGGTGTAACTTTAAACTCCTTTTGTATCTTAACTTGTAAAATATTCTTGTAATTGTCATCATTTTGGATTAGTTCAATCCAGTTAACATGCTTCTTAAATACATTCTCAATAAATTTTTGAGCCATTTGAAATCCTGGACCCGAACAAAAGAAATTATTAAACCATCCTTCTTCATCTTTTATTCCCATTTTATTGTAATCATGAAATAATGCTCCAACAAATGCTTCAAATAGGCAACCTAATTTCTTCAGATTGGTGCGTATCTTCTTTTCCTCTGCGTTCCTTGATATAATTAGCCACTTATGTAATCCCATTTCGTATGCAATTTTACCAATATTTTCATTCTTTACAATAGCAATCTTTTTTTCTGTCATGAAGCCTTCATCTTCTTTAGGAAAACGTCGATAAAGTTCATATTTAGTTGTTAGTTCTAAAACACCATCGCCAATATATTCTAGACGCTCATTAGACTTACTACTTAGAGGCAAACAATCATCCGGTTTCTCAACAATTGTAATATTCTGTAACAAATTCTCAAAATTAGGTCGCTTTGTATAAGATCTGTGAATAAATGCACGCCTATATAATTCCATATTATGTACTTTATTTGGCAGGCCATATCGTGTAAGAATAGATTGAACTTCGCTCAATGTAATCTCAGTATTCAATGGATTGTAAGGATTGAAAATCAGACCATCTTCGGTCTTAATAATATCGTCATCTAATTTAGTATCAAGTGTATTCATTTGTATTTCTATAATAAAATATGGCGATATGGCTTTAAGTTGTTTTAATATATAATATTATAGGTGTCAAAATATATATTAAAAACAACTTAAAGACAGTAGACTATAATATTATATGCCTATCTATGGAGGTCAAAGAAGAGTGGAAACAAATAAACAACTTTCCAAATTATGAAGTTAGTACTTTAGGAAATGTACGTAATAATAAAACAGGTCGTATGCTAAAATTAACTTGTAAAGGAGGATATTTATTTACTGGATTATCTCAAAATAGCATAGGTAAAACATGTCCAGTTCATCGATTAGTTGCTTTAGCATTTATTGATAATCCTGAAAATAAACCACAAGTTAATCATAAAGATAAAAATAGGTCTAATAATAATGTTAATAATTTAGAATGGTCTACTGCTTCTGAAAATAATATACACAGAAGTACAAATGTTTCACAAACAACCAATCAACAAGTGAAGATCTGGCGTATTGATATAAATACAAATAAAAAATTAGAATTATATGATTCTATTTATTCAGCAGCGCAATGGATTTATAATAATGACAATAATAGCAATTTATGTATAGATACTGTTAAAAGTGGTATTAGTTGTGCTTCTAGAGGAGTTTATAAAACTTCATTTGGTTATAAATGGTCTGTATATGAATATACTGATTTAGAAAATGAAATATGGAAGCCTGTAACAATTAATGGGCTAACATTTGACAAATATTTTGTTTCTAATTTAGGCAGATTTAAGAACTATAAAGGCATAATTATGGAAAATTATAAGCCACATCATAGTGGTTATATTTTTGTTAGAGTAGATAAAAATAAATATGCTTTACATAGAATAGTTGCATCAACATTTGTTGATAATTTAGAACCAGAAATAAATAATGTGGTTAATCATATTGATGGAAATAAATTAAACAATTCGGCTGTAAATTTAGAATGGACTACTATTAAGGGAAATAATATACATAATCATAAATCTAGATTTATTAAATATTACAATAGAAAAATTGCACAATATGATTTAGAAATGAATAAAATTAAGGAATTTGGTTCTATTGTGGAAGCATCAAAAGAATTAGATATAAAATCAATTAAGGAAGTTTTATATAATAAACAAAAAACCGCGGGTGGATTTATTTTTAAATATTTAGACTAGAATTTTTATTATTTTAAAAATAAAATGTTTTTGTATTATATACTATGGTTTTGTCAAATGGTCCTAAAGTAGTTCGTAATCAAGCATCTCTTATCAATAAAACTGACCGATGTGGGGGCCCGAAGAAGGGAGGCCTTGCTCCTACAGTCGGCACATTCTTATCGTCTAATCCAAATTTGATTGGCGCCACAAATACTCAATACGGTTTAGTTTGCGTTGGTAACTTCACCAACCCTTCTCAAAGTGCGTTGAGAGCTATTAGACGATATTAAGTCTAATATTTAACTATATTCTGTTTTATTTAGAATATATAATTGTTTAAATATGTAATTGTTTAAAAAATAATTTAATAAGATATTTATTAAATTATTATAATGCTTATTAAACTTGATAATAGAGAGCACGAATTAATTAAGAAATGTGAAAATTTGTTAGTTGCTGTTCCGGCATTTAAGGAATTAAAAATAGAAGTCCATCAGTTGCCTTTAGGTGACATAATTATTTGCAATGAGAAAATAGAAAATATACTTGTTGAACGCAAAACATTATCGGATTTAGCTGCTAGTATAAAAGATGGTCGTTATGAAGAACAATCGTATCGATTAAATGGACTGCCAATCCACAATCATAATATTATCTATTTAATTGAAGGTGATTTAGGCAAATTTAATTCTTTTAAGGAGCGTATTGATAAACAGACTATTTATTCTGCTATGTTTTCAATCAATCATTTTAAAGGGTTTTCTTTGGCACGAACTAACAACTTAGATGAAACTGCTTTTATGATTTGTAATATGGCATATAAAATTGGAAAAGAAACTGGAAAGATACCATATTATCAAAATTATCAAAATACTTTAGAACAAAATGAAACAAATGTAGATGAAAAGGAAGCAGAGAAAGACCAATCTAGTATTATATTTAACATTGATAATAACAATAACAATAATAATACAGCTAAGGATTATTGCTCTGTAATTAAAAAGGTTAAGAAAGATAATATTACACCTGAAAATATTGGCGAAATAATGCTATGCCAAATTCCTGGTGTTAGTTCGGTTTCAGCAATTGCTATTTTAGAAAAATATAAAACATTACCAGAATTAATTAAGGCGATACAAATAGATCCAACTTGTTTAAATGGTGTTAGTACAACTGATGCAAATGGCAAAACAAGAAAAATAAGTAAGACTATTATAGAAAATATTGTAAAATATCTTATAATATAGTTTTAATTTTATTAATATTTGTTAGTTGCTTTTACTTTTAAGACCAAATATTTTTATAAGAAAAGTATATAATATAAATGGCAGCAGATTATGAATTTCTTTTAGTAATGTTTTGTTTTGCATTTGGTATTTTACTTTTAAAAATAATTTTAACATACTTTTGGAAACGTAATATGGTTGAAGGTTTAGAAAATCAACAAGCATCTACTGGTGATTCAGGATTAGCTGAAAGTTCAGGTGCTAATTTAGCTGCTACAAAAAAACTAGTAGAAGCCTTAGAAAACAAAGTCTTACTAACAAATGCTAGCTATAATGTTAATTATTCTGATAAATGTAGTGCTATATATGATGCAATTAATTATATGATGGTTGAATATGTTGCAAATATGGATTTTACTAGCAAAAGTCAAATTTATCCTCAATTAACAGTTTTAAATACATTATATCAAAGCAAGCAGGCAATAAATGATACATTAAAATTTATTGATTCAACTGAAACAACTGCTCAAAAATAAATTATATTAAAATTAAATTATTTTATAGATTAATTTAATTTTTTTATTATAATAATTATCATAGATGTTTATCTAAGCAACACGGATACTAACCTCATTTCCTTTATAATATCCAGCATCTACTAATGCTTGAGTATACTTAGTTCCACCCCAATTTGGATCCATCGGATTATCACTAAATAATAAATTTTCCTTTGATTGATCCATTAAATCTAGTGGAGTTGTTGCGCCTACATAATATGATGACTGATCAAAAGCAGGATATCCATTTTGATTATATGGTTTATCGGCACGTGTAGCATCAACTAGTTGTGTTGGTTTCATTGGTAATGGTAATGGTGTTGTAGGAGGTAGTCCACCTTGTGTTTCAGTAACACTTGGACGCACTTTGTAAACACGATTACCCTGAACATCATAAGTATTTTGAACATATAACACAGGGCAACGAATACCAGCACCACGTTGCCATTCTAAAAACTCAGTGTATTCTTCTAAATTATTAAATTCAATAGGATTAACACCAGGAACTTGAGCTACATTAGAATTGTATAAATAATATTTAGGACCTTTTTGTATTAAAATATTAGGACATCTCATTTCACCATTCATAGTTGTTAAGCCTTCAATTGATGTGTTATTTATATAAAAACTCATTCCTAAACAGAATACAACAATTGCAAGTAATAATATAATTGTGTTCATTTATAATAATTATATATAATATTTTGTATTTTTATAATTTCTAATATATTTTTTATAAATTACAACAAAGTATTAATTTGTAATATTAATTTTTATAATAATAATATATAATGATTATTATACACGGAGATACAGAAGCAAAAGTAAATGAAATTAATCGTCATGTTGAAAATGGTAAGGATGTGTTTATTCTTGTTTATATGAATGGCTGTGGACCATGTAACGCTACGCGTCCAGAATGGACAAAATTAGAACAAGCATTACAAGAACAATATAAACATAATAATAATCTTGTAATTGCTGATATTGAAAGTAATTTTGTTAGTTCTTTGAAACATGCAGGAGATATTATTGGCTACCCAACAATGTTATACTTATCTAATAATGGTAATAAAAAGGAATTATATGAAGATAGTTCCATTAGAGAGAAAAAACGTGAAGTAGACAATTTTATAAATTGGGTAGAGAGCCATGTTCGTACTATTAGTGTTAGTGGTTCAAAAAGTAAAAGTAAAACACGTAAGAGTAGTTATAGTAAACATCATACTATAAAGACAAAATCAATTAAAAGCTTTAAATATAATAATTCAAGAAGCAAAGTTAGAAGTAGAAGTAGAAGTAGAAGTAGAAGTAGAAGTAGAAGTATAGGAGGAAAACATTAAAATTAAATAAAATACTAAATATCTGTAATTATTTAGTATTTGTAATATATAGTATTAAATAAATGGCTAAAAGCAAAGAAGCCAAAAGAAAAGAAGCCAAGAAAAATGAAGAATTAAAAAAACAAGCAGAAACTCAACAAAATAAAAAAGAAAATAGTACACAAGCAGAAATAACACCTGAAATGATTGGAGCTATTATTGGAGCTATTATTGGTGGTTCAATATTAGGCAGTTTTACTTATTCAATGTTTGTAAAAGATAAGAATATTTCAGATACAAATAATAATACTTACAAATGGTCAATTGGATTAGCCGCTGTGTTAATTAATGCAATTATACCAGGAATAATAGGTTGGTATGCTGGGGCCAGTTTGGACACAAGTACTATAATATATAATATTCTTAGTTATTTGGGTGCATATGGACTGTTAGTATTAGTATTTAGAAATTTGACAAGACCAAATTCGTTTGATACACTTATTTGTGGTTTAATAGTTATTTTTAGTTTCCTTTTATCAATTAAATTTGGAGTTTATAATGATGGATCATTTAGTGGGTTTTGGATTATTATATTATTTATTTTCTCACTTTTGTTAGTTGTTTATTATTATTTTGGATTTATTGTGAAATCATTAAGAAATATTCAAGATATGTTTATGAATTCAAAACCAAACTCTAAAGATTTAGATACTAACACATATTTTGAAACATTTGATAATCCAAGCAAATTATTATTTAATATATATGATTACAAGGCTATAATTAATAAAGTATTTGAAATAATTAATCCATCAACTGTACCTAAATTAGTTCCAACAATTAATAAAATAGAACCTACTATTGATATTGCTGAAAATCAAGCTAGATTTGCTTTACTAATTTGTATTGGATTAACATTTGGTATAATAATGCTAATATCAATAATTATTTATATTTTTAAAAGTATTGGAAACAAAATAACACCTGAAAATAGTAAGTTATTATCTAGTAGTCTAACAATAATATTTTGGTTATTATTATTTTTCTGTATGTTTCTTTATTTTATTAAACAAATTACAGAAGAGCTAATAAATACAGAAGCTCCTCAGTTTTTACCACAAAATTTAGAACCTAAAATAGACAAAATTACTGAAAATCAAGATATACAAATAAAATTATTAAATATGATAAATACTATTATGAATAGTAGTGATTTTACAAATATTTCAAATATTACAAATAATCCAGATATTTTAGAATTGCAGAAAATATTTATGAGTTCACCATTACCTGTATCACAAATTAGTCAAACTATATTAAAAGGAGGCAGAAGACGTGAGAAAAAATCAGATAATAGTTCTTATATTAAGTTAAAATTATAGAATTATATAATTATAAAAATAAAAAAATAAAAAAATAAAAAAATAAATTAAATTTCATACATATATTTAATTTATTACTTAGTATTTACTGTTTTAAAAGATGCTTTATCAATTGTAACAGCTTTGGTCACATTTTTTACAATTTTATCAATATTATCTGTTTGTTCTTGAATAGTAGTTCCAGACATTGAATTCATAACAATTTGATTATATTTATCATATTTTTTTGTTCTTGGATCAGTACATCCTGGATTTTCTTTTATCCATTCATTAATTTGTTTTATATTTTTAAAAGCAACCCTTTTAATTGCATTTTTTAATACAGAACAGTCTTCTTCTTCTTTTACCCAACAATCATTATCCTTTATATAAAGTGTTTCACGTTTTAAATCACTACAATGAATGGGTCTTAAATGAACACCTAATGCGTTTAATCCTTTAACAAAAATATTAGATACTCCATTTGCATAACCTACATCAGCAAAATTTTCTAAATCTGTTAGTTGTATCATTATTGAATCAACAAATTCACTCATATTCATAGCTCCTTTACATGTATCATTAAGAAACACATTAAGATTGAATGAGTTATTTGTATTATTTGAATTATTTGAATTATAATTTATATTATTGTTAGTTGTATTATTATTTGAAGCAAATTCCATCATTTGTTTTTGTTGATCTAACATTTGTTTCTGAAAATCCTGACTTTGTTTAAGTAATTCAAGCAACATTAATACATCTAATTTAGGTTCATCAGTAGATTTTGATGTGTTTGTATTTGTTTCTAAAGTATGTTCTGGGTCTTCTTCTAAAACCTTAAATTCACATTTTTTTTTATGTTTCCACAGACCAGTACGATCTAAATATTCTTTCCCACAATTACATAAAAACTTTTTTTCTTGTTGACAAATTGTCACCAAAGTGTTGCCAATTATATGTTTTTTATGTTTTGTAGTAGTTAAATGAATATTATAATTGGATAGTTTACTGCTATTATAGTCACATAATTCGCATACATATATTTTGGCTTTTTTTTGCTTTTTTTCTGTGGCCATTGTTGCCATTAATGCCTTAATATGGCAACAGAAAAAAAGTCAAAATTTTAAACTTATTTTTTGAAAAAATTTATCATCACATTTTTTTCTAAACCAAAAAAATCATTGTGAGCATTATGGTCAAAAAGTGAAAAATGAGGTATTTTTCAAAACTTTTTTTGGGTTTTCAAAATTGGACATTTTTGGATTTGAAAAAATGTCCAATTTTTGATTCCCTTTTTACTTTTTGAAATTTTTTTGTGACTGAAAAATATAGCTAAAATGCATGATTATTTTTATGACGATATATGGTCTCATAAATAAAAAATGAAAAAAACATATAGTTTTTTATTTTAATTAATTTAAATATATACAGTTTTATACAAATATACAAATCTTTTTATACAAATTATACAAATTACATATTATTTGGTTTGCCTTGAATATACTGGCCATTTATTCTTTTACCATTCTCATATGATCCAATGTAATGTTTATCACCTAGAACAAAATACTGTACTCCATTTCCATGAAACTCATCCTTCTTAAACTCTCCCTTGTAATAAGAACCAGTACCCCAATGATATTCTCCATGTCCATTATATCTACCTTTCTTGAAATTACCTTTATAATGCGGAACCATTACCTCATCATCATCCTGATCAAAAATTTGAATTGCATAACCATCTGTAACTCCATTTTTAAAATTTCCTATAATTATCGAATGTTTATCACCATCAATACCAAATACTTCCTTTATTCCTTTACCATGCGGAAGACCATTTAACCATTCACCTTTATATTTATATCTAGCATTTTCAAAATTCATTTCATACCATGTATTAACATCATTTTCCTTTTTATTTTTTCCAAAAATATAGAATTTAATAAATATAACAGCCATAACACCTACAATAATATTAATAACATTAACAATATTAATATCCTGAATATTTAAGTTAGCAATCATTTTCTTGTAATAAACTTGTTTTAATTTGAATTATTTTCTGTAATGTTTTATATAACTAATTAAATTCTTTTATAACATAACAAATATTTTCAATTTTTTTTGAATACTAATAAAAATGAAAAAAATGATGTATTATATTAATTTTTAAAAGTTAAAATAATAATATTCAAAAACTAAATAAACAACACAATAAAATTGAATTAAAAGTAACATAACAAATAATTTAATAAATATAAACAATCAAAATGTCATTAGAACACACTTTTAAATTATTTGAATTTAACGTATATAATAGTAAAGGTCCAAATCAATCAAGTGATGAGGACGATGATGAAAATAATATGGGAAAGTCTAATCAAGACAATACAACATTTTCAATTCAAATGTTTGGTATGAATGAAGAAGGCAAGCGTGCATCTATAATTGTTGAAGAATATCAACCATTCTTCTACTTAAAAGTTGGTGATAAATGGACTAAAAGTGTAAAAGATCAGTTTGTAGCTCATTTAAAGGCAAAAGTTGGAAAATATTATGAAAATTCAATTGTTGAATGTAAATTAATTGAGCGCAAAAAATTATATGAATTTGATGCCGGTAAATTACATAGATTTATTATGATTAAATTTGCCAATGTACCAGTTTATAATAAAGTCAAGAATTTCTGGTATAAAGATAATGTAAATAGTGATGGTGAAAAGGAACGCAAATTACTTCCTGGTGGGTTATGGTTTAAGGACTGCTATGTAGAATTATATGAAGCTAGTTTGCCACCATTACTTCGGTTCTTCCATTTGCGTGAAATAAGTCCATCTGGATGGATAGCAATACCAGCTAAAAAGTCATTTGAAATCAAGGGATTAAATAAGACAACTACTTGTGACTATGAATTTTCAGTCAATTATAAAAATATAGTTCCATTAAATGATAAGGAAACTCGAGTTCCTTATAAAATTATGAGTTTTGATATTGAGGCAAGTAGTAGTCATGGTGATTTTCCAGTGCCAATTAAATCATATAAAAAACTTGCTACAAATATAGCTGACTATTTTTCAAAAATGACATCTGAAATTACATCAACATCATGTAAGGCGATTTTATCAGATATTATAAGAACAGCATTTAACTTAACTGGTGATAGTAAACCTGTGCCTAATATTGATCTAGTATATTATAAAGGCAAACCCTTATCAAGACAGGAGTTAGATATACGAATTGAAGAATGGTTGAAAACTAAAATTAGAGATAGAGAAGATAAAAATGATGATACACATTTAATAGAAGCAATGTTTGAAAATGCAAATAAGGCAATTCAAGCAAAGGAGCAAGAGAAAGAGAAAGAAAAAGCAAATGAAGAAGATGATAATTCAGATAGTGATGATGATAAATCAGATAATGAGCAAGAAATAGATGATGAACCAAAATATTTTAGCCCAAGCGCAATTACAAGTTTTAAAACTGAGACATATAAAAATAGACAATCAACTATTGTAGATATTATGTGTGATAAGAAATTTGAACGTGAAGGTAAAATTAATGAACTTATATTTGCGCTAAGAAATAACTTTCCTCCTTTGGAAGGCGATAAAGTAACATTTATTGGTTCTACATTTATAAAATATGGTGAAAAGGAACCTTATTTAAACCACTGTATTGCTTTGAATTCCTGCGATACATTAGATGATGTTGTTCCTAATTCAAAAATAGAAACATATAATTCTGAAAAAGATGTATTAAATGCGTGGACTAATTTAGTTCAAAAAGAGAACCCAGATATTATTATTGGTTATAATATATTTAGTTTTGATTATGAATTTATGTTTCGCAGATCTCAGGAGCTATCTTGTGCTGAAGATTTCTTACGATTATCTAGAAATAAAGATGAAATCTGCGCTACAATTGACTACAAAACGCAAAAGATGGAAATTGATAAGAGTAGTATTACATTAGCATCAGGTACATATGATTTGTCAATTATTAAAATGAATGGTAGACTACAAGTTGATATGTTAAATTGGTTTCGACGAACTGAAAATCTAACATCATATAAACTAGATTATGTAGCTGGTCATTTTATTGGTGATTATGTTAAAAAGACTGAACAAATGAGTTCTGGAAATACTCGTGTAAATACAGCAAATATGACTGGATTACAAAAAGACAGTTTTATACATTTTGAGGAAATTAATCACTCATCAGATTATTACAAAGATGGAGCTAAATTTCGTGTTACTGATGTAAATAAATCAGAAGGCTGGTTTGAAATTGAAGGTCATGAAAATCCAAAGGCAAAGACTGTTAAATGGGGTCTAGCAAAAGATGATGTATCGCCTAAGGATATTTTTAGAATGACACATGAAGGTCCGGCATCACGAGCAATTATTGCAAAATACTGTATTCAGGATTGTAACTTAGTTCAGCACTTATTTACAAAAGTAGATGTTGTAACTGACCTAGTAGAAATGTCAAAGTTATGTAGCGTTCCAATGAGTTTCTTGATTTTTAGAGGTCAAGGTATAAAGCTTACAAGTTATGTGGCAAAGAAATGTCGTGAAAAGGGTGTATTAATGCCAGTTATTAATAAAGGATCAAAAGATGATGGTTATGAAGGCGCAATTGTTTTGGAGCCAAAATGCGGATTATATCTTGATAATCCAATTGCGGTTGGTGATTTTGCGTCTTTATATCCAAGTTCAATGTTGTCAGAGAATTTGTGTCCTAGTAGTAAAGTATGGACAAAAATATATGATTTAGCTGGTAATTTAGTTAAAGAAACTGGTGAGAAAAATGATAATAATGAGTATATTTATGATAATTTACCTGGATATGAATATGTTGATATACGTTTTGATACATATCGATATCATAGAAAAAACCCAAAGGCACGTGCTGATAAAATAAAATCTGGCTACAAGTTATGTAGATTTGCGCAGCCGCTTCGTAATAAAGATACTGGATTAGAAGAAAAAGCAATTATGCCTTCTATTTTACAAGAACTATTGAAGGCACGAAAAGATACTAGAAAATTAATACCGCAAACAAATGATGAGTTTATGAAAAATGTATTAGATAAGAGACAATTAGCTTATAAAGTTACAGCTAACTCATTATATGGTCAATTGGGTGCTAAAACTAGTACATTTTATGAGCCGGATATTGCTGCATCAACTACGGCAACTGGACGACTATTATTAACTTATGCGAAACGTGTTGTTGAAGAATGTTATGGAGACGCAACCGTTGACAGCAAATATGGTCTTATAAATACTAAAGCAGAGTATGTATATGGAGATAGTGTTGCAAATTATACACCTATTTATGTAAAAAATAATAATTTAATTGATATATTAACTATTGAAGAATTAGCTATTAAATATGGTAAAAATAATTGGATTAAATGTATAGAACCAGGAAAACAAGAGAAAGAATTTTGCGAATTAAATGAAGTAGAAACATGGACTGAAAAAGGTTGGACTAAATTATTTCGTGTAATTAGACATGAATTAGCATCTCATAAGAAAATGGTAAGAGTATTAACTCATACAGGATGTGTTGATGTAACAGATGATCATTCACTTGTAAGAACTAATGGAACAGAAATATCACCAAAAGAGGTTAAAGTTGGCACAGAACTTTTACATTATCCATTCCCAAAAAATGAAAATGAAATAAATAGTGTATCTATTGAAGAGGCAAAAATCTTAGGGTTCTTCTTTGGAGATGGAAGTTGTGGAGAGTATAATTGTAAATCTGGAAAAAAAGCTAGCTGGGGATTAAATAACTCATCTTTATTATTATTAGAAACATATCAGCAATTATGTCAAAATGTATATCCTGAATTTACTTGGGTAATTATGGATACAATAGAAAGTTCTGGTGTATATAAACTAGTTCCAAAGTGCAATAATGAGTATGGTAAAATATCAAATTTTGTAAGAATGTATCGTAAAAATATGTATTATGAAGAGCAAAAGGCTAAAATAATACCAGATTTTATATTAAATGGATGTATTGATATTAGATTAGCTTTTTGGGAAGGACTATATGATGCAGATGGAGATAAAAGTAATAATATTCGTATTGATCAAAAAAATCAAATAAGCGCTTCGCAAATAGCATTCTTAGCATCAAGTATTGGCTATGATATATCTATTAATACACGATCTGATAAATTTAATATTTTTAGAATAAATATGTCAAAAACCATATTACGAAAAAATATATTTGCTATTAAGAAAATACATGAAATTCCTTATTCAGGATATGTATATGATTTAACAACAGAAAATCATCACTTTGCTGCGGGAATAGGAAACATGATTGTACATAATACGGACAGTGTATTCTTCACATTTAATCTGTCGGATAAAGAAACTGGCGAAAAAATTATTGGTCAAAAAGCACTAGAATTGTCTATTGAAATAGCACAAGAAGCATGTCATAATGTTTCAAAATTCTTAAAACAACCTCATGACTTTGAATATGAAAAGACATTTTTACCATTTTGTTTACTATCAAAGAAAAGATATGTTGGTATCTTATATGAACATGATCCAATGAAGGGTAAACGAAAGGAAATGGGTATTGTTTTAAAACGTCGTGATAATGCACCAATTGTGAAGGATGTATATGGAGGTGTAATAGATATTTTAATGAAGGAACGTGATATTAAAAAAGCACTAGATTATGTAGATAAGTGTTTACAAGAATTAGTAGATGGTACAGTGCCAATTGAAAAACTCATTATTACAAAATCACTACGTTCATTTTATAAAAATCCACAGCAAATAGCACATAAAGTATTGGCAGATCGTATTGGCGCACGAGAACCAGGTAATAAGCCAACATCAGGAGATAGAGTTCCATTTGTATATATAGTTAATTCAAACAAGAAAGCACTTCAAGGTGAAAAGATAGAGACCCCAACATTTATTCGGGAAAATAAACTACAAATAGACTATTCATTTTACATAACAAATCAAATTATGAAACCATTATTACAATTATTTGGACTAGTATTAGAAGATATTTGGATGAGCCAGAAACCACCAAGACGTGCAAAGGTAACTAATTTAAGAAAAGAAATAGATAGTTTAAAGAAAGAGTTTGGTGATGATTATAAAAAATGTGAAGAAAAGATTGCTAAGGTTAAAAATAAAGAGGTAAAGGCTTTAATATTTGATAAGTATTTACGAGAAACAAATAATATAAGAGAAGGAAATCAAAGTGTTACAAACTTCTTTTCAAAAATAAAATAATTTAAAAAATATTAAAAAAAATAATAAGTAATAGAATTATTTCTAATATATTAATAAAATATTTATTACCAATTATGTAATAAATATTTTTTTTATATTTTATTTTTAACGAGATCCAGCAAGATCTTCAAACTTAAAAATATCACTTCTTCTACTCTTAAATGTTCTAATTACAAAAGCAGTCAATGCAGATACCTGCTTAGTTAAATTTCTTACCTGTTGTTCAATATTATAAGGGTCATACTCCTCATCTTCTTCATTATCACTAATCTCACTAGCAGCATCATCATCAATATCTTCTTCATAGTCACTATCACTATCCTCTTGATATTCACTATCATCATCCTTAAAAGTAGAAGTATGTTGTCTAAATAACTCATTATAGTCGGCAAATCCCTCAGCATCAAGCTTATACATAATAGCCTGAGGACTTCTCTCATGTAATACAGCAATTTCTTCAACAGATAAATTTAGCAACTCAAACTCTCTCTGTAATTTAAGGCATTCATTAACAGTCCATTTAGCACCAGCGCGTCTGTAAGTAGTCATAGTCATTTTATTATATATCAATATGCTATATTCTCTTTATATAGATTTATTAAATATATTTTTTAGTTTTTAACATTAATTGCTATTATTACCTCTATGATTAGTACTATTTGAATTAGGATTGCGAATAATTGTCTCGTACATTAATATATTGTTAGATGGATCAAATACAAATCTATCATTACTATTACTAGTAGGATTAAATATAGATTCAACAAAACGACTTGATAATGTATTAATTAAACTATCACTAATTTCATTATCTGAAATATCATAAGAAACTTCATTACCAGAAATATCAGTAGTTTGAATTGTAGTTCTTGTAGATCCAGTATTTCCTGTAGATCCTGAATTACCTGTAGATCCTGAATTACCTGTAGATCCTGCATTACTTGTAGATCTACTAGAACCAGTAGATCCTCTATTAGATGTTTCACTCCAATTACGAATATCATATCTACAAACAGGACATCTAGTATTTCCCTGAAACCATTCATCAAATTCAGCTGGCATAAATATATGCCCACAATGACGTATTTGTCTTACTTGATCATCAATACTAAAATGTTCCATTGATATTGGACATGTATCTGATATTGGTCTATCAATATCTCCATATCTAACAAGTCTTGATGCGGTTTCTATTTGTAAAGCACTAGGTCTAACAGTAACAGTTGAATTTAAAAATGAAGATAGTATATTACCAATATCATTACTAAAATCAGTATTCATGTTACGATTTCTAGATGTTGGTCTAGTTACATACAACCCAGGATTTATGGGATTTTGATAATCATATAATATGTTATTTCTATTTCTTGCTGTTGCTGATGATGCTGCTGATGAAGATTGTGAAGATGATGCTGAAGTCCGAGAGCTTGAGCTTCTAGTTGAACGCTGATTTTGTTGTCTTTGTTGTCTTTCTTGTTCTTGATATTCATCAACAATAAGTGCTATATTATAACGTATTTCATCTAATACACCATATAGTCTGTCAATTTGAGCATTTGCATGATTATATTGAATAGCATACATATTAATTAATTGTCGCTGGTCGTTATTCATTTACAAATAATATATATTATATTAAATCTGTTTAAATGTATTACAATATAATTAATTATTAATAATAAAATGAGTACAAATAAAAATAATAAAATTAATAATATTACAAGTGAAAATTTTGATAAATATAAAGATAAGGGCCTGTCTGGTCTTGCTAATCTAGGTAACACTTGTTTTCTAAATTCATGTATGCAAATTTTATCTCATACATATGAACTTAATGATTTTCTAAATTTAGAAACCTATAAGAAAAAACTAAATAATAAATATGACTCAGCTTTATTAGTTGAGTGGAATGAATTAAGAAAACTATTATGGAGTGAAAATTGTGTGGTATCTCCATCAAAATTTGTAAAAACAGTTCAAAAATTAGCACAGCTAAAGGAACGTGAACTATTTACTGGATTTTCTCAGAATGATTTGCCAGAATTTCTTATATTTGTAATTGATTGTTTTCATAATGCGTTAGCAAGAGAAGTAAATATGACAATTCAAGGTACTGTAGAGAATGAACGAGACAAAACAGCTTTACTTTGTCTTGAAAGAATTAAGCAAATGTATAGTAAGGATTATTCTGAAATATGGAATATGTTTTATGGTATTCATGTGTCACAAATAGTATCAAATGAAACTGGTAATATTATGAGCATAACACCTGAGCCATATTTTATGATAGACTTACCAATACCTGTAAATAATAAATTACCTTCATTAATAGACTGTTTTAATTTATATGTAGAAGGTGAGACAATGGATGGCGATAATGCTATTTTTAATGAGAAAACTGGAAAAAAGGAGTCCGCAAAAAAGAAACTAATGTTCTGGAGTTTTCCAAATATATTAGTTATTGATATTAAGCGATTTAACGCGGTAAATCAAAAGAATCAAGTTCTTGTTGACTTCCCTTTAGAAAATCTAAATTTATCTGAATATGTAATTGGTTACAACAAAGAAAGCTATATTTATGATTTATATGGTGTATGTAATCATAGTGGGTCTGTTCATGGAGGTCATTATACATCATTTGTAAAAAATGCAAATGGTCATTGGTATCACTATAATGATACCAGTGTGTCAAAAGTAGGATTAGAAGGTCAAATTATAAGCCCTAAGGCATATTGTTTTTTCTATCGTAAAAGGGCAAATATTTCCAATTAAATAAATTATATTCCAAAGGTAATTTAAAATAAATAATTATTTGGTTAATATAATATATAATGGAATATACATCTAATACAGTTAGCGCAAGTTTAGGCAATATGGCATCAGATACATATAATATTTTAAATGATATATTATCAAATCCTAGTGTTATTATTATTGTAGTTGGTGTTTTATTATTTTATATAGTTACATTTTTTTCTTTAGGTGACTCAACAAGTTCATATAGTTCTTCTACAAATATGTCAAATTTATTTAGTTCAACTAATTCTTCAAATACTTCTGGTTCCTCATCAAACTTTACATACCTTGGAATATTAGCAATTGCTATTTTTATTATTTTAGTTATAATAAATGGTTTCCAATACTTTTTTGGTATTGATGTTATTGCTAAAATATCAAATTTATTTTCAGGAGAACCAGTAGTAGATATTTCAGTTGATACTACAAATGCGCAACCTAGTTCTATTCAAGAAATCAAATTATATCCCCAAGTATTTAATATTCCTGGAAATGATTATGTATATCCTGATGCCAAAGCATTATGTAGAGCATATGGAGCAAGATTAGCAACATATAAAGAAGTAGAAGACGCATATAAAGGTGGCGCAGAATGGTGTAATTATGGATGGTCTGAAGGGCAAATGGCACTATATCCAACACAACAAAAAACTTGGGATAAGCTACAAAAGATAGAAGGACATGAAAATGATTGTGGACGTCCTGGTGTAAATGGTGGATACATGAAAAATCCAGCTGTTCGCTATGGTGTGAACTGTTATGGATATAAACCACGTATGACACAGGAAGAGGAAGAGTTAATGGCAAATGCACCAATTTATCCAAAGACTAAGAAAGATATAGCTATGGAGGAGCGTGTTAAATATTGGAAAGATAAATTAAGCACTATATTAGTGTCACCATTTAATCATACACGTTGGAGTAAAATATAATATTAATAACTACTTACCATAATTAGTGATACAACTAAATACAAAAATAATTGTATATAATAAGAATATAAGCGAAGATAATTTTATAATTACATTAATAATAATATTAATCCATTGGATAATCTGTTTAAAAAATAATTTAATTTTATAATATGGTCCTAAAGTATATTTATTAAAGGTTTCAGTATCAAACATTAAATCTACACGGCAAATAGGACAAGTTGGTGTCTTTTTGATCCAATCAACAAAACAGACTAAATGAACATCACAATTACACAAACAATCAGATACAAATAATGGTATATGTTTCATTTTATATATTTCATTATCTTTGCTAGAAAATTCCCAACAAACTATGCATTGTTCTTTATAGTTATCTTTTTCTCTATCCTGAATTTGTACATGCTCAATAATATTTTCTTTCTTTAATTCTTGTTTTGTAAAATTTGTTAGTTCATTTGATTTTTCAGACTGTTTTTTATTTCGTTTTCTTTTATTATTTGATGGATACATATTTATTTATAGTAATATTTATATTACTATAAATAAAACAGTTTAATTATTATATTTTAACTCTCTTTGTTTTCTTGTTTTTATTTTGTTTTATTAGGTTTTGTTCACCATTTTTTCTAGTAGCTTTGTTAGTTTTGCTTGCTTTTGGTTGCTTAAAACTAGCTAATTCAAATAATTTGTCATATATTTCATCTGATAACATATCACATTTAGAATAATTGCTATCCATTTTATCATATTCATTTCTAACATAATCATTATTAATGTAAAAAATCCCAATAGGTACAGCTAAATCCTTAAACATATTATTTGTATTTTGATCTGTCTTAAATTCATTATCTGTTTTGTTAGTATCATTATCATCTATATTAAATTTACCTTCTAAACTTTTTGATCCGCCATAATGATATGTATTTAATGGTGACTTTCCTGAATTCATTAATATTGAATTGACTGTATATCCTCCACTCATAATTTTCCCATCTTGTTGATACATAATTAATTCATTATTGTTAAATACTGACATATACATTATTATGATATAAATTAATTATTTTATACGTGTTAATTCTTGTATAAGCGCTTAATTTCAGGAACATAACTAACATCTCTTTTATTTTTAATATAATCGATAATCTTAGTTACTTGTTCCTCATTTTTAATAATTTCTCGCAAACAAGTTTCTAAATATTTAAATGTAAGTGGCTGTGTTTCCTTTACATTTACAAATCGTAACTGTCCATCATTTAATTTTACAGATGTATTTATTAAATTACTATTTTCAACATGTGTATTAATACTTTGACTTAATGTATTTTTCTTATCGCGTAATTCTTTCATACGATCACCTAATACTTTCATTTGGTTATCAATTGTGACCCATTGTTGTAATTGTTGTTCAAAACTCATTAAAAAATATATTATAACAAAATAAAAATAAACTAAAATATATACTTATATAATTATAAGTTTGAATAAATATAAGTTTGAATAAATATAAGTTTGAATAAATATAAGTTTGAATAAATATAATATTAAAACTAAATATATAATATTATGTTTAGAGGAAAAATAAAAGCAAATAATATTAACCTCATATCATCAATTGACAAATTTAGAAAAAATGACAGTCGGCTAGTATACTTATTTACAAATGCCAGAGATGAACCCAAACTAGCTGAATGGACTGCTCATCATTTACTACTTGGTTTTGATAAAATTCATATATTTGATCACAAATCAAATATACCAGTTTCACAAATGATTGCTCCATTACTTAAAGATAAACGTATCAACATAATGCATGTAGAAACAGATGGAGCTATAAAACTGGAACTAATGACCCGTGCTATTCAAATATGTCAACAAAATAATGTTAGTTGGATGCTTTATTTAGATGCTGATGAATTTCTATTATTAAATAGATTTAATAATGTAAAGGAATTTCTAAATGTATTTAATTTTGCCGATGCTATTGGAATAAATTGGCTAATGTTTGGAACATCTGGACACCAAAAACAACCACCTGGATTAATAACAGAAAATTTTATTAAATCAGATAAAATAATAAATCATCATATAAAAAGTTTTGTTAGACCAGAAAAGGTTTTATTACCAGCTATAAATCCCCATTTTTATAATATGATAAATCCTAATCGATATTTTGCGGCATCTGGAAATAAAATGGTGCAAGGGCCATTTAATCCAGTGCCAAAAATATTTACAAAAGTATCTGCTTATATTGCTCATTATTATACTCAATCAGAAGAAGAACATAATCGTAGAAAAGGCAGACAATTAGATGATGGTACAAATGATAAATTACATATGTATTCTAATTTACATGCTGTTCATAATGAAGTTGTAAATAATCAACTTCAATATAAGTATTCTAAAAAAATTAAAGCATATCTATTAGGTTATGGAATTACCTTATAATTTAATTTAATGTTTGCGACTATGGCGTCTAGATTTTCTGCCGCCTCTATGTCTAGATCGTTTAGCATAAGTATGTTGTAAGCCAAGCAAAGCAAGAGGAACAACCGCTTGACCCAAAACAGCACCAGCTCCTAAATTGCCACCACGGCGACCTCTGCCTCTTTTACGTCCACCCATTTGCCCCATACCTTTATAATAGTTAGAAACATTTGCGTTAGGATTAGCAATTGGTACCAAAGTGGTACTAGCAGCGGCAACTGGGTTTTGTCCAGGATTATTCATTAATGAGTCGGTAAATTGTCTCCAACCATCTCCAACAGTATTCATAACACTGCTCCATCCACTGGGTCCACCAGCACCTGAAACAGAAGCAGGAGAAGCAGCAGCATTAATGGCACTGCCACCCCACATTCCTTTTCTCATTTTACGGCTCTTAGGCATATTATATAATGGGTAAAGAAAAAATATTAAATAGTTAAAGCATTTTCTTTTATAAAAGTTTTAAAACTCTTTTATTGTATTTATAAAGGAAGACTTATTACGCAATAGTGTTACTAAAATAACTAATATAGCTAAAATTAAAATAAATATTAAAAACACAAGAAAAATGATAATATAGATATATGGATAAATTTCATAAAGTATTAAATCAGTTACAGGAGAAAATATAATTTTAATTTCATTTCTAACATCTTCTGTTTTTAATATGTCTAAACATTGTTTTATTAATGTATCCTTCATTATTTTTTATAAATATATTTTTTTTGAATTTTATTTGTATTTGTATTAAAAATTGCGTGTTAAAAGTATAATATTTTTCTTTATTTCAAATAACAATGGATAATATTATTGAACCAACCATGGATTATGATTTTTCAAATTTATATTTAGGGCCTCCATCAACTTTAGCAGGAGGTTCATATTTTACTAAAATAATGTATAACACCAATAAATTATTATATTTACAAACACCCAAATGTTTAACAAAGCAAGGATTTGTAAAAAGTGGTAAAAAAATATTTGCTGACTTGATGTTTGATAATAATGATACAGTATTTATTAATTGGATTGAAAATTTAGAAAGTAAATGCCAGGATCTTTTATTTAGCAAAGGCAGTAGTTGGTTTCAGACAAAATTGGAAAAGGATGATATTGAAAGTGCGTTCACATCAGCACTAAAAATATATAAGTCTGGGAAATATTATTTATTACGGGTAAATGTAAAACCAAATATCAAGATATATAATGATTCAAATGAATTGTTTAGTTTAGAAGATATTACACCAGATAAAAATATAATTTCTATTTTAGAAATTCAAGGTATTAAATTTACTTCAAGAAATTTTCAGATAGAAATGGAACTTAAGCAATCTTTAATTGTTAGTCCGGATCCATTTTTAGACGGTTTTTTTATAAAAAAACCAGCAACTATATCTGCACATACTAACAATACAAATCAAGTATCTGAAACAAATTATAATATGTCTAATAAAAATACAGTTTTAGAAAAAATAGAGAAAACAAATATATTAGAAAATACTGATAAAATAGAAAAAACAGATATATTAGAAAAAGAAAAACAAGAAGAAACAAAAATAAATTTAGAAGAATTTATAAAATCATCCATTGATGAAATTAATAATAATACTATTGATAATAAATTAAATGAAGTAGATCCATTTGATATGTCTACAAATACAGATGAAAATAATAATAATTATAAGAAAGATAATGATATAAGTAACGATATAAGTAATGATATAAGTAATGATATAAGTAACGATATACGTAACGATATAAGTAACGATATAAGTAACGATATAAGTAACGATTTTGATGCTAATAAAGAAACAAATATTATTTTAGAAATAGAGAATTTAGATTTAGACTTAAATAATCAAAAGGAGGATCCTAATTTATTAAAAGAGGTTAGTTTTGATTCTAATTTAGTAAATAGTTTAGACACAGTTACATTAAAAAATCCAAATCAGGTATATCAAGAAATTTTAAAAAAAGCTAGAGATAAGGCAAAAGAAGCCAAACAATTAGCATTAAAGGCATATTTAGAATTAAAGGAGATTAAGAAAACATATATGATTGATGATATTGATGATAGTGATAGTGAATTAGATGTATATAGTGATGAAGAATATGAATAAACTCTAATTAAAATAATATAAAATACTAAAATATTGTTTATATTATTTTTAAACATCTAGGAAACTTCCTTATTATAAAACTTAGTTATAAAAATGTAATTAATTAATAATTACAAAAATATTTTATCCTTAATTTTATATAATGAGTGCTCCACTTAAAAAACTCTGGAATGATTACGGTATTGCTGGTATTTTGATTGTTGTTGTTGGTTTATATGTTTTACATATGATGTACAAATACTTTTCAAGTAAAGGTTCTTCAGGAATGCCTGAAGGTAACAGCAATAACAAAAATAAGGCTTATAACAACCAACCTAGTGGTTCTGTAATGCCCGCTGCTGAGAACCAGTCAGATGAGTTTGCATCTACATCTGGACCTTCCCAGCAAATGTCTCCCCCTTCTTGCGGCGCCAACACTACTAATCCCGCCGATTTGTTACCCAAGGATAACAACAGTGGATGGAGTGCTTTAAACCCTGCTGGTTCTGGTGCTCTTGGAAATATTAACTTGTTGAAGGCTGGTGCTCTTATTGGTATTGATACTATTGGTCAAACATTAAGAAATGCCAACTTGCAAATCCGTTCTGAGCCCCCTAATCCTCAATTGTCTGTTGGACCCTGGAACCAGAGCACCATTACTCCCGATTTTCTTAGAGTTCCTCTTGAATTGGGTCAAGGTTCTCAGTAAATTTTGTGACCATATATCATCACAAAAAATATAATATATAACCATGTAAAAATATGATTATAAATAATATTAAATATTTAAATTTTATTTAATATTATAAGTATGTGTATAATATATGTTTGGCTTTGATAGACAAAATCTATTTTTCTATATAGTTCTAGGATTTGTGTTTTACATAGGTTTAATAATTTATAATGAATCGGATGTATTTGGATTAAAATGTATTATATCGGATGTTGATGGAGAAACCTATTGTGTTAGAGAGCGTTCTAAGCTACAATTAGCCGCAGATTTATTAGCAAAAGTAACAGGCAATTGTAAAAATTTAGTTGATTATGTTAGTAAAAAATATCCCGATAATGAAGATGTTCAGCGCCTTAAAGCTAATTTTAATCCAGAAAAAATATCAGAGACATTACCAACTAGTGAATTTACTGCATATAGTGAAAATAAAGGTGAGAAATTGGCATTTTGTTTAAATAAGACAAAGGAAGAAGGTTCCAAATTAATAGACATTAATACTCTTACATTTGTAGCAATACATGAGTTATCCCATGTTATGACCAAATCAGAGGGACATAAACAAGTATTCTGGCAAAATTTTAAATTTTTACTAGAGGCAGCAAAAGAAGCAAATATATATCAACCAGTAGATTATAAGAAAAATCCAGAGCCATATTGTGGAATGGATATCACAGACAACCCGTATTTTGATATGTAATGTTAAAAAATATTTAAACTTATCATTATAAAAATATGTGTACCAATAAAAATATATAAAATAATAACATTAATTATATATAATGCCATTATTGTCACAACCAATATTTAAAGTTAACAAATTAATAGGAAAAAATAAAATAGGGCAAATATATGTGTTTTTTGGCAACAATTTAGACATAGAAGGAAAAGATCCAAATGAACTATTTGCGCAGGAAGGAACAAATAATCCGGCATTTTTAGACATATTTAAACCTGATGAACTAACAAATATCGAAAATAATAATATTCCTGTATTATTTGTAAAACAAAATATTCATATGGATGATACAATTGGTACTATTAAATTAAAAATTTTTGAAGCCACTGGAGTTCCAATTGAAGAATTATATTTGTTTTGCTTAAAAACTGAGAAACTTAATCCAATAACATTATATCAGAATTTAACACAAAATGATAAATTGCCTTTAACTAGACAGAACCTAGATAATATGTTAACAAATATTTATGATAAAACTACAGGTATGCCAATGGTTTTTGATTTAGATACAAATACTGAAGGAAAAAAAGATTATATATATACATTTGATGATATTTTAAGACTAGATTTAGATAATAAAGATTATTTAGTTGCATCCTGTTTAGGACAAAAATTTGTCTTTGCTAATGAATACGTATTTATTGTTGATCCATTTTATGTCTCTAATTATGACAAATTATTAGAAAATTCAAGAAAAGAATTAACAACACTTAATAATAATTTGTTACTTGAGTCTGGTAATATGTCATTAACAACACATAATCAGATTTTCTTTAGAAATAATATTTATTTATGTTTAGCATCAGACGTTTTACAAGAAGAAAATAAAAATCCTCAAATTATGCCTGAATATATATTTAAAATTTATTATCCATTTTTACATAAAGCAAACATTAACTCACTTGATGAACTAGAAGGTGCTAGTGAAAAACTACAACAAGATAGCAAAAATAAGCTATCAACAAATGTTGTTAGATCATTTAATAGTATTGATATGTTTTATGACGTATATAAATTCTCTAATAAAGAGCAAGCTAGTTCTAAGCTATTTTCACTAAAACAAGCAAATACTGGTATAAATAGTATTAAAATTGTTATATATCCTGATTTCAAAATAAAAATTCCAATAGAAATATTATTTAAACTTTTACATGCTACTTATGATTTTCCATTAATTAAATTCAACCCTGAAACTAGACAATCTAATATGTATCGATTATATACAGATAAATTATCTACTGATGGTCGAAAAATACCACATCTTAATAAATCAATAATATTTAAACTAATAAAAATGATTGGAAAGAGTAAATCAGTTGCGGTTTATACAAAAGTTATACATAATGAGAAAGAATACAATATGGTTTGCGAATTTGAAGAAAGTGGAAATATTTCAGTATATTCATTATTTGATTTTGATACACCTGTTTTATTACAAGACACATTTGAAACAAGATTTACAAATATTGATGCAATTATTGATGCGGTTGTAAATCCATTAATAGAAGAAGTTAGACCTTTTTTTAAAAGTAGTGGATTGGAATTGCCATCATTTAAATCGATTGTTAGTTCTAATATAGAAATTAGAGAACTAACATATCAAACAATATATTCAGTTACTAGACCAATTGATTTGAATAATTATATGGGTTGTTTGTCTAGTGTATTTACAATAGAAAATACTAATTTAGTTGAAACTGTTAATATGAAAGAAGGAGCATCATTGCGCTTTAAACGTGTTTCTAATTTTACATTATTAGATAGTCAAGTTGCATTTATTGTTGAAAAAATATCACAAGGAGCAAAACAACAAGAAATTATAAATGAATTAATAAAAAATTATGATGATATGAATGAAGAAACAGCAAATGATGTTTTAATTAAAACAATTAAAGACTTAGAACTTGTACGAGGCGCAAATAAAAGGCGCAATATTATGATTAAAATGAACCCTGGATTTAAGACAAATATGATTTTGAACCCTATTAAGAGTGAATTAAAGGTGGTTGTATCTGGTATTAATAATATTTTTTATTTGGATACAATTCCTGTTTACATTAATTCATTTGTTCGTATATCACAAGACATAAATAGTACAAAGGTTAATGCTTCAGAAATAGAGACTTTATGCTCTGGAGATATAATAGAAGAATTAGATATAAACCCAGATGAAATTGTGGCTCAATCAGAAGAAAATATTAAAGAAAATGAAGTCCCTATTATAAAAGATGATAGTCCTGTATATTTTAGCGAATCATCTGGTTCTTTACCTGATAATGATGATTTATTAGATTTAATTGGGTTTGCTGAAGGTGATGATAATGAAGACGATATGATTGGTGGAGCTTTAGAAATAGATGATCTTGGAGAAGGACCGGGTGCTAAATCAAAGGCAGCAGTAGCTATTCCCGAAACCGCAGGGCAACCCGAAAATATTGTTCATGATATAACTGGAATGAAATTAAAATATCCTAATCCATTTTCAAAACGTATTGAAGAAAGAATGCCAAATCTATTTGTTAAAAGTAAAGATGATAAGATTGATTTATATACTAGAATGTGTCCATTTAATATGGCTGCTAGAAGACAGCCAATTATTTTAACTCCAGACGAGAAACAAAAACTAGTAGAAGATAACCCTGACTTATATATAGATAAAACTACGGGTAAAGAAAAGGAGTCAGAATTTATTGAATATGGTTCTGATCCATCTAAAAAATACTATTTTACTTGTCCTCGATTTTGGTGTTTAAAAACAAACTCAGCAGTTTCAGAAGATGGTATTAAAAGAGGTGACTGTGGTGGAGTACCAGTAGAAAATATTGAAGATGTAATTATTCCAAAGAAAGCTGATGTAGTACCAAAGGGTAAATATGTTTACCGCTTTTATGAGGATGATGAAACAAATTTTCCTGGGTTTCATAAAGAAAAAATGCCTGATGGTTCTTGTATTCCTTGCTGTTACAGTAAATGGTCTACATCTGAGATGAAATCGCGTAGAGATATTTGTCAAGGCAATTTTAAGCAGAAAGGTCAAATGCAAGCAAAACCTGCTACTGCGACTGCGACTGCGACTGCTTTAACAGCTACTGCTTTAGAACCTATAGAAGGACAATCTGTAGAAGATGTTGTATCCCAATCTTTAGCACAATCACAAGAACAAGTACAAGGACAAGAACCATCAGTAAGTCAGGCTGAAGATGAACTAAGACGTAATGTCCAAGAAACTGAAAATTATGTAAAAGGTCCTGAAAAATACCCTCTTGGAGAATATAGATGGGGATTTCTGCCAATAGGTGTCCAAAAATTTCTACATGAAGTGAATTCAGAGTGTCAAGTTAGTAAGACAAATGCAACTATTAAACCAAACCATACATGTTTACTTAGATATGGTGTAGAAAATGATAAGAACCAATCCTTTATTGCTTGTATATCAAGTATTTTACATTATAGCAAACAAGAAAATATTGCAGCAGAAATGCCAACTGGTAAAAAAACAAAGAAAAGTAAAAAAGCTGCAGCTGAAGCAGCAATTAAACAAGCAGTACCATCTATTAAACAAATGAAAGATATGATTATTGATGCCATTGATATAGATAAATTTATAACTTATCAAAATGGGGACTTAGTCACATCATTTGCGAACCCTACTTTAGAAACTGAAAAACAAGTAAATGCTATTAATATACGTTTAAAAGGTGGAAATAGTAGTGGAGTGAAATTTAAAGTTGGTGATAAAATAGAGTGTAATTATCGTGGTCTAAAAAAATGGTATTCTGGAACTATATTTCATATAAATCGTAATGGCACATATGATGTAACTTATGATAAAATTAAAGTTAATATTGAAGATTATGCTGGTTCTAAATTATATCAAAAAGCAAAAGCAAATAATAAAGATAGTACAATAGAATTTTTACAACGTGTTGCCGAAGCATTTGAAAATTTTAAGATGTTTTTATCCGATCCTACAATTATGATTGATTATACTTATTTATGGGACATTATTACTTCTAGAAATCCAAAGTTATTTCCAAATGGAATAAATATGATTATCTTGGAGATGCCAGAGGATGATAGTAGTAATAATATTGATCTTGTTTGCCCAACAAATCATTATTCTAATAATGCTTATGATGAAAGAAAAAGCAGTATATTCTTAATTAAACGTGAAAACTGGTTTGAACCTATTTTTTCATATCGCAACAATAATGAAATACAAAATATATCATCTACATTTGTTGAAACAGATAAAAATCTTAAGGATGTATTTACAAAAGTTATTCGTCCTACATTAGGTGAAAAATGTCGAGCTATTTTTAATAATAGAAATCGTGAATATCGATTTGAGCAAGCCAGAATTCTTGATGACCTTATTGATGTACTTATTCAAAAACGAAAATATGCTATTAATAGACAAGTTCTCAATTTTCAGGGTAAAGTTATTGGTTTATTAGTAACTAGTCCAGATGGTCTTAATGGGTTTGTTCCTTGTTATCCATCATCATTAAATGACGCATATGATTATGTTTATATGTCAGATGATATTTGGCAATCATATGATGATACAGTTGAATTCTTGCGTTCATATTATAATAGACCTTTTTCTCAAGAACAATCACAATCACAATTAGCAGCTATAAAAGAAGATGAAGATAAACCAGATAATTTCTTTCATGTAGCTGATGCAGAATTTAATAACGCTGTAATTATGGGATTTTTAACAAATACAAATCAGTTTATTCAGATTAATAAACCTATACCAGTTTCCGCAGTTAATAAAGATCATATTCGTATAATTAGTAGTAATAATACACTTGTATCAGATATAAAAACATTAACAACTAACAATGTCGATAATGTGCGTGTTGACTATATTAAACGCGTTAATTTGGAAACTAACTTTTACAATACATTCAGAAATACTATTCGTATTTTATTCAATAATTATTCAAATAGTGGCAAACGAAAAACTATCAAAGATGCTTCAAATGAAAAAACTATTTTATATAAGGATAAATTAAAACGTGTAACTGATTTGTTAGTTGATCTTGTTGGAGATAATATTGAATTTGTTGAAGATTTTGATTATAAAAATATTATAGAAGATGATATTCAAACATGTATAAATAGTTCTGTTGATACTTGTGATGTTAATCCAACATCTATTTGTAAAGTATCTCAAAATAAAGATAAATGTATTATTCAATTTCCATCTAACAACTTAGTTTCAAAACAGCCAAATAAAGAATATTATTTTGGAAGAATGGCCGATGAACTTATTCGTTATAATAGAATAAAGTCATTTATATTTAAACCTCAATCGTATTTATCTTTTGGTCTAGTTAAATATAATTTACGAGATAATGAAATTATTGTGTTACAAGATATGATAAATCAAGAGTTTTTTGAAAATTTAGTTCCAGCTGATATTAATAAATATGCAAAATATAATACTACTGATAATGCTCAACCAATCACAAATCAATTATATAATAATGTATATGAATATGATATAGCTGTTAATACAACCAAAATTATTGATTGTCGACGAAGTGAGCCCAAACCAATTAGTAATGCAACTTATTGGAAAAAATGTTTTCCTAGCAATTATAGAGAAGTAGAATATTCTAACAGTCCATTTTGTCCACTTTATCTTATTATTGACTTAGTTAAAGAATTTCATGGTAAAGATATTACTATAGGTATGGTTAAAGATGATTTAATTGGTGAATATAATAGACTTACTGATAACTATACAAATATTGAGAGATATCAGAAAATATTGGCTATTTTAAGAGATGAAGAGTACCAAAATGTCTTATCAAATGATAATATTAAGAAAGGTATGACAATTGAACAAATGATTATATTAGAAGGATTTAATGCAGGAAATTTTGATTTATGGGTACTATTAAATAAATATAAAATACCATCTATGATGATATCTAAAAAGGACTTTTTATATAGAAATATGTCGGTAATGATTTGCTGGATGCCTAGTGAAAATATAGGTAAATATGCTATTATTATGACACCTATATTTTATAAACAAAAAGAAAATAATGAAAATGAAAATAGTGTTCATCAATATAAATTAATTAAAGATGGTAACAATAGTAGTATAATTGATATTAGTAAATTACCTAATCCTGTAAATCAATGTATGACAACTATAGGACAAGCTATAGATAATTATTACACAATTGAACATTATTTAGATGAAGTATTTGATAAAATGCCAAAAATGCCACAAAATATACTTAAGAAGGCTATTCAAAGTGAGAGACAATTAATGCGCAAAGGAAATGTTGAATTAGTTGAAGAAGATATAATTGTTAGAGATATGTCAAATTTAGAGCAACCTGTAATAGAGCAACCTGTAATAGAGCAACCTGTAATAGAGCAACCTGTAATTGAGCAACCTATAATACAACAACCAAAAAAAAGAGGACGTCCCCCAACTCGTAAAATTGGAGGTAAAATATATACTAAAAATACTACAAGAAAACATATCTAGAATGTTAGTAACTATCATACCCATCAATAATTTCATCGATACTACTTTCATCATTAATTAATTCTGTATGTTCAAGATTATTATTTTCATTATCTTCATTATTTTCATTATCTTCATTATCTTCATTATTTTCATCATTATTTTCATCACTACTAGTATCATCAATATTATTTGTAGTCATTGTATTTGTATTTGATGTTATTATATTTGTATTTGTAGTCACTGTATTTGTATTCCTATTTGTATTTAAATATACATTTTCATCATCATCTTCTTCATCTTCATCATCTTCATCTGTATCTCTTACATGTATCATATGAAATGGAATATGATGTGTAATAAATGAAAATGGTACCCAATTTGTTCTATCTATAATACTTAGTTTAGGTTTATAGTGACTAATTTTTCTACCAAATGTCTTATTATAAAAATAAAATTTTTTTAATTTTAAATATAATATTTTCTTGTAAATTCTTATTCTTTGAGTTCCTTGTATATCATAATTAACAACTAAATAGTAATATAAAAATGGTTTGAAAATATCTACTAATAAATCCTTTGGAAAATCATCATGTATTGCTAGTTTATTTGTATAAAAATTTTGTTTTAACATAGCCAATATAGATTTATGTAATATACTGTTTTGTGTATTATATATATAATTTTGAATTGTTATATCTCTTAAAAATGCTTCATGTTTCAAAATAAATTTGTCTAGATCAAAATCAGACAAAAAATATAAATGAAATGCAGTTGACATAATCCGATACGATGACTTTAGCTGAAAGTAAATATTATACAATGTTGAATAATTAAACACTTCATTATTATATGGATTTTTAGCAAAATTTGGCTCCTGGAAAAAATATGGTGCATTTGTAATTGCTGTCTCAATAATTTTAACAAGATCATGTAAACTAAATAAATATTTTGACCTATTTTGAATTAATATAAATGTATTTCTATGATTTATATCTAAAGGTGTTAATGATAAATCATCTGTTACAACTGTTTTATATTTTTTTAGCCTGTAAATGTGTGCAAATCTTATAAATAAATGATATATTTTTTGGGCCTTTGAAAAAAGATCAACTAATTGTTTTTTATATTTCTTTAAAAATAAAAAATCTTTTTTAATATCATCAGTAATAATCATTTTAAATACTTTTAATTTGGCAGATGAAAATTTAAAAATAGTTTTTTTGTCTTTATTTAATATTAATTTATACTCTTTATAAATTTTACAAATAATATTATAGATGTAACATGATATAAAATATGTATCATTCATTTTAATAATTTCACTATTAATATTTTTATTCCATTGTGTAATTGTACTATCTATTTTATTTGTTTTCAATATATGATTAGAAAATACATATGATGATTTATCATCTGGATATTTAATTATTGGACTATTTGCACATTTTTGTAATATATTAAAAAAACTTTTCATTATGAAATGATTATTTATTCATAACTACTTATTTTTAATATATTATTTAGATCTTATGTTATTTATAATATTTAAGCAAATGGATTATAGTCATTGTCTCCACCCATTTCTTGTGACTGAATATTAACAACATTATTTTCTATTGTCAAGTTCTTTGTACTACAACTATCACTAGGATCTTCTATAGTGCCAAATAATCCATTTTCAATAAGAGCTTCTTTATTCTCATATTCATATTTATATTTCTCTTCTAAGTTAACCATTTCATTCAAATCTAAAACAACTTGGAATGAAGCAGTACCAAATAAACCTTCTTGGCCACACATAACATTTGCTGAAATACCTCTCATATTATCTAGCTCAGCATGTCTAGCAGCCTTTAAGAACATTTCAGGTGTCTCTTCAAATGATGCTTTCGCAATTGGTCCAATATCATCATTATTAATTCCGTGTCTAAATATCGAAATCATCTTGTGACTAAATGTCATTCTGTCACATAATAATGCCATATGATGGAAATTTAAATAAGTACCGTCAAATTCAATCACATCTGCCAACTCATTATAAATTGCCTGTCTAGCTGCTTCCATACCAAGAACCTCATAAATTTCAATAATATCATTACTAGCTGTTCTGTTAGGATCAATATAATCTAATCCTAAAACGTCTAGCATATTTGTGCCAATTGTATCTAGAACCCAAATATCTTCTTTTACGTAAGCACCCGATTTAAGCTTTAAATTATCCTTTATTTTTCGAAGAATAACCTTATCAATATTTTTAATACCACGAAGTACAATATTATTTAGTAACTGATCTTGGAAATTCTTTAATATGTAGATTTGATCAGATTGGTCCAATGGATTTAACTTAGTCTTCTTTTGTGTCTTACTTCCACTATTCTTCAAAATATTAGTCATTCTAATTCTAAATACCAATTTATCAGCATTATAATCTGAATAGACACATGATATCTCATCTCTATAAGTATTATTCAATGTAAAATGAACATCATCCATTGTAATATTTTTCTCTAACATTGTCTCTGGATCCATAACCATACGAATAATCCACTTAGACTTCTCAGTTTCTTCTGATGTACCGACATCTGTATCTAAGCATTCATTAACCATATTTTCAAATGCTCTAAATTGTGACATTGTACTCTTATCCTCATCAATCAAAGTATTCATATCATCCGGATCAAAACAGATCTCAACTGATTTTACAACTTCTTCCAGTTTTGTATGTTCCAACATATACTGGATTGTATTTGCTTTATCCTTATCAGTCTCATCTTCGGGTTTCAAATATACAGTTAATGATGGGTTCTTTAGTGATGCTGATAATGATAGAATTTCTTCAATTCTTGGAACACCACGAGTTACATTTGACTTAGATGCAACACCAGCAAAATGGAAAGTGTTCAAAGTCATCTGTGTAGTCGGTTCACCAATACTCTGTGCGGCAACCATTCCAACCATTTCACCAGGAGCAACAATTGCTCTCTTATAATCAAGTATAATTGTAGCACATAATACTTCTAATGCTTTCTGATTGAAACGCTTATTGAGTAATAAATCCTTAGGAGATAAATAGTAGTAATATAATACTTTAAATAATTCAGTAGGTGGGGCATAATGTATTTGTTCTAACTTGGCAAATGTATTTTCAATTAGTTCAAACGCATCTAGCATTGTAATATCCACAAGTGAATTGGCATTAATACCTTGTTGTCCAATAACATTCTGAATAATATATGAAAATGCTACAGGAACACGAACAACTTTATCAGATTTATTATTAAAGATATTCTTGATAATAATATCTCGTTTTTCAATCATATAGTCAGTATAAAATTTACATTTCTTATTTAGTTGTTCTTCTTGTTTCTTGTGAAGACTAAATGCGTTCTTGGTAAACATACTAGATAGTGACTTGCTTTTTGTCTTAGCATCTTCAGGTACATTATAGTGACCATAAATATCTTGAACACTCATATCAACAATATGAATTTCCTGATTTTCAACCTTAATTGTATCAATATTATCATCACCATATGAGAACTGAACAATCTTACCTTTATTTGTTCGGATTGTCATATCATAATTTACCATTAAATCCTCAAGACCTTTAATTAATCTGCGCTGAATATAACCAGTAGTAGAGGTCTTAACAGCGGTATCAATTAGACCAATACGGCCACCCATAGCGTGAAAGAATAGCTCTTGAGGTGATAGACCATTAATATATGAACTCTCTACAAAGCCACGAGCTGTTGGGGAATCATCATATTTATGATAATGAGGAAGTGTTCTATGTTCAAATCCATATGGAATACGCTTACCATCTACATTTTGTTGTCCAAGACAAGCAGTCATTTGTTGGATATTAATTTCGGTACCTTTAGAACCGGCATTAAACATAACTACAAATCTATTTTCCTTATCTAGGTTTTTCAAGGCTTCTCTTCCAGCTTCTGATTGTGCTTTACTAAGAATATTATTAACTTTAGTCTCAAATTCCTCTTCATTTGTTTTTCCAGAGTTATTTTCAAATATACCAATTTGGACTTGGTCAATTAAATTCTTAACATCAGTCTTCTTATCTGAAATAATACTAATAATTTTTTGATTGGTCTTTTCATCAGTAATTAAATCACTAATACCAACACTAAAAGCACTTTGCTTCATATATTCGGTAACAATATTCTGGATGTCATCTACAAATTCAGCTGATGCCATATTGCCATAATCATTGCATACACGATGGATTAGACCTTTGGTGCCAGAACCAAGAATACCTTTATCCATTTGGCCTCGAATATATTTGCCATTTATAATTTCAATAATATTATTTGAAGATTCTGACTTTTCAGTATCACCATTAAATTGCTTATTTTTCACTTTAAGTGATATGGGTGGCAAGATTTGTGACATAATCTCAAAATTTGATATACGATCATTTGATTTCTTATCTTTAACAAATGGATTTACACGCTTAAACATCATTAATAAGTTCATTGCGTCTTTCTGTGTAAAATCTATTTTCTCTCTTGTAAATCTGTAGCAACCCAACATCGAATCCTGGTAGATACCGATGATTGATGAGTTGTTACCTGGACTGATTATCTGATATGGCACTGCTGCCAAATTCTTTAATTCTGCCTCGGATTCCGGATCCTGCGGCATATGTAAATTCATTTCGTCTCCATCAAACGGTTATTCCCCTAGGTTTCCCAAGGGGCCGGACTGTATCTTAAGCAAACTCCGGATAGCTAATCCATCATAGTTCACCAATACCCGTTCAGTCTCTGAGTGCCTTCCATAGTCTGCTAAACGACTTTAGGAAGTAACACTGCTGATTGCCCAATCCTTCACATTATGACCATTGGTTTTCGTTAGTTAAACGAGTTCCTCTTAACTCCTTTCGGGGTTAGAGTGGTAGTGAAGGCTCTAAGGGGTTTCCAGCATCAAGGTATTTCGCAAATAAATCAATAAAATCCTGGGGCATTTCTATATTATTTATTGTATGATAATCTATTAAATGTTTATAATGATGTTCTATTTGTGATTTTATTATTTTGTTATTTTTTGACAAGTTTTCTTTAGAAGCTAAAGGCATAGTATTTCTCCAATTAAATGCAATAGTTTGTTCATTTTCATTATCTAAATTAAAATGTGATAGTGGAATTACATGATCTATATGCCATACTGAACCACGATTTTCAAGAGTATATTCATTTGTATTATCTAATAACCATTTTAAATATTCATCTGAATTACAGCCTAAATATTCAATTGTATGTTTATTTTTACAATTAAGGGCGCTTATAATTCTAGAACGAACTACTCTTTTAAATTTATCTAATGGTTCATCTCTCTCACAATCTCTACATTTTAATCTATTATATCTAAAACTATCTTTATGTTTTATACTATCACATTTACTACATTGTTTATTATCTATTCCAATTATGTCTTCTTTTATTTTTTGTCTTTCAATAACTTTATTATGTTTATAATCAACTGCCAATTTTATTAGTTTTTTTCTATGTTCTTCATCTTTTTTATATTTATCTTTTCGTCTATTATTAATACAAATAATACATACTGTCCTACCTTTATGAAATTCTGAAATTATTTTTTCTTCATTACAATTTGAACATTTTTTTATTGTTTCATTATTAATTATAATATTAGTATATTTATTTCTACTTCTTTCATTACGACATTCTTTACATATATTTCGTTTTGGTATAAATTTATCTTCAGATTTTATATTTTTACATCTTGAACAAGATTTTTCTAATAGTTTTGTATCGGCTACATCCATTTTATATAATTATAGAATTATCTTTTTATATTAGTTTGCCTATTTATTAATTTATTTACTAGGGAGTATCACGCTTTTCACGCTCCCTGTTGCCGACGTTGATGTTAGTATTTTGTGACCATTTACATCACAAAAATTTCATCGGCATTGTAAGGCTTTGTCGACCTTAATCCTCTAAGTTTCCAAAGAGGGCGGACTGTATCTTAAGCAGATTCTGGTTAGTTACACCATCATTATCTACCGATTTCCGTTCAGTCTCTGAATGCCTTCCATACTCTTACTATAACGAGCTTAGGAAGTAACACTGCGGATTGCCCAATCCTTCACATTATTACCATTGGTTTCGGATATTAACCGAGTTCCTCTTAACACCTTTCGGCATCAGAGTGATAGTAAAGGCTCTAAGGGGTTTCCCGCAACAAGAAATCTTGCCTCATAAAGAGACTAGGGAGTTTAACGCTTTTCACGCTCCCTTTTGCTGACACAAAGTCTATCAGCTACATTCATTCTAAAAGTATCACCGCGCTTCATAATACGCGCAATATGACACATCATACTCATTCTGTGTAAAGTCGGTTGTCTATTAAATAAGATAGCATCACCATCCATCATATGACGATGAACAATATCTCCTTCTTCTAAAACAATAGACTTTCTATCTAGATATTTTAATGTTATTGATTCGCCATTCTTTCTTTCCAAAATCTTAGCACCAGGCCATACATCAGGACCATTTTGCACTAATTTTGTTAAGAACGCTTTATTTACGCGATTAACAGTAACAGGCTTAGTAATATTTTTTGCTATTTTCATAGGAATACCTAGCTCTCTAATTGAAATATTTGGATCCGCAGTAATAACTGAACGCGCACTAAAATCAACACGTTTAGCCATAAGATTACCTCTCATTCTGCCACCTTTACCATTTAATCTGTCTTTAATGGACTTTAATGGTCTGCCAGAACGTTGGGCAACTGGATTGGATCCAGGTAATTTATTATCAACCTGACTGGCAACATGATATTGTAATACAGTTGTCCAATCATTGATTACATTTTCAGGCGCATTATTCTGTATTTTATCTTGTAATGTCTTATTTGTTTTAATAATATTAACAAGAATATGACTTAAATCATCTTCAGAACGCTGTTGCGCATCATGTTTTACAGATGGTCTTACAGCAGGTGGAGGCACTGCTAAAACCTGACAAATCATCCAATCAGGACGCGACCATAAAGGACTAAATCCCATAAAAGTCACATCTTCATCTGAAATACGCTTAAATATTTTAAGTACCAATTCAGGAGTTAAAGGAATTACAATATTCTCTTCGCCTTCTTCACTAGTATTAGCCCATTCAGCATATAAAGAAGCAAAACCTTCTTTTCTTATTTTCTTTGGTTGTAAACAACCACAACCATCTTCAGTATCTTCACCACATCGCTTAATGTCTTTATTTAATTCAAACACATACTTCCATCGTGCTTGAGATGGCATTTTAAGTGCCTGTTTGTATTTTTCCTTTGACACTAATAGTTTACTACATTTGAAGCAAACACAACGTAGAATTTTTTGAATTGTAGACAAGTATTGAATATAGAAGACTGGTCGCGCCAATTCAATATGTCCAAAGTAACCCGGAGTTTGCATATAGTCTAAACCATCCGTAGGACAGATTAAACCAGGTTCTAAGACCCCCATTCTAGGGTCAAATAATCCATTAATTACTGGTTTATTATTAATATATGTATCACGACTTGTAATTTCGGCTACAGAGCCTTTACGAATTTCTTCAGGCGATAATATACTAAACTGGATGCCAATAATTTTGGAGCAATTAATATTTTTCATGTTTCTGGAACTTTGCGACATTCTTATTATAATACTATAAATAATATTTAGATTGTTTCAAATCAATTTTATTTTTTACCAAAATAATGGTAATTAATATTTATATTATTTTTATAAATGTTTTTATTATGTTTATTATAAAGACCACCAAAAAAATTGATTTTAAAAATACGATATAAACATAATTTATAAAAGTAATAAAAAATGACCAGAGAACAAACTAAAATGACTATTAAAAAGGATAAAAAAGAAAAGAAAAATGATGATAGACGTAGAAAACAAATAAATGACGATGACTCTTCAGATAATAATAGTAGTTATGATAGTAATTCTGATAATGAAGATGACTTTGATCAGCATGAATATAGAAAATTTTTGGCAAAGATGTTTCCATCTAAACATATCAATAAAAAGGTTGAAGCTGGTGAACGTTTAAAAAAAACTTTAAAAGATGATATTAAAAATCAGAAAATAAAGGCTGGAAAAAAGAATGATATAAAGAATGATAGAAAGAAAAAGGCATCTAAAAATAAATATGATAATGAAAGTATTATTTCTGATAGTGAAACAGAAACAGACTCAGAATATTTTCCTTCTGAAATATCTTCAGAAACTAGTTCTGACTATGTTAATAAAAAGAATAAAAGACATAGTTCAAAACGATTACGTCGTAAAATTTATGAAGAAAGCGAAGAAGAGGAGGATGATGATAATTATGAAACTATATCTGAAAGCGAAGAAGATGATAATGATGATAATTATGAAACTATATCTGAAAGTGAAGCTGATGATGAAGATGAAGAAGAAGAGGATGAAAAAGTAGATAAGAAAAATTTAACTAAAGGCAAAAAGAAATCTAGTAATTTTAATATTGTATTATCTATTGGTACTGGTAAAAATGATGATTTAGATGGCGAATCTGAAGAATATTATGATGAAGATGATGAAGACTATGATAGTGATGCTCCTACTGAAAATGAGGATGATCCAATTAGTTCGGATGAAGATACTGATGATAGTGAAGAAGAAACTGAAGATATACAAGATAAACCTACAGTAAAAAATACTAAGAAGTCATCTAACTCTGGTGTCCAATTAGTTACAACTGAGAAGACAGATACTAGTTTAAAGAAGGATGAAGTTGATTTATTAGCAGTTCTAAAGAGTTTACAAGATAAAGGTGAAAATACTGGTCTTGTTTCTGAGTGTATTAAATTATGTAACCAGAAAATGCTTGTTAATAAGAAAAAGGAACAGAAGAAACTTAAGAAAGAAAAGGACCGTAATGATCGTATTTTCAGACGTATATTACGGGATAAAAATACTATGAATGACTTTGACTTCTTTGAAAAGATGGATATATCTAGTCAAAAGAAAATTATTAAGGAGCTAAGAGAAATTAATAAGGTTACACGAATTGAGAAACCGTATCGTCTTACATTATTAGAGGCAAATATTCCTGTAAATTTCAAAGGCGCTGCAATGAAAAAGATTGGTACATTAAGACATATGGAACCTGGAAGCGGTGAATATTATAAAATTAAAAACTGGGTCGATACATTTATGCGTATTCCATTTGGAAAAACTCAAGATTTACCAATTCATATTGAAGATGGAGTTGATAAATGTCACGAGTTTATGGCCAATGCTCAAAAAACACTAGATGATGCTGTATATGGATTAAATGATGCCAAGATGCAAATTATGCAAATGCTTGGACAATTAATTACAAATCCTAAATCAGTCGGCACAGCTATTGCTATACATGGCCCTCCCGGTACTGGAAAAACTAGTCTTGTTAAGGAAGGGATTAGTAAAATTCTGAATAGACCATTTGCCTTTATTGCCCTGGGAGGCGCTACTGATAGCAGTTTCTTAGAAGGACATGGATATACTTATGAGGGGTCAATGTGGGGCAAAATAGTTCAAATATTGATTGAGAGTAAGTGTATGAACCCTGTAATATATTTTGATGAACTTGATAAGATTAGTGATACACCAAAAGGTGAAGAAATTGCTGGTATTTTAACTCATTTGACAGATACATCACAGAATTCACAGTTTCATGATAAGTATTTTGCCGAGATTGATTTTGATTTAAGCAAGTGTCTATTTATATTTAGTTACAATGATGAGACTAAGGTTAATCCTATTTTGAAAGACAGAATGTATAGAATACAGACAAAGGGATATAATCAGAAACAAAAAACTGTTATTTCAAATAGCTATTTATTACCTAGAATAAGAGAACAAGTCAGATTTACAAAAGAAGATATTATTATTCCTGAGGCTACTATTCATTATATTATTGACAATTATTGTATGAAGGAAGATGGAGTACGTAATTTAAAACGATGTTTAGAGATTATTTATACAAAGTTGAATTTGTATCGCCTAATGAAACCGGGCTCAAATTTATTTGAAGAAGACATGTCTTTAAAGGTGGAATTTCCATTTACTGTTACAAAAGATATTGTTGATAAGTTAATTAAGACAAATAAAGATGCATTAAGTAGTGCTTTGTATTCATTATATTTGTAAATTTAATATAATAATTTAATATAATAGTTTAAATTTAATATAATAATTTATAGTTTGGTATTTTTTTTATTCCATTATATATGTATAATGCCTGTTAGAACTAGTAAAGCTTTTTATAGTAGAGGAGTTCCTAAGAATTTCACCGATTTTGCCACAGTTGCTTCTGGAAACTATACTGTATTTCAGCCAACAATCCAAATAATTAATTCTAATTTTTTTAATAAAGGTATGAATTATATTATTTATGATAAAAAATAAAAAATTAAAAATATTTTATATTGTAGTATAATATAATATAAAATGACTAAATTCAATAATGGAAAAATTACTACAACAGCTTTGTTATATAATCGTGGTGTTCCGCCTACAGAGAAAAATTTTGTATATTTGGCCAGTGTAAATTATGGTATGCTCCGCCAAGTTGTTAGATATTATAAACAAACCGGTCGACAAAATTTTTCTTTGTTTTAATTTTACACTTTTGAACATTTCCTAAGATACTGTGTTTTACAAATGTTAACTTGGACAAATTAAAGATAAAATTGATAGAAAAAGAAAACATATAATGCGTATTTATAATTTAATTATTATAATTTAATTATAATAATTAAATGGACTTTTTAAAAAATGTTAGTACAATTTTATACCCAATTACACCAAATTACACCGATAAACATTATTTTACTCATGATAATTATAACAGACCATTTTGCGTTTATATTGATGAACCAAACAATAAAGTTTTTGTATATAAAAGAATAGATACTTCATCATTTAAGTTAAAAAAATATAATAATCTAATTGAAACGTTTAATCCAGATAAAATATTTATAGGCAAAAGTCCTCTTAGCCCAATGACAGAATTTTCTGGTGGACATGGACCTGAATTTGATGGAAATTCTATTTTATTAAAAATAAATGAAAATGAATATGTATTTATTGGTGACCAAATTTATTCATTCAAAACAAATCATCAAATAGTTTCATTTGTGTCACCTGTTGGTAATAATGATGTACCATATCCATATGCAATAGATGACAAAGATAATTACTATTTTTTACTTCACCCAGATACAGGTATACTTACAATTAACGATGATACAAAACCACATGATCCATATGAATATTTTTATTCTATTAAAGGGAAAATCAAAGAAAGTGAAAATATTGAATGTATGTATATGGGAGATGAAAGTTATAACATGATAACTTGGTCAAATCCGGGTTATAACTATGATGATTTAATTAAACGATTAGGAGACAAAGGTCCTATGTATATTCAATTTAAAGGCAAAGAGAAAAAACCAATAAGTAGAAATGACTATATTGAATTATTAGAAAATTATAACAAAAAGATTAGATTAATGCCATTATTGGATATAAAAATAATAGAAAAGAGAGATTGGTAATGATTAATTATATTAAAATACTTTTTCTCACTGTATGATTTTTTAGAAAACTAAAAATAAAATTGATTTAAAATTTTATTATAAATATAAATAAAAAACTTATATTTATAATAATGTCAGCTGAACACGCAATCTTAAACAAAATGAAGGAAGCTACAAATAATTTTATAAAAACATTAAATACTATAAAAATAAAAGCAGTAGAAATAGAACAAATTGCTAAAAATGAAATAGATAATGATAATTATTATGTTGAAAATTGTCTAGTATATAAAAAATTTAATGAAATATTTGATATTGATACAATTAACCATTTAATAGATAGTGTAGAACCACTATTAAATGAAATAGATGATGAGAAACAAAAAATCTGTGAAAATCATGAATTTATTGAAGACCGTGTTGAAACCGGAGTAGAATGTAATATGATGACAATTTACTGCTGTAAGTTTTGCCGTGTTGTCAGAAAATAAAAAAAATTAATATTCAGAAAAGGGCACATTATTGCCACCACGAGTAATCAAAGTATTGTATTGCTGTGTAGACATACAAGCGCAACCTAAACTACTAGAGTAAGTATTAGGGCAACATTCAGGTTTAAATTGAGTATTTGCAAACATATTTAACTCACCAGAAGCTAAAGGAGCTTGATTTTTTCCTCTATCCAAGATAGATTGAACACCGGCATCAGGAGTAACACCAGCAGTGTAAACTAATGAAGGCTGAGACCATTTGTTAGGATCCATGTAGGAATAATTTCCATTATTCTCAGCAAATTGAGGACCAGCAGCAGTCTTATAGTTAGAAAACCCTTCAGTTTTGTACTTAGGAACGGGTTTAGGTTTAGCCTTATCCTCAAAGCCTTCTAACATTCCATATGTTCTAGACGCATATATCGAGTGTCCAAAAAGAATAAAAAGGAGAAAAATAATAACAAGCACTATTTCTAATCTACATTTATATGAACCAATCGAAATTTCCATATTATACATAATTGTTAGATAATTTTTTATTTTACAATTAATATTGTTATTATATAATAGTGTCAATAATAGAATTATAATCATTTATTATTTGGCCATTTGAAGTAAAACAGTTATTAGTACTTAATATATGATATAATTTGTTAGTATTTATAAAAATGTTTCCTAAATATTTATTTAAATCACTTCTATCAATTTCAACTAATCCGTAAACCATACCGCCATTTTTCAAAATATCCCCAATTTGGATATCTTTGATATATTTGTTAGTATTGCTTAATTCTACAATAAAATCTGCTTCAAATCCTCTGTCAAAGTAGCGATGAACATTTATAGTTTTATTTATATTATCATTACTATTATCATCATTATTGTATTCAATTAATATTTTACACATATTCAATACGTGGTCTAAGCTATCACCATATAATTCATCCCAATCTAAAAATTCTAATCCATTTAATATAATTTCCTTAGAACTTGTATTTATACAATAAATAAATGGTTCTTTATAACCATGAATTTCAATAGCTTCAGGATGGTCTTTTACAAAAATCCATTTATTATCTTTTTTAACTTGATGACTTTCACTTACAATAACACCACGCAAAGAAAACATTCGTTTTCCAAATGTGCCTAACTTCATTTTTGCTGTTATTCTAGTACCATCTGATAAAATATCACCAGGATTAATTTCACTAATTTTTTTTATTTTATCATTATTCATTGAAAATAATGTATTCTTATCAAAACAAGATGTTGGTACTTTTATTTTAGTCTTAATTAAAGGTATATGAAACATTTTTGATAATACAGCTACTACAACCGCAAAAAAAGCAGCAAATGTGGCAACCGGAATTGATAATGATAATGCTACTGGCCATGATAATGGTATAGCCCATAACACGCCCAAAATTCCTACAAATATTAATAATAAAGCCAACATTATTTGAAAAAACGCACCAATAAATGACTGTATTGTATAGTATGTTCCTAAAAATGTGTACATACCAGCAACTAATGTACCTTGAATTTTATTTAAAATATCTTTTGATGCTATAAATATTCTTAAAAATGGTGCTAATAAATTAACAATTCTCTGTAATACATTCAATACAAATGTACTAATATTAGTTCTAAGTGATGACATTGCGCCTCGTAAATTATTAATTGCTTCCCCAGTGGCAGTAAAAGCTGCGTTTAATGTATTTAATAAATATACATGCGGTTTTGTTAGTTCTGACATCATATTTGTTGTATTTTGCTGTATACAATATTGCATATTTTCATATGTATATTCAGATGGTGTTTTACCATCTTGTTCTATAATATATCCAGCAAATGGCATATATTTTGGTTTACATCTTTGATTTTCCCAATCATTTGCTATTTCTTGTTTATTTTGTATTAATAGTGAAAATGAAATAGATAATAATACAATAATTGTTGTAAATACTACTATAAAAACAGAAGATCCATATATATCACCATATGTTAGTTTATCATAAATTCCAAGTATATAATCGGATGCCTTATCTAGTGCTTTATTTTTATCTGATACATCTATATCTGTAAATAAATCTGTTATATCTGGATTTATACTTGAGCTTATATTTGGAGTACTTTTTAATGGTGGATATTCTTTCTTTGATGTAAATAATTCATTTAAATCTGGATTACTTAATTTTGAACTCATATTATCTATTTATACTAATATATAAATGGATAATAATACTAACATATATCTTTAAATTATTTTGTTAATTCATCATCTTCCCAATCCCAGAAAATATGTTGACCAATAGGTATTTTCTGATTAGATGTTATTAAACAAGAGACCCAATCAGATACTAATTCAGGTTTTAATTCAGCTTTTGTATAATCTTTTACTTTGATAAATTTGTTAGTTTCATTATCATAAATAAAATGATCGCCAGTAACAAAAATATCATCATTATTTACACCACCAGCTATTTTATAAAAAGGCATTTTATTTGGGTTATCTAATTTCATAACTGAAAATACTTTTCCCCCATCTTCTAATTCTACTCCTAAAGGTAAATCTTTCATAAAATATATTTCTCCAGATTTAGTTTTTATTTTTGTCTCTGGATGAAAACAAGATGACATAAATTTAACTGTAGATGAAAATGTGCCAGCACCGGCAGATAATAATTTTGTAAATCCATCTAACATAAAAATAAATGTAGTGATTACACCAATCATTTTAGCAACCATATCCTTTATAGCAATAATCATTCTTTGTATTTCTACTAATACTGCTGTAAATATACCAAATATATTTGGTATAATATTTGAAATAGAGTCTCTAATATTGCTGAGCATACCGCGAGCATTATTTGTGCTTGTGGTAGATGATTGAGCAAATGCGGCAAGTGAAGACACCATATAAGTCATAGGTTGTAAAATAGTTCCCATCATATTTACTTGTGAATTTTGGACACAATAATTGAAATCTGCTGAAACATCATCTGAATATATCCAGTAAGATGGGTTACATCTATATTGGTTCCAATTTTGCTTTATATCTGTTGCTGATGTATAATATGTCATTAATACAATTTGTGCTATAAACCCTAAATTAACTAATGCAAATATCAAATAATTATTTCCTGTAGGCATATAATATTATTATATATTTTTTATCTATTTTTACCTTTTACATTTTTATATTTCATATTTTACATTTTATATTTTTACATTCTACGACTATATCTTCTTCTTTTACTTTTTCTTATTCTTTTACGACTATTTCTTTTTTTAGTTTTTCTTTTGCCTCCTTGTTGCTTCCAGGCTTTATCACCAGCACTCTGTGCAACTTGTTGTGCACCAATTGATATCATTTCAGCATTTAGATCCTGTAATTTGCTACCACCAGGATAAGGTACATTTAATGGTTGGACAACAATTGCTCCAGCTCCTCCATATAAAGAATGGTATCGACGTCGTTTAGCACCTCCTTGTGTGGCTTTTAATAACATACTCATTTTAGCATTAGACGCCGCTATATTTGCATTTGCTACTGCCATTGGAGAACCATTTTCTGCTCCTAGCGGCGGAGGAGCAACACTATTTATAGGCATTCCAGTAATTGGATTCATTTATATATAAATATAAATATAAAAATGTTAAATTGTATAATAATAATAATAATAATAATACAAATAAAAGAGTTAAAAATAGTATTTTACTATAATACAAATACAATGGATGAAAACCAAAGACTTCATTTACAGAAAATGATTGCGGCAAACAATGTCGAAGATCAAACTGGATTAATACGTGAGCTTAAGCATAGTCATATTCTTAGAGAAAATGTTAATAATTTGGTTATGTTAAAGGCTAAATATTTAGATGATCAAGATGCTCTTAATTTAGAAGCAATGTCTGAATGTAACTTTTTATTTACATATTATACAGACCTTTATAATAAGATTAGAAAGGATGAAATAGACCTAAAAATTTTATTTCAGTTCCTAGATGTCTTAAATAAGATTGAGGAGGGACATATGGATCAGCATGAGGGTTCATATGAGGTAGGTCTATTATTAAAGAAAATATATGTTGATAGTGCTTTAAGAAAGGCTGAGAAATTGAACGCAGAACATGCCCCAGCAGAGCCTGAATATAAAGGCCCTCAAGTAGAAATATCTTGGAAACAATTTAAAAATCTAAAGCATTAATCCAGCAAACATATAACTTATATTTTTTTATTATATAATTTAAAATATTATGATTATCATTTTATAATAATATTATTTTTATTGTAAAGCATTTTTACTACTATCTGTATCTTGACTAATTCCATTAATTTCATTATATTTTTGTCTTCGACTTTCTAATAAATTTTTAACAAGATATTTATATCTCTCAATACGTTTTTCTTTTTCTTCAGATGTCTCATCTTCTAAATTCTTTTTTGGTCGCCCTCTTTTAGAGTTTTCATTTTTTATTATTGGACACTCAGATAAAATAATCCATGTTTTTGTATCTTTACAATAATATTCTAAATAACTAAGACAGCTAACTACATTATTAAATTTTGGACAAACTTCTTTAATATTTTCTGTTGCAAAATGACTTAATGTATCAAATTTAATATTTATATCAAATAGTCCATTTTCATTACAATGATAAAAACCTGATTTACCTTTAATCTTAAATAAAATACAGTATTTTGTAAATGGCTTTAATAATGAAAATTCTTCTTTTGTTAGATACCCAAGAGTATTATTACCTACATGAATATTTGTTAATCCTGTTAAACTACATTTTGGTCCATAATCCAGTAATTTAATATTTTTAAAAGTTTCTTTATGACGTATTATTGTTCCATGTTTTAATTTTGATAATACTTGTGTTAGTGTTTGTGATGACATTAAATATAAATATATATAAATCTTTAAATAAATGTTTATACATATTTTATTGTAAAGCATACTTATCAATAGCAACAGCTTTGGTAACATTTTTAACAATTTTTTCAATATTATCTTTTTGTTCTTGCTCTGTAACTCCTGACATTGCGTTCATTACTATTTTATTATATTGGTCAAATTTTTTGGTTGTTGGATCTTTACATGTTGGATTATCTTTTACCCAATCATTAATTTGTCTTATATTCTTAAATGCAACCCTTTTAATTGCATCCTTAACAATTGGCTTATCCTCTGTTTCTTTTATCCATTCATTATTATTTTTAATATAAAGTACTTCTCTTTTTACATCACTGCAATGTATAGGTCGCTTATGTACATCTAAAGCATTAATACCTTTAACAAATATGTTAGATACTCCATCAGCGTATCCAATATGCGCAAATTCTTCCAAGTCGGATAATTGCATTTTGATTGAATCAACAAATTCATTAATATTTAAAGCATCTTTACATTGTTCATTTAAGAAAAAATTTAAATTAAATGATTTATTATTACAATTGCTTATGTTATTATTTGTATTATTGACTGTAAGCGAGTCTTTTTTAACAATTTCTAAAATTAAATTCTTAAATTCTTTATTTTCATTAATTAGATATTGTATCAGTTCATTATTGCTATTATTTCCATTATTATTATCATTATTTTGTTTAATTACTTCTAAAACAATATTTTTTAAAACCTTATCTTTATCTTGCTTAGTAGATCCTGAATTAAATTCAATATCTTCTATAATATCTTGTTTTTTATCATTAATAATACATTTTTTTTTATGACGCCATAAAGTTGTCCTACTATTACAAACTAAACCACAATCACATGTCATTTGGGGATTTTTTTGGGGAGTAATTGTTTCATTTGTTTCATTTTGATGTTTTAATGTGCCTAAATGTTTTGTATAATCTTTTTTATTATCAGTTTTGTATTCACATTTTTCACAAAAATATTTGGGGATTTTTTGGGATAAATTTTGTTTCATTTGTTTCATATATTTGAGTAAGAAAAATTTTTATAGTTTTTTCCGAAAAAAATATCATCACAAATTTTTCTTACAAAAAAAATAATTTACAGCATTATGGTCAAAAAGTGAAAAATAGGGTATTTTTAAAACTTTTTTTGGGTTTTCGTTTTTGGACATTTTTAAAAATGTCCATTTTTTGATTCCCTTTTTACTTTTTAGAAAATATTTCAAACTTTCAAAAAAAGAGATATAAATATAATTTTCTATATTAACTAACTAACAAATGTCACGTAAAATAGTAACAAAAACTTCTCTTGTTATAGTTGAGTCGCCAGCAAAATGTAAGAAAATAGAAGACATATTGGGTCCCGGTTATAAATGTATTGCATCATATGGTCATCTAAGAAATATTCAAGGATTAGATGCTATTGACATTGTAAATGGTTTCAATATAACATATTCTATTATCCAAGAAGATATTAAATTAAAACAAATAGAAAAAATACGTAAAGAAATAAATGCTTGTGATGATGTCATATTGGCTACAGATGGTGACCGAGAGGGTGAAGGTATTGCCTGGCATATATGCCAGTTATTTAATTTACCTATAGAAACAACCAAACGTATTATATTTCATGAGATCACAGAAAATGCTATTTTAACAGCTATTCGTAATCCATCCAGAGTAGATTTAAATCTAGTATATTCTCAACAATCAAGACAAGTACTAGATTTGTTAGTTGGTTTCACAATTACACCAATATTATGGCACAATATATCCAAAAATCACAAAGGTAGTTTGTCAGCTGGAAGATGTCAAACCCCAGCATTAAGACTAGTTTATGATAATTATTTAGATATTAAAAAATCTCCAGGTAAAATGGTATATAATGTTTCTGGTATATTTACAAACCAAAATTTACCCTTTGAACTTAGCAAGCAACTAACAAATATTGAAGATACAAAGCAACTTTTACAGATATGTGCATCAGAAAATACAAAATTTATTTTAAATAAATCGGCGGCCAAAAAAAGTATTCGAAAACCGCCGGAGCCCTTAACCACATCAGTTTTACAACAAATGGCTTCAAATGAACTACATTTGTCACCAAAAGAGACGATGAAATTAGCACAACAATTATATGAAGCTGGGCACATTACATATATGCGAACCGACTCAAAAAAATATAGTAAAGAATTTATAGAAAAGATGAAAAAATATATTGTGGCTACTTATACTGAACAATATGTTAGTCAAACAATAGATATATTATGTTCAAATTCAGAAAATAAAGATAACAATGAAAATAAGGAGGCACATGAAGCTATCCGACCAGTAGCACTTATATCTACTAATGAAATTAAAAATATATTGGGTGATGATTTGCCGCAAAAGGCAATAAAATTATATGAGCTAATCAGAAACAATGCTATTGAAAGCTGTATGCCATCAGCACAATATAGTACTATTAATGCAACTATTTCTATTTTTAAGGGTACTGAAAATAAAGGTACTGAAATAAAAGAAACTGAAATAAAAGAAGACAAGGAATTTATTTATAAGGCAGAACAAGCCATATTTAAGGGTTGGCAAATTGTTAGTTATAAGAATAACGAAGAACTAACAAACGCATATAATTATGTATTAAATCTGAAACCAGGTGTAGAAATAAAATATAAAAAAATAGAAGCAAAAAATGTACTAAAAGAGACAAAACCGCATTTTACGGAAGCACGATTGGTTCAATTATTAGAAGAAAAAGGTATTGGTAGACCATCTACATTTGCGTCACTTATTGATAAAATTTTGGAACGTAAATATGTTGAAAAACAAAATATAGAAGGCAAACAAATAGAATGTATTGATTTTTTGTTAGATGACACTAGACAAATAACAGAAAATCCTTGTACAAAAGAGTTTGGAAATGAAAAAAATAAGTTAGTAATACAACCTCTTGGTATTATTGTTATTGAATTTCTTACAAAACATTTTAGCACTTTTTTTGATTATTCATATACAAAAGAAATGGAAAATGATTTGGATCTAATTGCTACAAATAAGAAGCAATGGACTACATTATGTGATAATTGCAATAAAGATTTGACTAAAATAATAGATGGACTAACAAATCTTAAAAAGTTTGAAATTATATTAGATGAATATTATTCAATTATTATAGGCAAACATGGCCCTGTTGTAAAGAAAACAATAACATCTCAAGGTAGTAAAAAACCAGATATTTCATTTATACCTTTAAAAAAAGGTATAAACTTGAAACAAATTAATGAATATGAAGAAGTTAATGGACGAAAAATCACATTAGAAGATATTACAGAAGAAACAAATAAAGGTAATTCATTAGGCAAATATAAAGGTCATGATTTATATGTAAAAACAGGCAAATATGGTCCTTATGCTCAGTGGGGTAAAGAAATGAAATCTCTTAAAGAGCTAGATAAGCCTTATGATAAAATTGAGTATATGGATGTAATAAAATTTTTAGACAAAGATATATTAGATCCTACAAAGCCTGTAGGACTAGTTAGAGAACTAACCCCAATTTTAAGTATACGAACAGGTAAATTTGGCGATTATATTTTTTATAAAAAACCAAGAGCAAAGAAACCAGAATTCTTAAAGTTAAATGATTTCAAGTCAGATTATAAAACATGTGATAAAGAATTGCTTATTAATTGGATAAAACAAACACATAAGATAGAAATTTAAAAATTAATTAACAAGCGTATATTTACGTTCATTTTGTGGTCTAAGAAGTGTAAATTCTAACATAAATGAATATTCAAAAAGTCCAAAATCAACTTTCTGACCATTATGGTATCGTAATTTTAGTTTGAGTTTTCTAATTCTTTCAGCTGGAGGATTAAAATGCTTATATGGCGCCTGATCATTATCAAACCACTGGGCAATAGGAGTTGTTGTTACAGGAATTTTAGCAAATGAAGAATTAACACGACCATTAGTTTCATTAGTCTGTAATGTAAATTGTGATACATTATACGGACTAGTTTCATCAATACAATTAAGACCATCAATATCCATATAAATATATGCTGGACCCATAATATTAATCTTAGATGGAGCTTGTAAAAAATATACAGTTGCGCCAGGTAATGTAGGTAATAACCAGAAGCCATTATCACCAGAATTAACATTTCCATAATAAAAGCGTGGCACATCACCTGAAATATAAACGCTTTCTACATTATATCCTAAAACAGCACTACTAGTCTCTTCAATTTCAGAGGCAGATAAAGCTGTTACAGGACAACGAGTAAATCCTAAATAAGCAGGTAGTCCCCAATCTGCTAAACTAGGCAATTGTTGTCTTCGAATACATTGTGTGCCAATAAATTCATCATTATACTGATTAATATAGTTATTTGTTAGTTCAAATTGATCAGCATTGTTTCCAAACCATAATTTTTGTCCAACACTATTATATACAATAACAAAACGGTCATATCCTGTAAATAATGAAAGAGCATAGTTATACGCAGGTGTATTTGTAAAAAAATCAATTAACTCATTTGATACAGTTTCATTAAATTTGTTAGTTAGTTCAGTTGCCAACTGATCTGGAGTATAAAATCCAGTCTCAATACGTACAATATATTCTTTACCAATAAGACTATACAGTCCAGCAAAAATAGCTTCAGTTAATGGATCAGCATATCCATACTCCCCTGGATTATACAACTTTATAAATTTAAATGTCATTGCAATATTAAAGTTTACAGTTGAAAATACATTATAATTGGCTGGAAATGACCAATTATATAATTTAACACTATAAACATTCAAATAATCTTGAGGTAATTCAATTTCAAATTCGCTAGAACTAGGATACTTCAATATATCTCTATCTTCTGAATGAATAGAAACATATTTTTTATCAAGATAATATTGATTAGCATTAGGTATTAGTGGATGTGTCGATGATGTATTAAAACTGCTCATATAATAAATAATAGAATTTATTTTTATATATTAGTTTTTAAATATATAAAAATTTAACTATTAATATAGTTTTAATAAACTATTATTTAACTATTATTTTATATATTATAAATATAAAATGTCAAATACAAACTATAATGGAAGAGTTGGTAATAATACAACTAATACTAGATATTTTACTCCAGGTATACCAGATAATTTATGGACGACATCTACATATAGTAGTCAATCAGTGCTAACCCCAAGTTCATCTACATATAAAAATGTCTATATTCCTGGAAATTTATATGTTGATGGCACTATTAATAATCCATCAGATTTAGTATTAAAAGATAATATTTCAACTATAACTACAGATTTATCAGATACAATTATGAAATTAAAGCCGTCGCAATTTACATTTAAATCAGATAATTCTAAACAAGTTCATTATGGTTTTATTGCTCAAGAACTTGAAGAGCATTTACCTGAATTAGTAACAATAAAACCATCTCCAATTATTAATCCTATTATTAGTCCAACATCAAATCCTCTTAATAAACAAGATATAAAAGCTATAAATTATTTAGAAATTCTACCTTTGTTAGTTCATAAAGTTCAAAGTATGCAACAAGAGATTGATATGTTAAAGGATATAATAAATAATAAGAATACAGATAAATCTAAAAATGTATAAAATCTGTGTATAAAAAATATTATATAATAATTATATAACTTATATAATGTCAAATCCAATGGTTTCAAACATAACCAATTTACTAACAGCAGTGTTAGTAGCAGATGTATTTAGTATATTATGCACTATTGGTGTAACAAGTCAAAGTGGTTTAGAGGCACTAATTGGTGAGTATTCAATTATGGGTGCCGTGATATTAATTATTTTAATTTTAAAGGCTAAAGGAATGTTTAATTCTGGTATAGTAGATAAGATGAGTATTTTGATAACATTGGCACCATTTTTATTCCTTTTATTTATTGTAATTTATTATATTGTTCTTGTTAGTATATATTTTGAAAATATTGTTAGTAAGAAGATTTCTGATTATTATTATATATTTTCAAAAATATCTACAATGCTTATTTTGGGACAAGTATTGATGTTAGTTTATACAATGTCAAAATATATTGATGTGCCTAAAAAGATATTTACAATTCTTATGTTATTAGGAACAATAAATGCAATTGTCTTAATTACTTTAGGCATAGTTTTGAAATTTTATACAACTGATTGTTAAAGAGTTTATCTCGACTGTTAAAGAGTTTATCTCGACTGTTAAAGAGTTTATCTCGACTGTTAAAGAGTTTATCTCGACTGTTAAAGAGTTTATCTCGACTGTTAAAGAGTTTATCTCGACTGTTAAAGGCTTTTATATATTTATAATCTACAAACTACAATCTAACAAATTTATAAGTTAGTCCGTAATGATAATCCGTCTCCCAAATACCCGCAATCTTTAATAAAAAGTTGTTAGATATATTTTCAATATTATCCGAAAATAGCTTTATATTTCCACTGCTAATTTGCTCATATATTTTATATTGAGGTAACTTTCCATTAATATTAATTTTTCTCAATATATTTTCTTCAATGCTCTTTATGCGTTGAATTATACTAATATGTGATGCTGTATCAAATGAACATTTATATTTATTAAAATATTTTTCTATTGTTAGTTGATTGATTAAAATAGAGATATAAATACCATTTAAAACAAATATAGGGGTTGAATACAATATACGTATAAAGTTTCCATTATTCATAATATTATTTTTAATAGGATCGCAAAAATATACAAAATCATCATTATATTGATCAATAGTCTTTACAATATTCATTTTAGTATTTCTTATAATGTTATATAATCTTGTTTTTATTCTATTTTATTTAATGTTTTACAAGAATTAAATAAAATATTAAATAAAATAATTATTAAAATTTGTTAGTTCATACAATAAAATAAATAGTAAAATAATCAAATAAAGAATGTTTAATAGTAATATAATAACATAACTATGAAGTTTCTAGAAACCCATTTTGAAGAATATATAAATAAAGTTGAATCAAATAATTTACATAGTAAACTAACAAAAATATATTCAAGGTTTCCAAAATTATTAGATAAATTAGGAAATATAATATTTTATGGTCCTAGTGGTGTTGGTAAATATAGTCAAGTATTATATGCAATTAAAAAATATAGCCCATCCGATTTAAAATATGAGAAGAAGCTTAGTCTTGTATTTAATAAGCAAACGTATTTTTTCAAAATTAGTGATATACATTATGAAATTGATATGTCACTATTAGGCTGTAATAGTAAACTTTTATGGCACGATATTTATCAGCAAATTGTAGATATTATTTCAGCAAAAACAGACAAATCAGGTATAATTGTATGTAAAGAATTTCATAACATTCATAGCGAATTATTAGAGAATTTTTACAGTTATATGCAAGAAAATAATTCATCAGCTATTAATATAAAATTTATATTGATTTCTGAGGAAATTAGTTTTATTCCGGATAGTATTTTAAATTGTTGCGAAATAATCAACGTAATGCGTCCTACAAAGGCGTCATATACTAAATTTATCAAGGAAATTTTGCCTTCAGATATGAAGGTAGAAAATATTACAAACATTAAAGCATTGCATGTGAATGTAAATGAACTAATGTATCCTTATAAAATAATGTGTGATAAAATTTTATTTGAGATGATAAATATAGATGATCTTAAGTTCTTAAAATTTAGAGATTTATTATATGATATATTTATATATAATTTAGATATAACAGACTGTATATGGTATATTTTGTCGAGACTAATACAGGAAAAAAATTTGGTAAAGGAGCATTTTTCAAATTTATTATTAAAAACATATATATTTCTGAAATATTATAACAATAACTATAGACCAATTTATCACTTAGAGAGTTATTTATTTTATTTAACAAGTGTAATACATGGATACAAACTTTAATAAATTTAATAAAGCAAATCAAGAAGAAGAAACAATGAATACACATCTAGCATTTGAATTGTTAGATATAGAACCAAATATTTCATACAATGAACTAACAAATATATATATAAAACGTAAATATCATAAGATGGCATTGCGTTTCCATCCAGATAAAAATGGAAATACAAAGGATGCAACAAAGAAGTTTCAAAGAATTAGTGAAGCATATTCTTATTTGTCAACATTTGTTAGTTCATTTGATACAACAGATGATAAAAATATAGATATTAATACAAATGATAATACAAATGATAAAATGTATACATCATTATTATCAATGTTTTTGACAAGTATGCTACAAATGAATTCAAAAATCGTCTCTGATTTGTTAGTTAATATTATAAAAGACATTGTAATAAATGGTACAAAGGTAATTTCGTTGAAGCTTATTGAGGATCTTGATAAAGATAAATCGATTGAGTTATATAATTTTCTCTGTAAATATAAAAATATATTACATATTAATTCAGAAACATTGGATTTTGTTAGTTTATTAATAAAAGAGAAGTATAAAAATGATAGTGTTTATATATTAAATCCAAGTATAGATGATATATTGGACAACAATATTTATAAATTATATGTAGATGGACAATTATATTTAGTTCCATTATGGCATAATGAGCTATATTTTGAAGACCCATCAGGTAATGATATAATTGTATTATGTAATGCAGAATTGCCAGAAAATATAACTATTGATGAAAATAATAATATATATTATAATTTGTTAGTTCAGTTTGATAAAGAGATGATATTTTCAGATCTATATTATTTATCAATACAAATTGGTAAACAACATATTAGAATTCCTGTAAACAAATTATATATAAAAAAGGAGCAAACACATATATTAAAAGGAAAAGGAATATCTAAGATTATAGAAAATGATGTATATAATGTTAGTTTTAAGAATGATATTATTATAAATATTACTTTTACTTAATAAAAAGTATTTTTATAAATTAATTAATTTAAATGCGTCTTAACCATTTTTTTGGAGTTTTACGAAATCCCTCCATACTAGGTTGTAGTATACCCTCTTGACCTGGGTGAGGATCACCACCCGGAGCGTTCATCATATGCTCCTTTTTATTTTTCATTTGGTTCATTGCAACCATTCCAACAATCCAGAATAATAAAACAAAAGGTAATAAAACTAAAAACCAGGCAATATTGGTATAGCCATCTTTGCACATTAAATTAAGTATCCAAGTCCAAAATAATATGTATACAACTTTAATAATAAAAATCATAATAGTGCTTGGAACATTACAAGTTAAACTGCCTAAACAATATATATTTGTATGTCCCATATTTTGAAAAATAGTAATAATTATACCTACAACTGATAGGATAAAATACACAAATGAAGGTGTACACAACTGGTTAATATTTCTAGGAAATGCCATAATATAATATAAATAGAAAAATATAATAATCATTTAAGATTATTATATTTCATTTTTAATTAATTGAGTTAAATTATAAAGTTAAATTATACAAATTATATATTTTTAAATTATTTATAAATTTACGCGTCAGTCTTCTTTCTGACAATCTTCTTCTTAACAGGCTCTTCGGCCTTAACAGGCTCCTCAACCTTAGCAACAGGCTTCTCCTCAACCTTAGCAACAGGAGCAGGAGTAGGAGCAGGAGTATCATCATCCGAGTCATCAACAACAGTAGCTACTCCACCGCCCTCAGGGTCAATATCATCATGCTCAACAGGAGGCAATGCCTTCAACTTCTCCTTATCAGCAGTCTTCAACTTAATAAAGCATTGTCCCTCCATTGATGCCTTAGGCTTCTGAACAATAGCCTGCTTCAAATTCCAAGTAATCGAAAACTTGCCATTAACAAACCAAATACCACCGCACTGCAACAAGCAAATAACATGGGTCTTAGGCTTCAAGAAATCCAAAGGAGACAATAGTCCACTAGTCTTACCAGCAACATATAGAGGCTCACCCTCCTCATCATAAATCTCAGACTTCCAAACACCCTTCCAGCAAGGAACCTTAACAGTAAGAGTAGGTGCCTTACTAGTATCAGGCTCCTCAGTTCCCTTAAACTTAGGATGTCTAAGCATCACATTAAACTTCTCATCAATAATCTCAGGATTAGTAATAACCTTACCAAACCATTCCTTAGAATTAGCCAAACCATCAGCCTTAATCTTAGCCTCCAAAGCACGCATATTCTTCAAGAACGCCTCACAGTCAGCATTAGGAAAGTCAGCATTAGGAAACTGTAAACTCATAGTATACTTACCAGTAGGCTTCTTAGCCTGATCAACACCCTCCTGGGCACCCCAAGTCAAAATAAGAGGAGTAGAAATCGTAAGCGATTCCTTAAAATATTTATTATATACATTCACAACCTTTCCACCAGACTCATGCGCCTTAGGAGCAGAGTAAGAGAAAGCATTAATATCGATATTAGTTCCGTCAATGATTGCGTCAGCCATTTTGTTTGTATTTATACTATATCTACACAGGTTGTCTTTAAATCAATTTTTTTTGAATGTATAAAATATAATTTAAAAACTTATTTTACAGCACATTTTAGCAGCAAAATACACAAAAAACATACAAAAACTTAAAAAATATGCTGTAAAAAAAACAAATAATTTAAAAAGGATACAAAAAGAATTATTTATATATAATATATTAACTAATGTTAGATCCTGAATATATAAATGTTATAAGTGATAAATGCTATTTAAATGCAACTAAAAATGATGTCTTAAAAATAAATACAACTAACAAATCTGTTTCAAAACGAACAAAAACTAACAAAATAAATGAAAATACTGAAAATAATGAAAATAATAAAAATAATAAAAATACTGAAAATAATGACACGCAATATGTGCCAAAATTTGGAGAATATCAAATGATTTTATCTGAAAATTATAACGCAGCCGAATTAAAGTATTTGACAAAACATTATAAATTAAAAGTTAGTGGGACAAAACAGCAACTTGTTTCAAGAATTTACTCATTTTTATTTTTGTCATTTAATTCTATTAAAATTCAAAAAATATATAGAGGTTTTATTCAGAGACAATACAGAAAATTTCGCGGACCTGCAGTTGATAATCGGCGTTTATGTACAAATGATACTGATTTTTATACTATGGATGAACTAAATGAATTACCAGAAATCCAGTTTTTCAGTTTTAAAGATGTAGATGGTTTTATTTATGGATTTGATTTAGTATCATTTCATAATTTAATTTCAAAATCAAATGGGCAACTAAAAAATCCTTATAATCGTTTACCAATTTCAGATAAAACAGTTAGTGAATTTAATACATTAATCCGTCTTAGTAAGCTTTTGAAAATACCTGTATGTATAGAAATCCAAGATATTAGCAGTGAATTATCTAAGGCAAAAAATGTTGAATTAAGAACAGTATCACTTTTTCAAAATATTGATGCTCTTGGTAATTATTCAAACCCAAAATGGTTTATGGATTTAAACAGACTACAATTAATTAAAATGCTCAGAGAACTTTTAGATATTTGGACATATAGAGCTCATTTAACAAATGAAGTTAAACAGAAAATTTGCCCACCAATTGGCAGACCATTTCCTCAAATAATAAATATACAATATTTGCAAACAACAACAGATTTAGATGATGTCAGAAAATATATATTAAATATTTTAGAAAAACTTGTATTAACTGGTGTTGATAATGATAGTAAATGTTTAGGAACTTATTATGTATTAGGATCACTAACAACAGTAAGCAGTGAAGCAGCCAATGCTTTGCCATGGCTTTATCAAGCTCTTCACTAATTTTTAACAAGTTTGTTAATAAAAATCTTTAAAAAAATAATATATTTAGGAAATTCATTTTTACAATTTATATTTAGACCAATTTCAATCATAATATATTTTAAATAATATATATTATGCGTTAAACTACTTAAAAAGATATCACTGTAGTATAGTATAATAAGATGCCCAAACAGGTTAAGAAGAACTCTACTGAAGTCGTTGAGACTGTCGCTCCCGCTGCTGTTGCCCCCGCCGTTGAGGCTAAGGCTCCCAAGGCTAAGGCCGCCAAGAAGGTTGCCGAGCCCAAGGTTGAGGTTGCTCCCGCTCCTGAGGTCAAGGTTGAGGCCACTCCTGCTGCCCCCGAGGTTGCCGTTGTTGAGGCTGCCATTGCCGCTAAGTCTGCTGAGTTTTCTGCTAAGCTCAACCAGCTCAGCAGTATGATTGCTACTCTTAAGTCTGATTTCAAGACTATGGAGAAGCAGTGGTCTAAGGAGCTCAAGGCTGCCGAGAAGGTCTCTTCAAAGAAGAAGAGAAAGTCTGGCAATCGTGCTCCCTCTGGATTTGTTAAGCCCACCAGAATTTCCGATGAGCTTGCCAAGTTCCTTGAGAAGCCCGCTGGTACTGAGATGGCTAGAACTGATGTTACCAAGCAGCTCAATCTTTACATCAGATCTAACAGTCTCCAGGATAAGGAGAATGGTCGCAAGATCAACCCCGATAGCAAGCTCCAGGCTCTCTTGAAGCTCAAGAAGGGCGATGAGCTCACCTACTTCAACCTCCAGAAGTTCATGAGCCCTCATTTCCCCAAGGCTGCAGTTGTTGCTTAAAGCGTTAGCGACTGAAAAAAAATTAAAAAATAAAAAGTGGTATTAATAAAATAATTATTAATTCATAAACATGGGTTCTCGAGTGGTCTGTATATTTATTTTGGATAAAAGCCGCAAATGTAGCTCCAAAATTATTACCCATTAAAAGAGGCAAGGCTTAAGATCTTGTGCGTTATGCTTCCAGGGTTCAAATCCCTGCCCATGTATTAAATAATAAAATTTTATAATAATTTTATTATTATTTTTTCCATATAAAATTTCTAGCAAGATATGTATTTTCTCTGATTGCCTTTCCAATTATAGATTTAGAAATGCCAGTTTGTCTTGAAGCTTCATTTATGCTATCATATTTTTAAATTAGTTCATTATTTATACTATATTGAAATACTTTAGTTCCTAATGAAGCTGACATTATATAGTTACTATTTCTTTTATTTTTGTCTCAACGCAAAACTCTCAAAATCTTCCACACTATCATCATCTGGACTATAATTTGCTAGCCCAATAAGTAATTGATTTCTAGTAATATGAGGCTGATATTTTATAACATCATTAATAGTAATATTATCATCTTGAGATAAAAAATGGTAATTATTATTTAATATGTATCTAACACAAAAACTACAATCAAGTGTCTGTGTTTTTAATATATCAATCATAGCTACAGCATAAATATATTCCTTTAGTTTTTTGCGGCTATATTTGTTATTATATAGGTCAAGCATTTTTTATAATTATATAATAAGATATTTTTATATAATTATTTTAACTAACAAATATAAACCCTTCTTCGCGCATTATTTCCTGCAAACAGTTATTATTAACTGGCCCATTCATAATTTTAATATATTTAAAATTTTCTATATTACAGTGATGTTGTGATAAGTCAAACATTTTATTAATTTTTTCTAGTAATTCAATGTCAGAAATACATTCAGTATTATTTTGTAGCCATTTGTAAAATGTTTCTTTATTATTGTAATGATCATCCTTATATTTTTGAAATAATTTTAATGTATCATATAAAGTAATATCTTGATTTCTATTTTTTGACTTTATATTTCTTGTATTTGCGTGTATATTATAATCAGTGCCTGACAATATACAAATATCTCTAAATTCATTTTGTGTCATAACAAGCTCATCTAAAATATGTTTCATTGAATATAATACAAAACTATGATTTATTAGACTAAAATATCGAATTACTCTTGAGCAACCATATACAAACATATCCATATCTTCAGATAGACACGCCCAAACAATCTTTTTTAATACTAACATAGCACATAATTCATCGGCTTCTCCTGGTGCATCATAATATGTCGCTCCATAAGCCCTAATTAACGATTTAACCTTTTCTATTTTATCCTTACTAACATTTACAAATTGTTTCTTTAATTGATCCATTGTATTTATAATATCCTGTTTCTCTGTTTCATCAAAGTCATTATTATTTTCCAAGGTTTTCTTAAGAACATTATATTCTTTTTGTGCCTCTTTTTTGTCTTCTTTGCGTTTAACTAATAATTCTTTTTTTTCCGGAGGTGGCTTACCATCAAATATGAAAATAGGCATAACATTATAATATCTAAATATAGATAACATTAAATACATATTTTCTAATAAAATATTATCGGCTTCATATTTATATAAATAAATACTTATATCAACCGCTATTTTTTTACCACTAATATCAGCCATATTCATTACTTGGATAGAATTTGAACATTTGGTTCTTAAATATTTATTTAAATATCGGATACCCATTTTTAATTGTATTTGTTTATAATAACATATAATAAATTATTAAATAGTTTATTAAATCAATTTTAATTTATAACTACGTTTTTTAGTAAGCTTTCTCTTGGATTTATTTTTATGTCTTAACCTTGTTTTTATTTTTATTATTTTTTTTATATTTTTCTTCTTTTTTCCACCATAAAATGTAAGACCTATATTTGGTTGAATTTCATGAGAAAGCCATTTTTGAAATTTTTCTTTGGTATCTATTTCTTTATAAAATCCAGATGGTGACTGATAACGATTATTATTTGTTAGTGTAGCCTTACCAAAATCCATTAATACAATGCCAATACCAATATTATCTACATGCGTATCATTATAAAATCCAATATTATCTATATGCGTATCATTATGATATAACCCATTTTTTTCAAAACAGTCTAATCCATTTTTAATTGTTGTCAAAAAATATTCATAGTTGTCTAAAATTTTCTGTTTATTTTCTTCATTTTTAATATCAATAATATCTATTTTTTCCATTTTAATTTGACATAATAGAAAATCTGTTTCTTCACCATCTTTTATATCTCTAGATAAAGAGTAATCCATAATTTTTGGTATTTTTAACCCACAATTTAAGGAAGATGCATATATTTGTAGACAAATTTCTAAAATAATTTTAAAAAAACAATTAGTATCATTAATAAGAAATCTTATTTGTTTATAAACAATATTATCACAAGAATAAACATAAATACCATTTATAGTTGCTTTATAATAATTATCGCCAATAAAAAAATTATTAGATACTGAAGTACGACTAGTTTTTAATTCACTTTTAATATCAGAATTACAGTTATATATAGGTTCAGTATTAAATTTATTTAAACAATTATTAGCTATTTGTGACATATTATTTTGTATTTGAAAATTTTTTATTTGACTATTAAGATCATTAAATTTATTTCTAAGATTTTCAATAATAGTTAGTGGTTTTTTATTATCTTCTATAGGTGTTAATGATAAAGTTAGTGGTCTTTTAACTCCGAGTGCCATTATATTTATATTATATTTATATAAATATAAATGTAAAAAATTGATTTTTATATAATTATAAAAATTATATACAAATTACATACAAACTAACAAAATGGAGACAAGAAGTAAAACTAAATATAATAACAGTTTATATAATATTGATATAAACTTTGATGAAGCAAGTGAAGCATGGCGTCAAAATAAAAAACATATAGGTCAAGGACACTTTAAATATGTCTGTACTGGATTTAAAAAAGATGGTTCAAAATGTATTAGTACTTGTTATAAAGATAGTATATATTGTTGGTCGCATAGAGGAACTATAAAGAAAGATAACATATAATATACTATAGAATTACAAATATACTAACAAATATTAATATTTTTTATATTTGCTAGTTTTTCTATTTTTTAGCCTTTTAGTTTTTGTTTTTTTATTTTTTGTTTTTTTATTTTTTTTACTTCTACCACCTATTGTTTTGTTTTTTTTTGTTTGAGGTGGAGCAGTTACATCAATTAGTGATGCTTTAATTGCATCAAATACAACAGAGGCCATAGTTCCATAGTCAAGTCTAGTTTCTTGAGATACTCTATTTTTAAATTCTTCTACTGAGGTCGAAGACTTAGCAATTTCTCTTATTTTTGTAGCTGATTGTTCTACAGGTAGACCACCACCACCTTCTACTTTTACTGGTTCCATAGCAACAATTTCAGAACTAAATTTTAGACCAGGATATTTACTGCTAAATTCATCACTTAATGCTTTATTCATAAATCCTAATTTCTTAGCATCATCTTCCTTAGTACTAACAGCTAATTGTGTATCAACATTTGATAAAAATGGATTGCCTACTAATTGAGAACCAGCAACTTCAACAATTTGACTAACAGGAGTAATATTTGTACCAGTAGCATCCTTATAATCCTTTTGACGTATTTCAACAATATTATCAATATTAGTATCAGGACTAAGACCTAATGCTTGACGAAGTAAATATAATATAACAGTCTTTTTTGTTTCAAAATCTAGCGGGTTCTTTGATCTAGGTTCTGATTTGGCACCATTTCCAGCAAAAATAACAACTTTAGTTTGTAAAGTAGGGTTCGCCATTTTTGCTGCCTCCATTTCTTTTATATTTTTTACAAATAATTCTATATGTCCCTTGTGTGGTGGATTAAAACGTCCTATTTTGTAACGTATTAATAAATTTGTTGATTTTTCCTTTTCTTCTTCTAGACCTGCCTTTACTTCTAAGACATCATCATCAAGAATAGGCACTGAAGCACTTTCAGATAAATAATTAGTCAAGTTGGCTTCAAATCTATTAAGGGCATCTTGAATTTGTTTTGGTGTTAGATTAGTTCCAGTTGTTATAGCTCTAGAAACTGTTTGTCCAAGTCCTTCTTCTTTTTCTTCTGTAAATAAAGGCTGTGATGACATATGTGTATTATAATATAATAAGATTATAATATTATAATTATTTTATCTATCAGTATTTTATCCAAGTTCGCATATTGTCATTCGTAAATTATTCAATAAAAAACTAGTATAATCGGTTACATTTAAAGACTGTTTTTTCTTTTTAGATCCTTTTTTAGTTATAGAATGGTTCATTTTATTAATATTATCTAACAACTTCATACTGCAATCAATACTATATAAAAACTCAGCCTTTTTATATTTTGACGCAATAAAATCACAAAAACTGTTTTGTGTATCTATTGTTTTCTTAAATTGAATTATAGAAGAATTATGTGCTTTACACCAAATAAAAAAATCCTGGTAATTATTTAAAAGTAATAATGCTAAAATATAATATGACAATACATTTGTATTTTCCTTGTAAAATGTCTTTCTAAGTATATCCGAATAAGCTGTCTTTTCAATTAAATGTCGATATTCAATATCCATAAAATCTAACACCTTAACCATCTGATAAAACGCAAAAACACGTTCAAAATTAATAAAAAATTCAGCATTTGTAAGCATTTCATTTATATCTGTTTTTACAGAGGCATTTGCGTAACTGCAAAATACAATATTCATTATTCTAGCCCAAAATTCGGTATATGCCTCATATAAATTAACATCAGACTTAATAGGAAATAACGAACGAATTTTGTTATGACAATTATTATTATCCATATCTGAAAAATCTAGACCAAAATTGTGCATACTCTCATGAATAAGAACTTTAAACCACTCCTCTAGACGATATACTACAATTTCACCATTTTTTTGACAAGTTCGTGTAAATCCAGTATTTACATTATCTTCATCAAGAATTTCAATATTAGAACTAGGTAAACTTTTAGTTAAATATGTATGATAAATAAATACAGACAATTTGTTAGTACATGATGCTGATGCATGCTTATTTACAATATAAAACCAATATAGAATATAGTCAACATAATTATTATATTTCTCTATTTTGACAATATCAGCAGGCTCTTCCAATATAAAATAAATATTAAATTCTCTATTATATAATTTAATTACATAATGTAATGATGTTAATGAATAAGTGTCAATAGTCTTTCTTGCCATATCTGGAAACCCATCAGTGCTAAATGTTTTTGGTTTGGGTATTTGTTTAACATTGTCAATACTTGTAACCTTAAGATTATAAAATGGTTGTTTTTTTTGCTTATATATTTGTTTCTGTTCATTAATATATTCAGCAGCACTAAGTATTTCTTTAAAAAATTCGGAAAAGAATATATCCGTTGCCTTGGTTTGTTTAATTGGTCTTAAACAATTATTTTCAACAAAAAATGACATTAATTTATGACTTTCATATGTAATTTTCATTATTTTTATTTTATATTATAATACGATAATATTATTAGAATATAAAATATAACGAATACTAAGTATACGACTAATAAGTATACGACTAATAAGTATACGACTAATAAGTATACGACTAATAAGTATACGACTAATAAGTATACGACTATTAAGTTTAAATAGCACCTTTTGTCAGTTTATCGCGCAAAATCATAAGATCATCTAATGATTCAGGTTCTTTACCACGTCTATATAAAACTAGTTTAGCATTCTTTGTTTCTATAAGTGCTTTTGCAAGATCTAAATTTTGCTTGAATTTTGCCGTATTTGCTGCATCCATTTCTTTAGTAGCCCGTTTTAAAAAAAATTCAGGATCTACTATTACTGTCTTAGGACGAATAAGATCATCTTTATATTTACCAGTTATACCACCAGCAGCCTTAGCTAGAAATGGATCTTTTGATAATTCTGTTCCTGAGTCTAGAGAAAAAGACAAATAGAAATCAGGATTTTTATTTTTAAATTTAGACGCCTGATAATAATGTTCTACAGATGCCCATCTGTGGTTGTCAAGTGAAAATGGTTGAACATAAAATGCGTCCAATTTTTGGCGCCAATCTGGAATACTAGCTAATTGGGCAAATTTCTGTTCTACATCAATTGGTATCTTCTCCCCGACACCCTTTCCTGGTGCTCTTTTATCAGAAGCATTAGGATGAATAACAAATACAATATTGTCATCATATAAATTCATTATTTTTGCTTCTCCTAGTTCATCAAATGTAGGTTTCTCAATTGGATTACCTTTTAATAATATTTTAAAATCTTTAAAATTAGGAATATATGAAAATATACCGGCATTTTGTTCCATACATTTATCAACAATCATTCGTTTAATATCATATGGTATTTCATTAAATGTAAAAATTAGTTTATTTTTATAGGTAATTAGCTTGTAATGACTACCTGTATGATCAATAATTACATACATTTCAGGTTCAAATGTCCCACGAGATTGAATAATCGGATCTACTTCACTACCACATTGAAGTACATTATTTACATCACCGCGCCCCTTATCATAAATAAAACTGGATAATATGATAAATTTAATATTTAATATTCGCTCTAAAGTATTAATTGTCCAGTCATCACCCCAGAAAGTACATGTTTTCATTATTTTTCTTAGATCTTCTAAATTGTGAATATCTTTCATAAATAAGACATCATTTATATTTTCTTTAGCATATTTATGCTCAGCTTTTAGTCGCATATATTCTTCATATGTTTTGGCTGCTGCTGCGGTTAAAATTTGTCTCTGATTATGATCTATAGTAGTAACAATTTTAGCTTTATAATCATCATATATTTTCTTTAATTTTATTGATTCTGCTTTGGTATTTGCCAATTCTCCAGCAAACATATTATAACGTTCCTTGTACATATTAAAATTTTCTTGTTTTGCTTCTCTAGATACTTTATCTCTCATTTTGCCTACAGTAGTATCCTGACCAATACTTTGAAACGCATCACGAACAGTAGCAAACAAACAATCACCGGACCCCTCATTATCTATAATATCATAATTCTTATTTTTCATAAATTTTTGAACCCATACATCTTTATCACCTTCATGATATTTACTGCGAAAATCAGCCGCCTCTTTGGCATTTTCTGGTTTTAATGGTGGCGATATATTAGCACTTGTTCTGGCAATAAAAATATCTCGACGTATTTGCGGTATAAGAATTTCAGTAATAGTTTCTCTTTTTTCTTCTTTTTGTCTAATTTCCTCAGCATCTTTTCCTTCTTTTTCTTCTTTTTCTTTCATTACTTCCTTATTATCTGTAAATAAATCCTTAGTTTTAGATCTAGATCTTTGTTTCTTTTCTAATTCTTCACTTTCAGGTACTAATCTAATTTTATTAATAAATTCTCTAGTCGCAAATGTGTAAAGCAAAGGATCAGAAAGTCGCTCAACATCTAACTCACCATCAGGATCCATATAGTCCATCATATTTGTAGATGATATTTCATAAACTCCTATTTGTATAACTTTGTTATTATGTTTTACTAAATAAATTGGAAAATATGTCACATTCTTAGGTGCAAATGTATTTTTTGCTGACCCAATTGCAATAATAATATCCATATCCATTTCAGGCACTCCTATTTGAAACAAATTGCTTTCTTTACTTAAATCAGCAGGGTCAACATTTTTTAATTCAGGATAATTTATACTTTCATCTATTTTAGATACAACCATTTGTTATTGTATATAAGTAATTTAGATTTAATATTTTATTTTTTGATTTAAATTGTATAAAAGTTCTTTAAGTAGTTTTAAAATATATATTTTTCTTTAAGTTCATTTTTTCATTTTTTTATAAGTTTTCAAAAAAATTGAAATTTTTTTTCATAAAATCACAGAATGTATTAAATATTATAAACTGTAACACTTTTAAAAATAATGAAAATGACTAGTAATATGAATGATGATGAATATGATGAATGGGATGATGTTGTTATTCCCACCACTAATCCTGAAATTAATATTTTAACACCTGAACAACAAAGAGCCAAAGAAGAAAAAGAAGCATTAGAAGCACAGAAAAAGGCTATTGCCGATGAAAAAAGAGCAAAAATTTTAGCAGAAAACGCAGAAATCGCAAGACTAAACCAGCTTTACAAAGATGAACAAAAAGCTTTTAAGGCAGCTGAAAGAAAAGCAAAGGAAGAAAAAGAGGCTGAGGAAATTAGACAAAAAGAGCTTGCACGTAAGAAACTTGAAGCAGAATTAGGAACTCCTGAAAAAATATTTAAGCATGATTTTAAAATATTAAATAGACATAAATATGTACATCAAAAAGTAAATCGTAATGGAGGTGCTCCTATATATACTGGATTAAATGAATTAGAAGATGCCGCTAATAAAGCTTGGAAACTTAGTCAGATCCAGGCCCGTTAACTATATATATTATAATTTTAAACATTTTATATTTTATTAATTAATCAAAAAAATTGAAAAATTTTTTCATTAATAACAAAAAGTATTAGAATTAAAACAACGATAACAATATTACTAAACAAAATGGCTACATCTACTCATACTCAATTAGTTACAGTTAAGACCCAAGGCAGAGCATGGGTTGATAAATTATTACAATCTGAATTTACGCGAACTAAACCAGGATCAATTACTCATCTACTTTATGGAGCAAAACCCAGTGAACAATCTATTAATATAAAATTTGGAAGATATGGTGAAGTCTTAGCAAAAGAACTTATTGGATGTAATGAAAATATTGAATTATTAAAATGTGGAGTTCAACAAATCAATGATAAAAACAAAGATGTTGACTTAATATGGATCGACAAAACTAAAAAAATAGTATATTACCGCGAACTAAAAGGAAATATAGAGCTAGATACAGAAAAATTACCAGCTACTGTAAATAAGTGTAAAGAAATAGAGCAGTCTCTAAAAACAACATATCCTGATTATGTAATTAACTGCGGTGTATTAAATTGGAGTGTTTATAATAGATCAATTTTAACAGCAGGACTATCTAATATTAAAGCATTTGAAAATTCAGGTATTAAAATAGATCATATGCAGGAGTTTTTACAGCATATTGATTTTGAATGGTCGGAAGGCGACTTTTATCAGTATTTTAGAGAACTAGGAGAAAAAATTAGAACACATTTTGATAAATTAATCTGGAAATCAGATATTTAATTAATAATTAATAATTCTTAATAACCAAGTGCTTTGTATTTATTTCATCACCAACACGACCAGCATATAATTTAAATTTATATTTCTTGTCATATTCATCTACAATATAATCTTTATATAATTCCTCAATAAATTTTGTCTTACCAATAACCATTAAACATTTAATTTTAGTTTCTTTAAATAATTTAGCTAATTTTTTTTGCTCTTCTTTCCCAAACTGACAATATCCGTAGTCAGTAAACTCGCTGTCATATGGTGGATCTAAAAACATAAAATTATTTTCATTATTATAATTTTCAAATACATATTCAAAACCTTTATTTTGTACATTAGTTCTTGCTAATAATTTTTCATATTCTTTATTTTTTAGATCATTGTAATTAATAGTCGCATATTTTCCAAATGGTATATTAAATTTGCCATTTTTATTATATCGTAACATGCCTCTAAAACAAGTTTTGCGCTGATAATAGAAACGTTTTGCGTTATCCAGTTTATTATTAATAGTCATTGTATCTCTAATTTTGTAATAAGTTTCTTCATTATTTGGATTATTTTCCATAAAATCATATATGTCATCCATTTTTCCATCACCAATACATGTATATAGATCAATTAATTCTTTATGAACATCACTAATAACTGCTTTTTCTGGTGATAAATAGAAGTATAATGATCCACCACCAATAAATGGCTCCAAATAAGTATCATATTCTGTTGGTATATATTTTTCAAATAAATAAATTTCATCGCTTTTTCCACCACTCCATTTAATAATTGGTTTTAATCCTTTTGTCTCTTTCTTTTTACTCTTTTCTTTCTTTTCTTTATCCTTTTTATTTGTATCTTTTTTAACATTATTCTCAGTTGTTATAATTGTATTTTCTACATTATCAATATTAGATGTTACTAATGAAATTTGATTTGTACTTATAAGTTCTTGTAGCTGTGCTTTATTTTTAGAACTATAATTTTTGATACCTAGCTCCTTGCATTTATTTATTAATTCAACTTTTGACATAGAAGACATTATTTTTATTTACTATTATATAATATCATTATTACTTTAATATTAAATCAATTTTTATTATGTTATTTAATATTAAATTATTTTTTTTTTAATTTTTTATATTTTTTTTATTCTAAGACCATACAATATAATTTTTCATTTTTGGATCAGATATTAATTCATCCATATATGACCAATATGTTTTTCGCTTATATACTATATTCATATTTTCAGGCTGAGCCTCAAAAAAAACAATGGATGATATTATATCAGCCTTTTTATATTTGGCTGCTTTTATATGTTTATCAATTTCATAATATACGCATATTTTTAATAATTCTTTTACTGTATACATTGTATAAACCATTTCTTGTAGCTCATTCATTTCATTTGAATTTACTTCATAATCTGGTTCATCTTCAAATAATTCAATAAAGTTATTAATATTATTCATATCTATATGATCCTTAGTATTGTCTTCCTTTTCTTCTAGTAAAAAAGAAATATTTTGATTATTTATATTTATATTTGTATTTGTATTTGTATTTGTATTTATATTTGTATCTGACATTATTTATATTATTTATTAAAATATATCTATATTAATTTATTAATAATTGTTAATTTACATTTCAACTAGATCCATATATTTAAAGATTGCCTTTTGTGACAAACTTTTATGATCCTTAGTCTTGCTCTTAGCTAATATTGTAATTGTATCTACAATTGTATTTCCACTAATCTCTAATTCATCCTCCTCATAATCACTGTCATCTTCAGCTTTATCAATAATTTCTTTGTTAAACAAGATGGCAACATTTTCCGTCATTTCATCTACTTCATTTTTCTTATCACTACGATTAATTGTATTCATAATCGTATCTAATAATTGTCTAAGAATGCGGGCTACAGATAAATTACTAATAAATCCATTTAGTGCCAAATTTACAATAAATTGTGAATTAGCTCTACGCTTCTCATTTATCTTATTATTATCACAAAAACCATCATAATTTACATCAGGATCAACATACTGAATTTCCTCAAACTTTTCAGCAAATTTATTAAAATTCATATTGAAAACAGCATTCATCCAGTCATATTTCTTCACTAACTCTGCATATAAATCAGCATATATTTTTGAAAAGAATTTATTTGTAGATGCAATATCATATATAACAGTACTTACCTGGGTCCATATAGTCTCATTAAAATCTGATGAATTTACAATAGTATCTAATATATCAAAAATCTTAGTTCGAATATCTTGATATGTCTTATCAGTTAGTTTATTTAGATTTGAACGTAAATTATCAATATGTCCATCAATTCCAGATGATTGTTTAATAGTAGTAGAATGGAATGAACGTAATTGTTCCCAATCTTCATCATTAGATTCCGAAAACTTAGAGTTCTTTTTATTTCTACCTCTGCCTTTATTAGCAGTAAACATAGTTTCGCCATGTAAGTGTTCATTTTTCTGAAAAACTGGATTAGTAATAAAAGCACTAGATCCTATTTCACTAGTTAAATAATTAATAATTGTAACAGTGTCCTCTGGAATTACAAATTCAAACCCATAAAATTTAGTTTCCTTGAACTTCTGAAGATTATATTTCATTGTGTTATTGGCAACAGTCGTAGTCATTTTTTTGTATCTTACTTTAATTATATAATCTACTATTTATATCAATTTTTTTCATATTATTAATTACATTGTTAATTACAATGTTAATTACAATTTATAATAATATAAATAAAATACACTTAAAACCAAGGCATTATAATATATCATAATATGTCTTTTAACAAAGTAAACAATGATGCGATCGGAGGGGAGGGGGTAAAGGATGAGAAGGATGAGAAGGGTGAGAATAAGGAAGAGATAGTAACAAAGAAAACTGATGAAATTGATTATACATTTACATCTTGGGATACATTAGATATTAATGCTGATTTATTGCGAGGTATTTATGCTTATGGATTTGAGCAACCAAGTCCAATTCAGATGAAGGCAATTAAGCCAATTATGATGAAGAGAGATATTCTAGCACAGGCACAATCAGGTACTGGCAAAACTGCTACATTTTCAATTGGCGTTTTACACAGAATATCATTAAAGGATAATTATCCTCAGGCACTTATTATGAGCCCTACACACGAGTTAACTACACAAATTAGTGGTGTTGTTGCTAGTTTAGGTTCTTTAATGACTGGACTTCGTATTAAGACTATTGTAGGAGGATCATCAATTGACGATGATGTTGCGGATATGAAGAAAAACCCGCCACATATTATTGTTGGAACTCCTGGAAGAGTTTTTGATATGATACGTCGCCGCCATATCCAAGCTAAAAAGCTTAGAATAATGGTATTAGATGAGGCTGATGAAATGTTATCATCTGGTTTCAAAGATCAAATCTATAATATTTTTCAGTATTTAAATTCAGATATTCAAATTGCTCTTTTTAGTGCTACAATGCCTAATGAAATGTTTCAAGTTACTGAAAAATTTATGCGTAATCCTGTAACTATTTCGGTTAAGGCAGAGCAATTAACATTGGAAGGTATTAAACAGTATTATGTGGCCTTAGATGATGATCATCACAAGTATGATACATTAAAGGATATTTTTAACAGAATGACCTATAGTCAGTGTATCATTTACTGCAATAGTGTGTTACGTGTTCAGGACTTGTATAATGGAATGTTGCGCGATAATTTTCCAGTTTGCTGTATTCATAGTAATATGGATAAGCATGAGCGAAATTTGGCACTTAAGGAGTTTAGAACTGGTTCATCAAGAGTGCTAATTTCTTCTAATGTTACAGCTCGTGGAATAGATATTCAACAAGTAAACTTAGTAATTAATTTTGATGTGCCGAAAAATGTTCATACTTATTTACATAGAATTGGACGCAGTGGACGATGGGGTAGAAAGGGAACTGGAATTAATTTTGTCACTAGACGCGATATGTATCAATTGAGATCAATTCAAGATTTTTACCATTGTCAAATTGATGAGATGACTGAAAACATACTTGTTTAAATAAAATAAAATAATATATACTTATATTAATAAATATATATTATGAATATACCTGGATATACTTCTGTTAGTAGTACACAAAATAGTCAAAGTAAAGAAGGCCCTTGGTTATTTACACCACAACAAAGTCAAAGCCAAGAAAGTCAAGATATAAGTCGTCAATCTAGTTTATCAGAAAAAATTCTAGATGATTTTGAAACTGAAACTGAAACTAACAAAAAAAATATTACAAGAGAAATACTTGGCATAGTTGTTGCTCATGGTTCAAAATATGTAAATAAGGAAATAACATCTTTATATGATTTAACAGAATATATTAAAGAGCTAGAAAACACAAAACCTTGGTATACATTTGTAAAAAAAAATTATTTTTATACTACTGCTGTATTTGGAAATCCATGTATATATAATGAATTTCCCGAACATCCTTTAAGTGCTATAAATCAGACACTTAATATAAATCGCGCAATTAATGAAGAAGTAAAAGAAGGTTCTTTTGAAGGTAATGATAGAATTACTTGTGTTAAGGGTATTTGTAAAAGTCAAAACAGATATACAAGTTATCCAACAACAGGTTTTTTAACTAATCAAAAATCAACTGTAGGTGAAGAAATTACTAAAATACACAAAAATACAAATACTGCTTTTCCAGACTGGTTTGCTACCAAAGAAATAGCAAAACTACATATTCCACGTATTTCATATTTGCCAAGTATATGGTATTTATCTGGCGAAAATACTATACCACAGTTTATTAGTTATGGAAAGACCCAAGAAAAAAAAGAAAGAAATTTAGATATAAATGATGATAAACTCTCAGGAATATTTCTCAATATTTTAAAAGGAGTTAATTCAAAAGGAGAAAAAAAGACCTTTCATTTTCCGTATTTTTTTAATTTGGCTGTAGAAGAATATTTAATTGGTATATTTAAATGTTTTGACCCTCCAATGGAATTATATGATAACAAACGTAAACTAGTTGATGGTAGTGAATTAGTAGAAGTATTTAATAATTATTTTCATTATTGGAATATTATTGGATATAGTAATAATTATTCTTTACGTATAGAGTTCAAACAAGATGAAAAAATGGATAATGCTGTCCCATTTATAATAACAAAATTAAACAGCATAAATGCTTATGTTTTATCAAATCTTATATTAGAATTTCTTCTTGTAAAAACATATAATCCAAATACTAATTTTGTAGAACATATTGGAGAAATTTCTGACTGGTTAACAAAATTACAGTCAATTAATTCGAAGGTATTTTGGATTTCAACCGCATGTGAAACTGTAAGTTCTAAATATATTAATAATATGTTGTTACCATCTATTTCTGAATATTTAACTAATAAAGGTGTTGAACAAACACAAACACAAATAGAATTTGCACTTTCAGAAGAAGGTGGTGGAGGTCTAGAAAATCCAAGTACAGTTCCAATTCCAGTAGAATTAAAACTAGATTTAAAAGAAGTATTAAGTCAACCACCTAGTCGTGTGCCTAGTGATAATAATAATCAAATACCAGAATTAAAAATAGAAGATTTAAGAGTTCCTAGTGAACCAAGTTCTCCTATTAATTATGTTCCTTCTAGCCTAACTAATTCTCCTATTCCATATAATCCATCTAGCCAACCAAGTTCTCCTAAGCCATCTACTCCTACTAGTCCTCTTTCTCCTATTTTATATAATCCTTCTAGTAATACTGGTACAAAACGCTTATTAACTGATACTAATACTGATACTAGAAATGTTAATAGAGGTTCTAGAGGAGGCAACCTAAAAAGAAAAAGAAAAACAAGAAAAATTAAAAGGCGTTATACTAAAAAATGGCGCATTTCTAAAAATAAAAAGTATACAACTAAGAAAAGTTATAAATCAGTAAAAAATATTAGTTAATAGGAAAAAATTAAATATTTTACTATAATATATTTTAGATTTAATAAATAAAATATTAATCATTTTTAATTTTAGTATCGCTACTTTTATTTATTATAATATTTTCATTAGTTTTATTTGACTTATATTCATATAATTCATTATCTTTATTAAAATCTATTGTAATAACTTGGTCAATTTGTGAAATAAATGATGGTTTATTAAAATGTCCAATAAACAATACAATATTTTTAGATGGAAACCATGACATACAATATGTATTATTAAGTGTATGAAAACATTCAAAATAAAAACTACTCAAATAATATTTTTTTATTGAATATTTTGTACCATCAGTAATTATTTGTAAATTATAATGTACTTTATTTTTACCACAACCTTGAGATACAAATAATGGATTTTGCTCTGTAATATCAACAAAAGTAAAACATTCACAATCATTATCATAATCTAAATCAATTTCTTCACCATTTTCAATAACAAGTTTAGCATATGTAGCACCATAAATTTTTATATCTGAATAAGCATCAACTATTTCAGTTAAAAAAAGATTTTTTTTTATATCTTTTCTTTCAAAAATATATATAACACCATAATCTTTTATATAATTTTCACTAAACAATGAATAATAATTTAGATATTTATTATAAATATATTCAATCTTTTTTATATTATTCCAAAACGGTCTAATATCAAATGTACCCGCTTTATGAAAAAATAATTGTCTACTATCATTTGAGTATATAGACATTATTTCTTTGTTTAAATATTCATAAGAATAGTTATTAATTAATTTACCATCATTATAATATATACTATTTTTTTTATTAAACTTTTTGGTTGAATATAAAAAAGTTAGTTCCTTTATTAATTCATTAACTTTTTCTTTAATTTTTTCTTTTTCTTTTATTGAAATTTTATCTTTTTTTAAAAAATTAAAAAAAGATTTAACATATTCATTTATAGTTATCATATTATTTATTTATTAATATTTAATCTTTATATTTATTTTTAAATTATTTATTAAGATCTTATAAGAAAATATAAATATTAACTAATAACATGTTCGTAAAATAGAATATAAATTAATATATTTTACAAATAAGAATGGAATTTGTTGAAAATATTTTAAAAGAAGCAACAAATAAATCACAAATGCAATCAAATAAAATTACAGATGGTTTAAATGAACTAACTAACATTTTTAAATTGCCTATTCAGTATAATGATGAAACAAAAAAACTTAATACAAATATTATTGAAGACCTTGAATTAGTTAAAACTGTAGATAATCAAGAAATACCAATATATAATTATGTATTTAACCCAACAAATATTTTAGGAAAAACTATGTTAGAAACAGTACCAAAATATTACACAACAGATATTACATATTTAAAAGATAATCAAGAACTAATCAAGCAGATCAAAACTGATAAATTTAATACTATTTCTAATAAACATAACTTTTCTGATTCAGCTATAGAAGATACTATTGCAAGTTGGAAAGAAATTAAAGGCGAAACAGCATTTCATACAAAATATTTATATATTGATTGGGCTTTTGCTAAATTTATTAATAATAATCCAAAATTCTTACAGCTAATGAGCTTTTATAATATATCATCACCATTGCTTTCACTATGTTTACCAATTTTTGTATTAATTGTACCATTTTTTATTATCAAAATAAAGGGAATAGAGTTAAATATGAATGAATATATAGAGGTTCTTAAAAAACTTATATCACAGCATTCTATTGTAAAAATATTTACTAATTTCAATGATGTTGGATTTGGACAAAAAGTATATTTACTTACATCTGCTGCCTTCTATTTATTTTCTATTTATCAGAATATTTTAGTATGCATAAGGTTCTATTCCAATATGAAGAAAATTCATGATTATATTGGCAAGTTTAGAAATTATTTAGATTACTCAATAGAAATGATGAAATATCATTTGTCTGTTTCAAATGAACTAACAAGTTACACAAAATTTAATACAGAAATTAATTTAAAACTTGCTGTATTAGAACGCTTTAAATCTGATATGGATTGTATAATACCTTTCAACTTTTCTGTAGCAAAAGCTGTTCAAATTGGTCATGTTATGTGTACATTTTATCAGTTATATGAAAATGCTGAATACCATGATGCAATGTTATATTCATTTGGTTTTAATGGATATATGAATACTATTTATGGTCTAAAACAAAATATAGATAGTGGTAAAATAAATTCAACATTATATGTTAGTTCTAAAGGAAAAGATGATAAAGATGGTAAAGAAGATAAGGAAGATAAGGAAAGTAAAAAAAATAAAAAACAGAAACCAATATTTAAGAAGATGTATTATCCCAAATTTATTAATAACAGTAGTATTATCAAAAATGACTGTGACTTAAATAAAAATATGATAATTACTGGTCCAAACGCATCAGGTAAAACTACTACATTAAAAACTGTATTAATTAATATAATATTGTCACAACAAGTTGGTTTTGGTTGCTTTGATAAGTTGAAAATGGTTCCATTTGAACATATTCATAGCTATTTAAATATTCCAGATACATCTGGTCGCGATAGTTTATTTCAGGCGGAGGCAAGACGCTGTAAAGATATTTTAGATTGTATTGAAGAAAATGGTGATGAAACACATATTGCTATATTTGATGAACTATATTCAGGAACAAATCCAGATGAGGCTGTATCAAGTGCAAATGCTTTTATGAATTTTATTGTTAAAAATAATAATGTGACATGTTTACTAACAACTCATTATACAAAATTATGTAAAAAATTGGCAAAAAATAAGAAGATTGAAAATTACAATATGAAAACACTAAGTCATTCTGGGGATTTTGAGTATACATATTTAATTGAAAAAGGAATTTCTAATATAAAAGGAGGAATAAAGGTATTAAGTGATATGAATTATCCTAAGGAAATATTAGATAATACTAACAAATAAATTTTAGTTTTAATTTAAAATTTTGTTAGTTTAATACTAATTTTATATTCGTTTGCTTATAAAATTAATTATATATAAAATTTGTAATATGATATCTGAAATATTTAGTACATCTTTTTTATTTAGCATTGCAATTTGTATTATACTTGTAGGTGGTTTGTTTGCTTATTTTAATTATAGGTTTTCAGAGCAAAATCATAAAATTCAATCAATGCTTGGATTAGTTTCAACTATGGCGGAAGAAATGCAATACTTTAGGAGTAAAATAAATAGCAAACCTGTTACCAGTGAAAATAATATAAATGATACTGGCATTCAAATAGTGCCTAACTTTTTGGGGGGAAATCCATTTCTTAAAGTAGATGGTGATAATAAACTTATTGAAGTCTCTGACGCAGAAGATGATGATATTGAATATGATGAAGATGATGTTGAAGATGATGATGATGTTGACGATGATGAAGTTGAAGATTTAGACGATGTTGAAGATTTAGATGATGTTGAAGATGATGATGTTGAAGATGATGATATTAAAGATTTAGACGATGATGTTGAAGATTTAGATGAGATTGAAGACTTAGAAAATGATGAAACTAACAAAAAGATTATTACAATTGATTTAGGAGATAAAAATGATAATTTTGTTATTGAAAGTGAAGATATTCATTTAGCTAATGAAATTATAAAAGATAATACAGATAGAAATGGAGATGAAGAATTAAATTTAGAAAATATAGAAATGTCATTAAAAACTATTTCTATAGATGATAATGACATTGTTAGTTCTAAGGGAAAGGAAGACTATAAAAAAATGTCATTAAATAAATTACGTGATATTGTTTGTGCCAAAGGACTAGTTGTTGATGCCTCTAAATTAAAAAAGAATGAATTACTTAAATTATTGGGTGACGAATAATAGTCCAAGTTTTTATCTATTAATATTATAATATGAACAGTAATCAGTATTATACAATGGATATGACAAATCCAGTAAGCCCTTCTTGGCAACCTCAAGCATCTGTAAATAATAAAATACTTCAAGATGGCAATATTACATCTAATTGGAAATATAGACAATATATTCAACATAATGCTAATCAGATTATGAAATATAACACAATGGAAGCTGTAAATTCATCTGGTAATAATCCTTATTATGGTACAGATTTATCACAATCAACTGCTAATGTACCTCAATTATATAATTCACTACAAACTCCATCAGTTACACCTGATAGTGATTTAAAACGCGACTTTTTAAATAAACAGCGTATGAGTGCTAGAATGATATCACCATCAATTCCCACTGATAAGTTTTAATATATATTTTGAAAAACAGATATAATAACAAATTTAAGTAATTTAGTATTATATGTCCAAACAAATTTTAAGCATTGATGTTGGTATTAAAAACTTGTCATTTTGTTTATTTGAAGTAAATAATGAAGTAAAAATTCTTAAATGGGATAATATTGATCTAACAAAACAAGATGCAATAGAAAGCACATGTGTTTATATTGATGATCCATCTACAAATATTAAGACAAAGAAAAAGACTAAACTAAAATCAAAAATAGAAACTTTAGGTCATTCTTTAGTTCCATGTGGTAAGCCAGCCAAATATATAAAAGATAATAAATGTTACTGTTTAAAACATTCTAAACTAACAAATTATTTACAACCAGCCTCCGACTTAAAACCTGCATCAATAAATAAGCAAACAATTCAAAAACTTATTGATATTATTAATAAATATAAAATTGTTACTACAAATTCAGACACAAATATACAGTCTTATAAAAAAGCACAGTTGATTAATTTAATCAAAGATTTTTCAGAAAAACATTGTTTTGAAGAAGTTAAAAAGAGCAATGCATCAAAGATTGATTTAGTAACAATTGGGCGCAATATTCAGCACCGATTTGATGAAATATTATGCGACTATTTAGCAACAATTGATACTATAATTATTGAAAATCAAATTGGTCCTATTGCAAATAAAATGAAAACTATACAAGGAATGTTATCGCAATATTTCATTATGAAAAATAATAATATTTCTATTGATTTTATTAGTGCAACTAACAAATTAAAGGATTTTATTAGTTCAGATTTAGAAAAAGACAAAGATAAGGAAAAAGAAAAAACATTATATAAGGATCGTAAGAAATTAGGAATTCAGATTTGTAGTAATTTTGTTAGTAATGATAACCGATTTAATATATGGAACACATTTTTTTCAAAGCACCAAAAAAAGGATGATTTATCTGATTGTTTCTTACAAGGTATGTGGTATATTAAACATAAAATTAAATAAATTTTATATATATATATATATATATATATATATAAATGAATAAAGAAAGAAAACTTAATAGATTAAGGAGCGAATATGTAGAACTTATGAAATATTTTTATATGGCACAGAGACCAGAGTTGCAAGAAGACATCGCTAATAATATGGCAGATTTGCAGGTTGCAACTGAAATGGACCGTATTAAGAATTTTGACAATGATGCTAAAATAAGTTACATTAATGGACAAATATTAATAATAGTGGAAGAAATGCGAGGAATGAGTATTAATGCGAATAGACAAGATTTTTTAGCAAATTTATCAAATTTTCATTTACAAGTCTTATTACCGAGGATTAGAGCGGCAACCACACGGCGTGGAGGTAAAAAATTAAAGAAAAGACAAAAAACAAAGAGAAGACAAAAAACTAGACAACATAGAAAATAAATAATTATAATTAAATAATTAATTATAATTAAATTTAAAATATATATATTTTAATTCGTATTACTTAAAATTAATTGTTCTATATAAATCATAATAATGGATAACGATATAATTGATATTTCGACGGATTTTGATAGTTTAGACAATATAGGTGGTGGCTGGGGCTCAAAAAAAACTAACTTTGGTGGTGGATTAGAATTATTAATGAATGATAAACAAAAAGCCAGTTCTGCCCCTAGTAGTGATATTGACATTGATGATTTAAATAATTTAGAAAATGAGTTAAATGATTTAGCAAATACTACAGCACCATCATCTAATAATTTTGAATCAGGAATGTTTGGATCCAAATTAAGTTTTGATGATAAACCTTCTGTCCGCTTTGATGAAACTCCTTCAATTGGAAAATCTACATCTAATACTGATTCAGATGCTAAGTCATGGGATGGTTATGGTAAATTCAATAATATTCCTATTAATCCTGATATTCATATGTCTTCTGAACCTAAACTAACAAAGGAGGAAATGATGCGCGAGAAATTTAAGTTCTTACGCAAGTTGGAGGCACTTGAGAGAAAGGGTGTTGAACTAACAAAAAAATATAATATGGAATCCAATTTAGCAGAAATGCAAGGTGAATATGAGATGATTATGGAGGAGAAGGCTAAGCAGAACTCAGTTAAGTTCCAAGGTAATATGATGATGGCAATTATTAATGGAATAGAATTTTTAAATAATCGTTTTGATCCTTTTGATGTCAAATTAGATGGCTGGGGTGAACAAATTAATGAGAATATTACTGATTATGATGAAATTTTTGGTGAATTACATGACAAATATAAATCAAAGGCATCTATGTCACCAGAATTAAAATTGTTATTTCAATTAGGTGGTAGTGCTATGATGGTTCATATGACAAATACTATGTTTAAGTCTGCTATGCCTGGAATGGATGATATTATGAGACAAAATCCTGACTTAATGAGACAGTTTCAGACCGCAGCAGTTAACTCAATGAGCAATTCAAATCCTGGGTTTTCAGGATTTATGAGTGGATTAATGGATCCTCCAAATCAGCCAAGTAATAGTAGAGGTCCTCCTCCGCCTTTAGCAACTCAAGGACCTAATATAGTACCTCCTCAGGCACGAGCAGGTAATAATACCTCTATGGGTCGCAGTAATTTTAGCAATGGTAATTCAAATATGAATGACGGAATTAGTATTAAGGAAAGCAATTTTGGAGTACCTGGATTTGAACCACCTCAGCCAGCAAATAGAAGTAGTAGACGTCCTGATATGAAGGGACCAGGTGATATTACAGATATTTTATCTGGACTTAAGACAAAGACTATTAATATTTCTGAGGCCCCACCTGTAAATAATGATAATTATAGTGAGGGAAACAATAATAGTACTATTAGCATTGATGATTTAAAAGATATTCAGACTAGTGCTAATGTGCCAAAGCGTAGTAAGAGAAAGCCTAGGTCTGATAAGAATACTGTTAGTTTAGATATCTAATTAAAATCAAAATATAATATTTAAAATTGTTTATATATTGTTATATATAAATAATAAATGCCAAGAAAAATATTAGGAGAAGGTGGATATGGGTGCGTTCACAAACCTAGTTTACATTGTGATAAAGTACAAGCACCTAATTTTGATTACAATAATTATGTCTCAAAACTAATGGCAACAAAATATGCAGAAGAAGAATTACGTGAATTTGTTACAATCCATAAATATGATCCAAATGATGATTATCATTTAGGAACACCTATATTATGTAGTCCACAACTTGACAATATGAAAGAAATAAAAGATATTAAAAAATGCAAGCATATTTATTCAAAATTGGAAAAGGATCCAACACATATAAGCTTATTACTTATGAAATATGGTGGTCCTGATTTAAAAAACTTTTGTAATGATCATATTACTAAGTTTTTAAAAATAAAGAAGCAACAAAAATCCGATAAATTTTGGCTTGAAGCTCATCATCTAATTAAAGGTCTAAAATTTTTCAGAGATAATGGAATTGTACATAATGATTTGAAACCACAAAATATATTATATGATATGAAGAAGAATAAACTAACATTTATTGATTTTGGTCTAATGAGAAAAAAATCTGAAATTATAAATATGTCAAAAAAAAATAATAACCCAATGGCTAATTTGCACTGGTCATTTCCAATTGAATGTGGGTTTATGAGTTATATAGACTATAGCAAGAATAAACGTTCAGCAACAAGACGTCAAATGGTTAAAAAAGATGTTATTGATGCGATTGTAGCAGGTTCAAAAAATACTATTGAAATTGAGGTATCTAAACCAGACGCATTTGAATTATTTTTTACATATATAAATCCATTAAATACAGATATGCCATCATCTTTTAAATATAGTTTTTATGATAGTGCGTTTGATGGACTATATCAGATTAATACTTTGCCATATGATACATATTTAGATGCTATAATAGACTCAATTGATATTTATGGGCTAGGTTTTACACTACAATATATATTAAATTGTTTTAAACGTCACAATGGTATATCAGAAGATTTTTTTGTTAAAGCATCTAATTTATTTGCCAAAATGTATGAGCCTGATATTACAAAGCGTTATCTTGAGATTGATGTAATATTAAATGAATATGAAGATATTTTATTAGAAACAGGACTTTTAACAAGAATGAATAAATCTTTTAGAGACAATAATGTTGTAGATACAGCACCAATGCCTTCAGCAATTATGACACTAGATAAAAAAGATAGAGCTAAATTATCTGATAGTCCATCATTAAAACCATTATCTACTGATTTAGAACGTATTGGAGATATGGATCCTGAACCAAATAAAAATACACTAAGTCAAATTAAACAAGCTGTAAAAGATATGAAACAGCAGCATAATATAAAAATTTGTCCTTCTAATAAAGAGTTAAACCCTAGAACTGGATTATGTGTTAAAAAATGCAGTCCAGGAAAAACAAGAAATGCACAGTTTCGTTGTGCAAAGGCAAATAAAACACAAAAGTCTAGATCTAAATCTAAAATATAATGTTAGTATACTAACAAAAATATTAGTATAATATGTATAATTATTTTTATAACATATTATTAAAATGGCAACAACTAACAAACATAGAAAAGATGAAAAAGATATAAATAATGAAAAAGATAAAAATGACGAAAAAGATAAAAATAATGAAACAGATGTAAAAGATAAAAAAGTTGAAAAATCTATAAAATCTGAAAATGGACTATTTATATTTAGACGTGATTTAAGAATAGTTGATAATAAAGGATTAATTGAAGCATCTAGTAAATGTTCCAAATTATATACAATTTTTATTTTTACACCAGAACAAGTATCAGGATCTAACAAATTTAAATCTGATAATGCGGTTCAATTTATGATTGAATCATTAAAAAATTTGGCTTCATCTATTTCAAAAAAGGGTGGTCAATTATATACATTTTACGGCAAGAATGACACAATTATTAAGCATTTAATTTCATCATTAAATATTGACACAATATGTTTTAATATGGATTATAGTCCATATGCTATAAAAAGAGATGAAAGTATTATAAAGATGGCTGAAAAAATGGATCTACAAGTTATTAAAGGACAAGACTATTATTTATTAGAACCAGGTTCTGTATTAAATGGATCCAAGAAAATGTATCAAAAATTTACACCATTTTATAATAGCGCCCATACAAAACATGTTGATGTTCCTAATAATAAACAAATTACAAATTTTGCTAAGACTACCAAACATTTAGAAAATACATTATCACTAGATAGTGCGTTACATCGTTTTACAACTGTAAATCCAGACATATCAATGAATGGTGGTAGGGATGACGCAATTGTAGCACTTAAACAAGCATTAAAAACTCAGTCTCATTATTCTAAAACTCATAATGAGTTATCTAAAGAGACAACACGTCTATCTGCTGCTATTAAATTTGGCTGTTTAAGTATACGAGAAGTTTACAAGGCATTTAGAAATAATACAGATCTTATAAGACAACTTTGGTGGCGTGATTTTTATGCTAATGTTTTATATGCTTATCCACACGTACTTGGTCACGCAATGAAGCCAAATTATAATAAAGTTCAATGGCATCATAATGCTAATTGGTTTAAAGCTTGGACAAAAGGTATGACTGGTTATCCAATTGTGGATGCTGGTATGCGCCAGTTAAATGCTACTGGATATATGCATAATCGAGCACGTTTAATTACGGCATCATTTTTAGTAAAAACACTTCTAATTTCGTGGGAATATGGCGAACAATATTTTGCTCAGATGCTTACAGACTATGACCCGGCATCAAATAATGGCAATTGGCAGTGGATTGCCGGTTCAGGTGCTGATTCGCAACCATATTTTCGTATATTTAGTCCTAAGGAGCAAAATAAGAATTTTGATCCCGACTGTACATATATTAAAACGTGGATCCCTGAATTACAAAATGTGGAACCAAAAGATATTATTAATTGGGATACAGAGCATGTAAACTATACTAGTAAAACTGCTGGAGGTAAATACCCAGGTCCTATTTGCGACTTTGCGAAGCAAAAAGAGTTGGCACTCAAAATGTATGGCGCGGTCTTTAAGTAGGTTTAAAATATATATATATATGTAAAACAACTTAAAGGCGACCCACCAGAAAATAAAAATTGAATTAATATAATATTAAACACAATTCAGCATAATATTATACATAATTTAAAATGGCAACTTTAGTTAATACTAATACTAATACTAATACTAATACTAAGAAAACATTTATATTTGTTGATGGAAGTTATTATTGCTTCTATCGCTATCATTCACTACTTACTTGGTGGAAAAATGCTTACCCTGAAATCATCATTGATGATCCATATTTAAATGAGCAATTTGTAGAAAAGTTTAGAAAGACATTTGTAGAACATATTACTAAGCTACAAAAAAATCTTAAAATTCATAAAACCGTTAAACCAATAATAATAGTTGGACGAGATTGTAAGCGTGAAGATATATGGCGTAATGAATTATTTTCCAAATATAAAGCAACACGAGCAAATGGAGCTGAGGATGGGTTTATGGGTGGACCATTTTTCAAGATGGCTTATCAAGATAACTTATTTATAGAAGGTGGAGCAACAACAGTTTTAAAACATCCTAAGTTAGAAGCAGATGATTGTATTGCATTATCTGTAAAATATATATTAAAGCATAATAGTAATTGTGATATCTATATTATTACAAGCGATAAAGATTATTTACAGTTAGCAGAACCACGTGTTCATATTTATAATCTTGGGTTTAAGAAAATTACAGACCAAAAAAGTTCAACTGGTTCAGCAGAATGTGACTTATTCTGTAAAATAGTAATGGGTGATATTAGTGATAATATTCCTTCAGTATTTCCCAAATGCGGTCCCAAAACAGCACTTAAATATTATGAAAACAAAGCCGATTTTGAGAAAAGACTTAATTCATGCGATGAATTTATTTCACAATATAATATTAATAAAAAAATTGTAGATTTTAATGAGATACCAACATTATATGCTGCTGAGTTTTTTGAAAAATTTGCATCTATAATAACTGAACTATTATAATAAATAAAATATTATAAAATTTATTATAAAACTTTTAATATTTATAATTTGTAATAATGGAAGAACTTCCCGACAATAAAACATTAAACCTACAATTATATATTTTAGATCCACTTTCTGTAATTATTAAGCTAGCAATCCTTAGTAATAAACCAATTGGCACTAAAATTTGTATATCAAATAATATTATTTTTTTACAAGAACCTGGACCATTTCAAGCACTTTGTCGTTATATATTTAGCACAAATAAGACTGATATTCAGTATATTTATAATCCAATCCAAATAGCATGTCAAAATTATTTATCAAAAGAAGCTATAAAACAAAATCCAAAACTTAAAGAATTATTTAAGTGTGCGCAAAATGGACTACATAAATTATGCGAAACTTATAAAATGTGTTCAATTATTCGACTATGTATTAACTATTATATAACATTAATTGATAACTATTTACAAGAGATTTATAATGAAGCATTATTTAAAAATGATAATATGACCCCTTTATACACAAATGAACTAACAAAAATATTTTCAAAATTATGGACACAAGAACGTATTAAGATTATTTTAAATTTAACAACATTTTTAATTAATGATGAACATGCAGCAGCAAATGTAAAGTCAGTTGAAACAATTATGACAGATATTGATACACAAGTTCAAGGACTTATATAAAATAAAAAAAATTTTTTATATTACTTCATAATAACTCCATATATCAATTCATAATAATTTTATTTATTTAATTATTAATAAAATTAATACTATTATACTCTTTTTCATAATTTAAATAATACATATCTAATTTATTATCTAAATTACTTAAATCTTCTGTTTTTAATCCTCTAATAAAACTATTTAAATTTGTTGGAATTATAGTATTTTCAAATTCACATAAAATATATTCACTAATTATTATTTCACCATGTTTACGATATAACATTTTTTTAATAAATATTAAATCCTTATCAACACAATTCATCTGATTTATAACAAGAAATCGTAAAATCTCAGATAATTCAACATCCTTTTTATTACATTGGTCAAGTAAATTTAGTAGATCATCAATATTACTATTATCTTGAACCCCAAATATTATAGTCTTTTTACCTCTAACATTTGTTATAATTTTATTAAATATTATCTCAATGTTAGGTTTATCAAACATATTAATTCTTATTAATATATGAAGCTGTTGGATAATAGAATTTATTGTTGAAATATTATTTAATTCTCGATTAATTAATACAAAAACTTGAGTTGTTAAAAACTTTGGATACTCTGAAACATTATAATAGTCTCTGAAATATGGATTTAAAATTTTAGTTACAAAATTATTGTATTCATCAATTAATATATTAATTGAACCTAACCACGTGCTTACCTTTTCTTTTAATATAGTCTCAATCTCACTTACAAAACTAGTCATAATAGAATTATATTCTGCTGTGTCAATTAATTTAATATTATCATAAATTTTTTTATATTGTAAAATTAATTTTTCAAAAGTTTCTAGTTCAAACCATCCTTTTTTGTTTGTAATATCACGTAGTTTTGGCAACTGTTTTAGTTCATATAATAAATTATCAATGCGAAGCTTACTACCTTTATCATTATCTTTTAAGAATTGGTGTAAAATACTTTCAAGACGACTAAAACCAGAGAGTTTTATCATTGTATTAATAAATTCTTGATCATTTAAAATATCATATACACGTGCTTCTTGGGTTGCTGGTTTTAAAGTACTAAACTTTTTGCCATTTTGATTTACGCCAATTTTTAAAATCTGCTCTTGTGTCAACTTAAAATTACGTCCATGTTTTTTTACCATTCTATATAAATAAGCATCAATAGCACATAATGGTATAATACCAATCAAGTTATCTTTTAGACCTTTACTAGTAAATTCTTTTGTAACCGTTGTTTCGACTTGTTCAAACATTTCTCTTAGTTCACCAGTAATTTCTAATCTATCACTATCTTCATCAGTTTGCATATCATCTGCTTTATTTACAATTACTAATGTATAAATATTACGACTATTTGTTTTAAATTGGTCTCTAGTATTGTTAGTTATAAATCGCAACATATCCATTTCATCTGATGTATTAAGACCCGAATGAATATCAACTAGAAATACAACTAAATTAAATTTGTGAAAATTTGTCTCTAAATAGTCATAATAAATATCTTTTGTTCTAGCATCATTTAGACCTGGAATATCATATACATTAACATATGAGTTTTCTAAAATATTTATATCTAACTTACCTACATTAAATACTAGTTCTTTGTAGTCTTTTTTAGTAAATTTTTGTCCTGACTCGGTCTTTTCTATAATTTCCTTATTTTTCTCTGATATTATTCTAAATATTTCTTCAGTTGGAAGATCATGGTTACTTTTATTTTCAATATAAACAGTTGGCCACATAGTGGTTCGTTTTATTTTACATTGGGTTAATTCTTCACAAAAGATACCATTTAATACTGTTGATTTTCCAGTTGAAACACCACCAACAAAACATAAATTAATATTATCTTGAGGAATTATTACCTTGTCTTTTTCTTCTTCTTCAGAATGTTCCAAAGAATGTTCCTCAATTTCCTGAATTTTTAAATTAATATTATTGGACAATTTAAGTGGTTTATCATTTTCTAAATTGTAATCATCTGAATCATAATCATCTGAATTATAGCAAGCATTTTCAAAATCATCTATTATATTAGCTATTTGTTTTCTTACATGAGATACTATTTCAGTCTTTTGTAATTTATCTAAATTATTTGCCAAATATTTTTGAGATAAATGTGTAGCAAAATTTTTTCTTATTTGAGGTTTAACATTTTCACCATTTCTTCTTTCCCATTCGTAAATTTCACTATCTAGTTCATTTCTAGCTGTAGATAATTCTTTAGGTATAGATTCTATAAAATGAGGTTTTAAATATTTTTGTAAAGTAAAATAAGTTAGTTCATCTGATGGAGTAAGATTAAGAAGAGAAGTTAACTTAAAGTCTGGTTTAATTTTACGACCATTAGTAGAATCCTGAAGATTATTTTTTTTAATATAATTATTAATTTCCTTACTAACTTCAGTACGAGCCATACAAGTGTCTTTAGGTTTTCCCAAAAATTCAGCAAGTCTATTTGAAATTCTAACAGGAGTAGTAAATACGGACATTTTATTGTATAGAGTGTTTTATATTGTTGTTTAATACCTTCAAAATAAAAAACAATATTTAATTCAATTTTATTTCAGTTTATTATTATTTAAACCAATAAATTTAAGAAATAGCAAGAAATATATTTTTTACTTGACAATATGTTTGTAATTCAACTACATTTACTCCAGTACAGCCTTGAAACTTAAGTGTCTTTATTTTATGTTTTTTTTCACTTAGAACCTTATTTCCACTTAGAATCTTAACAACATCTCTTAATCCAGGCGCACTAGTAATTGTTAAAATTTCTAAATTGGGAAAGTTTTCAATACCTTCTAGTGAATTAAATGTTGGATTATTATTACAATTCAATATTAATTCTTTTAATGTTTTATTCTTAAAATCATTTAAATTGTGTTTACTAGTAAATGAATTAATTGTAATTTTATCTAATTGATAAAATATATTAATTGTCTTCCAAATAATATTACCACCATGGTCAGTCATAGTAATTTCTTTTGCTGAAATATTATTTACTTGTGTTTGTCCATTTGTCTGTATATCACACCAATGACCTTGGGGAGTATAAATATTAGACATAAATATCTGGCAACAATCTATTATTTGATGTAACTGATTTACACTTGCCTCTAGATTAGCATATTTATCTGTCAAAGATTTAATAGCAAGAGCTTGTTGTTGCTCCAACTTATTAAAATTTAGTGTTAATTGACCATCGTTTGACATCAACTTTTCTCGTAATAAAATCTCAAAATTTATTTTTAAAAATCCTCCAATTATTGCATTAAATGCTAATTTTATCACTTCACTATTAACACTAATATTTAATAAATAGTCTTCATTTTCTCTAGTAAAACAATTTGTCATAATCTGATATACATCTTCTAGATTAATAGAGACGCGTAATTCCTTCAAATCAATATTTCCCTCATAAGATAGGAAATTTATAGTATCTGTTATTTTTAAATAAATACTTCGCTCATTCAAAGAGGAAATAATAGAATAATTTTTGTAGGTAAATGCGTCAGTCATCTTCTATATTATTTTATACATTATTTTTACTTTTACACATTTATTTCAATTTTTATTTAAAAATTAATTTGGGTATTATTTAACATTATATTATAGAATTATAATATAATGGAAGTTTCAACTACAACAGCCGACAAGCCTACTATTTTAGATCATATTAATAATAAATTAAATGACCAGGATTTTAATCAAAAGGTCAGCGTCTCTATTAGTGTTGTTTTGGAATTATATCGTGTCCTTGTGTCATCATTTTTAGTCCTATTTGTTCCTCAAAAGTGTGGCGATCATGTTTGCTCTCTCAGCGAAAATATGGTTTTTGAAAATCACCTTTATAATGCTGGTCTTGTATTTAACTTTATTACAATGGCTGCCTTTTTAGCAATGTATACATTTGAAATTAAACGTGAAAACAGATTGATTACTTATTTAGAAGTTAATAAATCCGTTGCGTCTGATAATAATTCCGTTGGATTAGCATTAGAAAAATTACCTGTTGAAAAACGCAATAGTATTTGGCAACTAGATAAGTATTATATTTATTCAGGTTGGACATCAATTGTTATGTTTATTATAAATACAATCTTATCTGGATTTGTTGTTTATGAGTATTATCTTGACAGCCAAACAACATCAACATATATTACAAATATATTGTTTATGATTACTAAATTGGCAGATGTACATTCTAATGTAAACACTGAGAAGAATGTATTTTATTCAGCTTACATGAAGGGCAAAATACAATATAATGATGTGGACCCCAATAAGATGATTGAATATGAAAATGTTGTTGTAGATGAAGATAAAATGGAGATAAAAGCTGATTTAACAGTTATTACTAATAGTAGTGAAATTGAAAATAGTAATAATATAAATAGTAATAATGAAAATCAAGAAGATGATAAAATTATTGTAACTATACATGACATTAATAGCCCTAAATCATCTAGTAATGATTTACAAAATCTTAATGAAGATCAATAAATAATATACAACTATAAAATATTTTATAATTATATATAAAATGGAAGCAAAAAATGATGAACTTACAACATCAATTAGTAATACAATGACTGTTGATAAGTTAAAAAAAGAATTAAAAAAAAATAATATTGACTTTGCTTCGGCAAAACGAAAATCTGATTATGTTGATTTGTATATTTCAAATGGATTATACAGACATGAAGAAAAGGAATTAGAAGAAAAATTAGAGGCTATAGGTGCATCTTTACCAGCAGCATCTTTACCAGCAGCATCTTTACCAGCAGCATCTTTACCAGAAGAAATTATTATGTCAATTGCAATTATAGGTCACGGTTGTGAAGATTTATTATCACCATGGCCATCTCAGTTACCAATTTCTAGATATTTTAAACATAATATACGTGTTTATAGTCAAGCTTGTGTTCCAGATGTAAATGCCCTAGGAAATATATTTAGAAATCCTGATGTAATTGACCGCATTAATAAAAGTTTTTCAGCATTACCAACAAGTAAAACTGAAGAAATTGTTAGTATATATAAACATCAAGCTAAAACTGATTATATCAGAAATGTAATGGCTTCATTATCTGGTAAAGCTAGTGATGTCGGTTTTGAAAAATTATCAAAGACTAAAAATTTAGAAAGATCATCTGATTTAACTACATTTTTAGCTAATAAGAATTTTTCATTTTATATGGATAGTTCAACAGAAGAAGTACCACGCCCACTTAAACAAGTATATACAACAATTGGAATACAAGTAGTTGATATACGTATAAAAAAGACGAATACAGATGGGTCTGTTAGTTATGAGCAATTATTTAGTCCAACTGATGCAAAATATAGTCGTCTTAATGATTGGACAACTTTTAATTTAATTTATAAAAATGGACTAACATATATTATAAAAGATGTATTAAAAAGAAAGGATTTGGTTAAATCTGCATTAGAAATTTTTGGATTTGGTAAAAAAGAACGTATTATAGATTTATCATTGGAACAAATATATAATTTATTTCAATTGCTTGATATAAAATATGTAAATATAATGGATTTTTCTTGTAGATCTTGTTCTATTGGCAGAATACCAGAAGATATGTCTGAAAATATTTATACAGAGGAACAGAAATATATTATAAAACCGGAAGCTTTTGGTAAGCGTAGCGACTTAAAGTGTAGCGACTTGAAGCGTAGCGACTTGAAGCGTAGCGACTTGAAGCGTAGCGACTTGAAGCGTAGCGACTTGAAGCATACAAAGCATCTAAAACATTTAAAAAAAAATAAGAGAAAATCACAAAAGGTTTATAAATAATTTATCTTCTATAACGTCTTGATTTCTTAGATTTCTTAGATTTTTTATTTTTCTTAGATTTCTTAATATTACGTCTTTTTCTTCCTCCCTGTGCTACAGGTCGGTGATCTTGATCTTGATTTTGAACCCAATGACGAGCCATATCTGGAGTTAACATATCAATAGTATTAATTACATCTTCCATTTCAGCTATTTGTTCTGGAGTTCCATCACCATGTTGTGCCTCACCTATCATAAATTGTAAATGACCCGACATACCATCTAAAAGATCATTTAGCTCATCTATTTTATCTTGATCTGTGTCATTGTCTCTAAATCTTTCAAATACAACTTTTGCTCTATTATATGCACTATCTTCATTTTCCATAGCTGTCCAGCCACGAATATAAGTTTCTAGACGATTTAATATAGCAGGATCTAAATTTTCATTATTACGTATATTATTAATATATGTTCTTGGATCTGTATTCATATAATATATATTATTAAAATATAAAAATATATATATTTTAATAATGAACCCAAATTTAATAGAATTACAAAATTTTATTGCTCAAAATAATATTGAAAAAACTTTGTATAATAGTATTTATAATAAAAATATTATACAAAAATATTTAGATAATATCAATGACCCTTGGTATAATAAGAATACTTATTATTGGTTAGGCGAAAAAATACCAATAACATCTACTGAAAAAATAACACCTAATTTAATAAAATTAGCCTGGAACAAAATAAAAAACTCCCCTAATTATGCCTTTAATAGTTGGAAATATTTACTTGATTCAAAAGCAAAAACTGAGTTTATAATTATATTAAAAATTATAGAAAAATATAATGAAATACAAAGAATACGTTTTGAATATGAATTAGAAAAAAATACAAAACTACCTATTGATATATGTAAATTAATTATGTTATTTATCTAACAAAATGGTGTTATAGGTAAATCATCTCTTACAAAATATGCTTCACCTTCTTTGGTCCAATTAACAACCAGTGTAATTATTTCAACACCTGTATCAATAGCTATCTTTACAGCTTCTCTATATTCAGGATCTATAATAGATGGCTGAAACCTATCTACATCTGTTCGTTGTATAACATAGCACATTATGCAACGAATTTTAGACTCTTTTTTAATTATAGTTAGTTCTCGAATATGTTTTAATGCACGCGGACTTACTGGATCGCTAGTCTTTTTTCGATATCCATCTGGAAAATAAGCTACTTTTGAATTTAATGGTCTATCGTCATAACATTTACTTTTTCGATCTTTTGCGGTTATATCTTCATAATCAGCAAGTGGTACATTTTTGACCTCCATAATAAATGGTATTCCATTACTATCAACCCCTGTAAAATCAAAACGCGAATCTATTTTATCTACCACATAAAGGACTGTTTCGCGCTTATAACGTTGTATATTTTGAAGCCTTGATAGCATATTTTTCTTAAGTGCCTCCTCTACTAACATTTCTGCTAATTTTGGATGAATACCAACTACTATTTCACTATTTCGTTCTAAAATAATAGACAAATAAACACGATATGTACAGCTAAGCTGTTCCTTATTTTGAACCTTAGATTTTGTCTTTGATCCAGGTTTAGGTTCAATATACTGCATCATTATTGTTGACCCATTATCACATAATCCACAACAACCAAGCGCTGCTGTATGACCTAAAATTGTTTCCGAAGGATTACTATTAGAATACGATATATCTGCCACATATGGACTTTTAACTAATTTTGAAGGACGCTTTACAACATTACCTTGAATTAAATTATCTATTTTAAGAAGTAAGTTTGATGACATTTTTTAAATTTATAAAAATATTTTACAAAACTTATATTTCTTTAAATTGTTTTCAATTTTATTTATATGTTTTTCTTCTTTTACTAATATTTTTTTTTATTTTTAAATGTTTTAAAGTTCCACCACGTTTTCCCATATTTTCATTACTTTTATAATTATATTTGTTACTAAAAATAGTAGGTTTATCATTATATACATTTCTAGATATACTTGGATTATTACTTAGATTATTACTTGAACTTGTTTTTGTTTCATATATATACGCATCATCAATTGGTGCCTGATAATATTGTAATCCAAATATTTCAGCTAATGACTTTCGTATTTCATTAAAATTTGCACTACATAATGCTGATGTTTTTTGTAATGTCGTTACTGATGTTCCTGGAAATAATGTTAGTTCAACATTTACATAGAATGCTAACTTTGATTCTAATTCTAGCGCCTTATTTAAATAACTAACTTGCCTTTCATAGTTATATTGTTGTAGCGGATTTAGTGCTGATTGGCCATACATAGACAATTGTCTTTGAGGCATAAATGGTCGAACTGGATTTATTCTAGGATATAATGGTTGCTGTACTTGTGTATATGGATACGTTGGTTGTTGAGCATATGGATATAATGTTTGTGGTTGAGTATATGGATATAATGGTTGTAGATCAGGATAATTTATATTTGGCGTTTGTAAGCCTTGAACTCCCTGAGTTAAATAGTAACGATCTCTCTGACTTATTTCTCCACCCTTTTGTACTGTTTGAAAACTAACACCTTTTTGTTGTTTTTTGGCATTAGCTGACATTGGTATAGGTATATTTCTTTTACGCATTTCATTTTCAGCATTAGCTAATTTTAAATTATAGTCTTTTACTTCAGATTGTAACTGATTAAGTAATGTATGTGCTTCCGATGCGTTACTTTCTTTCAAAGTATTTATCTTTTTTGAACGTTTTGTAATTTGTGCTAACAAACCAGCTCTAGTTTTTTTTAATGTTTCATCATCTAAATCTGATGATTTTCTTTCTAATAATGATACAGATTGAACAATAGTTGGTCTATCTTCTTCATTTTGTATTTCTCTTTGTCTTTTTTCTTCTTCTGCAATATCTTTATCATGTATTTTTTTACTTACACGTAGCCCCATACCAGTAACATCTGTACTACTTACTGTATCACCATTACCTTTTTCAATACATTTTTCTGTAATAAATAAATATATATATTCCATTTCTTCCTTTATAGTTTTATAAGAGTACAAAAAATTGCTGTCTGGTTTAATATTTAAATTATAAACTAGTTTGTAACTTATATTTGAATTGGTTCCTATTTCTGTTGTTGTCTCAACTATTTTTAATAAAAATAAATAATTGTTGCCTTCACTAAAATTTAAATTGTCACATTCTAATTTTAACGACTTAGTAATTTCACTATAAATACTAAATCCTGACCCTCCTTTCATTGTGCCTTTCATTACAGAACTAGAAGTTGTATCATAATTTAACTCGCCATTATTTTTATCTGACATTTCAAAAATTATCATTTCACATTTTAATAATGCTTTAATTCTGTCTAATTTACTTTGAGCATTTGTAATATCTATTTCATTTAATAATGTATTAATATCAGCATTATTAGGAAAATCATTTAATACAACCCAATCTTGTTCAAATATATCTTGTTTGTTATCATTATTATTATCAATAACTAAACCTTTTGTTTCACTCCACCTATAAACTCGACCAATTTGAGAATTTAATGCTTCAGATAAATCAATATTAATATTAAGATTATTATCAAGTTGCCATTTCCAAAGTTTTGTTTCATATGAAGGGAAATTTAATAAATCAATTAATAATGATGATCCTATACCAGATGGTGATTGAAAAAAACGGCAAACTTGGCTTATACCATCTGCGTCCATTATAGGTTCAATTAGTTTATGTATTGAAGCACAATATTTTTTTAAATCTTCCATTGAGTTTTCAATTATTAATTGTTTTTGTCTATATAAACGCTCTGTTAATTCATTTGAGTTAATTTTTGATATAATAAAATCTTCATTTGATTGATTATTTGGTTCATTAAGTTCATTAGTTGACCACATTAGAGAGCGTGGTAATGTAAATATTGATCCTTCACGTATACTATTTAAAATACTTCCATAATAATAATCAAATGTAATAGCTATTTCTTTTTGAATAACAAATATATTTGATTCTGAAGCATAAACATAATTTTGTCTTAGACAGCGTAGCTCTAGTAAATTTGTAAATAATACAATAGACTCATACACATCTATTTCTCGCTCTTTTAAATTTATAAAACGTTTTTCTTGTTCAGACACATTATTTTTTTTAGATAAGAAACTCTCTTTTTTAGTTAAACTATATAAGTCATAATTAGCACCAAAATTAGGCCCTTCATTCATTATTTTATTATAATTTTCTAACATAGTTTTTTCATCTAATACAGGTTTATTATCTGCTCCAAGTTTACTAACAAAATTATTATAATTTGTTAGTTCATTTTGTAAATTAGATACTTTAGTTTTGGTTTCATTTGTAACAGACGTAATAAAATCAGGTAACATTTCAAAATATATTTTCCATATATCAGCTTGATTTACAAAACAATGATACATTATAATTAATAAATATATTTCGTATTGTTTCTTTTCAATATAAAATAGTCTAGGATTATTATGGTATTTATCTATTTCACTACCTACATTAATAGTTGGTCCTTTTTGCTCAAATTCAGTTTCGTAATCAATATCAAACCATTTTGCATGTTTAGAAATATATGCTGTAATATTATTTTCATACATTTGTTCATATTTATCTAAAAGTGTACTATTACTTGTATTACCACTTAACGCACTAAATACATTTAAATCATAGTCTATACATTTATCTGCTAATGGAGCATATTGACCTTTTTTATATCCAATCATTTTTACATAATTAGTTTTTATGTAATTTAATATTTTTACTACGCTTTCAAAATATGGTTTTTGAAGTTTAAAAATCTCAATTAACGTTTCTGATAATTTTTTAATATTATACATATAGCCCTTCTTTTTTTCTACAATTTGTAATATTCGTTTCTTTGTCTGTGTTAAATCAACACTTGTTAAGTCACGATTTCTATCACCAATAGTTCGTTGAATACTTTTATATAAGTCATTATATTCATCTAATATAGGATTAAAATTTTCAGAAATTATACTAAAAAATTCTTGAGTTTTTTTTAATAATTTATCCTTTGTATCAGCATAATTATTATAGGCATTCATACCATCATCTGTTTCATCTATACTTGTAATATAATTTACAAATATATCATCTTTCAAACCTATTACTAGAGAAAATGTTATAGGATCACATGGGTTCATTCGACCCTTAGTAGCTTCAAAATTAATAGGATCATTTTTTGACAGTCCAGTTCCAAGTAAATAGTCTAAAAATGCTGGTAATGCTTCTAATTTTCTAGTACTCTGAATAAATGAACGTGTAGGGCGAGCAAGTTGTTCTTCTTCTAGTATTTTCTGCTCTTGAATTTTTTGTTTTAGTTCATTTTTTTCTCTTTTTCCTCGTGCCGAAGCACTGCCATATAATAATGAGTCATCAATACTTTTTAATTCCTCTTTTGCTTCCTTTTCTGCTTGTGTTATATCTGTAGATATACCAACTAGTTGTTCAGTTGGTTTAATATCTGTTTCCCAATTACCTTTTCGATATTTGTGTTTAATAATAGTATAAGGCTTATTATTAATATATATAATATTATTGTCCTTAAATAATGTATTTACAGTTAGTTCTATATTAGTATCAATAACACCATCTTCTTTAGCTTCTTTATATGTTAGTTTTTTCTGCATTTCAAATATATTTCCTAATGTACGTTTCTTCATTAATTCAAATTGATTAGCTAAAAAAAATTGTGTTAGAACAGTTTCTTTTGGAGCATCTAATGGTAGCTCTGTTATACCATTATTTGAATATTCATATGATGTATCTATAAATACTACACTACTGCTTACACCAGGAACTAACATTTGTGGAGTAAATGTTAAACTGTAAACATTAGTGTCAAGATAGAAAATGATTGAATTAGGATCTTTACTTTTTTCTTTTTTGCCTTTTTGATCAATAGATGCTATACTTGATGGAATTACTTCTTTACTTATTGTTGCTCCTGGTGTTGCTCCTGGTGTTGCTCCAGATGTTGCTCCAGATGTTGCTCCAGATGTTGTTCCAGATGTTGTTCCAGATGTTGTTCCAGGTGTTGCTCCAGATGTTGCTCCAGGAGGAGCAGATGGTGTAATTCCTGATGTTGTAGAAGAACTTAATATTGAAGGAGTAGATGTAGAAGGAGTAGATGTAGAAGGAGTAGATGTAGAAGGAGTAGATGTAGAAGGAGTAGATGTAGAAGAACTTATTATTGAAGGAGTAGATGCATAAGAAGAACTTGACTTCATACTTGATCCACTATATCTTGAGCCTGTTCCAGAACTAGACGATCTTATTGTTTCACTTTCACTTATATCAGAAGAACCTGAAGGAATAGTACTACTGCTACTACTAGATATCGATCTAGTAGATAAAGGCTCATTACTCCCTTCACCTAAGTCACTTATATTACTTTGTGTCTCTATAGAAGGACTTCTTGATAATGGTTTTCCAAAAGAAATAGAACCAATATCACTTGCTTTTAATCCACTTGTCTTTAATCCACTTGCTTTAGCAGAACTCGCTGGAGTTATACTTGAAGATGGATAAGGATTTTCTTCTTGTTGTTTTACGTCACCTTGTTCACTTAGTTCTTTTGATAATTCCATTAAAGTTTTCTTAGGACCTTTAGGACCTCCTCCAGTAATATTATCAGTATTATAATTATTTTCCATATTTATAATACTTGTATATTTTTAAATTATATTTTAATGTAAATTTGAATAACTATCAATAATTGCTGTATTAAATGTTAAAAAAGAATTTTGTTGCTCCTTTTTAGTTTTCTCTTTTTTTGCTTTCTCTAAAATAGCAATTGCTGAATTAATTTCTTGTTCAGATACAACACCATCATTATTAGCATCTACTAATTTATTTAAAACTCTATACTTTTCAGGTACAACACAATATGGACTTTCTTCATTAAATAAATGATCTGATAATATTGTGAATACAGCAGTTAATACAAGTGCTGTATAAATATCGCGAGTACCCATCCATGCCATTGAAAATACTAATATTTGTTTTGTAACATTCATTTTTAAATACTCCTCTGTAGACTTACTAAATTGGATTGTAATAAATTTTGAACCAATATTTAATAAAATCATTATAATACCGGCAAAAAATTTACTATTATTTAAAAACAATATATGTTCATGAATATAATTAAATGAATCTGAAAATATATTTGTCATTTATATTAAATTAATATAAAAAATAAATTTAATATAATAATGTTTAATATGGCGCTCCCATACTGCTAAATGCTTCTTGTGTAGTGGTTGAAGGAGCTGGTGTTGGTGATACTTCAGTTGAGCTGAACATGCCTTTATTTACTCCCATTGTATTAGATGATTTTGACTGTATTGCTTGTTTAACTGATTCTCTATCTACACCTGTAGAAGATGTGGTTGAAGGTGTTGTTGAAGTTGTGGTTGAAGGTGTTGTTGAAGTTGTGGTTGAAGGTGTTGTAGATGATGTTGCTGTAGTAGTATCTGTAGAAGTTGTAGTCGAAGGTGTTGTAGATGATGTTGCTGTAGTAGTATCTGTAGAAGTTGTAGTTGAAGGTGTTGTAGAAGTTGATGCAGTTTGTGCTTGTTGTAATTGCTGTTTTAACTTCTCAATATTTTGTCCAGTACCAATCAAGCTAGGATCTATATTTGCTCCAGTACCAATAGATGCATTATCAAAACCTTCAAACTTATACATATTTGTAGCAATAATAACACACAACGCAACTAACAAGCCTAAAGTAACATTATTCATTGCACAAAATATAATCAACGCAATCAAACCTACTCTTCCTAAAATATTATTATACATCTGATTTATTGATCTAGGACTAACAATTAAAATAATCACTAACATAGTAAATAAAAAACAAAGACCGTGCTTTTTGTTAAGAGCCATTCTATATAAAATACTTAATATATTATATTTTATAGTTTTGTTACAATAAATAATTATCTTATTTTTTATTAAGAGAATAATGTCTTTAGCAATGACTGCCCAAACAATAGAAAATTCAGATTATAATAGTAATAATCATATAATAAATAGAAAAAGGACAAATAATAAAACTCAGAAAAGAATACCTACATCTTTTGATGATATTGACCATTCAAAAGTTCAAAATGTGCTAAATTCTATTTATAAAAATTTGGGAGATGATATTGATAATAATCTAGGCGATTTTAAACCTAGAAATAGTTCAGCACCAGTAAATGCCAGTTATACTCCAATTAATCCATTAGCCCCACCTGTTTCTATAAGACAAAAACAGGAACAACCTCAAAAAGAAGGAATGACTAATTACGATTATAACGCAGACGATGTAAATAACTATAGCAGCAAATTTGTACCTCAACCTGTTCAAAATGACAGTATGGACTTACAAGATTTACAAGATGTATATATGAATAATGAACAAGTCAAAAGATACTTTAAGAATTTAGTGCCTAGTTTTCAACAACAAAATTCTTATAAACCTGCTACAAATAATAGTACGCAATATATTTCTTCATCACATTCTCCTCAATCACATTCTGGTCCATCACATTCTGGACAATCATATTCTACATCATCTTCAGATACAAATCAAGTTCTAATTGACAAACTTAACTACATGATTAACTTGTTAGAAGAGCAACAAGATGAACGAACTAACAATGTTACTGAAGAAGTTATATTATATTCATTTTTAGGCATTTTTATTATTTTTGTAGTTGATGGTTTTGCAAGAGTTACACGATATACTAGATAAATTATAAATAATTTGGGTTTACTTGTAATACATTTTATGAATATAATATAAACTGTATTATAAATGTTCAATAATATTGAAATTGTTGTAGCACGATATAATGAAGACCTAAATTGGACCAAAGAATATCCATTTAATCAATTCAAGTATACTATATATAATAAAGGAACCAATGATAATTTTGCTATACCACCATTATATAGAGACAAAATTATTCAGTTACCAAATGTAGGCAGATGTGATCATACATATTTGTATCATATTGTTAGCAATTATACACAATTAGCACCAATTACTATATTTTTACCTGGTTCTACGCAGCTACATTATAAAAAAGTAGTTGCTACTAGGCTAATAAATTACATATTAGATTCTAAAAATGCTGTATTTCTTGGTCATAAAACTGTAAATTTAAAAAAATGTTTTGCTAACTTTTCTCTAGATAAATGGTCTGCTAGTGATCCAACTAATCTGAAAAATAATAATGAGGCAAATTTGGAACATGCTTTTTTAAGGCCTTATGGAAAGTGGTATACACATTTTTTTGGCAATACAGTTGTCCAGAAATATTGCTATATGAGTATATTTTCAATTAGAAGATTAGATATTATTAAACATAATATAAATAGATATCAGGAATTACTTAATGCTATTAGTAGACATTCAAATCCAGAAGTAGGACACTATATTGAACGCAGTTGGGGTGCTATTTTTCATCCACTAATAGCAACAAAATTTATAGCATATAATTAATATATAACTAACAAATAGATAACAAATAATTAATTAATTATTAGTGCTTTACTTGATATAAATGGACTTCGAGCATAATTATAAAAGAAATACGCCGTTGGTGACATAAATGTAGGTACTGTCTTTTGTTTTATATTATAAATAATCTCTCTATTGTCACTTGTATCTTCTATTGCTAAGTAATGATAGTTTGGATTATTTAACAATATTTCCCAGAGCGCATTTTTGAAACCCTGGATAAAATTTGTTAGTTGTATAGTATTTATTGATGCAATTAATGATAATAATTCTTTACCTTTTTCTATATTTGTACATGTTTTTTTAAATATATATACTGCTTCTATTTCCATGTCTGTAAGTAACATATAAATATACATATTTTTGCTTTGAATTAGACTTATTATATTTGTCATTTCAGGAAGAATTGTAATATCATATTTACTATATTTTTTCTCATTTGTTAGTTCATTAATAAAATTATACAAATAATATATGTTTTGACTATCACCAACTAACAAAGTTGTTTTTGCATGTAATTGTTTAGGTGGAGTTTTCCAATTTTTCATATCAAAAACATAGGTTTGATATGCTGTTAAAGGAACAATACCTGTTAATTCTCCTTCTCTTTTAAATAAACTAACACAAATATTCTTATTTGTATGACATTGATTATATTCATGTGTTTGTATTAATTGAGGTGCAATATCTTTCTTTCTAAAACTCTTTTTCACACATAAATAATCAACATAAAATACATTAAATTTTACTGGACTTGTATTATTAGTTTTATAAATTATTATATTTAATGGTCGACTTGTAATAGCGCCAACTAACATTTTTGTAGATATAGTATTATTTGTTTTAATATCCATAAGAACATCAGGTTGCCAGAAAAATGAAAAAAATGACTGACTATTATGACCTTCAAAATATGGAATTATATTTTCCTTTTCTGGCAAAAAAGTATTATCCTGATTTCTTAAATAGTTAAGTTGTATTAAATCCATAAAATTTGTTAATTTAATCTTCATAAATGGATCATCCTGAAAAAATGTATTTGAATTTATTGTTTCAATATCAATGAAATTTGTATATTTATTTTTTTCTGGAAGTTCATGTCGAATTATACCAATATTTGAAAACCAGTAATGTACATCATAAAAATGATAAACTGGTTGGATTGCCCAGAACCGATATTTGATACGAATAAATAAAAAAAATAATATTATAAATAATACAATTGCTCCAATAAAATACAGCAACATATTAGTATTTATAATCACTAATATATTTTTTTTGTATTTTTACTTTTTCAAATATATATAATAAATACAAATATAAAAAGACTTAAAAATGTATATATAATATATATTAACTACTAAAATGTATTCGACTATTGATGAATTGATTCATAGATGTGGCAGACAATATATTACTAATTTGTTACCTAGCTTATTTATAAAAATAAATACATCTTCTGCTGAAGAGAAAATACCTATATTTGAATTTGATTATGATAATAATTCAGAGTGGAATAGTGTGCTAACTACTTTAAATAATCAAACAGTTGGTTGTACTTGTATACATATAAAAGAACACATAAATGATATTTATAGTATTGTTGATATTTTGAGACATTGTAAAAAAGAACTTAATATTGAAAAATATGATTATATTATTTTCAGTTATCTAGGTGACAATATAGTGCGCTATAAAAATCAAAATAAGGATTCTAGATGCCGAAAGCAGGCTTTATATTTAGATATTCAGGCAGTTCGTATTGCATTAATTGATGAAAATATACGACAAACTTGGCAAAAATATTATACTTTTTTCAATAATGGATTTAAATTTATTACCGGTTATGTAGCTCTTAAATTTATATTTGGACTATTTAATTATAATATTTATAGTGTAAAGAAACTTATTGGGATGTAAATAATATATATTAGTAGAAAAACAACTTAAAGACATTATTTGTATATATAATGTTAAAGGGTACATACAGCACTTTTTATGCGTTTTAAGCCGGAGATATGGGTTCAATTCCCATCGAGAATAGACTGTTCTTGTAGCTTAGTGGTAAAGCAACGAAATGTATCCTGCAACAATTAGGGCTTCCTTAGCTCAGTCGGTAGAGCATTCGGCTGTTAACCGAAAGGTCCCAGGTTCGATCCCTGGAGGGAGCGATTTTTAATATAATTATTAATTTTAATACTTATATTAAAATTAATAAAAATTGAAATAATCTTAATATAAGAAGATAATATTAAACTAAAACAATTATAAAATGATGTTTCGAGAATACACAGTTAATGAAGAAGTTATAAAATTTTATTCATCTGCAACAAAACCATTTCATAAATTATCAAATTTTGCTTTAATAAAAGATGGCATTGAATATGATGGGTTAATGTTTTATTCAACAGAACACGCGTTTCAAGCGCAAAAATATATTAAAGAACAACGAATTAGATTTAGCATTGAAGGTGATATTGGTAATATAGATAGTGGTTTTAAATTGCTTTTTGGAAATGAATGGGAAAAAAAGAAAAACTTTTGGATGAAGAAAGAAAATATTGGAATTATTGCTAAAACAGCAACAAGTAATAAAAATGAAACAAAACTTGGACTAATTAGAGATGTAAATTTTGAATCAACAAATAAATTATGGCTTGAATTATTAACTTTAAAATTTAATATAATTGAGTTTAAAAATATATTAAAAAATACAGAAAATAAATATTTATTGGAATTTGATAGAGGGGCTAAAAGAATGAGCTTACAAAATAAAATACCATTTTGGTCAGGGTTAATTGATGATGGTGTTTTGTATGGAAATAATTTAATGGGAAAATATTTAATGCTTGTTAGATTAAATTTATAAATAGAATGGCGATTTAAATATGCAAAAGTATAAAATAAATATTGCTAGTTTTTTGTTGTTTTAACTTACAACATGTCGTAAGTCGTTGTTTTTTATTTTTACCAGTTAACAAATGTATTTTCTTGTTGTTTTTTCTACTAGTTCTATAGTGACAATTTTTACAATAATATTTATTGCTAGTTTTTGCTAGTTTTTTGCTTAATTTTGTTGTCAACCGTTGTCATAATTAAGCAACAAAAATTAAGCAATATTTTTATTTTTAAAAATTAATTTTATTTTAAAGAATACTTATCAATCGTGACAGCTTTTGTAACATTTTTCACAATTTTCTCTATATTATCTTGTTGTTCTTCTACTGTACCACCTGACATTGAGTTCATAACAATCTTATTATATTTTACATTTTGTTTTGTTGTTGGATCACGACACCCAGGATTTTCTTTTACCCATTCATTAATATGCTTTATATTTTTAAAAGCAATTTGTTTAATCGCATTTTTTAAATTGGGCTTATCATCAGTTTCCTTTGTCCAGCAATCATTTTCTTTAATATATACAGTTTCACGTTTTAAATCACTGCAATGTATAGGTCGCTGTGTTGTCTCCAAATTATTCAAATTTTTTAATAATATTTTTGAAACACCATCAGCATAATTCATATGAGCAAAATTCTCTAAATCAGACATTTGTATTGCTATTGTATCAACAAATTCACTCATATTCATTGCACCTTTACATGTGTCATTCAGAAATACATTTAAACAAAATGAATTATTATTATGTGAATTTACATTGTTAGTTGTATTATTATTTATAAAATCTTTTTTAACTAGCTCCATAATTAAATTTTTAAAATCAGAGTTCTCTTTTAATAAATATTGTATTAGATTTTCATTTGTATTTAATTCATATGTTGAATTAATTTCTTTTTCTTTTTCTTTTTCTTTTTCTTTTTCAAAAATTATAAATGTTTTACACTTTTTTCTGTGTACAAATAAGCTCTGTCTATGTTTATATTGTTTACCACAATCACAAACCAATATTTTATTTTCGGCGCTTTCGGCGCTTTTTTTGTCAACATTTGTCAACATTTTGTCAGTATTTTGATGTTTACGTGTTAAAATATGTCTCTTCCAGTCACTAATTTTAGAGCATTTATAGTCACATTTTTTACAATATTTTATATCGGCGCAATTTGGCGCGAAATTGTCAGTCATTGTCAGTATAATTTATACTGACACAAAAAAGCGCCTAAACTTTCGGTAAAAAATAGAAAATTTTATCATCACAAATTTTTCAAACAAAAAAAATAATTGTGATGCTTATGGTCAAAAAGTGAAAAATGACCCTTTTTTCAAAACTTTTTTTGGGTTTTCAATTTTGGACATTTATAAATGTCCAATTTTTGATTCCCTTTTTACTTTTTAGAAACACTTTTCTTCATTTTTCAAAAATATAATATTTTTTTTTATTTTTTTTTACAAAAATCTATTTTAAAAATCTATTTAAAAAATTTTATTTATAAAAACTATTTAAATATTTTCTGTTTTATAAATATAAAATATGAATAATAAAGACAATAAGGAAAGTAAATTTGGAAAGAAAAAGTCTGGTAATAAATTCTCCAGAGAAAAAACATATGCTTCATGTGAAGAAGACATTGCAAAGGCTGATATGAAGCAAACACAATATAAGGAAGAAAGAAAAGTTGAGAGACATGAGCGCCGAGTAAGTGCCGGTTTGGAAAAGGAATAAGATTTATCGAGGCCGAATATACATAGTTTCTCCATTTAATCCGGACATAATATGGCTTATCCTTATATTACTCGATACACGTAATGCTTCAGCTTCTTCACTTTCAGACTGTCCTGCTAGCACAATATCAAAATTTTCTAATCCAAAATCAATACTAACATAAGGTCTAATAAAGGTATATAGTTCTCGTGTTGTCCAATTAGGACAAACTGTATAAAATCGAATAGATGTTGTATAAACTAATTTAAATCGAATTGTTAGTGGTGTAAAATATGTTCCATTGTCATTTTCAGGATCTAACATTCTCCTAATATTATTATTAAAATAAATTCCGTTTTGTGACATTTTATAGTTATTATATAATTATTTATAAATAAAATTTAAATTCAATTTTATTTATTTACAATATTTATTCTGGTTTTACAAAAAAATACAAATATTGGTATTCATATTGAACATTCAATAAATCTACTTTGCTGTCCAAAATAAAACCTTGTTGTTGAGCATCAGCTACAATATTTTCCAATTTTGGCATATACATAATATGCTCATTTTTACGCACTTTGCCGTCAGTATCATTTTTAAATTTTTCTTCAAAAGTTGCAATATTTGTAGTCTGATTAAGTTTAAAATCGGCGCTATATCTAAAATCATTAAATTTAACTTTAGTAGATGTAATACGTTGAGGGGCATAACGCTGAGGTGATACATATAATAATGGGTTACCAGGAGGTAAAATAGGATCAAAATTGTCTCTATCCACTAAGTGTAATATTAAGTAACCACCGGGACGTAACCATTTCATTGCGTTTCTAAAGAACTGAACCTTATCTTGAATATAATAAATAGTAAAATACATACACATTATATGTGTAAATGAATTAGGTCCAAATTCCCCAGAGTTAGTTGCATCACCAACTTCAAACTTGTATTGAGGATAGTCTTTTTTAGCCTTTTTAACCATAGATGGTGAAATATCAATACCTAGAACATTTAATCCACGAGATGCCAATCCAGCAACATGATGACCTGTTCCAGAGCCAACATCTAAAATACGACTTTCACTGGTTGGAGTAGTTTTGTTAACAATTTCACCAACTTCATATTCATCTTTTTGATTGCTAAACACTAAATAGTCATAGATATCGGCATAAAAATCATCATAAACATCATTTCCAGTTTTAAATAAAAATTTATCAGATTGTTCAAATCCTTCTTTCATTTTATTAAATCCAGACAATAGAAATATACATATAATCAATAGTGAAGCAAAAAATAATATTTTACCCCAAGTAGAAAAATTACTATATGTATTTATAAATTGTTTTAATTGGTTTCCAATAAAATTTGTCATATGACTTTATATAAATTATATATAAATTATTTTTATACATTTTCATCTAATACGGAGTTTAGTATTATTTTTAAATCATCTATAGTTCCATCATTATATAAAATTCTGTCAAACTCATAATTGGTCCAATCAATTTCACTAGAATGTAAAGTATTTGTTTCAATAATATTACTGCGTTTAATATTTAAAATATGTGAATTAGAAAAACTTTTAATCATATTAAATTCATTTATAAAGCGACAATCAGTAATTACAATATTTATTTTTGGGTTATATAAGCGTAATTCATTAATTTTATTTTCTACAATATTTACCCAAATATCATTGTATAATTGTTTTCTTAATAAATCAGTTCCAATAAACTGAAGTGCCTTTCTGGGTGTAAAATTTTTGATCCCAGTTTTTTTAGACCAGAAATCATCTACAGTTTCTCTCCATACTCGTGACTCGGGCGTAATCCCTTCTAATAAATCTCTTGGCCAGGAAAATAAAATACTTATAACATCTTTTAGAGCTGTTGCAAATGTGAGCTTAGTAAATCCATATTCAGATACAAGAAGATTACCAACAGTATCTTTTCCAACTCCTTGAGCACCACAAAGACCAATAATCATAATTTAATTATTATGTTATATAAGCTCTATACTATTTTATTTTTTTCATTTTTACTAAGTTTTCAAAAAAATTGAAATTATTTTTATCTTAAAAAATTATTTTAATAAGTTTAATAACATTACACTTAAATTTAAATTAAAATCAAGAGTAAAGACAATAAAAGAATGGAAGCCACTAGAGTATCTGCTAGATTAAGAACTAAGAGAATTAATGCGAACACTCCTACTGACGTGGATAAGGCGTATATAGAGTCGGAAAAGAAGAGACAGGCTGAGATTGAGACGGAAAAGAAGAGACAGGCTGAGATCAAGCTTGAGAAGTGGGTTAATAATGAACCTGAAATTATCTTTTTGAGACGTCATCTCGAAAATGCGATAAAAGTCTTCAGAGAAAAACAGAATGCCAAACATTTAAAAGATTTCAGTATTCCTATTGCCGAGAATAATACATATATTGAAACCACCAGAGTATCCGCTAGATTGAGAGCTAAGAGAATTAAGGCTGGCACTCCTACTGCTGCGGATATTGCGTATATAAAGGCTAAATATAAGAATCAGTCTGAGATAGTGGCTGAGCAGAAGAGACCAGCTGAGATCAATATGGAACAGCAGATTAATAATGATCCTGAAATTTGCCTTTTAAAACTTGAGCTTGAGAATAGGATAAAAGCCTATATCATCAGAGAAAAACAAATTGCTGAAGACTGGAAACAAGGTCTATTTATTGATCCCTTCTCTTATTGCTAATACTATAGCAAAAAATATCATAACTGAAAAAGATGGCAAAAGAAAAACTAGTATAGAGAAATAAAATAAAGTATATATTATTATTATTATTATTATTATTATTATTTAATTAATTAATTAATCTAATATCAAGGGTCTATATCCTTTTTTATATCATTTTTTTAAAATATTTTTTCAATTACTTAAATTTCTTCAAGTAAACTTTGCCTTATTTTTTTCCTATTGTATAACAAAAATATGAATGATAATGAAATAAATGATATTAGAGAACAAAAACACTTCAAAGGTGTTACATTTTCTGAATTTAAAAAAAGTGATGTTAAAAAAGAATTAATAACAAGTTTACAGAAGGCTAAAATAGAACCGGCATGTTATTGGAGCGCTGAGCTTATTTGTGCGGGTCATTATTCTGACTTATGGGATACTATTATTGGGTTTTATACAAAACATATTCATATTGGTAATCCAAAATTAGTAACATATTTAGATCTACGTATTTCTCATTTTAAAGATATTGTAAATAATGGATTTAATGAACAAGAATTAAGATTAAGGAATAGTGACAAAATGCGCCGCCTATTTTGTGAAGTAATGTGTGTGCTATGTGAGGCAAAACGGCGACATTGTTATGCTGATGTAAAGGTAAAAAAGGAGGATTTTGACTTAACACATATGACAGAGCGTTTTAAAGCACCAAATGTAGAATTTGCTAATGCTATTTTTCTAAAAGATGATCCAAAAGAGTTATTTATTGCGGTAAATGAATTAGCCTATAATTTATCAGAAACAGGAAAAAATAGTATGAATGCATGCTATTGGATGGAATGGATTATTGAATTTGAAACTATTTGTAAGCAGAAAAAAGAGAAATGTAATTGTGAGCGTCGAGAGTTTGCTAATGTTGATACAAAATGCCAAATGGATATAATATGGATAATATGGGATGTATTTCTTGAAGAAGCATCAAAACGCAGTACATTAATCCAGCGCATTGTAAATAGCGCGTTAAATATATTTTGTTTAAGATACAGGCCAGGATGTCATAAAAAACGACGACCACTTATGTATTTTATTATAGAAGTCTTTACTGAACCATTTTCTGTAGAGGAAGAGATTGTTAAAGATAAGGCAAAAATATCAGTAATAACGCAAAATATACACAAAATTTATAAACAGATTAAGAAAAATGAACATTCACCGGGAACAGATTATTTATATCAAAATACAAAGGCATCTAATTTGGAGAAGACAATCGAGAAATTAGAATTAATGAGTAGTTTAGGTGAACAATATACACCAAGACTTTAAAAAACTGCTAATCTATAAATTTTTGTATAAATATAATATATAATATATAAATGCGTAATACAAAATCAATAAGAACTAACAAGATGAACAAGACACGTCGTTCGCATGGAACTAAAATATATTCACATCAACATATTATTACAATGTTTTTACAAATGTTAAATACTGTAAAATTATATCATTGGAAAACAACTAGTTATTCTCAACACAAAGCAACCGATGAGTTATATTCTGAATTAAATAGCTCTATTGACTCATTTGTTGAAATAATGTTAGGAAAAAATGGAACTAGAGTAAATCTAACTGGAACTAAAAGTATACCTTTGTTAGATTATACTGATCTAAGTGGTTTCAAAAAAGAGGTCGAATTATATAAAACATTTTTAATTAATATGGATAATGATCCCAATCTTAAATCCAATATAAATACTGATTTAATGAATGTTCGTGATGAGATTTTAGGACATTTGAACCAATTTACTTATTTATTGACTTTTAAATAAATTATAATTTAAATTATAATCTTGATATAAATCATTATAAACTTGTTATATTATAAATCGTTATTATAATAAAAATTATTATATTTTTTTATTATAATGAGCACAATAACCGCCAGTAATAAAGACCTAACAAGTTCTTTAAGTGACATATTTTCAAGCAAACCGTCTTCACCTAGTTCAAATACATATGAACCTGGACCAGCATTTAATAGTGACTATACTAATGTAAGTAGTGATGCTAGTAGTATGACATGGCAAACTTGGCTAATTATTATTTTAATATTAGCATTATTAGGTTTCAATATATTTATATATTTAGCAAAAGGAACGGGTGCTGTAGCTGAATTTATTGATAAATATTTTGGTCCATTATTAAAATTATTTGGAATAAGTGTTTTAGAAACTACCAAACAAACTGTAAATGTTAGTGCTACTGGAACTAAAGCTGGAGTTGACGTGGTTGCAGGTACAACTACTGGAGCTATTGATATTATAGAACAAGGTGCAACTACAACTGGATCAAATGTAAAAGGATCAACTGTAACTTCTAGCAATACTAGTAATACTCAGAAAAACGCAATGCCTGTTCAACAGCAAATTCAAGAAGCAGGTAGTATGAGTGAATGGCGCCAAGATACTCTTGATAGTGCTTTAAATGATGCTTCAAGATACTCAGAACCACAACCGGATGATTCATTAAGTACAGTTCAATCAACCGGTAAGGCAGGTTGGTGCTATATTGGAACAGATCGTAATATAAGAACATGCTCTCAAATAGGGGCAAACGATGTATGTATGAGCGGCGATATTTTCCCGTCCCAAGATATTTGTATGAACCCAAATTTGAGAGCATAAATGGTCTCAAAATATTTTATACTGAAACAACGTTAGACGCAATCGATTGGATATTATTATTTAATGCAACAATATAGAATGAATTTGTTAGTCCATTTAAAGGTACAGTGTAATTATTTTCAGTTGTATTGGATATAATTAAATTATTTTGAAAAACATTGTAACTTGTAATTGGTAAACAAGTATTTGTTGTTGTCCAGGATAATGTATATACAGTTGTTACTATTACAGTTAATACTGGCGTAGCTGGTCTTATAGCACTAGTCAGTACTTTGTAGTTTACTGGCCATTTATTAGTACTATTTGTCATAACATATTGTTGTCTAGGATACCATGTAGGGTTTCCATCATTCCAACATAAATCTTGTATAGGTCCAGGAACATCGGAATCAGTTGTAGGATGACAATTATCTAATTGAACAGGTCTAATAATTTCACCAGTACATACATTTTCTTTTGTACCGCACACAAGATTACCAAAGTCTTGAATAACAATTGGTTCAATAACTGTTTCAGGAACAAGCGGAACAATAACTTCTGAACCAGGTGTGGGTGGAACTGGTGGTGGTATAGTTTGATCTTGTGATGATCCAGATATTTGTGATGGCAATATATTATATATTGGAATTAAATTAGGAAAGCAACTTACTGGTAAATTAGTTGGAACTCCAGCAAGTGTAACATTCTCACCACCTACACGTAATAAACTATGAATATTTGGATTAGTATATCCGCGATCATTTTGTGTGGCCCAAGTTTTAGTTCGATTAGTCCATTGTCCCTTTGCTATTTTAGAATAGCGCTGATTTTTTGTTAAATTACTACTATTAATTTTATATTGTAATACATTTCCTTTATTTATCATTGCGATTTCATAACCAAGATTAGATGCTGGCACAAGTTTGTTAGTATACGGAACTCTTACAAGTGGATTATAGTTTGTATTTGTATTTGTATCATTTTCCTGAGAACAACTACGTTGAACTCTAGACCACGCACGTGTTGGTTGCGGTAAATAACATTGGCTATTAATACAAGACATCTTAATATATTACATTATAAAATATTAAGACTATTAATATTATTTATATTATTTATATCCTTTGATTTTATTATAATTTAAGGATTAAATTGATCACCAGAACCAAAGAAAAACCATCTTAAAGATAAGTAATTAGGATTACTTAAATTAATAGCATCTGTTCCAGAACCAGGACCAGAGCTAATTATCTTAGTATTTGGACCACTAGTAACTAATTTACTTATTTCAGTAGCACCTAGTGCATAATTATAATACCATAAATTAGAAACATATCCAGAAAATCCACCATTCATACCAACATATACATTACCATAATTCTGTTTTGGCACACCATTTAATGAGTGGCTCTTAGTAATTGTACCATTAATATATACATCTAAAGTTGTATTTTGGCAACGAATAATGACATTAATCCATTTATTCAAGGGAATATTTGGTATAACAATCTCTTCATTAATTACATTATATGTATTCATAAAAACGACTAAAGCATTTGTATTGGGAGCAATATAAAGTCCAGGTGCGTTATTAGGAAAATTAAGACCCGCAGGACTATCATTACCACTAGCATAGTCATTACCCTTGTAGAATACACACTTATATTGTCCTGAATTATATGTTAAGTCATCAATAAATATCCATGTAGACCAAGTAAACTCAATACCATCACTGGCATTTTCAGAGCGTGTAATAGTCTTAGCACCACTGGCATTTGGATCTTGTGGTATAACAACTAATTGTTTAGCATCAACCATACCATTAATTAACTTAGGTGTTCCAGATGGTCCATAAAAATATCCTAAAATAGCAATTCCAATTCGCAATAATATAATAAATCCAACAAGAACTAACAATAAAAATGCTACTTTGGCGACTAAACTATTGGATTCAAGAAAATCATTGGAAGCATTTACATAATTATTGGACGAAAATTTATTAAATGTCTCAGGACCCATACCTAAATTAGTAGGAGCACCAGAATTAAATCCCATTCTGTCATTTATTTCACTCATCTATATACTATATATATTATATATTATATAACAAAAAGATAACAAAATACTTTACTTAAATTAAACTTAAAGTGTAAAACTATTGTCTTCAACACTACCTTCCATTAAAGATATCTTAACTGTATATTTACCAAACAAATCACCTAACATACTAGCACCATATCCGGCTTCATAAATATTCCAGGCAGTTTGAGGATCGCATGAATCAGCCCAATATTGAAATTTTGCTGTCCAGCCAGAGAAGCCACCATTGGGTGTAATATACACAGGCGCAGTTGAATCTATTTTAGCTACACCAGGTAATACGCAAGTTCTAACAAGTTTACCATCAATATAGATGTCCATTGAACGACCATATGTGCTAACTAACAAATTAACCCATTTTTGAATAGGAATATTGGCAACAGCACAGCGGTGTGTAGTAGTATTACTAGTAGTACCACTAGCAGGAGTAGTATCTAAACCAGGAAAAACAGTCTGTGATACAATTATATTATTTTCAAGAGCGCCTAAAATAACAGATGGACAAGGTTGTAAGGGTTTACTTCCAGCAACCATTCTTCCAAAAACTACTTTTTCTTCTCCATAACGATAATTCCAGTCATCAATATAGAACCAAATAGAGTATGTAAAATTTGAGGTATTACCAGAACTAGATGAACCAGTTAGACTAGATGCATTAATAGTCTGCATTGTTTGAGCAGATGTTAGACCAGTCAATGTACTAACATCCTTTGAAATATAACTATAAACAACAAATAATAAAACTAATATAATTACAAATAATAATACATTTTTTGCTTCCATTTAATTATATTATATACCTAGAAATTACTTTTTGTCTCTTTAATGTTTAGTTTATTAAATATAAATACTTTATATGGTAATTCTAAATATTTATATTTATATTTACTGAACAAAATAACCACCAAAGTAAACAGTAGTTTGATTTGTTCCAGCTCCAAATGTTTGTTGTGTTTGTACTGTGGCCGAAGATACAACTTTTATAGTTACATAATCTGTATTTGAAAGTTGTATAATAGTATTTAAACTACAAGGCATAAAATCTGATGTAGAAAATCTTGAACTATTTCTAACAGGAGTACCATTTTTACAAAGTTGAAAATAAACATCTCCTGAACCAGATGATAATTGAAACCATACTAAAGCATTAATATTATAGTAACCAGCCACACCAGGTGTCCAAGCATAGGTTGTTGTATTAAAAGCATTTGCTGTATCAAACTCTGTATTATCAAAACGAATTACTTGATTAGTAAGACCAGTTTGGTAACTGCCTTGATATGCGTGAAAAGCTGGTCCGCTAGAAGAGGGGCCAGTAGGTCCAGGAGCACCAGTAGCACCAGTAGGACCAGTTTCGCCAGTAGGACCAGTTTCGCCATCAATACCATCAGAACCATCATTACCAGTAGGACCAGTAGGACCAGTTTCGCCATCAAGACCAGGAGGACCAGTAGGACCAGTTTCACCATCTAAGCCTGCTATTCCAGGAAATCCATCATCACCCTTAAATCCAGTAGGTCCAATAGGACCAACAGATCCAGTAGGTCCAGTAGGTCCAATAGGACCACCAGATGGACCAGTTTCACCTCTAGCTCCAGTAGGTCCAGCAATACCTATAGGTCCAGTAGGTCCAACCTCTCCAGTAGGTCCAGTAGGTCCATCTTCTCCAATACCAATACTACCTTGTTCGCCTGTAGGTCCTACAGGTCCAGTAGGACCTTGGATACCAACATCTCCTGTATCACCTTTAAACCCTCTAACACCTTGAACTCCAGTAGCTCCTTGAATACCAGTGGGTCCAGTTTCACCTTGAAGACCTGTAGGTCCAATAGGTCCTCCAGACGGTCCAGTAGGTCCAGTTTCACCTTGAACACCAGTAGGTCCAATAGGTCCTCCAGATGGACCAGTTTCGCCTCTAGGTCCAGTAGACCCAGCAATACCAGTAGGTCCAATAGATCCAATAGGACCAACAGATCCAGTAGGACCAACAGATCCAGTAGGACCAACAGATCCAGTAGCACCAGTAGATCCAGTAGCACCCTTACCAGATACCCATGATGATCCATTATATACTTGAATATATCCACTTACAGAATCATAATATATAGAACCAGTAGCACCAGTAGATCCTGAAGAACTAGTAGGAATAATCAGACCTTCTGTACTTTCTACTGTAGGAACAATAATTCCTGTTGAAAACTCAAGCTTTTCTCCCTTATTTGTAATAGAAGAACTCATTATATAATAAAATAATACTATATTTTATTATAATTATAAAATTTAATTTATTAATTAATACCAGTTATTTGTTGAAGTATATTTTTAGTTGGATTAGACCCAGGAATTATTGGTGGATTAGTATTTTTTAATGAGTTATATAATGTGTGAACTTGTAAATAATTAATTGGTTTGTCAAAATAAACTAGATTTGCCACATTTCCACTAACACCGTCATCAGAACCAACAGTAAGCATATCAAATTTCATATATGGTACTACTTCAATTGCCGATTTTACTAATTCACCATTGTAAAATACATCTAAAGTTCCGCCTTTATAGTTAATTATTATATTATTCCATTTTTGCAGAAGGACGTTAGGTTGTTTATATATAATACGATTACCATCATTATCAAGCTCAATATTAATTGGCATACTCTTAATTTCCTCTATTTTATTTCGAATATCAGAAATAGTAAAACCTTCTATCATACTAGATTTGTTTGTATTAGTTTTTCTAGACTTATGTAATGCTATCTTTTCTTCACCATCATTCTTTACAGTAATATAAATTGTATTAGATGCCATATCATATTTGACACATGGGTTTTCACCATAAGATAATATATTTAATAATTTATTTGCTGAGCTACTTGTACTGTTGGCAAATGAATCTAAATAAAACCAAAATGACATAGCATATTGATAATTATATTTTTCAGATGATCCCTGTAAATCAGATTGATATTCGGCAATACTTGGGTCAACTTTTACATTTGCGTTTAAGTCCTGATATGTTGCTACATTTGTCTGCTTATCTGTTGGTATTGGTTCATTTACCCACGATTTTCCACCTTGACCATAATATTTAGTTGACATATATGGGTATATAAGGAATTTAATTAAGAAATAACCGCCAAATATACCTAATCCTAATAATAATAACATTAATTCTGTTTGTTTTGTTTGCTTATATTGCCCAGTTAAATAATCAATAACATTTACTACCAAACAAGGAATATACAATATTGTATGTAAGATTAGACGAAATACTGGATTTTCTTCTAAATATCCTCCAGCATTTACTAGTTTCCATATAATAGCAAGCATTCCAATAAGCATAATCACATTTAATAATGTAGAACCAATTGTATCACTTGTGTATGCGTCTTGTTTAAATGCTCCAATCCATGATAATACGCTGTATATTAATAATCCAGAAATGCCAACTGCTCCTAAAATATAGACGCCTCTTGTAAGTAATTTAACAAATGATGGTGCTTCGCCATATAGACCAGATTTGGATGGATGAGTAAAAAAATAATGATATACAAATATCATTAAGAAAATCATTAATCCAACAGATGCAATTAAAAATGTAGATATACCTATATATTTAGTCATTATGTTCCAAGGGTCATAAAAATAAAGCATAGCAGTAGCTAGGATAAATAATAAAAACATTGAAGTATATTTGCTGCGTTCATTATAAAACATTTGGAGATTTTTGGGCAAATTCTGTTTGGCAATATCATCATCTTTAGTTACAACAATATATGAAAAACAAGTAAGAACTAAAACAGCAAATAATATAAAATAATTCATTGATAGTGCCTTGTTATTTTTAAAGTCATTACTAAACATAATAATTAATACAATAGCAAATGTGCTTACTGCGCCTATAATATAAACAAGTCTAGTAATTGGAGATTCATCAGAAGTAGCTATACCATTTTTTACATTTAAAAACATTTTTATTAGCATTGTTAGACATATAAAAAATATAATAGTTGAAATTATCATATAAATAATTGTAGTTGTTAGTTGTAATGGATTAAATATCTTGGTTAAGATAACAAAGGCAATAAAAATACCTATTCCAATTAGCCACATTTTGTAACCTTTTATTTTGTTTTCTAAATCTAAAATAACAGGATCTTCAGTTGGAAATAAATTAGTACTTGATATACAATTTGGATTACTTGATGTATTTGGATTAGTACTTGGTGTTAAAACTTTATCTATATTATCTTTTATTTTTTGTAAAATATCCTGAAATTTATTTTCATTAACACTCATTATTATAATAATGCTATAATATTATTATAATAATAAATTCTCATAATAAATTCTTATAATAAATTATTTACATATTTTCAGAAGCCGTTTTTTGACCATGGCATTCGCGACAAAGTGCTACTAAATTTGATGGATCATTACCACCACCATGTTCTAATCTTACTTTGTGATCAACTTCAAAAGTATGTGTTAGTTTATTATTACAGTGACCACACTTCCAGTCTTGAATAGAAGCAACATATTTCTTCTTTGTCTCACTCACAGAACGCTTTGTAGCTTTTTGTCCTGATAATTGGAGCCGTTGTCGTATACTAGAATTTTGTCCTATATTTTGATCCTGATTAAACATTGGGTTCTGAAATCCATTTAGTCCTGACATAAAATTATTATCTGCTTTGCTAGTAAAATCAAAAATAGGTGAAATCATATCCACTGTATTTTTATCAATAGGCATATATTTTATTAAATTATTTGTGTAAAGCAACATTTTCTTTGATTGGGTTGGATTTCTTTTCAATAATAAATAGAGTGATACTCCTAGAATACCAATAATAATCATTTTATAATATTTTTTATAAGAAGTAAATACCTTACTATATTTTCCATCGTGATAAGCATTATATATTAGAAAACCGGTTATTCCAAATATGACTAATTCTAATTTCATTATATAATAACAATATTATATAATAACAATATAATAAAATCTATATTATTTTCTTCTTGTAAAACGACTGTAACTAACAAACATATGTTTTTTAGATATTTTATTAGTATTTTTATTAGTATTTAATCTATAATTTTTTAATCTATTTTTCTTTTTTGTATTCCATGTTTTACGACTATGTCTTTTACGTTTTGTTTTATATCCACCACGTCCTGAATATTTTTGTTTATCAAATAATAATGCAATCATTAGTAATATTGATAGAAGCTCATTTGTATTATTTTTAATAATATTATCAGCACTATTTTCAATAGCTAATGCTTGTCCTGGATTGATATTTGGATCAGAATTTTTAATAATATTATCATATGAATCTTTAAATAAATTATAAATTGGTGTTACTACTAATGGATCATAATTAGGCAATAAACTTTTACACATATCTCCTAAATTGGCTGTAACCATTGTTAGTAAATACAATACAAGTATTATGTTTTTATTTATTATTATCAATAATTTTATTAAATTGTTATTATTTGTGTCTAATTCAGTATTAATATCAATATTAATTGGCTCAAATAATTTATCTGTTTCAGGTCTTAATGATGCTAAAATTGGCAATATAATTGATTGAGTTGGTCCATATTCTTTATTGTTAGTTGGTAGTTGCGTAAACAGATATTTTTCCGATATTTTATCATTAAAACTAACAAAACTATCATAAATATTACTATTGTTACTATTACTATTACTACTATTACTATTACTATTACTTGTATTATCACTAGTTAATTTTTGTAATATAGTATTTAGTATATCTGTTATTTGAGGATTGTTTGATACATCTTTGTATTTTTTTGTTATTAAAATAAACGCACTTAGATAAATAATTGTCTCAATATATAATTGTTCTAATATTTTTAATAATCGCACCTTATCAGAAAATAAATCATTATCAATACTACTTGTTTTACCAATTTTTTCTAATATTTCTTTTGTAAATAATCCAGCTATAGCAGTTTTATTAAACATATTCATATTTAAGTCTGTTGTAAAATTGGTCCATTGTAAAGGTAAATCATTAATTGTCTTATAATTAGATAATTTTGGTTTTAAAACAAACTCATACCAATTTTGTCTAATAATATTATTAGATGTAGGTTTAATATAAGTTTTTGTTTGTTTCTTAGATATAACTTGCTTTATAGTACCATTTTTAAGAGACACATATAAAATATTTGGAGCATTTGTATCAACTCTAATTGGTCCATCATAAAAATATTGCCGTCCATTAGCATCAGGTTGAAACCAAATAATACTATTATTTATGTTTGATAGTGAATTATCCGCCTTTACATAATTTTTAGTGTTAGTTGCATTTTCAATATCTTGTAAAATATTTCGTTGTTGTATTATATTTGTTATAGACTGCTGTTTATCAGTATATTGTTTAAATAATGTTTCCAAGTAACTATAATCAACTTTATTCAAATCAATATCATTTGGAATTTTAATATATCCTGGCTTAATTTGTTTTAAACATTGAACAACACCATTACTTTTATCAAGTCCATCTTTATATGTTTTTGTATTAAAATCATCTTCACTTGAATATAATTCAATATCTACCATTGTTCCAGCTTTTAAAAAACCCTTTGAAAATGTACCAGAGACCTTGGCAGTAGGATATTTTGCTGTATCAGAATTATAGTTATCAATATAAAAAATACCTTCACCATCTGCATCAAGTGTATTATTTTCTGTATCCATAACACCAATATATACACCATATCTGTATAAATTAAATGATTGATAAAATATAAGACTTAATGATGCTTCATTTTTATTTAAGTCTAGTACCATTTTAATATTTATAATTCTAAAACCAAGACCAGAATTATCAAAATTATTCATATTAAATAAATTTACTGCATTTTGGTACATATTAAAAGTAATTGTATTATTTTTTACATTATAGTTTGTTGAGTTTTTTTTGGGACCATATAATAAAGAAAATAAATTATATCTATCAGGTCTATCAGGTCTGTATGGTCCATCAGTTAATCCAAACCCAGAAGCTGGTTTAGAAAAATCAGCAAACCATGTAGCTTTAAATGTTTGCGCTACAATTGTAGTACATATATTAATCAAATCTAATTGATCAAATTGCGTTGTTTGTATATTTTTATTAATAATTTCAAAACAAACATATTTATAATAATCATTTACTAATAAGTCTTCATCTCTTGGTTCTTTATTAACTCTTGGGTTCCATATAGCTAATGTCTGATTATCATTATCAAATATAATACCTTCATTTCTATGAACATCTTTTCCTATTTGTTCTTTAAAGTCAAACCAGTCAATAGACCAAATATGTGTGTCTTTATTTTCCTTATAATAACAAGCTAAAAGTCTTTTTAATAACCATTTCAAGTCTTTTCCATAATTATTATATGGAAATATATCCTCATGATACTCATAATTATTTACAGTTTCAATAAATGAATCTTCTGTTACTACTGGCACCTTTTCTGAAGCAAGTTCTTGTATTTCTGTCTTTGGTTCAGTAGTTGTAAATTCATTAATAAAATTTTCATATAATTTAGAAATTGGTATACCATCAGCTAATTGTGTATAACCAAGATTATATGTTTGAATTAACTGCTTATAATTAGTACGCTGAGGTTCACTAAGACTATCTATTTGTTTATTTTGTTCTAATGTTGCTTGTGTTATTTGATCTTTAGTTATCTCCATTACTTATTTATTTGACTAATATATATAAATATATTATTTGTTAGTAAACATATAATATATTTTATAATATAATAAACTATAATTAATAATTTATCGTGTATATTTACTATTTTTTTTCCTATATTTTCTAGATATTTTATAGTTTCTATTTCTTTTCTTGCTATTATAACGTCGTTTTGTTACCATCTTTTTCTTATTAGATCGCTTACGACTATATTTCTTTCTACCACCAATTGCGGCACCAATTGTAATACCACTTAGTCCTAAAGTTGACGCTAGTCCAAGAAGCAACATATTTGTAAATTGTGAATTATTTTGTATAATTGCATCTGGATTTTGCTCAATATTTCCACTAGATCTAGCAGAAGTCATTGCGTCTATTATTTTTTCATATGACTGCTTAAATCCATAATATAAATTCAAATCCTGAAAATAATTTACTATATTATTACCAGAATTTGAACCTGGCTGATCACGATATATTTTGCCTTCTACAATTAAATATAAGTTAAGTAGCAAAATTATATTCTTAATCAAAATTAATAATAAATCATAAATATTTGTTTGTTCTATTTTAATATCATTTTTCATATTTTTAAAAAAATCCAAACCTTTTTCATCTTGGCTTACAGATGCCAAAATAGCCTTAATTGCTGTTTTTGATTCATTTGTCAATGTATTTGGATTAATTGTATTTTGATTACGAGCATAAAATGTTGTAAAGGCAGATTGTGGCTTATCCATAGAGAGCTGTTTATATAGTGATTCAATTGTCTTTGTTAAATCATCAGTAGCAACAGCTTGTCGTTTTTCATAGTCACTTTTTTGTTCATCAATTGATTTAGTAAGACTATTATTAATCCCAAAATATACTATAGCATATCGATGCGCGCGATTAAATAAAATATTTGATATAGTCCATTGAGAGTTTTGCTCGGTTGCTTTAGCAGCATCTAATGTATCATTTATTTGCTTGTCATAATTTTCTTTATCTTGTACAGTTAGTTTTCCAATATATGCTGTCTCATACTTATCTGCTAAAGTATCTAATCCTATTTTTGTAAAAATATTTGATAAAGTATTTAGTTGGAGTGTTTGTAGACCATTCATAACATTTGGTTCTGAATAACTTGGATCTTTTGCATCATCTTCTAATTCATTATTCATTGTTTCAGAATATAAATAGTAATAAACATTAGATACTAATTGCATAGTTTCACTATCAGACAAATCAAAATTATTATTTTCTATACTATCTAAAATTTTATTACCATCAGATTGTGTTATTACGGGATTTTGTTCTAATTGGCATAATATCTTTAATAAGTATATTTTATCAGATAATGTTTTATCATTTGGTTTAGGTATTTTATTAATTTCATCTAAACAATCTGATAATTTACCTTGTTGATATAGACTATAAGCACTATCATATGAAGAAGTTGTAGAAACTTCTTGTACTATTCCTGATCCTGTTCCTGATTCTATATTTGTTCCTGATTTGGAATCTGAAACTATATTTATATTACATTTTTGTTTACTAGGATCACTAATTGTATAAGCACTAATATTATTTTCATAAATATATTTTAGTGTTAGTATAATTGCTTGCCCAACCACAATTATTTCGTGTTCTAATATTGGTTTCATCATTTCTAAATTATCTGTTTTAAATACAATATTATCCATATCAACACGTTTAGTTAATTCTGTTTCCATTAATTCTGAAAGTTGTGTATTTGGATCAGGCATCACAAGTCCCGGAATACTAAAATAATTATTAAAATACTCAGTCCATTCCCATATTCCATTTAATTTTTTAATACTTTCTGTTGCTGTTGTAATATTATTATTATCAAATAATACATCTGACCATTTAGGTCCTGTACCAACATTACTAGATGGGGGTGCTAAACCAGATAATAATGGTACATCTGTTGGTTTAATTATAACATCTCCATTCATGTCAGCAATTTGACCATATTTAGAAGATATATGTAGCAATGTAATTTCATAATGAGGCACAGTTTTATAAATGCTAATCATTGCTACTGGACCATTATAAATATAATTATTCATAAAAATTACTATAGAAATTTCATCATTTAAAGTTATAGATGTATCATCTACAACATATTGTTGTTTAATTAGATAGTTATTTGTCCATTCCCAGTCGGACTTAGGAATATTTGTTGGATTTGATGGATCATATAATATATCACTCCAGTCAGGTTTCAAATCAGTACCTTTTGCGTCACGAATTTTGCCATATAAACTAGAAATATGTAATAATTCATATGGTGGATTACTAGTATCAACTGTCGCATCCATAGGACCATAGTATGTTGTTCCATTATTCAAAAGTATAGTACCGACATTTCTATTGTTAACAAGTGTATTATCATTTGTTAGATATTTTGCTCTAATACTAGGACTAGAACTAACACTGGGACTTAAATTTGAAGGTAAAGGTACAATTGTTTCTGCTAATTTGGTTTCAGACTTTTTTGTTGTAATTGGACTACTAATTTGACTTTCACCTTCACTCTCACTTTCATCATCACTATCAGGTTGTCTTTGACCTACAATACTAGAGCTTGATGTTAAACTTAAAGGCGTGATTTTAGAAGTAGTACTAGGAATAGATATAGTACTACTAGCACTAGCAGATGGTTCTGCTGTTTTTTTTAATGTAAGTGTTATTTGTGGTTTAGTTAGTCCAATTTCTTTATAATAATCACTCATAGTAATATCTGATTTATTAAGATCTTTACCATTAATAGCTAATATTTGGTCTCCAATATTTATTTTATTACCAACCTCAATAATTGGATTTTTAAGTGATTTAACAATTATTTTATTATCAACTAACTGAGGAATAACACCAAAAACACCAGTATTTGGGTCTCTTTTCACAGTTACAGTGTATATATTAGTATCAGACATATTTGTATATTTACTAATATATACAAATATATTATTTATTGTACAAATACACTATTAATCCTGATGCTCCCAATAAAACTAATGTATAAATAATCTTTTCACGCCATCGATAATAATCTTTCATCTTAATATCCTTCGGTTTGTATTCTTCATAATATTTAATGTAAAAATCATTTAATGAAATTTTTGGTTTCTCTAATTTTTCATTAATTTTATTATGAATAAAATGGATCCAACGAATAAATGCATCACGTGAATCTAAATATGCTGTAACTGGATATTCATCTAATAATTTGCTAAAATCGCTACCCATTGCCTCAACCGGAATAAATATAGGCAAATTCATAATAAATTCATAATATTTTTTTCGTGTTATATCATTAGGTCTTATAGGATATGTCATCGCAATTGTATGTAAAAAAAACCAAAAATGTGGCCCCCAAATAGTTGGATCTAATCCAGATACTGTAGTTGTTGTAGCTGTTGTCTTTGTTGAATTAGGCATCTAAATTAAAACAACATAAAAACAACTATATATTAACATATAGTCATTCTAAATATTATGAATATGAATAAAAATAATGTATGTAATAATTGTGGCAAATTAGGCCACTTATTTCACCAATGTAAATTACCAATAACAAGTTATGGTATAATATTGTTTCGAACAACACTAAAAGGGCTACAATTTCTAATGATACGCCGTAAAGATAGTTTTGGATATATTGATTTTATACGTGGTAAATATATGCCACATAATGTAGAGCATTTAAGAAGTATATTTAATGAAATGTCTATTATAGAAAAAGAAAATATAATGCTAAATACATTTGAAACATTATGGTCCAAAATGTGGGGAACAACTAATATTGGAAACCAATTTAAGAGTGAAGAATTATCATCACAAAAAAAATTTGATATGCTAAAAACTGGAATACAAGTAAATGATGAATTAGTTTCAATTAATACACTTATAGCATCAAGTACTACACAATGGAAGGAAACAGAATGGGAATTTCCTAAAGGTCGTCGTAATTTTTTAGAAAAAGATTTAGATTGTGCTTTAAGAGAATTTGAAGAGGAAACAGGTTATTCAAAAGACAAAATAAAAGTAATAGAAAATATGATGCCACTTGAAGAGATATTTATTGGTTCAAATCACAAATCCTATAAACACAAATATTTTTTAGCATTTATGGAAGAAAATGAAGATATTTTAGAGAATTATCAAGCAACAGAGGTTAGCAAATTAGATTGGAAGACACTAGAAGAATGTTTGGAGGCAATACGTCCATATAATTTAGAGAAAAAACAACTAATTCTAAATATTAATAACGTATTACAAGAATATAGATTATATTAATAATATATAGTAAGTAATGGAAAACAAGGAAATAAAAGATACTTGTGGTAGTCCATATGATCCCAATTGTAGTAAAAACAAGAAACTATTAAAGATGGAAGAAGAAAATATGGAAGAAGCCAAGTTAAATCCAAATACTAATTCCTATTTATATCCAGACTTAAATGACCCTAATTTTAATATTAAAATTGCAAATAAGAAGGAATTTAGTAATTCTAAATACGATGGAACAATTGCCAATGTAAAGACACGAGCAGAGGAGTTAAGCAACGCAGAATATGAACTGCTTCCTCAACAAGCATTTGTTAGAAATTTTATGTCATTTCAGACCCCGTATAATAGTTTATTATTATTTCATGGTCTAGGTTCAGGAAAGACATGTAGTGCTATTGGTGTATGTGAAGAAATGCGCGATTATTTAAAGCAAATGGGTATTTCTAAACGCATCATTATTGTAGCCAGTCCAAATGTTCAAGATAATTTCAAATTACAGCTATTTGATGAGCGTAAATTAAAAGAAGTTGATGGAATGTGGACAACTAAAGGATGTTTAGGAAACAAATTATTAAAAGAAATAAATCCAACAGGAATGAAGGGATTAACAAGAGATAAGGTAATACAGCTTGTTAAAAATATTATAAACTCGTCATATTATTTTGTTGGTTATACACAGTTTTCAAATGATATTGTTCGAAGTCAAGGTACTAATCCATCGGAAGATATAAAACGAAGAAATCTTGAAAATGAATATAGTGATAGACTAATAGTTATTGATGAAGTTCATAATATTCGTATTTCAGATGACAATGAGAATAAAAATGTGGCAAAAAATCTGATGTATTTAGTAAGCATTGTTAATAATATAAGACTTTTATTATTATCTGCTACACCAATGTTTAATAGTTATAAGGAGATTGTGTGGCTATTAAATTTAATGAATATGAATGATAGACGAGGAATTATTGGTATTTCAGATATTTTTGATACTAATACCGGTGAACTAACACCCGAAGGAACTAAATTACTTATTCGTAAAGCAAATGGTTATGTATCTTATGTTAGAGGTGAAAATCCGTATACATTTCCATTTCGTGTATATCCAGATAAATTTGCGCCAAAAAATTACATACAAAGCAAAAAAGATTATCCAAAATATAATCTTAATGGTAATCCTATTAAAGAAGATAAAAAGATAGATAAATTAAAATTATTTGTAGTACCAATTGGAAGTGTCCAACAAATGGGTTACCGATATATAATGAATAATTTATTATCAAGAGAAGCAAAAGTTATAACTACAAAAACGGGACAGCAGCGTGTTCAAAAGGGATTTAAGGAGCTCAAAGCATTTGGATATACAGACCTAATGTTGCCTATACAAGCCCTAAATATAATTTATCCAAATGATGATTTAGTGGATATAGAACCTATAGAATATGGTAATAGATTATCTGAAGAGGAAGAAATATTAGATGATGATATGTCACCAATTAAGACTGATGTAGGTGATGTAATAGAAGAAATAGAAAGTTCAATGGTATCAGGACCACTACTAACAAATGAGAAAAATGTAGAAATAGAGGCAGATATAGCCCCCCAACCACAAGGTCCTATAGTGCCTAGCGCAAGTATTCAGGCAAAAAAGACTAGAAAAGTTAGAGCCAAACCAGTAATAGAAGAAGTTATAGAGAAACCAGTTACAACTAAAACAAGAAAAAATAGTAAAAAAAATATTCATCTTATTGATGAAGGTATGCATATTGTTGAAGGCAATACAATGTCAAGAGAAGAAACATTAAAAAATGCTGATATAAATGAAGAAATGATTGGAGGTTTTGATCCAAATAATAATATTGCTAGAGGTAGAGGTCGTCCTAAAAAAGTGGTTCCTTTATCAGAAGCAGTTGTAGAAGATCCATTAGCCAAAGCACTAGATGAACAAAGACCAGAACAAAACCAAAGACCAGAACAAAATACAATAAATCCTAAGATTTTAACTGGTACAGAGGGTCTTAAGAGTATTATGAATTATGAAGACAGCAAAACACCATCTGTAAAAGGTTCATTTGAATATAAACCAGGAAAAACACATATTTTTTCACCTGAAGAAATTGGCAAATATAGTGCAAAAATAGCAAATATATGTAATTATATTTATGGTACAACAGGCAATACTGACCCAAATGAGCCACCACGTATATCAGATGGTATTATATTGATATATTCATCATATATTGATGCTGGTCTTATTCCAATGGCACTTGCATTAGAAGAAATGGGTCTAACTCGATATAATGGCAAGTCACTTTTTAAGACCCAACCTAAGAGTGAGTTATTAAAAGATAGCAAATTAAAATCAGCTAAATACATTATGATAACCGGTGATCCACGATTATCACCAAATAATGATGCTGATGTGAAGGCAATAACAAATGATAATAATATTAATGGAGACAAAATAAAAGTAGTATTAATTTCGCAAGCGGGATCAGAAGGTTTAGATTTTAAGGCAATTCGTCAAGTACATATACTAGATCCTTGGTATAATGTAAATCGTTTAGAACAAATTATTGGTAGAGCTGTGCGTAATTTTTCACACAAAGACTTGCCATTTGACAAGCGTAATGTCCAAATATTTTTATATGGCACACAATTAACAAATAAAGAGGAAGAAGCAGCTGATTTATATGTTTACCGTATTTCAGAAATCAAGGCAGTTAAGATAGGTAAAGTAACTCGTTTACTAAAACAAGTATCTGTTGATTGTTTAATAAATCGCGAACAATCACAATTAACAGCAAAAAATATGGAAGAAAAGAACAAGAATGTAACACAATTGTTATCAAATCATGAATTATTAACAAATTTTGAAGTAGGCGATTTACCTAACTCAGCAACATGTGATTATAGTAGTGAATGTCAATATCAATGTATTCCAAATCTTGATAAAGATGAAAATGGTAACCCAATACCAGAAAATATGAAAGTAAAAGATTCGAAATTCAACTTAAATACATATAATGAGAAGTTTATGCTTATTAATTCAGATAAGATAATACAAAAAATAAAAAATTTGTTTAGTGATAAAATTGATGGACGTTTTTTTTATACAAAGAAGACATTATTGGCTTTAATTAAGCAACAACGAAATTATCCAACAGGTCAAATAGACGCATCACTATCACTCTTAATAAATGATGAGTCAGAATTTATTACAGATAAATATGGTCGTAGTGGTCATCTAGTAAATATTGGTGACTACTATTTATTTCAACCAAGTGAATTAAATTATTCTCATATTTCAGTATTTGATAGATCAAAACCATTAGATTATAAACATGATAAAATTAAATTTGAAATAAAGACAGGACTAATAAATACTAATATTGACACAGGAAAAATAATTTTAGGAAATATGTTCAAAAAATATACTACAGCTCTTACTACAACTAATGTACCTAAAGGTTCAGATGACTGGTATCAGCATTGTGGTGTTTTAATACTAAAAATGAAAAATAATGAATCTAACACAATTATTAATAAAAATACACCTGTAGAAAGATTAAGATTGCTAAGTATTTTTGTATTAGAACATATTGTTGATACATTAACAATGCAAGAAAGAATAGATTTAATGAATATGTTGCTTGAAAATAATAATTTAGAAAATGAAGGAGAATATGCTCTTGATAAAAACTATCAATGGTTTATAAGAAATATAAGAAAATATTTGCAGACTAAAATAATAATGTCAAGAAATAAAAAAATTACAGGAATGATAATTTTTGATGGTCCTTCAAAACAATATAAAGAAATAGCTGCTGAAAGTGAAAAAGATAATGGTAATCTTAATATTTTTATATTAAAAGATAATAAATGGATACCTGGAGAAGCCGAAGATAGAAGAGACTTAGAACGTGTAATTATTGAGACATATGATATATCTAATGATCAACTCAATAATAATGTTGGATTTATTGGATTTGAAAAAACACAGCAAGATATGGTATTTAAAATAAAGGATACAACTAACAAACGTTCAACTGGATTTCGTTGTACTCAAGCTGGACGCGAAAAGAAGCATCAAAAAGAAAAGGGTATTATTTACATATTAAATGAATTAGAAGGACATAAAGTTAAACAGCCACGTTTTTCTAATGATTCAAAAGAAAGTGTATTTGAATTATGTATTCGTATTGAACTAACAATGAGATATTACGACTATGAGAAATTAGATGGTAAAACATGGTTTGTAAATACTGAGACCGCTGTATTTAATGAATTTGAAAAGAGAGAAAAAACATTAAAGAAGTAATTATTAATAACTATTTAAAAATAAAATATAAATAGTTATTTAAATGAGTATTATTCATTATATAATACCAAATTGGTTTGGTACAGGATTGTCTAATCAACTTTTCTTTATAATTTGGGGGATTATTAATACTTTTAAAAATAAAAAAAAAATATTAGTTATTGATAAATTTAGACAAGAACCTTTAAAAGATAGTATGTGTTATATAAGCGATGTATTAGATTTAGATTATTTAAATACTATTGTAAAAGGTTTTGGTATTGAAATAATAGATTGTAAAGATTTAAATAATTTTAAAATTACTAAAATAATGTATGGAGCTGATAATAATTATTATGATATTACAAATAAAATAATTAAAAACTTTTATACAGAAAAAAAATTATTAATTCCAGATAGATTCCCTCTTAATGATTTAGAAGGAGACCCGATATTTGGTATAAGAAAATGTTTAAAAATTTATTTTACATTAAATAATATAGAATATATAGATATATATGATGAATATTTAATTAATGGTGTTAATATAGATTTAAATTCTCCAATTCAAGTTCCATGTTGGGAAGTTATTGATTCAATGATTATAAATGAAAGGCCTCTATTCTGTTTTCTATTAAAAAATATAAAATTTATTGATAAATACTATAAATTAGCAGATAATTTAACTTTAATAGATAAAAATAAAAATTATCTTTTATTAAATGATTTAAATACCTTAAATAAAAAAATTAATGTAATTCATTTAAGATTAGAAAAAGACATGACTTATAACATGGCTGGACATAATAATATGACTGAAAAAGATTATATTAATAAACTAGAACAAAAATATATAAATTTAATTAACAAAAATTTTGACAAAAATGATATATTATTTATTTTATCTTATGAACTAGAAAATAATGTTATTAATTTTTTAAAAGATAATGGTTATGAATTTTATTTTACAAAAAAACAAATATTTGAATGGAGAGAGCCTCATGCTATTCTTGACTTATTATTAAGTGAAAGATGTAATAATGTATTTATAGGCAATTGGCAACATCATAAAACAGAAAATATGGGTTCTACTTTTAGTTATGTAATTGATGTAAGATTAAAACAAAATGTAAAAAAAATATTTATTGATTTATATGATATAAGTAAAGATGAAATAGAAATGTAATTAATATTTAATTATATAATTTAAAACTATATATGGGTTTAATACATTAATTGCACTACCGGAACCAGTTGTACCAGTTGTAAATATATGCGTATGACTACCATTATTGTTTACAGTAATGTTTGCATATCCCGTATTAGTTACTGCTCCTGAACGATAAATAAAATTATTATCATTATCAGTTCCAGCACTTGTTCCATAATTGCTATTTCCTGCTTGCCCTGTGTTTTCAGCAAAATAAGCATCAGCATAACTATGTGTATGACCACTATCAGAAGCTGTGTGGTTATGTGTACCAGACGCATCAGTTGTACCACTATGATCATGAGATGGTAATTGGTTCACACTTAAAGTAACCGTCTTTGTACCACCAGTATTTCCCAAATTAAAATTAGTAACATTTGAATTACCTACAGGAACTCTTTCTTTTAAATTAGGTAAAACAAAATAATTTGAATTAGACGCAACACCATAATTATTTCCTATGATACTATATAATTCAGAATAAGTACTTTTTAATACTTCACTTCCATCACAAGATAACCAACCATCTGGAATAGTTTGTCCTGCGTAACATATAACTGAACCAGTAGGACTAATATATTTATAATTAATTAATAATTCATTATTTTCAGTTGTTAAAAAAACAGACATTAAACTATATTATAATAAAATAATATAAAATAATATAAAATATTTTTAGCAAATAATTTATAATAATATATTTTCTAAATATATTATTAATAATAAAATTGAAAAATAATTAAAAGATATTATACATATTAAATATATAAAATGGAAACCGCAAATACTATCAAGAAATTTAAATATAGACAAAAGGAGGCAAAAAATGTCTACGGGGTGTCACAAATAACAAAAACAATAATGTTGCCAATTAGTGCAGTTGGTAAGAATATTCATCAGACAATTGAGAGAGTAATTAGTTCAATGGTAGAAAGCAAATGTATTGTTGAAGGATTTGTTAAGGCTGGCTCAACAAGAGTAATTACATACTCTAGTGGTTTATTAAAAGGTGAAAATGTATTATTTGATGTAGTATTTGAATGTAGTGTTTGTTATCCAGTTGCTGGTATGCTATTAAATTGTGTTGCAAAAAATATTACAAAGGCTGGTATCCGAGCAGAAAGTTCAGAAGAAACTCCATCACCATTTGTATTATTTATAGCAAGAGATCATTATTATTCAAATGACTATTTTAATTCTATTGAAGAAAATGACAAGTTTGTTGCTCGTGTTATTGCGCAACGTTTTGAATTAAATGACAAATATGTTTCAATTATTGCGGAGCCAGTACCTCCAAAAGATGATAAATTTATTAAGAAGCCAAGATTGCAATTTGATGAAGAGTAAATAATAAGGATATAAATAATAAGGATATAAATAACAAGGATATAAATAACATAATAATTAAATAATTATTATTTTTTTCTGAATAGTATAATGTAATTCATAATAAATATATATTAAAAAGAAGTTATTATGATTATTTAGAATATAATATTATGGAAATATCAGAACCATTAAGCCAGTCTACTAATAATAACTCAAACAATTATAGTTTGTCACAACTTAATAGCATTCGCGAAAGTATTGAAAATATGTCTAAGTTTAATCAAGTAGAAATATTGCGTATTTTAACAAAATACAAAGATGTCACAATAAATGAAAATAAATATGGTATTCATATTAATTTAACTGAATTAAGTAACAATATATTTGATGAGTTGGTCGCATATATTAATTATGTACAAGTTCAGGAAACAGAATTAAACAATATTGAGAAGCAAAAGCAAGACTATAAGAATAGTTATTTTTTAAAAGATATTAAAGATAATACAAGTAATACTATAAATAATAAATATGTCACAGAGTTTAGTAATAACAAATAATAAATATAAAACAAGTAATGTATATAACGTTGTAGAAGAACTACAAGATTATATGTTTACTAGTGCCAATTTAGCACGTTATAATAAAAATATATACGTATCATCAACTGACGCTAAAAAATATGTCAAGAAAAATGATATGGATATATCAATTAATATTCAATCCAAAATAAGCAAAAATAAGGGTGTAAATAATGACATAAACAAAGATAAAATTTACAAACCATTAAAGAAGGATTCATTATTTTGGTGTTTTTTTATTCTTAAATACGGATATGCAAAATATGAAATGGATATTGGATCACAACATTTTATTATTGAGAAAAACGAAAAATTTGCCAATATTGATTTATTAAGAATAAAAGAAAATAAAGATTGTCTGAAAATTCATAAAATTAAACCATTATCTGATTTAGAAGATGACTTAGCAAATAAGGAAAGAATATCAATTAAGACATTTTTTGCTCTTTGTATTATTAATAAAATAAATATTTTGTTAGTTGAAGGCCGAAAAATATATCAAAGTATTAATAATGATAGTGACATAATACATGTTGTTCATAGAAATAGCACAACTTTTGAGCACCATATTGAGTTAAATATTACACAAGATATGATTGCCAATTATAGAGATACATATTATAATGTTTCTGGGTTTGATAATGCGTTAAAATCAATCTCTTCTTATACAGTTGATGAATTACATGAAATATGTGAGCAATTAAATATAAATATTGATGCAAAATCTAGTATTGTATCCAATTCTGGTAAGAAAAAGAAATTAACAAAGAAAGATATGTATGAACTTATTGTACAAAATTTTTAGAAAAATTGAATAAATAATATAAAAATAAGTATACATTATATATATAATGTCAAAATCTACTATAATGGAAAAAAGTCAAAATCTGGAACAAACACCAGAAAATTTAATAAGAGAAACAATGCCTGATGGAACAGTAAAAGTTAGACCACGATTTTCACCATTACTAAATAATGTTTTTAGCAATATGTCAAAGAAAGAAAAAATAGCATTACTTAAATTACCACAACTTCAACAAGTAGATGAACTAAAAGAATTATACAGACAGGAGTTTATTAAAAAGCCCATTGAAGCTCAAAAAGATATTCTTAAAAAACTATTATCTAATAATTCGGCATATGACGTTGATAAATTAGGAGATATATTAAAACAAGAAATAAATGAAGATAATGGTAATGAAAATATTAGTAGAAGTAAAAGTAAAAGTCAAGAACAAATTAAAGATGTTAACCCTAGACAACAACTGCTATATATTTCAAAAGAACTATTAGAATCGCAATCGTCAAAATATGTTAATTATGAAATGGAGGTTAAATTTGGCACACGTGGTATTCGTAGACTAACAAAACAAGACTATGATAATGTTATTAAGAAGCTAAGAGATATTGGGTTTACATCAGTTCAAACAGATGGCTATTATTGCTTAAAAATTCAGCCTGAATTTATTGATACTAGAACTGGTGCTTTTAAATCATCTCCTGATATAGATACATTTCGTGTTGAAATTAATGGACTAACAAATATCCAAGAGTTTTGTAGATCAAATAATATTGAACACCTTTTAAATACTAAGACATCTGAAGAAGTATCAATTATCAGAAAATCTGATGTAAGTAATAGTCCTAATAGTTTTATTAGTAGTGCTAACTTTGATGATTTTAATTTCAGAGTAACTTATAAGAAAGAAGAACGACTTAGTAAAACAAGCAATATTAGTTTAGAACTTATTTCTAATTGGAATAAGTCTAGAAAAGTTTATCGTTATATAAATCGTGTTACATTTGAACATCATGAATATCCATTTAAAGTTGATTTAAGTATTGTTCGTTCATCAACTAGAGACCAAAGAGGTAGATTAGCTAAAACATACAATGTTCAGGATTCAAATGTATTTCAAAATAGTGAAACATATGAAATAGAAATAGAAGTAAAGAATAATGATGCAAAACTACTGTATAGAACTCCAGAAGAACTAACAAGAGGAGTTGAAAAGGTAACAAAACTAGTATTATGTGGTCTTCAAAGAACAAATTATCCAGTCTCATATGTTGAGCAAAAGAAGACATTAGATGACTATATGCGACTTCTTCATGAACCAGAATTTAAGGCTAAGAATTTGGAGTATTTTCCAAAAGAGAAAATATATCCAAGTGATTTTGTAGGTCCATCTTCACTTACATTGCAAATTAAAAATATTACACCAATTAATCCAAATATTAATGTGCCAAATATTACAGAGCCATATTCTTATGTTGTTACTGATAAAGCTGATGGCGATCGTCATTTAATGTATATTAATGGTATTGGTAAAATTTATTTGATTAATACTAATATGTCAGTAATATTTACTGGAGCTAGAACTGAAAATGAACGATGTTTTGATACCTTAATTGATGGTGAATTAATTCTTCATGATAAAAATGGACAGTTTATTAATACATTTGCTGCTTTTGATATATATTTTATAAATAAAATGAATATTAGAAACAGACCTTTTGTAGAAGTAAAAACAAAGGATCCCAAATATTTTGTAGATGGTTGCCGTTTACCTATATTAAAAGATGTTGTAAGAAATTTAAATCCTATATCTATTATTGGAAAAGCACCTGAAGCTAAGAAGGGTGTTGAGAAAATTTTAGAGGCAATGAAAAAAGAAAATAAAAGTCCTATTACTATTATTGTCAAACACTTTTATCCACGATTTGCTAGAGAAGATGTTGAAGCAAAAGCTGGAGAAGATGTTGAAGCAAAAGTATCTGAAAGAAAAGGTGATGATTACAATATATTTGAAGCATGTAATTACATTTTACAAAGAATAAGAAATGGATTATATGAATATAACACAGATGGTTTAATATTTACTCCAACACTTCTAGGCGTCGGTAGCAGTACATTTTTAGAAGCAGGACCATTAAGAAAATCAAGATGGGATTACTCATTTAAATGGAAACCAGCTGACTTTAATACTATTGATTTCTTAATTACTACAAAGAAGGGAACTGATGGATCTGATATAGTAACACCAATATTTGAGAAAGGTTTATCATTTAGTGAAGCAACACAGTTTAATCAATATAAGACACTAATTTTACGTGTCGGTTTTGATGAGAAACAACATGGTTATATTAATCCTTGTCAAGATATTTTAGATGATAAATTACCAACAGTTGAAGATACTGGAGAGGAAGGATATAAGCCTGTTCAATTCTTTCCATCAGAGCCATATGATGTTCAAGCCGGTCTTTGTAATATTATGTTGGAACTAGATAGTAATGGAACACCACAAATGTTTACAGAAGAGCGCCAAGTATTTGAGGATAATACTATTGTAGAGTTTAAATATGATTTAACAAAGTCTGGATTATGGAAATGGGTACCATTACGTGTTCGTTATGATAAAACTGCCGAGTTTAGACAAGGACTAAATAGTTTTGGTAATGATTATACAACTGCTAATAATAATTGGTATTCTATTCATTATCCAGTTACAGAAGAAATGATTGCGACTGGTAGAAATATACCATCCGAAATGGTCTCAGAAGATGTTTATTATAATCGTGTAACATCAGATAATTTAACTTCTGGATTAAGAGATTTTCATAATTTGTTTGTGAAGAAATTATTAATTACTAGTGTTTCTAAAAAGGGAAATACATTAATAGACTATGCTTGTGGAAAAGGTGGTGATTTTCCCAAATGGATTAGCTCAGATCTTTCATTTGTATTTGGAATAGATATATCAAAAGATAATATTGAAAATCGTATTAATGGTGCTTGTGCTCGTTTCTTAAATTATAGAAAGCAGTTTTCACAAATGCCATATGCGTTATTTGTTAATGGTAATAGTAGCCAAAATATTAGAAGTGGTCAAGCTTTATTAAGTGATAAAGCAATTGCAATTACCAAGTCAATATTTGGATCTACATCTCCTGATCCTAAATTAGGTCCTGCTGTTACAAGACAGCATGGAAAAGTGTCTGACGGATTTAATGTATCATCGTGTCAGTTTGCTATTCATTATATGTTTGAAAATAATAAAACATTTTATAATTTCTTAAGAAATATTGCAGAATGTACTAAACTAAATGGTTACTTTATTGGTACTAGTTATGATGGTAAAACAATATTTAATATGTTAAGACGCAAACAACAAGGTGAACAAGCTGAAATATATGTAGATGATAAAAAAATATGGTCTATTACAAAGGACTATGATAGTGCTTCTTTACGAGATGATGATAGCTCTCTTGGATATAAAATATCTGTATATCAAGAATCAATTAATCAGACATTTTCAGAGTATCTTGTAAATTACAATTTCTTTATTGAAGCAATGGAGAAATATGGATTTATTATAGTTCCTAGAAATGAAGCAAAAACACTTGGATTACCAGAAGGAACCGGTATGTTTATTGAGTTATATAATATGATGATTGATGAATTAAATAATAATCCAAAGAAAGCAGCTGATTATAAAGATGCACCAAGTATGAGAAAATATGAGAAAGATATATCATTTTTAAATAGATATTTTGTATTTAAGAAAGTAAGAACAATTAATGCTGAAAAACTAACAAATACTATATTAGGTGCTTTACCTAGTGAGTATGAGTTTGAACAAATAAATACTGAAAAGGCAAAACAAGCAATTAATGATCAAGAAGTTTTAGAAAAAAAGGCAAGAGAAAGAGCAAAACCAAAGGCTCTTCAACGTAAATTAGTACTAGTAGAGGCAACTGAAGCAAAGGAAGAACCATCAATAGTGTCATCTTCTATAATCGCTAGAAAACCACGAACTAAAAAAATGCCACTAATGGAAGAAACATTAGATACAAATATAGAAGTAGCAACATCTGTTGCTCCCATAAAAGATAAAACTACAACTCGTAAGAAAAAATTAGTATTATTTGATATTCAAGAAGAAAAATAAGAAAATATAAAAAAAGATATAAATAGTTTACACTATTATATATTAATTAATGAATTATTATATAATACCAAAAAATAATTTTAATATAACTATAAATTTACTAACAAAATGTGAAAAAGTATCACCATTTATATCATATAGTCTTATATATCATTTAAATGATATATATTCACAGTTATTAAATATAGAATTTGATGAAACAGAAACTACATTAGAATATATAAATAAAATAGTTAATCCATTTGAGTTTATACATACAAACGTGCCAGGTTATTTTTTATCTGTTAGTAAAGTGAAACCATCTTCAAACATTTTTTTTGAACTAATGGAAATATTTCAAGTATGTAATATTATTGAATTATTATTATTAAAAACACAGTTTCATATTGCACATATTACAAAAAATAATTCATCTACTAATTATCTGATTGAAATGTTACGTGAAAATAATACAGATATTGTAATAAATGAGGAGTTTGATTATAATAAATTATGTGATACTTTTGTTAGTAATAATATATATAATCATAAAATAGATATATTTTTATTTGAATTCAGCGAAACTGATTATATAAATACTCATCAATATATTAATAATATGATATTAGTGTTATATATTATATCAAAATATCAAGCAGATAAAGGTATATGTATTATTAAAATAGATAATCTATTCTATAAAACAATTGTAGATATTTTATTTATTTTTTCGGCAATTTATGAAAAGGTTATTATAATAAAACCATCAATTAGTAAAGTAACAAAAGGTGAGCGTTATTTAATATGTAAAAATTTTAATATAGATATTTTGACTAATTCTAGATTACTACAACAATTAGATATACATATAAAACCAAAAATAGAAAATAAAATGTTGAAGTCTGATATTATTCATTCATTAATAAAAAATAGTATTCCATATTATTTTATAAATAAATTAGAGGAGATTAATGCTGTAATAGGTCAGCAACAGTTAGAAGCATATGACCAAATTTTAAATATTTTGAAGAATAAAAATAGAAATGATAAAATAGAATTATTGAAGCGAAATCATATACAGAAATGTATTCAGTGGTGTGAGAAAAATCAGTTACCTCATAATAAATTTACTGAGAAAATGAATATATATATAGATAATCAAAAAGTAGTAATAGATGATACTAATAATAATAATAATAATAATAATAATAATAATAATAATAATAATAATAATAAATTAATTGAAGACAATAATAGTGAAAATAATATTGATAATGTTGTCTATAATGTTGTCTATAATATTGTAGAAAATATTGTAGATAATAATGAAGAGATTACATTATTTAATAATTTAATAAATGAAATAGATGAAATTAATGAACTATGTATGTCTAATATTGAAATTATAAATAGTATATAAAAATTATAAATAATATATATTTTATTATTTATTATTTATTATTTATTATTTATTATTTATTATTTATTATTTAAGGCAATGTTGCGCCAATATAGTTACCAGCAGAGTGTTGATTTACACTAACATAATTTTTAGATATATCTGCTGACTGTTTTGAACAAATTTGATGATTCTGATGTTGTCCTTGGAAAAAGAATGGATTACCACTATAAGTTGACGCACTACAAGTAGGAGCTTTAAATTTATAAATAAATGGAACATTTGGTGTCTGACCACTAGCAATATTTTGAAGAGCATTAGCACCTTTAAGTCTTCGAATATTAGCAGCATTTGTACTAATTGTATCAACATTTAATTTCAAAATACGTGTACTACTTGAAACGCCACCTTGCTGAGCATATTGAGGATTATTTGGTTTATAGTATACACGACTGCATTCTTTTGGATTGCTAGGACCTTCTAAAATAGAACTATAATAAGGATTACTACATATTTCATATAAGTATTTAAGTGTCTCTTCTGATTGTTCTGCTGAAGCTAATCTAGTTTTTAAGAAATTAATAAATTCCTCAATAGAACCTGGATTTAGAGTAACAAGAAGATCATATTCTGCTTGGGTAATATATCCCAAATTTACCATAGATTTAGCAACCGCAGTTATAAATCCAATCTCAATGCCTTGATTAATAGTACTATTAGGATTACATTGCGCCACATAATAATTTACTAAAGATAGTGGACTACCAGGTTTAGCATACTCAATAATCTTAGCACTAACAAATGGATATTTACTAATAATATCAAGAACTGTTCTATCTACTTCACCATGAATAAAATTAAATTGTCGTTGCTCAAATGTTTGACATCGATTATATAAATACATATATTGTGTTTGATAATAGTCTTTCTTTACTATAGTACTAGTAGGTAAAACACGCTGCATTGCTTTTCTTTGCTGATTACAGCATAGAAGTGGATTAGTCACATTAGCCTGAGGCTTTTCTGTTAAATTATTAATAGGATACCAACTAGAAACAATACCAATACCTTCACAAGTTTCACACTCATTATTTATTTTGTTAGTATCATTTGTATTAATATCTCCGTCTAAAAGTCCTGCGTTAATAGTTCCTGGTGTATTGTCCTTAACAATAAATTGTCCAGGACCATCAATCATCTGACTTATTAAACTTGAACCACCTGATCCACCACCAAGAGATGCGCCATTTGAGGATTTAACTGCTCTATTTACATTATAGTCAATTTGTAATTGCTCAACACGTTCAATCTCATTTGTAGGATTTGTTAGATAGTGAACAGGAATAACTGTTCCCTTTCTGTAATGTTTAATTGGTCTTGCTAAGCCAAATCCAGTAGGGAAAACATTACCAGGATCATTATTAGTTAATGGACGAATATGTGTAGCAGTTACGCCAACTGGATTACTAAAGACGCCTTTTCCTTTCCATGATTTATAACCTCCTTGAGGCAATCTATTATTCCATGAATTCATTCCTTGAGGATAAAATGCTGAAGACATTATAAAATATAAAAAGAAAAGAAAAATAAAAGTAGTATATATATATTAATAAAATGCTTTTGATATATTTCCTAATTGTATTTTTTATATCTTTATTTATTTATCAGATTATTTTAGCATTTTGTCCTAGTTCAATTATAGAAGGAATGACTACAAGCGCGCCTAATGATAAGGATAAAGATAAAGACAAAAATAAGAGCTATGGAACAATGTATGAAGAATATCCAACAGACCCATTAATATTAGGAAAATTAAATGCGGGTAATATTGAATATTTAAAAAGTCAGTTAGACACATTATCAACTAACAATGTTGATATTGAACAAATGCAAACTACAGTAGACCAATTACAGCAACAAGTAAGTGATTTATCTACACAAATAAATCAATTGGGACAGTCAATGATTAGTAGTGAGGCGCCAGATAATAGCAGTATTGCTGGATATACTGAAGATACAAGTTATGATACAATTAATACTAATTCAGATAGTACATCAAATGATAATACTATCAACAATACTTGAATATTAAATAATAAATATAAACAAAATATTTATATTTATATACTTTAAGAAGAATGTCTACAAATACAACAGATGATTCTCCTATATTTGGAGAAGATTATGCATATTATAATAATATAAAAACACCTGCTGAACTGGGTATGTCTACAAAAGGTAATTTATCCACTGTTGGAAAGGATATTGTTGGCTTAACTGAATATGTTAAGGTTATGGTTACAGGAGATAGCAAGGCTTCTAAAACTGGTAAACCTTTAGGCAATAAATATTTTTTAAAATCTGGTGGAAAATGTACTGATGTTGTTAGTGGTCAAGAAGTTGATAGATATTTATATATAAATAATGTTCCTAGTGGAAATATTCCATTTATTTCAGCTGGTATTGGCGTTAATTTTACTGATTTTAGAGGTTTAATTCCTGGAGCACTAGAACAGCTAAATAATTTCAATCCGGTAACAATTTTTAAAGCATTAGCGGCTGGTTCAAATCCACCATGCCAAGAACTAACAATGCAGGTTATTGATCAAAATAATAATAAGTCAACTGAGACAAATTATGTAACACTTGCTGATATTGCGGCTATTGATAGTTGTACATTTCCTGGGAAAAATCGTATTAATCCTATTACTAAAAAGAAATGCAAGGAGACTTTTGAAAATATGGATATAGATAGTCCAACAGTATTTACTAATTCTTCTATAAAAGATTATAGTCCTGTTATTGATACAAATATTGATAGCCAAATGTATTTTGCTTCAGTTGGAATATTAGCTATTTATATTGCTTTTAGAGGACTACAAAAAATGAAGTTAATTCCTCAATAAATCTTAATTTATTTAATTTACTAAAAATATAATTATATAAATTTATAAAATTATGTAATTATTTAAATAATTTATTTTCGTCTATGACGACGACGTCTTCTGCGACTTCCGCCTCCCATTCCTAAAGAATCAGCATAGTCAGTAACATAATTAGTACTCTTAGTAGGACCAGCATTAGCAGCAGGATTAGCATTAGCAACACCAGCAGCAGGATTAGCATTAGCAACACCAGTAGTAGGATTAGAAGGAGCAACCTTAGCAGCACCAGTAGCAGCTTCAGTACTAGTAGCAGTACCTGAATATTTGTCCTTTATTCTCTTTAGTTCTTTATCACATGCGTCTTGTGCCTCTTTTTCCTCCGCCTTTTGTGCATCAGATTTTGAAGGTCCAAATAATACGTCAAGGAAACCACCTCTTTGTGTTCTTCTAGTATTTCTTCTTCTTTTTGTATGTCTTTTTTTGTATGTATGTCTAACCATTTATATTATTATATGAGAAATAATATAAATTATATTTTAGTGTTTTAATTAATTACTATAATTTTTATATTAATTTAATGAAACATCTTAAATAATTCATAACCGGCTAAAGCTCCGGCAACCTGGGCAATAATGTAAGGGATTAAATCAGAGCGAGCTAATCGTCCAGCATACATCAAAGCAATGGTAACTGCGGGATTGAACGCACCACCAGAAATAGCACCACCAAGAAGTACAGCAATAGCTAAAGCAGCGCCAATTGCTAAATAATTTCCAGTGGCAAATATAACAAATACAAGGAACAATGTTCCTAAAAATTCAACAATATACTTATTAAGCATTTTATATTATACTTCTAGAAAATGTTTTATTTTTACTTTTCTTAAAAGTAGTGTATGTTTTCTTAAAAGTAGTAGTAGTATATATTTTTGCTCTACTTTTCTTAAAAGTAGAATTAGTATGTTTGTCTTGGTAAAGCACCCCAAGATCCTAAAGCTGGTCGTAAACTAGTATTATATATTGACCCCTTCTTCTTAGGCGCTGAACATCCACCTGATCGTGCTCTTTGTAAAGCTGTTCTAGTTCCACTAGGATAATAATTTTTAGTAGATGTTGGAGCATCTAAAGGCAATCCAACTTTGAACCCGGATTTACCAACTGCTACACTTTTTCTAATATCAGTCAGCATAGATGATGGTATAGGAGCAATATAGTTAACATGACTAGATACAGGAATTTGTCTTTGAGATGACCAAGATGTAAATACAACTGGAGTAGATAATTTGCCTAAAGCATTTTGTTCTGCCCTTGTTTTTGCACTTAAACTGGTTGCTCTTAAATATTGTGCTCTTGCATTAACACTCATATCAGAATATACAGGTTCCTGAGAGGGGAAGAATTGTTGTGGTGTTGGGTTCTTTCCAGTAAGAGTTCCATAACTATGATATGCCATTGAAAATGGATAATTACCTGTACTTAATGGGCCGTTTATTGGTGTATTTAAATATCCTGAATATCCTTGAGAACCGATTGATGTTGTAATTCCATATGGAGTAGTCATTTAATATAGATTATGAAAAAATATTAAATACTTAATTACACATTTAATATTATTTTAAATTTTTATTTATGCAGCAAAAGAAATTTGTACCCATGCTGTTCCATTATGAGCATATAGACCTTCAGTTGTCCATATTAAGTTACCAAAAGTAAAATTGGAAGCTTGATTTGCCGTATCACCAATACTTTGACTTAATGCATTAATTATATATATACCAGCAACACCAGTAGGACCTATAGAACCAGTAGGTCCTATAGAACCAGTAGGACCTGTAACACCAGTAGGTCCTGTAACACCAGTAGGACCAATAGGTCCACCAGATGGTCCAGTAGGACCAACTATACCAGTAGGACCGGTAGTTCCATCAATACCAGAAGTGCCTTGAGCACCTTGAGCACCTTGAGGACCTTGTAAACCTTGATCACCTTGAGGACCTTGTAAACCTTGAGGACCTTGGAAGCCTTGATCGCCTTGAGGTCCTTGTAAACCTTGATCACCTTGAGGTCCTTGGAAGCCTTGATCACCTTGAGGTCCTTGTAAACCTTGATCGCCTTGAGGTCCTTGTAAACCTTGTTCACCTTGAGCACCTTGAAAACCTTGCTCACCTTGAGCACCTTGGAAACCTTGCTCACCTTGAGCACCTTGAAAACCTTGCTCACCTTGAGCACCTTGAAAACCTTGCTCACCTTGAGCACCTTGGAAACCTTGTTCGCCTTGAGCACCTTGGAAACCTTGTTCGCCTTGAGCACCTTGAAAACCTTGCTCACCTTGAGCACCTTGGAAACCTTGAGCACCTTGAAAACCTTGAGGTCCTTGAAGACCCTGATACCCTTGAGGTCCTTGGAACCCTTGATCACCTTGAAGACCTTGATAACCTTGAGGACCTTGAGGACCTTGTAACCCTGTAGGACCTTGTAAACCTGTAGGACCTGTTTGGCCAGCAGTTCCTTGAGGACCAGTAGGACCTGTTTGGCCAGCAGTTCCTTGAGGACCAGTAGGACCTGTTTGGCCAGCAGTAAGAGAAATTGAACTTATTTGAGATGAAAGTAATGTTTCAGCAGCAATAGCGCGACTAATCTCACTTGTTAAATTAGATTGTAATAATGTTTCAGCAGCAATAGCACGACTTGTTTCGCTAGTAAATGAACTTGTTGCTATATATATATCATCATTCTGTGCTACAGCAATAGCATATTGTCCTAATCCAGATATAGCTAAACCACCCCATAATTTACTTAATCCTTGTGCTATCCAAGTATTACCATAATCAGTTGATATATAAAGTCTACCACCATAATCAGACGCAACTTGGTATTGTCCTGATGAAGAAACCGCAGCATTATTCCAATTTCTAATACTATCTTTTTCTATAAAGGTTATACCAAAATCAGTTGACACAAATAATTTACCACCATAAACAGTTATTAATTGATATTGTCCTGTTGATGATATTGCTAGATATCCCCAATTTCTTACACTATCTTTAGCTGTCCAAGTTTCACCAAAATTATTTGATACATAAATTTGAGAAGAATTTGCGGTTGCTGTTTGATATTGACCTGATACTGACATAGCTACAGCAACCCAAGTTTTTGAACCAACTTTAGCACTCCAAGTATTACCAAAATCATTAGATACATAAAGACTAAAGCCTTGACCATTTGCTGTTATATATCTTCCAGAAGATGAAATAGCTATACCGGTCCAATTTCTATTACTTTCTCTAGCACTCCAAGTATTACCATAATCACTTGATATATAAATTTGACCACCATATACAACAGCAGCTTGTTCGCGTCCTGTAGCTGATACTGCAACAGCACGCCAATTGCGATCACTATCTTTAGCTGTAAAAGTTGAACCAAAATTATCTGATACATAAATTTTTTCTGAACCCACAGTTGCTGTTTGATATTGTCCTGATACTGATACTCCTACACTTTGCCAATTTTTAATATTATTCTGAGCAACCCATGTTGTTCCAAAAGAACCAAGTGGTAAAGTTTCAGCAATTGAATTAATTAGATATGTTGTTCTTTCTGCTGTATTTGCTATGTCATTACTTATTGTAGTATTAGAACCACTAATACGACTTGTTTCAGTTGTTAAATCAGTTCTTAAAGAAGCTTCGGCAGCAGTAGCACGACTAGTTTCAGTTGTTAAATCAGTTCTCAATAAAGCTTCGGCAGCAGTAGCACGACTAGTTTCAGTTGTTAAATCAGTTCTCAATAAAGCTTCAGCAGCAGTAGCACGACTAATCTCACTTGTTAAATCAGTTCTTAAAACAGTAACACGACTAGTTTCAGTTGTTAAATCAGTTCTTAAAACAGTAGCACGACTAGTTTCAGTTGTTAAATCACTTCTTAATAAAGTTTCAGAAGCAGTAGCACGACTAATCTCACTTGTCAAATCACTTCTTAATGAAGTATCAGTAGCAGTAAGACGGCTATCGAGAGTAGATATATTATTACTAATAGTTACTGCTAAATTTGGGTCATTACCGATTGATGATGCTAATTCATATAATGTATCTAATAAGACAGGTGATCCATTTATTAATGAACTAACTGCATTATTTGTATATGTATTTGCTCTAATAATTTCACTTGATATAGCATTTGTTAAATTACTTTGTAATAGTATTTCCGCAGCAGTAGCACGACTAATCTCACTGGTCAAATTAGTTTGTAATAATGTTTCAGCACTTCTGGCTCGACTAATCTCACTTGTTAAATCAGTTCTTAATGAAGCATCAGTAGTAGTAGCACGACTAATTTCACTTGTTAAATCAGATCTTAAAGAAGCATCAGTAGTAGTAGCGCGACTAATCTCACTTGTTAAATCAGTTCTTAAAGAAGAATCAGTAACAATAGCACGACTAATCTCACTTGTTAAATCAGTTCTTAATGAAGCATCAGTAGTAGTAGCACGACTAATTTCACTTGTTAAATTACTTTGTAATAATGTTTCTGCTAAAGTAGCACGACTAATCTCACTTGTTAAATAACTTCTTAAAGCACTTTGTACAGCATCAGAACTACTAATTGCACTTGATAAATCAGATTGTAACGCATACTCAACTGAAGCAGTATAAGCTTCTTGACTAAGTAAATCAACAGCAACAGCTGAAACTGTTCCGCGATATGAACTTAATGTTAAAGAATATGCCATATCTTGTCTTAACTCTGTTAATATAGGTTGTATAGCAGACATTTTATATTTTAATAAAATATTTTATTTTATTAAAATAAAATACTATAAAATAAAATGCGCTATATATTATATTTAATATTTAATATCTTCTGATATGACGATATGCACTTTGAGAAGTAGAATAATCATCACCACCAAATGATCTATCATTATAATTTCTATTAATAGCTTGATTTTTTCTAAATCGTATAAAGTCTGAGCTATCATAGACAAATTTTGTATTACAAGCAGACGCAGGAACAGCAGGATTTACTTGATTTGAACTATAAAATACATCAGCATCACATGATGTAGAAACAGATCCAAAATGACTTCTAAGGCCTTTAACACCAGGTCTGCTTTGATAAGTTTGGCATGTACCGCCACAAGAATAATTTTGACGTGATAAAATATCACCAGCATTATTTACAGCTCTAAAAGAACCAATCATACGTTTAGGATTGGAACTGCCTGAAAGACTACTTGTATTCCAAGCATCTTTTAGTAAGAAACGTGTTCTAGCAAATGAATCAGAATTATCATGATCCATAACAGATTGAGGCATGTAACCTTTAAGTCCACCTCCAAGATAAGGGCGATTAAGTGACTTGTTGCCACCAATTAATATATTTATTCCAAGACCAGGAATGTATCCGACTAAGTCTCCAAGACCTCCTGTAGACCAACCTGATTTTCCTGTTGCTGATGGTGAAAAACCTGTTCCAACACTATTAGACATTTATATTATACTAGAATAAAAAATATATTTTATATTTCTAAATTGAATAAACTAACAATAACAAAATAAAATATAACTATTAAATAAAAATAAAATATAGTATTTTATTATAAATGTTTGATTTTAGATTACTAATTAGCGCAATTGTATTTGTTTCTCTAGATTTTATTTATTTATCTATTTTTAAAAACTATTTTCTTAATCAAATGAAAAATGTTCAAGGAATGCCTGTAAGCGTTAATTATTTTTCAATGGTTCTATGTTATATATTTTTAATTTTTGGAATAAATTATTTTATTATTAAGCCTAAACGAAGTGTTCAAGATGCATTTTTATTAGGTTTAATTATTTATGGTGTATATGAAACCACTAATTGGGCACTTTTCAAAAACTGGTCTGTTTTAACTGTTATTATTGATACATTATGGGGTGGCATATTATTTGCTTCAACTACATATATAACAAATTTGTTATAAATTAATATTTTGCTAAATATTTGATCTATTTTTTTCTTAGATAAGTAAGAATATGGATTTAGTGATCTGTCATAACTCTTGGTACAACATTCATTGTTGTCAGTTCTTGGAATAATAATTTGCAAGCATAAGGTATTTCTACATATGAGAAATCAGTTCGATTATCACATGTTCTACACAAGTGGATATGTAGTTTATCATTATATGAAGCAACTAAACCACATTTCTTACATACATATACTGAATATTTATCAGAAGCATCATACATACGGCCTCTTGTAAATCTTGCGGCACCATGTGATATCATAGCATCACGTTCCATCTCACCAAAACGTAAACCACCATCTCTGCTTCGACCTTCTGCTGGTTGTCTAGTTAAATTAACCATTGGACCAATTGAACGACTATGTTGCTTATCATTAACCATGTGTTTTAATCTCTGGTAAAATACTGGGCCCATAAAAACCGAGCATTCAACTTGTTCACCAGTAAGACCATTATACAATAATTCATTTCCACTAGCTTCATATCCAAGTGATAATAATTTCTTTGATATATCATCTACATTCAAATCGCCAAAACTAGTTCCATCTCCAAATAATCCTAATTCAACTAAAACTTTGCCTAAAAGCGTTTCTTTTAATTGTCCAATTGTCATACGAGATGGAATAGCATGTGGATTGATAATAATATCTGGTTTAACACCATTACGATTAAATGGCATATCACACTCTGGAATAATATTACCAACAGTACCCTTCTGACCATGTCTCGAGCTAAATTTATCACCAATTACTGGCTTTCTTAGAGCACGTATGCGTACTTTTGCAAAGGTATAACCATCACCATTTCTGTCAATATAATTCTTATCAACATAAGTTTCTTCAACAGTTCTATAAATACGACTTAAGTCCTCATACTTGATAACCTTTGTATGATCATTTTTATTCTCTTTAATTGGTGCTACCTTAGCAATAATAATATCACGATTTTCAACAAGTGAATTCTCAGGCATAACACCCTTTGAATTTACTTTACTATAATTTCCAAATTTCATCCCCTTTGTCTTTGAAGGATCTGGTTTACAACGAATTTCTTCATCGCCATTAATTTTTTGCTTATCTTCATCTTTTTCTGTGTGATAAATTGTTGTTTGAAATAATCCTCTATCAATTGAACCCTTATTAATAAGTACTGAATCTTCCTGATTATAACCAGTATGTGTCATAATTGCCACATTAATATTACAACCAGATGGTATTTGGTTCATCTTTATTAAGTTCATTACACGAGTATCAACTAATGGACGGCAAGGATAATTTAGTACATAAGCTGTCTTATCCATTCTTTCATTATAATTAGTAGCATAAACACCCATTGCCTGTTTTGCTTGAGCCGATTGATATGTATTTCTGGGTGACTGGTTATTATCAGGAAATGGAATACAAGATGCAACTATACCAAATAATGTACTAGGATGAATTTCACAATGTGTGTATTTATAGAGTTTATCACTATTTATTGTATTTGTATTATCATATAATTCTCTAGGATGAGTTGCTATCATACTTAATCCTTGCTCTTCTGGATCAATATACTCTAAAACCGCATCTGAAATCTTGCAGTCTGTAAATAAATCATCCCAACTAATCTCATGTTTATTTAGTCCATTAATTATTTCTTTAGTTAATAGCAAATGATTATTTTTTACACGCAACAATGGCCTAGTAACACGACCACTATCATTACAAACACGTATTTCCTGATTTATATAATCAAATACAACTGATGTATAAATATTAATAATACCTTTACATTTCATATCTTTAAGAAGCAAATATAATTGTAATGGTTCAGTCTTTGTTATTCCAACCCAAGAACCATTAATAAATACCTTTACCTTATCATGAACATCAATTGGTTTTAATTCATCTACTTGCTTGATATGAGGATTAATATATTCATATAAAGACATACTATTTGAATGAATAGTAATATGCGTCATATAACTCAAATTCTTTACAATACCAACAGAAGCGCCTTCAGGAGTTTCTGCAGGACATAAGAAGCCCCAAGATGTATTATGTAGCTTACGAGGAGGAATTAACTTACCACTTTTATCAGTTGGAGTAGATATTCTTCGCAAATGACTTAAACTAGATACATATGTTAGACGATTTAGAACCTGAGCAACACCAACTTTATTTGAATTAGTATGCTTAATACCAAAATCACCAGTAGCTAAGGCGCGTTTAAATCCATTTTCAATAGTAGTTGATTTGACAATTTTATATATATTAGTCAAGTTAATGATATTCAAATAGTCTTCAGTTGATCGCCAAGAGCCAGTATTAATTTCCTTTATAATTTGTTTTTCCATATCTTTTACCAGTTTGTTAAAATAGTTTCTAAACAAATTATTTAAAGAACTACCAGTTAAATCAACACGCTTATTGATATATGAGTCACGGTCATCTGCTTTAATCCATTCAAAATTAGCCTTTAATAGTTTGTTTGCCATATATCCTAAGAAATAAATCTTTTGTTGAATAGTATGGCAATGAGGAAACAAATCGTTTTGAAGGACATCTAATGCAAATTCGTATTTCTTTTTTGAACCAGTATCTTTATCCATATTAATTGGAGTATAAATTACATAACTTGTAATATATCGAATACATTCTTCCTTTGTTAAATGCTTATTTGCCTCAATAATAGATGCCTGTAAATTATCTAGCATTTGCTTATATTTAGGAATATCCAAATCAAGCAAAATATATTCACAAATTTCCTTGTCAGAAATTACACCAAGAGCGCGAAATACAATAAATAATGGTATAGGCTGTTTTACACGAGGAATTTGAACACATATTGGCTTTCCAAAACCATTATTCTTAGATGAAATCATCATATTAATTTGTTTAGGAGAGATGCATTTAAAGTCAGGAACAGATTTAATTTCGGCACTCCAGTCATATTTGGTATTATTCTTAGAAATATTGAAACAATATACACGATTTTCAGCAGCACGTTCTTGTCCTAAAACAGTCTTTTCTGAACCATTAATAATAAAATATCCTCCAGTATCATAACGGCATTCACCAGTATGTTGATTATCTACATATTTATATTGATTTAGTACGCAAATATTTGATTTTAACATAATTGGTAGCTTTCCAATATGAATTTTTGGAAGCGTTTTATATGATGTAGTAGTATTTGATAATAATTCACCGTTTCGAATAATATATTTAATATTAATATCAATTGTCATTGCTGATGCGTATGTAAAATTTCGTAAGCGTGCTTCTTGTGGAAACATTAATTTAATCGCACCATTGTTTTCATGAATTTGAGGACGGTAAATATGAAAATTCTCAAAAGTAATAAACATTTCAAGAGCATATTTACCAGAAACAGGGTCATAGTCATTTTCTGAACGAATATGAACTGGATTAAACATTTCTATAGTTTTAATAATTTGATATCCAACAAAATTATTGTATGATTCCAATTGGTGACGAACTAGTCGTTCCAAATGTTGATCTCTAAAATAAGAATCAATAATAGACCATGGTGTTTCAATATATGGGTCTACATAACTTTTAGAATTTAAATCCAAGCCCTTAGAATTTAAATCCAAGCCCTTAGAATTTAAATCTAGCTTATTTTCTTCCTTATTTTCAATATTTTTATTATTTTTACTCATTGTTTTACTCATTAATGAAGTATTTGTTGGTTTTGTATTTGATATTAATAAATTCATTCTTAGGGCTAAATTATTTTTCAATTTATTTTTAAGTAGTTTTATAAACTATAATTATTATATTTATATTTATATTTATATTTATATTTATATTTATATTTATATTTATATTTATTTGTAAATAAAAAAAAGATATAAACATAATGTATTTATTATAGTAATTAGATGACCAAAGTAAATAAAAAATATAAATTTAAATCATCAACTGATGTAAATAATTATAATAATTTTCTATTAAATTTGGATACTAAAAATCAAAATAAGAATATAAATGAAAATCAGTTGAATAAAACTTATGAATATATGTGTGGTCCTATTATTTTTCCTATTTTAAATATAGAAGATCCAAATCAATATACTGATATAAATACAAATATAAATAAGCCTATAACAAATAGTGATACTTTTTTATCCAAAGAAGAAAAAACAATATGTGATATTTTAAATTCATTTAAAAATATAAGTTCTAAAATCCATTCAAAAATAGAAGAAGAAAATCCAGATATAGAACCAATGATTAAGCGTCATATTAAAATTAATGCTGAGATTAATAATATTTCTGATTTATTAAGTTTAATTGACTCATATCCCGATAATAAAGATACAAAATATAATATAAATATGAAGGCACTACACAAAATTAAAGAACCATTAACTGATTTAAACAATATGATTGGTATGAAAAATTTAAAAGAAAATATTGTTGACCAAATTTTATTCTATATTCAAAATTTACATAAACAACCAGATAATAAGAGTAAAACTAATACAGATTTTATGCATACTGTTATTTATGGACCACCTGGCACTGGAAAAACAGAAATTGCCAAAATTATGGGACAAATATTTGCCAAAATTGGTATTCTTAAAAAAGGTACATTTAAAAAGGTTACTCGTAGTGATTTGATTGCTGGATATCTTGGTCAGACCGCAATTAAAACAAATGATGTTATAAAGGAATGTTTGGGTGGTGTATTATTTATAGACGAAGCATATTCATTAGGCAGTTCAGAGAAACGCGATTCATTTTCTAAAGAATGTATTGATACATTATGTGAAGCACTAAGTGATCATAAAGATAATTTAATGGTAATTATAGCTGGATATGAAAATGAATTAACAGAATGTTTTTTTAATAATAATCAAGGTCTTAATTCTCGATTTACATGGCGTTTTAAAACTGATGACTATTCAGCAGAAGATTTGTATAATATTTTTACAAAGAAAGTAAAAAACGCAGGCTGGGATTTTTTAGATGGAGGAGAAACAAATATTACAGTAAAATGGTTTGAAAAAAATAAAAGTTCATTTCCATTTTATGGTAGAGATATTGAAACATTATTTGCTAAAGTTAAAATAGCACATTCTAGACGAGTATTTTGCTTAGATGAAGAGTTTAAGACAAAGATCACAATAAAGGATATGGATAAAGGTTTTGAAATATTTTTAAAGAATGACACAAATGAAAATAGTAAGAAGACAAATATGAAGAAAGTAATATCAAGTATGTATATTTAAATTTTATAAAATATAATATGTTCAAAATTATTTTTGAAAATATTTTTAAATAATAACAATAATGTCTACAAAAAAAACAATACAAATAAATCCAGAATTATTTAAAATGTCTGGAAATAAGACAAGAAAAGTAAGAGAAAAAAAAGAGCTTGTTATAGCTCCAATTGTTAGTCCAAATAATTTAAAGAATAAATTATTAAAACGTATTAAGGAACATAAGAATAGTGAAATATCAGGTCAACCAAGATCCAATGATAAAAAAACAGAAACAAGCACTCCAAATATAACCTATAGTGATGAGTTTCATGATGCTCTTAATTATTTATCTGATTTGTCTAAAAATAAGAAGCGTGAAAGACAAGCACCCGTGCATAATCGAACATTAAAAACTCCTAATTTTACAAGTAATATTGCTCCTAATTATAATACAAATAATATAATTACACCAACTACAAATGCTAATATATATATGTCTTCATTAAGCACTCCTATAACAACTGCGTCTAGTTTATCGTCAACACCAATTACAGCATCACCATATGTTTCTCTAGAATTACCAAGTGAACTACAAGAGCCAACAGCTCTTACACAAATTGCTACACCAATGCCAATAAGTAATGAAATAATGAATATGAAATATAAGCCTGTACCTGATGTACCATATGGTTGTTTAAAAGGTGGGGCAAAACCTTTATATAGATCTTGGATACAAACACGTAAAAATATAGATTTACCTGATATCTTCAATGTTAATACACCTCCTATAAATATTAATGCACGACCACCAACTCCTCCTAAAAAAAATACTTTTATTGATAATACTAGCCCACAATTACTAAATACTGGATTAAGTCAGGGTCCAGTACTTTTGTCAAGAGAACAGCGATTGGAGCAAATTAAGAATAAATTAAAAAAAATTCAAGAACAAGAAAATGGTCATAAACCAGAAGTTCAGAGTTTAGCAAAGAATTTAGCTATTTTAGAGCCATTTTCACAGATAGAACCAGTAATAGAAAGCTTACCATCCTTAGATGATAATATAAATACTAAAATAGAAACTGTTATTGCTGATATAAATCCTACTTTAATACCTGAAAAGAAGGAACCTGAAATGAAAAAATATATTAAACGTACAATTAGGCGTAAATTTACACTAGGAAAATCGGATAAAATGAGACGTGTTGGTGTACTATTAAAAGATAAACAAACAAGAAAGAATGTTATTGAAGCACAGAAGGACTTGAAAAAAACAAGTATAACTGATGTTCGTAAATATTTAAGACAACATGGAATTATTAAAGTAGGAAGTACTGCTCCAAATGATATTCTTAGAAAAACATTTGAAGCTGCTATGTTGGCTGGTGAAGTAACTAACAATAATAAAGACGTTCTTTTACACAATTTTTTGAATGAAGAAAAATAAAAATAAAAATTAAATAAGTTTATTTACTTGAATATAATTGTTTTCTTTGGTTATGTTAAGTATATAAATATTTATATTATGGAAACAACTAAAAATCCCCTTCCAGAAAATACTAAAAAATTCTTTCATAATTTGAGTGAATACTTAGATACAAAAATATTATATTTTGGCAGTATTCAGCGATCTGATTATGTTCCAGGAAAAAGTGATATAGACGTTGATATTTTTACAGAAAATGAGCACAGTTTGATGAGTAAATTACAACATTATTTACATCTAGATAAAAAAAAATTTAAAAGTTTTGTTTATATAATAGATAATAATACTACTTATGGTCATAAAGTTAAATATGATAGTCCAGATGAAAATATACAAGTCGAATTTTCAATTTACAACGAAAAATATAGAGATATTATTATTAAAGAACATACTCGAAAATTTGTATTGCCATTCTACATAACTTGGTTATTATGTCTTGTAAAATTATTTTATTATACAATACCAATTTTATCAAAATCATTTTATATTGATTCAAAAAAATGGATTTTAAATACTCTTTATGGTTCAGATATAAATACACAGTTTATTGTTTTAGATGAGCAATAATATATATATATATATATAAATTCGTATAAATATATACTACTTTTTATATTATATTTATATTTATATTTGTACATATATGCTTAACAATAATAATACTATTATAATAACAACAACTCTTCCAAATAATATTATTAGTGAAAAAAGACGAAATAATATTGTAAATAATTTTTCTAAGTACAATATACCTATTTTATTTAATCATGGTATAAATGATAAAACAATGCCTTCAAATTTTATTATGTTTAAAATAATTAAAAATGCCTTTGAAATTTTTAAAAAATATGATAGTGATTATGCAATTATTTGTGATGACGATTTTTTTCCAATTGATAATTTTTTAGAAGAGCTAAATAAAACAGTAGCATTATTACCAAATAATTGGCGTTGTCTTCATTTATGTCCTGGTTATCTATGGGGACGATGGTTTAGAGATAAGACTAAAATTTCTCAATTAAATCCTGAATATAATATGGATAATATACCATATGATAATTCTGGTAGATTTTATATTAATTGTGATGGGAGTTTATATTTTAATAAAAAATTTTGGTTAGGTGGGCCAATTGCAATTCTTGTTAATAAAAATGGGTTTGAAACACTTTTAAATGATTTTATTTTACAATATAGCAAACAACAAAATAATAATGATGTAACACTTACACAAATATTAAATAATAATGATTATATTTGTAGACAACCAATGTTAGGTTATGAAAATGAAGAAGGTGGCTCAACTTTTCATTAAATATTATAAATAAAATGAAAAATGATAAGTTATATTTATATAAAGACATTGTTATATAAATATATAACTAACAACTAACAAAAATGTCATTTATAAAAGATTATTTTTCTTTAACAAAACAATATATTGATGAATATGGCGAAAATACTATATTACTAATGCAGTGTGGTGCGTTTTTTGAAGTTTACGGACTAAAGGATAAAAATGAAACTATTTATGGTAGTAATATTTGCGACTTTTCTAGAATTTGTGATCTTAATGTAGTAGATAAAAAGGTCTGTGTAGGAAATGATAGTGTTGTATTAAGTGGATTTAAAGATCATCTTGTAGACAAATACATTAAAAAGTTACAGGATAATGGATATACAGTGGCCGTATACGCACAAAATGAAGATACTGTAGCAGGTCAAATAACACGGTCATTACTTGGTGTTTTTTCTCCTGGCACTTATTTTTCAACTGATAATGAAAATATAACTAACAAAACCTGTTGTATTTGGATACAAACTCAGAAAAAAGGGTTACATTCATTATTAAAATCTGGAAATAATTGTAGTCATGTTGTTTATGTAGGTGTTGCCCTAATTGATATTTATACTGGTATATCATGTATTATGGAATATTCAGAGCAATATATTAAGAACCCTACTACTTTTGACGAATTAGAGCGATTTATTTCTATACATTGTCCCAGTGAGACAATTATTATATCAAATTTGAATAAAGAAGATGTAAATGATATTGTTAATTATGTAAACATTAAAAGTAAGGCAATGCATTTTGTTTCTATACAAGATGCAGAATTACAAAATATTAAAGAAACAAATAAAAATGTAATTCGGGCTTTAAATTGTGAAAAACAAATATATCAAGCTCAACTACTAACAAAATTCTATAAATTCTCAGATATTACTGCATTTATGACAATATTTGGAGAAACTGTATATGCCACTCAAGCATTTTGCTATTTATTAGATTTTATTTATCAGCACAATCCTAACTTAGTATATAAAATTGCTGAACCAGTCATAGAAAATAATTGTAATAAATTAGTTTTGGCAAATCATTCATTAAAACAATTAAATATTATTGATGATGATACATTCAGAGGCAAGTATTCATCAGTAGTTAAAATGTTAAATGAATGTATTACATCAATGGGTAAACGTAAATTTGTTCATAGTTTTTTAAATCCAGTTACTGATATAAAATATTTACAAGGTGAGTATAATATTACTGATAGATTATTATCTAAAATGTCAGAAAATAATTCAGATGATTATGTATTAGTAAAACAAATACTATCAGCCTTTAAAGACTTAACCAAAATAAATAGACAAATAATGTTGAAAAAGGTTCAACCAAAATATTTGTATCAACTTTATAATGGAATTATTTCTAGTAAAATGCTTTATAATTTTGTACTAACTAACAATGATTTGACAGAATATTTAAATAATAAGTTGGGGCCAAACATTTTTCAAAATTTGTTAGTACATATTGTTGAAATATCTACTTTTTTGGATAATGTTTTAATAATAAATATGTGTAAAGATATTGATAATATTCATAAAATAGAGCAAAGTTTTATTAAAAATGGTGTTGATTCAACTCTTGATAATAAAATAATGACTTTAATGGAGTCGGAAGACCAGTTAGAGTGTTGTAGAGCTTATTTTAGTTCTATTATATCCAATTATGAAACTAGCGGAAAGAAAAAAGTTAGTAAAAAGACGCAAAATGATGATAATGAACAAAGCGCTACTGATACTTTTGTAAAAATACATGAGACTGAGAAAAACAATTTTAGTCTTATTGCTACTGATAGACGCTGTAAAATATTAGAAGAAGTCTTATCATTGAATAAGAATAAAACAGTTATGTTAACATATAAGTCTTCATATTTTAAAGAAGAACGACAATTTTCTCTTGATATTGGTAAAGAAACAATTACTATAGAAAAACAGTCATCTAGTAATCGTTCTATTACTAGTGTACAAATAAACAAATTATGTAAAGATGTTAGTTCAATTAAGATAAATTTAATAGATACAGTGGCAAAAGTTTACGCAAATATTGTAAATGATTTGGAGTGTTTTCAAACTAAAATAGAAAATGTGTGTGAATTTATTACCTATGTAGATTTAATATATGCTAAGACCTATATTGCCTTCAAATATAATTATTGTAAACCAATAATTTCTAAATTAAAAGACACTGAGCCTGTAGAAAAATCTTATGTAAATGCTGAAAAATTAAGACACTGTCTAATTGAAAAAATACAGCAAACTGAATTATATGTTGCAAATGATATTGCTATTGGAACAAATAGTGTAGATGGTATTTTATTATATGGCACTAATGCTGTTGGAAAAACAAGCATAATTCGTGCTTTAGGTATTGCTGTTATTATGGCGCAGTCTGGACTATATGTACCAGCATCTTCATTTACATTTTATCCTTATAAATATATTTTTACTAGAATATTAGGTAATGATAATTTATTTAAGGGATTATCTACATTTGCTGTAGAAATGTCCGAGTTAAGAACTATTTTAAGGCTGGCAAATAGCCGTAGTCTTGTTTTAGGTGACGAATTATGCTCTGGAACAGAAAGCACAAGTGCTATAAGTATTTTTGTTGCTGGTGTTCAGTCGCTTTATGAAAAACAGTGTTCATTTATTTTTGCGACACATTTACATGAAATAGTTGATTATGATGAGATTGTATCATTGTCAAGCGTAAAATGTAAGCATATGTCAGTTGTATATGATAAAGAATTAGATGCGCTTGTATATGATAGAAAATTAAAAGATGGTCCTGGAAATAATATGTATGGACTAGAAGTATGTAAATCACTTAGTTTACCCCAAGATTTCTTGGAATTAGCATATAATATAAGATTAAAATATAAGCCTGAAGCCAAAAGTGTTTTAGATAGAAAGCAATCACATTTTAATGCAAAACATATAAAAGGTCAATGTGATAATTGTAGTAAAAATATGGCAACTGAAGTTCATCATTTACAATATCAACAAGATTCAGACAGTAGAGGTCTAATTGAAAATGAAAAAGATGGATTAACATTTCATAAGAACCATCCAGCAAATTTATTAAGTTTATGTGATGCTTGTCATGATGAAATACATTCAAAAGGTACAAGACTAAAGAAAGTAAAAACTACAAAAGGTACTGTATTAAAGCCTTTATAAAATTGAAAATAAATTAATATTACTTTTAAAATATATTAAAATATATTAAAATAAATAACAAAATATAAAAATGTCACATCCATTATCTATTATTGATGCACATAATTCAATATTAAATGTAATTCCAGCAAATCAGAAACAATTAATTGCAGATTTGTTAATATTTATAAATAAATTAAAGAGTGAAAATCATGAACTATCATATTATACTAAAAAACATGTATACAAAGATTATTTACATGTTTTATTATCTCATATACCAAAAAGAAAACTACTAAATTCTGATCCTAAATGGATGTGGGACTGTCAAGAAATATTTAGTAATTCATATAATAGATAATTAAATATAAAATAATATTTTATTATTTAAATTTAAAACTTAAGTTTTTTTCTGGTCTTATTAAGTAATCCAAGGAGTTTATCAGCAACGCCTTTAACAACAGGAACTGATTTCTTGGCAACAATCTTTACTTTAGAACCAACATTTTCTAAACCAGCCTTAACCTTGGGTGCGTATTTCTTTGTAGTTGTTTTGGCTACATTATAGCCCTTGGACAATGATTTTTTAATCATAGTACCAGCATTCTTTTTAGAAAATTTACTATGTCTCTTTCTGGAAGCCATTATAGAATATATTTATATTTTATTTTTAGTTCTAATTTGATTTCTAAATTTCATTTCTAAATATAAATATATGAACGCAAATATTTTTCTAAATGAGAACTTTATATATATAGCAATAATTATACTAGTTATATTTGGTTTGTTAGTTTATATTAATTATAATAATATAAAATTAGATAAACCACAAAGTAAAAAATTAATACAAACAGTTACAGTTGAGACATTTGGCAATCCTTCAGATGAATTAGTACAAAATATTGACTTTAGTGGTGCTAATAGTTTTTGCGAATCATACAGAGGTAATTCTTCTAATCTAAATATTGCGTGCAAAGGTCTAACTGATGAGAACTGTTCATCTACATCATGTTGTGTATTAGTTCAGGGACAAAATGGCAACACTTGTATGGCAGGAAATGCTACTGGGCCTACATTTAAGAAGGATGCTGATGGAAAACTAATTTCAATGGACGCCTACTACTATGAAGGGAAAAAATATCCTGGGAACAAAGGTACTATACCATTGTAGGCACTAACTGACGCACTGTAATATTTGCATCTATAGCTAATTGCGCCACAGTTTCATCATTTTTATAATCATTTAAGTATATTATTTCGTTTATATTTGATGCCGCAATTGATCTAAAACAATTTAAACAAGGATAATGAGTTATATAGATTTTTGCGCCAGATAAACTAACACCTCTTTTTGCACAATCAGTTATTGCATTAACTTCGCTGTGGATAATTGATTGTTCATGATTGTCTTTGACACGAGATATATGTGGAGCACCGGATATAAAACCATTATATCCCATTGAAATTAGCCGATTATCTTTTACAATTACAGAACCAACATGAAGACGATTACATGGACTGCGTTGAGATGCTAGTAACGCAATAGACATAAAATATTCATCCCAGTCTAATCTATTCATATTTTCATTTGTTATTTTACAAATTTGAGAAAACATATTGTAGTATTGTTATATTACATCATGTTTTTATTACATTTTTATTGTTATTGTTAATATTATTGTTCTGTGTTATTCAAAAAAAATTGATTTTAAAATAAATATATATAAACATAATATAAATATATATATATACAAAGATGATTATTCCTATAAAGTGTTTTACATGTGGTATTGTTTTAGCAAACAAATACCGATATTATTGTGAAGAAGTTAGAAAGCGTAAAATGGCAAAAGACTTACATGTTGATAAGGTTATTTATTTGACATCAGAATATAGTGAAAAGACCCCTGAAGGTGAAGTGCTTGATGAATTGAGACTAATGAAGATGTGTTGTAGACGTCATATGTTAACCCATGTTGATATTGAATAAACTATAATTAGATTTACAATATTGTTATTTTAGTTAGAATTCTTTTTTTTATTTGTATATAGTAAATGGCTACTAGAAAAAATAAAAGAGGAAAGAAACAGCGTATTATTTATATGAAAGGCTGTTCTAGGAAAAGACATTTAGGAGGCAAAAAATGCTTGAAGGGTGGTTCTAATGATCCAATTGCTCCACTTAAAATGAATGGTGGTGGATATCCACCAATTTCACCACATATAAAAATGAGTAGAGGTGGAGGATCTAGTTTATCACCTGTCCCAGCACCTTTAGTTGGTAGTCCATGGACACCACAAGTATCTGGATGGCCTGGAGTTGATGGCGTTGATAGTGGTCGTAACTATTTAGCAAATAATTTGTATAATCAGTTTGATCCCCAAACAATGATGACACTAGATAGTACCTTAATTGGTGGTTCTAAGCGTAGGAGAAGAAGATATAGTAAAAAACAATATGGTGGCAGTTTTATGCCACAGCAACTAACAAATTTAGGTAGAGATTTATCATTTAATTTTAAGAGTGCATATAACTCTATGAATGGTTATTCGGCACCGGTTAATCCAAAACCATATATGGATCAATTTCGAAGTACTGATAAAATGTTACTATAATTTTTTATTTTTTCTAAGCTTAATGTATTATAATGGCTTTTCCTAATAAATTAAGTCAATTGTGTACCCCATCTCTTGTTTATTTTGTTATTTCAGTTATTGGTTTAGTAATGGCTGTCATGCAAAATCTTAATAATAACAGACGATACAATTTAGGCAGCTTCTCATGCCAAGTTCCCAGCTGTGTTGCTATCTTTATTATAAAGGTTGTATATGTATTATTCTGGACTTGGATCCTTAATTTGATGTGTCGCGATGGTCATACTGAAATAGCTTGGTTCTTAGTTTTATTACCTTTTATTCTGTTGGCTATTATTATTGGCCTTGTTATGGCAAATCAGAATGAAGATAAGAAACAGAAAAAACAAAACCGAAATGACTGCCCTAATGGATATTGTTAATTTTAACAAATAATTACATTATTATAATATATTTTATATAGGCTATATATAAAATATGACAAGTATACAAAGCATTATTGGACTATTTATTTTATTAGTGATTATTTTATCAATGGGATTACAATTTTCTAATTTTGATAAAGAAGGATTTGTAAGTGATAATGTAAATAAAAAAAGAAATAAGAAACATATTAATTATGATATACCTGTTCAAAATAAAACTAATAATTCAATGGCAAAACAAAATATGCTTAATGATTTAGTACCAAATTATTAATAAAATAATAAAATAAAATATACTTATTATATAGTAGTATATTAAGTATGGAAAAAAAAAATATCAAGAAAGTAAAGAATGGTATATCTTATGAAATGAATGGATGGATATATGTTTCTATTAAAGGCAAACCAAGAGAGCGTGGTTATGCTTATGGTAAATTAATTGCTGATGAAATGAAAAAAGTTCAAAAAATACAAGAATTCATTACATATTTTGACTATGGTTTAAAATGGAGTTTTTTTGTAGATGCTGCATCAAAACACTTTACTCCAAAAATTAAAGAACATTTTCCTGAATTTTATGAGGAAATGGTTGGGTTTTCTGAAGGTTGTACTGCTGGTGGCACTAAAATGTCAATTGATGAAGTTGTTGCTTGGAATAACTCAATGACCTTAACTGAAGGATGGTTTGCAAATATGCCCGAAGAGGAATCTATTGCTGTTCGCGGTACTGCCAGATCAAATATTTCAGCAGGTAAAGAAGGCGGCTCCGCAGATAAATGTAGTGCTTTTATGGCTAATGGTGACTGGACTGCTGATGGTAAAATTGTAGTTGCTCATAATAATTTTAGTAATTTTGTTGATGGTCAATTGGCTCGTATTGTGCTTGATTTGAAGCCAGAAAAGGGCAATCGTATGCTTATTCAGGGTTTTGCCGGTTGGATATGGTCTGGTACTGATTTTTTTGTGACATCTAAGGGCATTATTGGTACTGAAACAACAATTGGCGGCTTTATTGCGTATGAAAATAATATTCCTATTTCTTGTCGCATTCGTAACGCAATGCAATATGGCAATACATTAGATGACTATGTTAAAATGTTACTTGATGGTAATTCTGGTGATTATGCCAATTCATGGCTATTTGGTGATACAAATACAAATGAAATTATGCGTCTTGAATTAGGACTGCGTTTTCATAATGTAGAGCGCACAAAGAATGGATATTTTATTGGTTTTAACGCACCTTATGATCCCCGTATTCGTAATTTAGAATGTGTTAATTCTGGGTTTGATGATATACGTCGCCATCAAGGAGCAAGACGTGTACGATTAGATGATTTAATGGATCAATGGAAAGGCCAAATTAATATTGAAGTTGCGAAACAAATTTTATCCGATCATTATGATGTATATTTAAATAAAGAAAATCCTTGTTCGCGCACAGTATGTTCACATTATGAACTTGATGCACGTGAATATATGTCAGACCCATCAAGACCTAAACCATATCAGCCTCGTGGTGCCTTAGATGGTAATGTTTGTGATACAACAATGGCACAAAATATGTCATTTTGTTTACGATGGGGTAATTCATGTGGTATCCCATTTGATAAAAATAAATTCTGTGATGAACATAGAGAATGGGCTTATTTAAGAGAATACTTAGATGACAGACCGCAACAGCCTTGGACAATATTTACAATTACTAATTCTGTTCCTAGTAAAAATGTTGGAAGTAGAAGAAGTGATAAAAAGAGTAAAAATACTAAGACACTTAAACTGAAACTGTAAACTGTAAACCTATTAAAAATATACATTATAAAAGTGGTTTATACATTTGGGCATTAATTCTTGAATAAACAGACCAATCCTTTGGTAAATATTTTGGTTGCATAACTTCTAAAAATCTTATTCTCCACATTAAAATAAAAGGCAAAAATGCATTACATATTTCCAAATTTTCATCATTTAAGCCTTTTATTTCAATAAATTCTTTATTTAATTTATATTCTTTAAATAATTTAAAATTATTATGATAATTAATTATCCATTTCTTAAAATCAGTCTCTTCTTCTCCTTTTCTTTGTGCTTCTTTATAATCATTTATAATTTCTTCAACTATTATTTCACCATGAGTTTTCCATCCTTCAATTTCTTTATATTTTCTTAATTGAGTACCCATTAAAATTATATCATCTGTAATATTATTAACTTTAAAATAATCTTTAATAATTTTACAACATTCTTCTTTTCTACTTTCTGATAACTTCGTGTCATTGTTATACATTAAACATGCACTTCTAACTTTTTTTGTAGAATTATCATATACATATTTTGTTTCAGCATACTTTATAGAACAATTAAATTTAACTGCTAAATCATTACTAAACTCTTTGTTTGCATTTAATAATTTATCACCACAATTTAAACAAAATAACAGAACATCATGTGAGATCTTTGATCTCAGAAAAATAGGTAAAGCCTTTTTATATTCTCTTGGAATAATTGAATTACTAAAAAGATTTTCAGTTTGGCCACAAACAACACAACAATTAAATTTAAAATTACTATGATAATCTTCAATATATCGTTTAAATGGTTCAAATCTTAATCTTACACAATCGCAATATACACCCATGTCTAAAATAGGGTTTTCAAAATCACCCAATTCTTTTTTAACATACCATTTCAATTGTGATAATGAAGTACGATGTAATATTTCTCCATCTGGTGCTAATACAAAACAATTATCAATCGGTTTTTTAGAATATTTTTTACTTTGTTTATTATTCATCATATTATTTTTTATATTATTAATAAATTATATTGTTATATCTTTATATTTATTTATTAAAATATATTAGACGTTTTAATTGTTATTATAGTAACTATACTAACAATGTTTTTATTTTTACTATTTTGGATTAGTTTTATTAAAGCAACAAATAATACAGTTTTAAAAGATATGTTTTATTTAAATAATGATAACTGGAATATTATTGGCAATAAGAATATTACATGTGCATTTTTTATACCATTTAGTCTAGATGGTATAATGTCTAATTATATTATTGGTAATGATAAGGTTATTAATGTAGATTATAAGAATAAAGATGATGCTAATTTGTGGTATTTCAGTAAAAATTTTCCAACAAATTACTCACTATCAAATACTAGTATTTTCTCATTTACTATGACTAGTTTTGTTGGTGATTTTACAAAACTGAATTATAATAATAGTTTGAGTTCCGCTTTAATTAAAATAATTAATAATGTAACAAATGAACTTATTATTTTTCCAGTAAATCACTTGATTGAAAAATATAATGGCTCATTGCATACTTTTGTTATTCCAATGGTTTATAATGTGTGGCTCAATGGATATAATTATTCTCAAATTGACCGGAAATATTTTCTAAGAGTATTATTAAATGTAACACGTATTGATATACTTGGTGACTGGACACAAGGTAATGAAACTATTGGACTAGATAATGTTATGATTTATTAAAAATATATAGTTTTACTAGAATAAATAAAAAAAATTATATATTATAAATATAATATATGATAAATTTAAATATTTATACAACATTAATTACATCTATTATAGTACAAATAATAACAGGTGTAATTGAAGTATTTTCTTTATTTATTAAAGTACCATCTAGTTTTATATTTTTAAAACAAATGATGGTGATAGAAGTATTTGTACAGTTAATAGAAGGTTTATTTTATATATATTGGTTATTTAATTTCAATAATATTTTAAATATTACTCCAAAAAGATATTTTGATTGGATAATCACAACACCAACAATGTTAGTTAATTTAATTTTTTATTTAATTTTTTTAGATTATAAAAATAAAAATATTAGTAATAGTTTAAATTTTATTGAATTATTTAATAAAGAATTTTATACTATTATTACTGTTTTATTACTAAATTGGTTAATGCTTTTATTTGGTTATTTAGGTGAGATTTCAGTAATACCAGTATTATTAGGAGTTTTATTAGGATTTATTCCATTTTTAATTTATTATTATATTATTTATAAAAACTATGCATTATTAAGTGATGATGGATATAAAATATTTTTATATTTCTTTATTTTTTGGTCATTATATGGTATAGTTGCTGTTTTGCCTTATAAAATTAAAAATATGTGTTATAATATTTTAGATTTATTTTCAAAGAATTTTTTTGGTATATTTTTAACATATTTAATTTTTATTAATAAATATTAATTTTTTTTTTTATTTATTTTTTGAAAGTTACAAATATTTTTCAAAAAGTAAAAAGGGAATCAAAAATTGGACATTTTTAAAAATGTCCAAAAATGAAAACCCAAAAAAAGTTTTGAAAAAAGGGTCATTTTTCACTTTTTGACCATAATCATCACAATTATTTTTTTTGTGTGAAAAATTTGTGATGATAATTTTTTCCGTTTTTTTTGGACATTTATTTTCTTTCACTATTTTATAACTATTTGGATACCAAATGGAAACTTTATTTAGTGAAAATAGTGAAAATATACCAACATTTTTTGAATGTAAAATATGTGACTATAAATGCTCTAAAAAACAACATATTATTCAACATAATAAGACCAAAAAACATATTTTGAAATTTGGAAACCAAAATGCAAAAAATGGAAACTTTGGAAACCCTAACCATACATATAATTGTAAATGTGGAAAGTCTTATGCTAATAAGAGTGGATTATGGAAACATACAAAAATCTGTATCACTATAAATAATAATGATAATAATGAGAAAATAAATCCAACTGATGACTGCGAAAATGATATAAATAAAACACAACTATTTGATAAAAGTTTAATTTTTGAGCTATTAAAACAAAATCAAGAACTACAAAAACAAATTATAGAAATATCTTTGAAAAATAATTCTAATATTACAAATAACAATAGTATAAATACTAATTATAATAATTCATTTAATTTACAGTTCTTTTTAAATGATAAATGTAAAGATGCAATGAATATGAGTGAATTTATTGACTCAATTAAGGTACAATTATCAGATCTTGAAAAATTTGAATATGATGGTTATGCTGACGGTGTTTCAAATATTATTGTAAAAGGTCTAAATGCTCTTGACGCATATTTAAGACCTATACATTGTAGCGATTTAAAAAGAGAAACTGTATATATCAAGGATAATAATTGCTGGACTAAAGAAACAGATGATAAGCTAGTTTTAAAGAGCGCAATTAAAAAAGTAGCTTTTAAAAATATAAAGCAAATCAATGAATGGATTAAAGTAAATCCGGATTGCAAAGATCCAAGAACCAAAAAGTTTGATAAATATAATAAGATTGTTATGAATTCAATGTCAGGTATTACAGAAGAAGAACAAACCGAAAATATTAATAAAATAATTCGTAATGTTGCCAAATCAGTAGTAATTGATAAGCAAATTATTAAATAATTAAATAAACTTGTTAGTTATTAAATTTTGTTAGTTAGTAATAATTAAATAAAATTTGTTAGTTATTAATAGATTATTTAATAAAACATTATAAAAATATATAACATTATATTATTATAATGGATACAATTGCTTGGAATCTAATTGACAAATATTTTAAAGATAATCCGTATAATTTAGTAGCTCATCATTTAGACTCATATAATGACTTCTTTAATAAGGGTATTTTCCAAATTTTTCGTGAAAATAATCCCATACGTTTTATTGAAAGAGAAGAACAAACAAAAGACGTATCAAGTGCTGGAGAAGTTATTGAAAAAGGACGAAGTGAATGTTTCTTATATCTTGGTGGTAAAAATGGTGATAAATTATATTTTGGTAAACCAGTTATTTACGATAGTAATTCTGAAAAAGGCGAACCTTATCCTCATTATATGTATCCAAATGATGCTAGGCTAAGAAATATGACATATGGAACAACAATACATTATGATGTTGATGTTGATTTTGTCTATTATGAAGGTACTGAAAAAATACAGCAAAATATTACATTAGAAAAAATATATCTAGGTCGTTTTCCTATTATGACACATTCTAATTTATGTATATTGAAAGGAATGACAACCCAGGCTCGTTTTAATTTAGGTGAATGTCGTAATGATTTTGGTGGTTATTTTATTATTGATGGAAAAGAAAAATGTATTGTTAGTCAGGAAAAATTTGCTGACAATATGCTCTATGTCAGGAAAAATAAGGCAGATAATATGTATAGCTATTCATGTGAGGTGCGTTCAGTATCAGAAGATAGTTCAAAACCAATACGTTATACATCAGCAAAAATTGTAGCTCCCGATTCACAATATTCAAATAACCAAATTGTAATTGATGTTCCTAATGTAAGAAAACCAGTACCATTATTTATTTTAATGCGTGCACTTGGCATAACATCTGATAAAGATATTATTGAATGCTGTGTTTTAGACTTAGAAACAAATTCAAATATGGTTGATTTATTTATACCATCTATTCATGATGCTAATAAAATTTTTACACAGCAAACAGCCCTTGAGTATATTAAAACATTTACAAAAAGACGCACCGTTTCTGCTGTTTTAGAAATTCTAATGAATTATTTTTTACCTCATGTTGGTGAAGATAATTTTTTAAATAAGGCATACTATGTTGGTTTTATGGTAAATAAATTATTGCGCGTTTTTATGAATCGAGAGAAACCAACTGATCGAGATAATTTCAAATTTAAGCGTGTTGAAACATCTGGCAGTCTTATTTATGACTTATTTCGTGAATATTTTTTAATACAGAATAGAGGTATCTTTTTAAAAATAGATAAAGAATTCTATTATCACCCTGGAAAATACAGAACAAATTTTATGTCGCTTATTCAAGATAATTATAAGGATTTTTTTAAGGAACGAATTATTGAAGATGGATTTAAAAAGGGTTTTAAAGGAAATTGGGGAGCGGATCCAAATACAAAGCGTATTGGTCTAGTCCAAGATGTTAATCGTCTATCATGGTTTACTTTTATTTGCCATTTACGTAAAATTAGTCTGCCATTAGATCCTACATCTAAAGTAGCAGGTCCCCATTATTTACATGGCTCACAGTGGGGAATTATTGATCCTGTTGATACACCAGATGGCGGTAATGTTGGTCTACATAAGCATATGGCAATTAGTACTAAAATTACAAGTGGGTTCTCATCTATTCCCCTTATTAAGTGGTTAAGAGCCAATACACCGTTAAAATTAATACAAGAGTGTAGTCCAAAGACACTAGCTTCAGCAACTAAGATGTTTGTAAATGGAAACTGGATTGGTGTTATTGAAAATCCAATTGAGAATGTAAATACACTCAAACTTTTTAGACGCAATGGTATTATACCAATTTACACAAGTATTTCATTTAGTTATGAAGCAAATATTATATATATTTACACAGATGGTGGTCGTCTTACTCGTCCAGTTTACTATAAAGACAGTGATAATAAACTCAGCTATAATCATGGGACACTTAGAGAGACTATTTTGTCTCATCAGTATTCATGGGAACAAGTTGTTGCTGGTTTTGAGCAAAAGAGTTCTTCATTTTCTATTAAAAATAATATATTATATAACGTAAATGATTTATATCCTGGTTACAAAACATTAGATCGTTTGTTAGATATGTTACAACAAAATAAGGGAATAATTGATTATATTGATACATCTGAAGAAGAAGTAGCGCTTATTGCGACTAAACCAGAGCAAATAAAAGATAATAAATTTTATACTCATGCTGAAATTGATCCATCACTAATGTTTGGTGTTATGGGCAACTCTATTATTTATCCTGAAACTAATCAGTTGCCTCGTGATGTATTTTCTTGTGGACAAAGTCGTCAAGCAGTCTCTGTATATCACTCAAATTATCAAATGCGTTTGGATAAAATGGGTGTTGTTTTAAATTATGGACAAACACCATTAATTAAGTCACGTTATTTACAGTATATTAATAATGAAGAACAATCATATGGTGTTAATGCTATTGTTGCCATTATGAGTTATACTGGATATAATGTAGAAGACGCAATTTTGATTAATGAAGGATCTGTTAAACGCGGTATATTTAGAACTACTTATTTTACAACTTATGAAGCAAGAGAAGAAAGTGCTAAGGTATCTGGTAATAATGTTAATTCTTTTTTTACTAATATTGAAGCTAAACAAAATGTATCTAGATTAAAAGAAGGATTTGATTATAGTAAATTAGATGCGCATGGTTTAGTAAAGGAAAATACAGAAATTGATGATCGTGTTGTATTAATTGGTGAAGTAACATCAACTACAGATAATAAGGGTGAATATATTGATAATTCAAAGACTACAAAGAAGGGACAGCTAGGATTTGTAGATAAGTCTTTTATATCAGAAGGAGAAGAAGGGTTCAGAATTGCTAAAATTCGTGTTCGTGAAGAACGTCTGCCTGCTATTGGTGACAAAATGGCTTCAAGAGCCGGTCAAAAAGGGACGCTAGGGTTAATTATACCTGAAGAAGATATGCCATTTACTGCTGATGGTGTTAGACCCGATCTTATTATTAATCCACATGCTATTCCATCACGTATGACAATTGGGCAACTTGTTGAATGTTTATTTGGTAAGGCATGTACTTTATATGGTGGTTATGGTGATTGTACAGCATATGCCACAAAAGGTGCTAATTATAATACATATGGCGCAATGTTAACTAAAATGGGATATCATAATTCAGGTAATCAAATTTTATATAATGGATTTACAGGTGCGCAATTGTATTCTGAGATATTTATTGGTCCAACATATTATATGCGTTTGAAACACATGGTTAAAGATAAAATTAACTATCGCGCTACTGGTAAGCGAAGCGCATTAACAAGACAAACAAATCAGGGTAGAGCAAATGATGGTGGTTTAAGAATAGGTGAAATGGAGCGCGATGGTATTATGGCGCATGGGTTATCATATTTCTTGAACGAATCATTTATGATACGCGGTGACCAATATTATATGGCTGTTTGTAATAAAACAGGAGCCATTGCTGTTTATAATCCAGAACGTAATTTATTTTTAAGTCCATTTTCAGATGGACCTCTAGTATTTAATAGTTCAAAAGATGGGCAACCGGTGTTAGACGCACTTAGTATATATGGTCGTTCATTTAGTATTTTACGTATTCCATATGCTTTGAAATTGTTAATACAAGAACTTCAAGTAATGAATATTCAAATGCGTATTATTACAGAGGAAAATGTAGACCAACTACTTAATTTATCTTATCAATCACAAAATATTGATAAATTACTTGGTATTGATCATGGTGCAGATGGCACAATTAATCGTGAAATTAGAACTATTATTGAAAATTATAAGACTAATATTGCTGATAAGGTAAAAATAAATAATAATCAAAGAGAAAAACCACGTCAGCAACCAGTTATAGAGGAACCTAATTTGAAACCAGCTAGTCCTGATTATTCACCTCCTCCTCTTTCTACAGAAAATATAAATTCAGAAGAAGGTAGTCCAATTTATAGCATACCAACTGAGAGAGTTCGAGGTTATTCACTTAGTAGTGAAGGTGAAGTAGAAGGTGAAGGTCAAGGTGTTCAAGATACAATTCAACAAGGAATTACATCTTTAGATAATAGTTTGGGAGAAGCAATAAATAGTGTATCTAATGTTGTATCTGGAACAGTCGATAATGTAACAAATAAAATAAGTGCTGTATCTGATGCTTTATTAGGAGAGAACCAATTAGAGATATTTGATAATCCGCAAATGAATGCTTTATTTAATAAATTGTCACCGGATAAGAAGGCTGCTATAATTAAGATGGATGAAGCACAAAGACAGTCTGTAATGTCGCAGATAATGGCAGCGGCACAAGCTCAGCAAATACAACAATCTGGTGGTGGATTAACATCTTATTTTAATAGTTTACCAGTTCAAAATCAAATTTCTGCCTTACAAAATACATATAAAAATATTGCTAATGAATTTAAACAATTATCTGGCGTAGTAAATGCTCCACAAATAACTATTGTAAAACCTCACTCAGCAGCTGAAGCACTTTATGGAGGTTCATTAAAACTTTTAGCTCCTGAAGATGATAAAAATAAAACAGATATAAAAGAAAATGATAATAGTTCATCATCAAGTAGTTCATCATCAAGCGATATTTCATCTCAATCTGGAAGTAGTGGAATTAAAATTGTAAAAGTATAATATTTAATAAAATAATATAAATCAAATAATATAAATCAAATAATATAAATTAAAATTGAAATAAAAGTAAGCCTTGATATATATTATTATAATATATAAGAAAATGGCAACCTCAGCAGTTCAAAATACTAGTAGTTTAATTTCATCCATCTACAAATCTAGAACAATTCTTCTAGAATTAATGGGTATGCAAGGTTATAATACAAGCGACTATGAAGGATTTAGTGTTAATGAAGTAAATACAATGAAAGTAAATAATCAGTTAGATATGATTTTAGAGAAATATGTAGAAGATGTTGATCTAAAAAGAAAACCAAAAATTTATATTCGCTACTATTTAGCAAAATCACTTAGACCACAAAATTTACAAGAAATGATTGATGACTTATTTAATGTTGAAGAAATATTATCAAAATATGATACATTATTTATTGTTGTAAAAGATGAAGTAAACGAAACATTAATAAATGCATTAAAGCATATTTGGGAGCAAGATAAGATATTTATTGTAATACAGAATTTGAAGAGATTACAATTTAACATTTTAAAACATGTATTAGTACCTCCGCATCGTGTATTAAGTAATAGTGAAGTTTTAAAAGTAAAAGGTCGTTATAATATTATGAGTGATAGTCAGTTTCCAGATATTTCACGTTTTGATCCTGTTGCTCAAGCAATTGGTATTCGTCCAGGACAAGTTTGTGAAATAATAAGACCTAGTAAGACAGCAATATCTGCTCCATATTATAGAATATGTATGTAAAATGTAAATGTAAATGTAAAATGTAAAATATATAAAGATATAAAAATTGTTATATAAATATTATTATTTAAATTATAATGATACTTATAGAATTTGAAACAAATCTAGATTGTGGATTAGTTAATATTTTAAAATATAAAAATATAAATGAAGAGAAATGGAATTTTTTATTTATAGATATTGAAACACTGAATATGCTTATTACTAATTTTGGCAATTTTGGTAGCCCAACAATGCCAAGAATTATTGATTTAAATTATTGTGGAGCAGATGTGAAATTATATTGTGACAGAAAATAAATAAAATATATAAAATATATAAATATATAAATATGAATAATCAAGCAAAACAATTTGAAGAAAAAATAAATAGTATTAATTCTAGTTTTTTATCTGCTTTAGATGATTTTAAAAAATATTATATTTATTATCAAAAAAATCCAGAAGTAGATGAGTATTCTGATAATTTTTTAAATACTAAAAATCAGTTGCAACAACTTAGTAGCAATATGTATACAACAACAAACAGTATTGAGACTAATATTAATAAATTAGATGAAAAAATGTCTAGTATTTCTGTTAAACTAACAAAAGAAAAGGAGAAAAATGCTCGTCTAGAAAAAATGCTTAATAGTATACAAGGTACTGAAAAAGGTGCTGATATATTAATTAGTGATAGTAAAATAGAATATAACTTAGTTTATTTTAAAAATGTAGAATTATTTATTGGAATAATGTTTATTTTAGCATTATTGGTTTCTCCAAAATTTGCTTTAGGTTTGTTAGTTGTTTCTATTATTTTTAGTTATTATTTGGGAATATTAAAGATAGTATTACCAGTAGTTAATTATCTATAATATATGTATTGTACATTTTCGTATTTATAAATAATTATTATTATATATTTATTTATAATGCTATCATTTTTTCGTAGACAAAATTATGTTTATAATTATAAATATTATCCTGATAAAAGTCCTATATATACTTATAATACTTATACATATGATACTAATTTAAAGAAATATATTCAAAAAATAGAAGCAAATTTGTTAGAACAACAGAAACTAAAAAAATTAGGTCTTAAAAATATGTATGATGAAACTATATATAATAACTGGAACGCATTAGTAGGACTAAGTTTTATATTTTTAATTGCTTACCACAAATTAGTAAATACTAAACTATTAAATAATTAACTTTCAAATCTTTGATTATAATATATAAATAATATATAAATAATATAATACATGGCTAATGATTTAAATAATGACATATTAAAAATAGAAGCACTAGAAAAAGAGTATAATGCTGTATTGAGGCAATATGAGGAAGCATATAAAAACTGTAATCATGAATTGAAACAAAATTTAGACAAAAAACAAAGAACTTTCAAAACATTTAATAATCGCGCATATTGGGGTACATCTGGACTAAAAGAAGGTGTTGTTGGTGATCAAGATGATTGCGAAAATATGTGCGCAAAAAATGTCAAATGTACTGGAGCAACTTTTAATTCTGTAAATCGGTATTGCTGGACTAGAAGCGGAAATGGCTCATTGGCACCAACATCAAGTAATACTATAGCAATATTACCAACAGTTAAAGGTTGTGTAATAACATTAAAAGGATTAAATAATCGTCTTATTAAAATAAATAAAGAACTAACAAATTTAATAGAAACTACAAATTCAAAATTAGTTGCTGAGAAAAATCAAACAAATAATTCAAAACAGCAACTACATAAATATTATGCACAATTGCTTAAAGAAAGATTACAAATGGCCAAAATATTAGATGAGCAACAAACTATTGATGATGATACAGCAACACAATCAATTTATGTTTCAACCCAAAATAGTACGTTTCGTTTATGGGCATTACTAGCATGTATTTTAGTATTAATTGTTATTAATAAAATTTTAGGTGGTGAGACATCTGTTGTTAAATTATTTTGGATAATAGTAATGGTAATGCTATTAATTGCTTCTTTTAGCATAAGTAGTGCATCAGGATTTACAATATGGTTTATGTTTATTATAATTATTGTATTAATGAAAATGGATATATTACCTAATCCTAAGGAATAAAATAGATTATATATTATATATTATATAATATATATATAAATGTCTAATAAAGAAAATAAATCAAAGTTTCTATCATTGGTTCAAGGGCAACAATATCAATCAAAAAAGAAACATACTAACAAAAAAGGAAATAATTTGAGAGAAGGGTTCGTAACAAGTGCTCCTAATATTGATGTTAGTCCTATTAAACCAGTTCTAATCAATGAATATACCAGAATGAAGACAACAAATATTCAAAATCAAAAAGATCTTTCTGAATTACAAAAGCTTCAGTCTCAATATAATGATCTATTAACACAATACAAGAATTTAACTAATCAAATTAAGACAGATACTTTAAATAATATGGACAAAATTAGTCTTAGTAATCCTTATTTAGATAAAAATATCACATTAAGTAATATTAAAGGGGCTTTACCAATCATTGGATCAGCTGCTGGAGGATATGTTACAAGTCAAGGTAATTTTAAAAGCTATCCTGATGAAAATATAATGAATGCAACAATTGGCAAAAATGGTTGTCCTACTGATTTTGTAAAAAATGTTCAGCTAGATAAATATTCAAAACTATTATCACAAGGTACAGATATGATTTCAGGACAATCATGTGGAAATGAAAACGCAAATGTCTATGTTACTAATTTAAACTCAGCCCCTACAGCTAGTTATATTGGATGCTATAATAATAGTCCTGATACATTAAGTACAAATATTGTACCTATTATGAATTCAACAAATTCTGTAAATGGTTTTGTTAGTAATGCTTCATCTGTATATCAAACTAACAATACTACATTTGGTCCATGGGCTGCGTTTGATCAAGATATTAATACATTTTGGCACAGTAATTATCCAGTTTATAGCAATGGGCAATATACTGGAACAAATACTATGTCAGTTAAAACAAGTGATGGATCAACTAATATTATTAGTGGAGAAAGTCTATCAATTACACTTCCTACTGTTTTTACACTCACAAGTTATGATATTCAAGGTCGACAAGATTGTTGTGGAAATTCACCAATGACGGCAAATGGACGCAATCCCAATTCATGGTATATTGTTGGATTTAATAGTAGTAATAACACTTGGAACCAAGTGGACTATCAACAAACTACTAATTATAATATTAGTAAACTAACATTTAAAATAGCAAATCCACAACCATATAATGCTTATGCAATAATTATTGTTACTGTAGGCGACAATTCTGCGCCAGCAGATATGAAAACATGCGTTCAAATAGCATCTTGGAATTTATATACAAATAGTAATACAAATAGTGCTGAAACAAATGGAATGATTGATAGTGGATTAGGTGCAACTACTCTAGAGAATTGTCAGAACTATGCAATCGATAATGGATATCAGTATTATGCGATGCAAAAATTACAATCAGGCGGTGCAGCAAATTGTATGGTCAGCAATGATAAGACGCAAATTATTGCTTATGGACAACCTGAAAAAAAACTAAATATGGTGCCACTATGGGCATCTAATACATCTGGAACAGATTATACATCTGCATCATTATCTACTTCAGGACAAATAACTTTATCAAATTCTAGTGGAAAGACTATGGTTATAAATACACCTGCTCCTAGTGATAGTAAAGACCCTCGTTTAACGTTATTTCCAGATGGAAATATGTATATATTTGTTTATAAAAACCGTATTGGCAACCCAATTTTTTCATCAGGTACATCTGGAAAACAACAAAATAAAAATAGTAATTGGGTTGCATCAAAAGGTAAATATGGACAACATTATTTAACTTCAGGACAAGTTTTAAATGCTAATGAATGGATTGGTTCTACAGATGGTACTTTACAATTAATTATGCAGACAGATGGTAATCTTGTATTATATACATCTACTACTATTGAAGGTTGTGTATTAGATAAAAATACTAACAAAATGTTTGGAAATGACAATATAAATGCTGTATATCAAATAAGTAATATGGGATATTCTAATAATTTAGGCAATGTTGGATATGTAGATGGAAATACTATACTACATCAGTATCCAAGTTCAATGCTTAGTTATTCTGATCAATACAATATATATGATAATTATAATTCTACTGGAAATGATATTAGTCAAATTCAAGTAAGTGATATTAATGCATGTAAAGAGCAATGTAATAGCTATCAAGATAATAAATGTGGAGGTTTTGTATTTGAAAAGGGATCAAATATTTGCTATTTAAAAGATGCTGGTACTTATCCAAAAAGTAAAAGACAATATTCAAGTGGGTTTTCTTTAGGTGTTAGAACACCAACTATTTTAAATACAAATACAAATACAAATACAAATACAAATACAAACACAAAAATGGTTGAAATTGATAGCATACAATATCAAAATTATCCAAAGGGTGATGACATGACCCCTGACACTAATTTTAATGTTCCAGTTATTAATGAAAATATTAAGAACCAGATATTACAAGTTCAGAACCAACTAACAAGTGTTGCTAGTCATATTGCTAATAAAATGGAGGAAATGTATAATCAAGATAGAAATGTTATTTCTAAGATGAATATGAATGATGAACAATTTAAAAAACAAATACTAATGTATCGAACTGTTAGTATGAAGGAAAATGAAATTAAAGAAGGGTTTCAAAATATAAGTATTGATGATATTAATGGACTAGTAAAGGATACAGATTTACATGTATTACAAGAAAATTATGGATATATATTTTGGAGCATTTTAGCTGTTGGATTACTAACAGTTACATTTCATGTAATGAGGCGAACATAATATTTATAATATTATGTTATGATTATTGTTTTATGTAAATAATAATATTTATTTATATAAAATGACAACTACAAATAGTGAAACAGTTCCTGAGACAGATGTAAATTTGGAACAAATTAATACAGATAATGATGCTAGTCCAAATAATTACCAAATAAAATGGGGACTTTTAGATAAAATAATAATAAATCCTATTAAAAAACTAGGTAAAAAACTAGGTAAAAATCCAAGTCTAGCAAATTTACCCAAAATAAATCTTGGCCAAGGTTCTGAACAAACAATATCTAACATTACGGATTTACAAACAATCGAAATGAAATTATATGAGAGCTTAGATAATAATAAACTAACACAGGAGCAACGAAGTCGAATTATTGATAAAATTAATGAAATTGCCCAAACTAGATTAACTTTATATCAAGGCATTAGTAATATGGCTTCATCCTACCAACAAAACTTAGAAACAAGTAACAACACGATACAAGAACAAATGCTTGCGATTGATATTGTTGAGAATGAATTAAATGAAGCAAAACGACGTTTAAATTTATTAGAAGAACAAAAATATAATAAATTAAGATTAGTTGAAATAAATACATACTATGGAAAGCAATATAATGCTTATAAAGATGTAGCTAAGACAATTGTATTTTTTAGTATTTTAGTTTTAATAATTGTTATTTTAGGAAAAAAAGAAATATTGCCAACAAATATTTATATAGTATTAAATGTGTTAGTTATTTCAATGGGAGCAATAAATGTTGGTAGACAAATAATCAAAATATCTAATAAAGATAATATGAATTTTGATGAATATGACTGGTATTTTGACAAATCAAAAGCACCGGTTGACACAACACCTACTCTTACTGGAACGGATGGTAGTAGCACTTCAGATCCATGGGCTACATCTAATATAGCATGTGTTGGTGCTACATGCTGCGATGAAGCCAGTGGATTTATATATGATAGTACAAAAAATATGTGTGTATTAAGTACAACAAATACTATGACAACAAATTAATATAAATATTATATTTTCTTGGTTTTTAAATATAATATTATTACAAGATGGCTCCAAAAAAAAATATAATTAACAAACAAGCAACAAAAAATTTACTACAAAAACAAATGAAAACAAATATTCAAATTAGCGATATGTTAAATAAAACATTATCTGCTATTACTGTTAGTCCAGAAGAACAAAGAAAACAAACATTGTCTGGTTTAGAGCAAAAATATTTAGATGCAAAAACTAATTTACAGACAGCTCCATTACAATTAGAAAGTAGTAAAAAAAATTATTATATTTATAAGGTTGGTGAAGTTAATTATAATGCAATATTAGAAAAAGAATTAGGACAAAAAGCTACTTTATTAGGGCAACAAATTTCGGATAAATTTAACGAAGAAACTAAAAATGCACTAACAATGAATTCATATTATAATACTGAAATTATTAATTCTGCTAATACAATAGAGTTATATAATTCGTATTTGAAAAAAAATGCGGATTTAGAAAAAACTATTAAAAATCTTCATGGTGATGTTTTAACAAATGATAGAAAAACATATTATGAAAGTGAAGCAATTGATAATATTAAATTATGGCATAAGTTTTTTATAATAACATATTATATTTTAGTCTTTGCGCTTCTAGTAAGTTTATTTCTATCTGATATTGAAATGTCACGTATAAAACAAGTGGTAATTATGCTTATTATAGCAAGTTATCCATTTTTTATAGATCCTCTTGTAAAATGGTTATATTCATTATATTTATCTTTAACAAATAGTGCTCATTCTAATGTTTATATGAAGTTATAATTTTATAAAACTGAAATACTGTTAAAAAATAATAATATTTATAAGATTATTATTTTTATTTATTATTTTTATTTTTATTTATTACTTAATAGTTAATTATTTAATACTCAATTTCTTCCAAATCATTTTGTTCTTCCTCTTGTTTTATCTTAACATTTAACCATTTATTAGTTGTTGGATTTCTATTTCCAAATTTCTTGTTCATTATTTCTTCTAGCTCAGATAATTTAGGAGGCTTTCTATTACCATAATTAACTTGGAACCAATCTTTAAATACAGTATTAAGTGATTGTTTACCAACTGTAGCACCTTCCATCTTAATAATCTTTTCATTAATGAAACCAGCAATACAATCTTGGCTCTGTCTATATTTACCTGATGCGGCTAATACTTCATCACAATCAACAACTTCTCCTTCAGTCTCAAAAGCACGTTTTACTAACATACTAATAAATACTGGAGCCCAATTAGGCAATTTCTCCTTTAATCCCTTATCCTTAGGAAATACATATTGTGTATCATCTGTATGTGTTTCACCTTCCGAAATAAATTTAGAAATATAATCAACTAATTTCATTCTTCGCCAAGTACCATCATCATTACTCTTTATTTCAAATAATGAATTTGTACAAACAACTAAACTAAATTGTGGTTCAAATATTTCACTATCAGAATATAATGCTCTTGCTTGAATTGGATCACCGCCAGTTAACTCTTTTAATATACCTTCATTTATAACCGCATCTTTTGATGGCTCTTGCATAACGGCATATCTTACACCCTTAAGCTGAATAATTTCAGATGATGTACCACCAATTGTACCACGTTTTTCAGTAACTAATGTAATTGGTACAGTTCCCTTATATTCACCAAGTGCTTGCGACATCAAATCAGTTAAAATTGACTTACCATTTGAACCGCTGCCACGATAAATATTGAATGCATGTTCCTTTTTAGCTCCAATCAAACTAGCCGCCAAATGATCCCACATATATCTACATAGTCCCTTCTGAGGAAATAACTGTTCCATAAATCGCATAATTTCATTTGCCATATCTGAGCAATTATCATAATTATAAGGAATGTAAGGAATACCAGTAGTCTTGGTAATATAATCTTGAGGATATCCTTGGCGAAATATTTTTTGTTTAAAATCAACAACACCATTTGAGAAACATAATAAGTACTTATTAGCATCCATATTCTTGATAAAATCTTTATCAAAGAAGATTTCCATTGCCTCTCTCATAATATTATTTTTATCATTTGTTTTCTTGAGTTTAACACAAACCTCTGAAATACGTTTTACCTTTCTTTGAATTTTCTCATTTAATTCAGGCGTTCCTTCATAACTTTGTAAGTCAGACATATATTGTGTCTGTTTTTCAGAATATAATGCACACATTTCAGTCGAAATTGCTAGACGCAAACTTTGACCCTCATCTTTCTCCCATCGATGACGTTTAAATGTATACCACTTTTTATTTGTAATACTGCTACAAACATATTTATCTTTATACATATGATACAATATCATCGCATAATCAAAATCCGCGCCATCAAATAGCGACTCTTCTATAAAATAATCCACAGTTGATCTTTTTACTTTATCATATAATTCAAACGCATCTTGTTTTGCCCAATACATAATAGATCTGCGAGTTACTCCATCTGGACGCTTATTAAAATGATGTTTCCACATATGATATAAATTTGGTATAGTATCATAGTCGAAATCAGACGCCTTACTTCTAAGCATAACCCAAGATAAGAATAGTTTTTCATCAGTATGTTTTAAAGCAAAGGCAACTTGTCTATTTAATACATGTGAACCAGGTTCCCAATATTTTGCCGGTAAAATCTGTGTGTATTCATGTGTTTCTTTAATAAAATATTCATTATTACGTAAATTGCTCATAATATTATCTATTGCCTTTGTAAGCATTTCTAAATTTTTAATATCAGATAACTGAATATCAGAATTATCATCATTATCTAATACCAAGTTAATTTTATTTTTTGATCCAGATTTCTTTGGTCTAGCTCCTTTAGTCTCTTTTCTTTGATTATATGCCTCTAATATATTAGGATTAATATCAAACTTCGCATTACCAGCATATTGTGCTGATAATAAATATAAATCTTTTGATAAATCAAATGCTTTTATATTCTTTGCTTCAGTTACAAAATCTTTTTCTTCTGCGTTCATTTCAACAGTTAAATGATAAGATAATCTATATGCTTCATTTCCTGGCTTTTGTGAACCATACATTTGCCAATTTGTAACACCTCTACTAATACCTTCATCTAGAACAGCTTCCCAATCATTTATTAATGGCAGTTCCCAGATATCACCAATTTTTTTTACAATTTTTTCTCGTAACATTATTTGCATTGTATGATCCATTTGAATTCCAATAATCATATGAATACCATCTTTTACTAAATTTTTTTCCTGAACCCTATTTACATTTGGTTTCTCCATAACAAATATAGGAAACTGAACACCTTCCTTAAAAATAAAGAATTCCTTAAGTTCCTCCAAATAAAGTTGAATAATATCTTGTATATGTTCCTGAGTATGTTGTCTTTTTAATACACTAAAATCGTAGCGAAAATCAAAATCTACTAATAAAGGTCCAGTACCATCAGTTAATTGTTTTTCTGTTAAGTATTCCTTACGACCTTTTACAAAAATATGCTCATAATATAGTCTGTAATATGTTGTCAATTCATCTTTATCAATACTAAATGAGCCACCATATATATTTAATTCTTGACTAGGTATTCGTGTATGTGTTATTTCTTTTTCCGCCGCTGAATTCTGTATATTCTTAGCATTATGCTTTGTAAGAAAATCGGATAAATCATTATAATAAGATGATAAATTTGTTGACATTGTTGTTATAATATAGTAATATTTTTCTATTTCCTTTTTTTTCAATTTTAATTTTGACCAAACAGAGATTTTTTTTTTATTATTTTAAATATGAAAGCAATAATGTAGATATAATATAGAAAAATTTTAAATTTAAATTTAAATAAATAAAACTAATTTAAATATTAAACTATATAATTAATATAACACATAATATGAGTATAAATGAAACAAATAAACCTGTAGTATTATCAAGAGAAACAATACAACGTTTATTATCTGATGTAAAATATATTTATAAAAATCCATTGACAAATAATGGAATATATTATATACATGATGAGACAGATATTATGAAAGGATATGCTATGATTGTTGGTCCGGAAGATACACCATATTTTGGTGGTTACTATTTTTTTGAGTTTTATTATCCATCTGATTATCCATTTTCGCCTCCAAAAGTAAAATATATGACAAATAATGGAGTAACGCGTTTTAATCCGAATTTATACAAATGTGGCAAAGTATGTGTATCTATATTGAATACATGGAGTGGTGATAAATGGTCTGCTTGTCAGACTATAAATAGTGTGCTTTTAACATTATGTTCATTGCTAAATGAACAACCATTGCTAAATGAGCCAGGCCAGACTACAACTAGTCCTGATTTTATATCTTATCATAAAAGTATTGAATTTATGAATATTAATTTTGCAATTTGTAGATTACTTGATAGGTCGGTAAATTCTGTCCCCGAAATTTTTATGACTTTTTATGAATTTATGAAAGATCATTTTTTTAAAAATTATGATAAACTAATGTCTATTGTTGATAATAATATTTATATAAATAAGCTATATTATGTAAGAATATATGAAATGTCTACACAAGCAAATTATGTTGCTTTAAAAAATTTATTGGAAAAAACTAAGAGTATGTTATCTTAAAATGTGTAAATAAAAATTGAAATATTTAAATAATTATATAAATATAATATATCAATAAATATAAAATGCACTTCTGTTCTAAATGCCAAAATATGTATTATATTAGTATTGACCCTAGTCAGGCAAATACATTAGTTTATTATTGTCGCAATTGTGGTCATCAAGATACAAC